TCTCTATCGGATTAATAATCTCTTCCAATACCTGCTGCTCATAATTTTCTTTCCAAAATTTCTCTCTTTTCCAAAACGGAACTTTTTTAACTTCACCTATTGAATCAATACACGCCATAGCTGTCAGTGTTCCCCAGCATCCGTCACATGCTCTTTCATTGCACCAGTTTACAAATTCTTTAAATTTCATTCTTCATCTTCTCCAATTTCTTCTCAGCTTCTTCACGAGAAAAATAAACCTTTGCTTCTTGCTTCTTTTCTAAAACTCCGTTAATAATTTGTAAATGAAAGCCTTTTTTATCAATATGAAAAGCATCCACTTTGTGTTCTACAATTCTAAGAGGTTTTCCTACAATATCATACATTGTATCTCCAACCTTACACGGCAATCTCACAAGCAAGCCCTGTTCTTCCAAGTCTTTGTAAGATTTTAATTCTTCAAGCCACTCCGCAAGTTGCTCATGTTCTTCTGCACATTTTATACAATTAGCCTTCATATAATTTTCTACAGAATCATTTGAGTCAAATTTTTCTGCGTCATTATAATTCATATCTGCTACTTCTTTTGCGTGTTTAATAGCTTCATCAAGTGTTAATCTCTCCATCTACTTCACCTCTTGAAATCTTCTCATAAAATGAGCTTTCCATGATTCGTCTACTTCCACAAAATTTTCTTTTTCATACTCTGCAATCGCATTTTTAAGGTTCAAAAAATTCTGGATTATCAAAAATGTTCCCAACTGGCATAGCGTATACCATGTCAATCCAATATCCTAAATCTTTTCTAAGGCATTTGCTGCCCATTCAATCTACATAGAATCCGACATGTTCTGTTTTCTGAGAATCAAAACAATTTTGATAATATCCATATTTGATTGGAGCATAGATTTCTCCGAAATGATATTTGATAATATCATTTTCCCAAATCTTGTTTCCGTTTTTGCCAGTCAGACCTGTGAACTGGCAGAGGGTTTCTGGAACAATTTCCGCATATTCCCACACTTTATAACTATCAGCATGGAAGATTAAATGTTCTTCATTGCCTAAAAGGTCATATCTTTTCTGATAATATCCCTCAATCCATTTGCCGTCATCTTTCCGCTTTGCCTTGAAAAGAATTTCTCTCATTCAACTCCACCGCCTTTCACGATTTCAAGTGCTAATGCAATTGCCTGTTCCATACCTATGTATTTTTTTATCTCAGTATTATCTCTAAATATAAGTGACAGTTCGGAATATATACCCTTTGTTTCTTCTAGCTGCTCAACAATTCTATTAACATCATAGGCTGTAGGCTGTTTCTGAACAGTTGTAATTGCAAGATGTGTAAACAAGTCCATTGGACTTATATCTTCTTCCGTAGCTTTCTGCCTTTCTTTATCCCAGTACCATTTTGACATTTCTTCGATTAATAAGTCTGCATCTATCAGTCTCATACCTTTACCTCATTATCATTTGGCATCTGGAATACTACAGTTTCTTTTAAAACATTTTGTGCTTTCGTATATATTTTATCTATATCGTTTGATTCATTAATGAAAAGTGACATTGTTGCAAGACAGTTTGTAACAGTATGTGTTGTTTTATAATCGACATATCTTTTCTGTATCATATCAAGCGCTTTTATGGCTTTTGCTTCTGTAGAATATTTTCCAAGTGTATACGCGTCTTCAAAATCGTTATATACAATAGCAAAATCTTTATTAATTTTTTCCACGTAAATTGCAGTTAAATTATTAAAATTTAATAAAAATGCTTTATCTTGACTTCTAATTAACATTTTGTGCTCTCCTTATCAAACTTACTCTTTAACATTCCAGCTTTAATCAATTCATAAATAATATCCAGATATGTTCTTTTATCTCTGTACCTGCAATTTGGTTTTTTATGAATTCTTGGATCATCGTCTTTCCAATTATTTACATCAAAACAGCTATTACTCACGAAAAGCATTTTGGTTCCTCTAGCGACACAAAGGTAATAGCATTCTGCTTTTCCATATTCTCCTACACATTTCTTACAACCAAACTTTTCAAATTCTTTAGCCGGTACTGTTGGAATTAACATTTTGCGTCCTCACCCCAATCAAGTTTCTGTCCACAATAAAAGCAGTATTTCATGTTATTAGAGCAGCTAAATTCAAAACCACATACAGGACATTCTCCACGTTTATATATTTCATTTCCATTAAAATCTATAACAGGACGCATCTTTGATACTTTCTTCTCAGTTTGCTTATCAAGTGCTTCTGAAATAGTCTTTAATTGTTTATGTAACTCTTCTTTTTGATTAACACCTGTTACTCCAACACTCATATTATTTTCTCCTGATATTTTGTCACAATCTCCTGTGGACAATAAATAATTTTCTTACATGCTTTCTTTGCTTTTCGAATCGTGGACCATACACCGCCAGATTTATTTCCATCCCATATTGCAAGCAGTACGTCACAATTGTCTACCATATATTGATCTCTAGCATTATCACAACCTCTATAAAACTCTTCTGATAATTCCGTCCATTTATTCGCAACATTCTTTAAAGTTGCATAATATTTATGATTCGAATTATATTCTTTACATGGGAGCACACAATGTAGTTTTACTTCATTAATAAAAGCTAGTGACATTCCGAATCTAATATCAGATCCGGATGCCATTCCACATAATACTTCTATATCAGAATCTATATCATGCAGCTGTTTATATGTAGTTTGAATCCAGTAATTAATTGTATACCATTCATAATCAAGCTCATCTTCAGGTAATCCGAGTCTTTCTGGTCTATGCCCTGTTAATGCAATCTTCATAATTTATAATCACCTCTTAAATACGATAATGTATATTTTCTCCATCCTTTCTGTTAATCATAAGATAGTCAACTCCACATTTTTTTAATTCATCCATAAGAGTTTTTTCTTCTTCATCCTCTTCATCAAAATAATAATTAACAGAAATGTTTTCGGCCGCTACAATATTCGTTGCTTTAATCATGTCAAAATATGCATCACTTGGATTAAAATCTATATCAATTTTATTATTACCTTTATTATCATACATATAAATAGTTACTTCCTCACTGTCACAAAACATATCAAGTCCAACACCTTTTGATCTGACTGAATATCCATTTTTGAATTTAAGAATAAGATTATATTTTTTTGTTTCAGTATTAATGATATTTAAATCTTTAATAGCTTCAGAAAATGTTAAACCAGTATTAAGTTCTGTTGCAATAGCTCTTAAACAATCAAAATTTAGACTAACTTTATTTGAAAAAGAAACAACTGAATCAATTTCTTCATAATACTCTTCTTTAATTTTATCTTTTAAGTACTCTCTAATTTCAGCTGCGGACGGATAATCAAAACGAAAATGATAATGAAATCTACCAGGACGATTAATAAGATATTCGTTTAACTTATTTAAATCATTACATGTAATCACAAATAATTTCTTCCCAGATGAGAGTCCATCAAATAAAGATAATAAGCTAGTCTGAGGTGACGCTTCTCCATCCTTTGATCTCACTTCTCCAAATGTCTTATCAAATTCATCAAAAAGAACCATTACTTCCTGCTGAATGCTTTCAATATAAGATGCAATTCCCTGAATATATGTATCGACTATAATAACCGGTATATTATTTTTAATTACTTCGTTTGATAATAGTCTTGCAAATAATGATTTCCCAATTCCTTTGTTACCACTCAAAATAATTCCAAGGTTACGTTCCTGAGATCTGAACATATTCATTACCTTATTGATTTTACTAAGATGTACACCATAGATTTTTGACTCATTTACTTCCATCTCATTATATTTCTCAAGATAAAATCCTCTTCCTATAGAGTATCTTACAACATATGCTTGCGCAGGAAGTTGACTATAAACCTGCATAGAGTCATCAAAAATATCGTATGTATTATCTCCTACATTAATTGCCTTCATTTCTTTAACCTCCGTATTTACTTAACGTGCTATAAAATAATCTTCCATTTCTCTCTTAATTTTCTTCAACATATTTTGCATGTGTCAATGAAGCGCCTATCAATTCTTTATCTTCTAAATCACAAGTTATAATTACAGTAATAATTCTTTTCTTTATATAATCACCACACTGTAATACAATTCATCCCACGTTCTACTAGGTACTTAATCGCCATGTCACCATCAGGATATTTTAATATTTCTTCGATTGAAGGATCTCGCTTTATATATTTAGAAATAAGTTTCAATTTTAAATTATCTTTCCATTCAACAAGTGTAAAATTCTTAAAGTGACAACAATCATAAATACATAATTTCTTACCTTTTTTAGTATTTAATAGTTTAAAATTTTTATATTCATTTTTATTTGCTTCAAATAACTCTGATATATTATTCCAATCATACTCTTTTTCTAAATCAATAAATTCTATCTTATCGATAAACATTGGAGTAAAAGTTCTATAAACAAGATTATTATTTACAATAACAGAAATTTCCATTGAATATGAACGCAACATACTTTAATCCCCTCTATTTTCTTGAAAAATAATCTTCCAAGCTTTCATCTTCTTTTTTAGTTATATCTGGATATTCATCTTTTTCTAAAGTGATTTTTTTAATATCTCTCAAAACACCATAATTGATAAGAAAATCATTACAAATAATCCTATAATCAGGAATAAAAATTTTATATTGATCTTTAGATGTTTTAGTTATATAAAAATCATACACTTTTTGGCTAGAATCTTTCATCAATATGTTAATTGAATTTAACAAAATATCTTTATCTTCTAAAATATACAATGATCCAAAAAAACTTTTCGATTTATAAATCACTTCTTTATATTCTTCTATTTTCATTCCAATTTTCTCCCATAAAATGTTTCTTTTATCCAATTTAAGAAACTATCGTATATAGCCATAAAAAAGTGTAACATAAGCTCCAAAAACCGTCTTTTTTATCTTTAGACTTAAAATTATACACTGCACAAATTATCGAGCAAATTAACCCCAATATTTTAATTATAAGTAATAGCATATTTTACACCTCCAGTTTTAATCTATCTTACATAAAAGTCCTAATCCATCGTCTACAAAAATAGTCCGTCTATTTTTTATTAATCCACCACATACTTCCGCAAATTCATTTCTTTTATTTATAAAATATTCTCTGTTGGATTTTATGTATTCCATTGCTTCTTTACTTGATGAAAATTCTTTTCCAAACTCCCACCAGAAATGTCTTTCATTAGAAATATAGAACTGATCGGTATCTGGACAAAACGCAATAATATATGTTTTATACTTAGTTGAAAAATCTTCATTTATCTCTATATACATTTTTTACCTCAAATCACATACAAAAATTCAATTTGTACTGATATACAAACAACACTATCCAAATAACAGTTGCAACGAACCAACCATTTCTAGCATATTTATTATGTCTTTTATATGCCTCAACACAGGCAATTGGTCCAATAACATTGATGATAGATGTAAAAATATAAATAAACTTCATAAGCGTCACCATAATTCATAACCTTTTATATGATTTAGACAATTAATTCTAAATGGACTATCTACGACAACATTAGACTTTTCAAACCTTCTTAAAAAATTTTCAATATCTCTTGCTTCAGATCCTTTTAAGTCAACAAATTTTATATACTCAGGATGCCCATCAATACAGACAACTGCCCATGAATTCTTATCATGACAATCTACATCAACACCAATATTAGTAATTTGTTGATATAATGATTTCATTTCATTAACTTCATTTAATGTATTTTTACATTGCAATTTCATTGACTTAATACTACCAAACTCTTCTTTAAATACTTCTTCTCGAAGCCAATTTTTTATCTTACATTTTAACCAGCTCATAAATCTTATCCTTCATACTCGGTAAACAAGTCTCCAAGAGACATATTATTGTATTTAGCAAGATCCATAGCACATGCAACAACATTTTTTGGTAACGAAGCACCAATTCCATCGCATAAGTATTCCGTAAGCGATTTATATTCCTTGCATGGCTCTTCCTCATATTCATCAGGTAAATAATAATCATCGTCCCAACAAATTAAACGTTTTCCATTTACAATTGCTCTGGAAGTTGGCTTACCCAAAACACTTCCTGTACTTGATCTCCACCATGCGTCTTTACCAGCCAATTCAACAAATTCTTCTTCAGAATAGTCACAAATAATATCAAATATATTATCTGTCATAGCCCAAACTTCGTAATCAGCACCCTTGTAAGTTCTTTCAAACATACCACCATCACATGGATATTCTATTTTTCTAAAGAATTTTTCTAAATTGTCACCTAATATTTCTTTCATACTAATCACCACACTCTATGAAATGCAAAATTATCTTTTTCACTCTTAAGTTCAGTACACTCACTATATCTGATAATCTGTTTACAATTTGGGCAGTGAATAGTACATTGCTCTGGTTTTAGATCTATACATCTTGGTACACAGCCCTCATGCTCCTGAAAAATAAATTTGGTTCCACAATTTTTACATATACACCCATACTCTTTTTCTCCACCGTCTTTATAAAGATGATTGTTTTTTATCTGTATAATTTCCATTTTATTTACCTCGCATTTTTTTCAAATTATCAGCATATTCTACTAAATCATTAACCTTACTTCTTGGCACTCTTAAAATCACTTTTTCGTCAGCATCAATATTTTCAAAGAATTTATTAATTTCCTGTTATTCCTGTTTAAAATCAATGTTCACATTACTATATAAATTTTTTAAATACGATTCTAAGCGATAACCATCTTGCACTGCTTCATGAGCTTCTGTAGCGTACTCTTCTTCTGTGCACGTATCTTTATATACCGTAACACTTCCCATTGTTTCACTATGTTTACCATCTAATTCACCGCAATATATTTCGTCCGAAATATCATCTTTAATCTTTTCGTATGAAGATCTTTTTATCCAAAAACTATCATAGTATTCTTCTTCACTATAATAAGCCTCTGCATATACACTAATAAAAACTAAATCCATTTTTCTACCTCGCTCCATTAAAATATTTTACAATCTGACTTCCAACCCAGCGTCCCATTGGAACGGCAACAGCATTACCAATCTGTCTATAAGCATCACTATCACTTCCACAAAATTCAAACCAATCTGGAAAACCCTGTAGTCTTGCATACTCTCTGACTGTATATGGTCGGATTCTATTACCATCTTTAATTAATCTAGTTCCTCTATCTTTTGAATAGTGTGCTACACATGTTGGTGCAAGATCATCACATTCAGGATCAGAAACAATTGGTTTATCTCTATAATTACCATTGATACGATTTAATACATACTGTGGAATATTTACTTCACTGTCTTTTTGAATAATATCTTTCAAGCGTAAGGGAGTTTCGTCCGGATAATCCAGATTGATAAATGGCTTTTTGCTACCAATAAGAATTAATCTCTTACGTTCTTGTGGTAGCCACATATTTGCGTTTACAGGACATTCGATTCTTACATAATAATCTGGTAACTTAGTCAGTGCCTCCATAACCACTTTAAATTTAATCATTCCAGGAACATTCTCAACTACATACATTTCTGGTTGTGCCAATGCAATATGTCTAAAGAAATGAAGAAATAAATCATCACCGGTTCTTGCGCCATTAATATCTGCAGCAGTTGAATATTTTGTACATGGAAAAGTTCCAATATACACATCTGCATCTTGCTGATCAAGAACTGTAATTTTAGTAATATCAGCTTCGTTAACCTTGTGCTTAAAATTTTTTCTTAACGTATCACAACATTTCTTATCAATTTCGTATGATTCAAGAATATTGATCCCTGCTTCTTCAATTCCAAGATCCATTCCACCTGCACCACTAAAATAGCTTTTCGCTGTAATCTGCATTTTATTTTCCATCCTTTATTGTTTTATATTGCTTACTTCTAATTTTCCAGATCTTTTAATCCAGATAAAATCCAGATTTTATTGTTACTCTATTGAATGACTTGCATTCACAATCTTCTTATAAATACCTTCGTATAAGGCTCCATCATTACCATTGTACGTATATTCTGCTAAAACTGCTGCAGCACGAGTACCTACAACACATTTATAGTTCTGTAGAGTCTTGCACACACAAACAACAAATACGTCATCGACACCAATCTCCTGAATATCGTTTGGTCCTTTGTTGGCATAGCTGCTTCTGTTATACCATTCTACAAATTTGTTTTTACATACATTCTGAAAATGATCCATTGATTTAATTATCATACTTTTTTACCTCCTCTTAATCTTTATTTTGTAATATCATCCTCTGATCATAAATCTTGTTATCACGATTATTTTTTTCTTCATGATTTATCCCTTTCACTCAAATACTCATTTACCCTATTTAATCCAATTCCATAAATCTCTTCGTCTTTTTCTATGCAAATATAATTTCTACCTGTATTTATAGCTGCTATTGCAGTTGTGCAACTGCCAGCGCACGAATCTAATACAAGATCACCTGGATTTGTATATGTCTTGATAAGTTCTTCAATCAAAGCAACCGGCTTTTGTGTTGGGTGTAAAGCTGATTTCTGAACATCTTTTGAAAATTTCCAAACAGATCTTGGATAACGTTCTGTACTATCATAAGTTGTCAATCCATGTTCACCATAATCTGTTGTTTCTTTACATCCAACCTTATGTTCTGCTTTACTTACTTTTCTTACATGGCCTGTAGTTTTCTGAGGATTATATGTAGGCAATTTACTATAGAAAATACAAATATCTTCGTGTGATCGTAAAGGCATTCTTTTAGCATTTAAGAATCCAGTTGGTTGCGTCTTCTCCCAAATCAAGTTATATTTCCACATTTTACGATTACTCTGCATCAAATCTGCAGTAAACATACCATTTCCAAAAAGTATAATTATTCCATGATCTTTTATAATTCTTTTATACTGTTTCCATAAAAGCTCAAATGGAATTACTGTATCCCATTTATTTTGCGTAGTTTGACCATACGGAAGATCTGTGATGATTGCATCAATAGAGTTATTATCTATCTCTTTCATTTTTATCAAACAGTCATCGTTGTAAATTTTATTAATTTCTAGCATTACTTCTTCTGGAGTAAACCATGATTTTATCGCTGCAGCAAATCTCACTACTCCTTTATTTATTAATATTAATTAAGATCTTCTAAAACATCATTTAGTGTCTTATAGTTATGTTTTTTTAAATAATCAATAATTTCTTGTTTTGAGCCATATGCAAAATAATCTCTTATTCCATATTTAATTCCACACTCATCAACCAGAATTCCATTAACAATTTTTCGATTTGAACAATTAAAACAAATACTATCTTCTTTACTGTTTCTGTCGAGCTTCCTTATTCTTCTTTCAAAACATTTATTTTTCATAATTTATTCTCTTTCTCAACAATAGTTTCACATGCGTATTGTCCTTAATACTAATTCCAAAATCTTTCTCTATCATAGATTTTGTGTATGGAAGACAGTATTGTTCAATATATACAATTTCATAATCACCAGGAATCTTCTTTAATAATTCTTCTAAAGTAATTGGAAAATAATTCTCTTTTACTTCTCTATCCCAATTTTCCACATACTTATACTTCATAAGAAAATGTAAAAAATTCCTATTATCCATAAGAAGTCCCCATATTAATTGAAACTCTTTTATCTGTTTATTATCCGCTTTCTCAATCAATTTTAAATAATCTGCCCTATCAGTACGCCTATTAACATTCTTTGAAACACATAAATCACGAATCGAGATATACTCAAATCCAGATAAGAATACATTATTCCAGAATTCATAAATTTCATCTTCGTTACAATAGGAATATATTTCGTGAATTACGCTTGATAAATTAAGCAAAGAACTTTTACCATAGACATTACTTGGAAATGTATCAGTAAAACTAATATTTGAATTACTGGAAGATTTACTCTGTGCTATTCTAATCATCTCAGGATTATTATCATAACCAATATACCTTACATTAGGCATTACTTTATTCATCTCTCTGATTAGTGTTCCATCAGCACAGCCAAAATCTACAATATTTTTTACATCTGAAATTTTATTCATAAAGAATAGTTTATCTTCACATGATTTCGCCATCCTGGATGTATATGTATTAATATCTGATATTTGATTCATAAATTATGTTTATACCTCCTTCAAATATTTCTCATTACATTTACAAATAAACAATTTTTCAACAGCCGTGTCACCAACGATTCTATCATTTTTACCAGAAAGTGACATGTCCTTAATGCGCACCTAACTTTTATCCTTTCTGATTATTTACTTACATCAATTACTTCTAAAATACTCTTATACCATTTCAGGATTTTCTTTAAACATCTGCAAAAATTTCATTTCATCTTCTTTATTAGTACACCACAATTCTAGGTCTTCGCCATGATCACCGATCAGAGCGGAAACTGCTACGTACTGTGTCAATTTAGATTTGAGATTAAACTTATCTCCGTAAACGGATGTTAAAGTAACATTACCCTTACATTCATCTACTACTTTAAGAAATGTTTCTACATCTTTAATGTTTTTAATTTTCATTGTACTTATCTCTTTTCTCTATTCGATTTTCAAATAAAACGTGGATTTTCTGACAAGAATTTGCCAGATTAGAATTCTAACTTACTAATGATTTTTCATAAAACTTTAACTTTTATAAATAGCTACTGCGTCCAGCAGTTATCTTCAATCAAAAACATATTTTATGTATTACTGCATTGCCTCTTTCAGAATCTCTTCTGCATTCTCTTTCATGTAATTGGCAGTCTTAATGTACCCTTTGGTATTTGTCTCGTGTGTAAATCCTCTATATTTAACTCTAGCCGGACATACGCTAATAATATTTCCATCTTTATCCTGATCAATAACAATAGACCATCCAAACACCTGTAAAATTGTATTTGTCATCCATAACATTCCACTTTCCTGGAACTCTTTCCAACTTTTTTCTTTTACTACCGTTTTATCGCTCATTCTCAATTAACTCCTTTAATTTTTCAATATATTTTAATATACGATCTCTGTTCATGTTCTTTATAGTAATTCCATCAGGTACCATAGCAAAGTTTGCAATATTATTAAATGCGTTCGATATTGCATCAAAATATTTTAATACTATATCGATATCGATTTTATCAGGATCAAACTCAACAAAAATAAAATCACCTTTACCAGGATGTAATTTTCTAAGCCTAATTAATAATTTGTCCTCAACTTTTTTCTTCTGTCGTTTATTCATCTACTTTGTCTCCGTATTTAACAAATATACCAAAACTCAGACCTGTCAGAAGTCCAAAATCCCATTGAAGCCCAGGGTCTTTTACAAATATAGGTAGGAATGTAAATAATATCATAAATAAAAATGATAACAATATAACTGCAGCCTCTTTATTCTTCATCTTCGTAATCCCACTCTTCGAACTCACGAGTTCTTCTTTTTTCAATTACATAAGCTAACACTGTACATACATAAGTAATAGTTGTAAGTATAATATTTAATTTAGTTCTATTTTTCATTTATTTTTTCCTCCAATACTTTAATTGCCAATTTCAGTGCATTAATATTCAATTGCTCTTTACCATCTAAGTACTCAGGTTTTTCTTTTAATTTATTCCCTGTTTTTACAATTTCATAAACCTGATCAATATTATCTTTGGTCCATAAATCACTATCACACCATCTGTAATCACATCCATCCACTTTAATAGTTTTACATTCTTCACAGTTAGAACAATGATATGCCATATCTAAAAATTTATTTAAAAATTCATGAGCTGTCATTTCTCTATCTGGATTCAATAAATCTCTAGCAGTATCTGTAGCATTTGCGCCAATCCAATTAATGCCATTATATTTAAAAGTTAATACAATAGGTCCATCATGTTCAATTAATGGATTATATGCAGTCGCTAAATCCCCATCGTACCATCTAATTCCTTGTTTTTCTGCCTCTTTTAAAATAGCAGCAGCCTCATCTTTTGTTGTACACAATACATTCTTCTCTTTTAAATCAATCATATTTTCCACCTCTTCACTTTTAATAGGACAATACAATAAATTATCTCCTGGACGAAGATATTGAAAATACTTATTAGTCAATATAATCATCATCCAATCTATTAGGATTCATATTACATTTAGGACATCGGCAAACATGTTCGCCATCATCGTCAATATAATAATCATCTCCATAAATGCGACACTCTTCGCAATAATCTAAAGCGTCTTGATATTCATCATATTCTTCAAAATCATAATCGTAGTCTTCATCTATATCGTATTCTTCAGTATTATTTTCTTCTAATTCACTCATAAATTCTTTAGTCCTTTTATTTTTTTAGCAAAGTTCTTTTTGGTGCAAACTTAATAATTTCGTCTGCTAAAATTTGGCAACATTGAGTTCCATTACAAGATGAAACAGTATAATATCCTGGTATAAAACTATCTGAAATTCTATATACTATATTGCACACTGTATTATAATTTTCTTTATACCAATTTAATTCTTTTTTCAGTTTTTCTAGTTCAGTCATAATATTCCTCCATAAAACAGTGTTTTTACAGTTATAAAATTTCGTCTACAATTTCATATTCAATTGCCTTATCTGACGAAATAAAGAAATCAATTTTCTTTTCTTTAATGTTCCTAAGATCATCTTTTGTTAATTTTGTTTTGCTTAAAACATAATCTTCAATCATCTTATTTTGTCTACTAACCTCTTCCATATCTTCAACAAGGTCCTGAAATTTTCCTCCAAAAGCATGACTTAGCTGATGGTACATAAATGTGGAATGTTTATAACAATATCTTTTATGTCCAGTAAGAAATATTTGAAACGCCGCACTCATAGCATAACCGGTACAATATGTATAAATTGGTGTTTTACTATTTTGGATAACATCAATTAAGCCCCACATATCATATACACTTCCGCCATAAGAATTTATATAAAGTTTAATAGGGTCTCTTTTATAATCCTTTTCCTTTTTATCTTTCTCATCATCATCTAGTATCTGATGTAAAAGATTCCAAGTTAGTTTTCCTATAGAATCGTTGTCTATATCATCTCCTAAAAAGAAAATTTTTTTATTAGTATTTGAAAACGTACTATCCTTTGACATTAGTTTCTCCTTGAAATATATGGTAAATGTGTGGTGCAATACCTGTTAAGGTGTTTGGGCATCTAATACATACCCAAGGGACTGGCAGAATCTAAAATCACCTATTGAAACCGCCAGGTGTTAAGGGCGGATCAGCTCCTGCGTAAAATATTAGCTAGTAACTTGTCAATTTGCTATGTTTGAAAGGAGTTGCCTATGTTAAAGGAATTATTTAACAGCTGGAGCTTAGTCTTCAGTTTTATAGGTATAGTATTTGGTATTATCGCCAAACTACTATAATATAGGTGATTTCGCCAGCTGCGGCATCATACCACACAATTTACTTCTTCATTTATCTATTATTTTGTTCTGATAAAAGTCTGATTTTGTAGGTCTACAATATACTCTTCTACTTTTATTGTTCCATCTAGTTGCTTAATATTATCCTTTACATGGATAAGATTATTATCTTTTTCATCAATTTCGAATTTAGGTACAAATAAATATAACCCAGTAATTTTATATTCCTTAAAATCTTTATAAATTAGTGTATAGCTTTTAGATTTATCGTGTTCTTCATACGGTATAAACAATGTTTTATCGAAGATTGATTTGAATGTGATTTCTCCAAGTTTACTATTTTTCATAACTCGTTGAATATCATTTATATCATCACGACAGTGGTCGAACCATTTTGGACCATAAGGAGTAAACTTAGAAGTTTTTTCCTCAATAGTATTAATTCTTTTTATTAATTCTTCATATTTCTTCTTACTAATCCACATTATTCTCTTTCTCCTTATAAAACATTTTTCTCAAAGTAACAATATCTCTTGGTAACTCATCAGCTTTGCCATTTTCGAACTGTTTTTTACACCATGCATAAAACTCATTCGCTACAGGTGTAGTCAACAATGATGTCCTGCTTGTATGACCTTTCTTCAAAGTCTCATGAGCAATACCACGCATAAATTTCCAGAAGTTATAATATGTAAGTTTAAGCTTAACCATATATCCATTAGCATCTTCGATTACAAATCCTTCGATCTTATCACCTCTGTATTCATAATCTTCTTCTAAAACTTCAAAATACCAATCATAAAATTCCTGCCATGTAGATAACTCATAAGCTTGTTTCTTAATAGTTAATCCAAGCTCACGACCTACATGAGCCATGTCTTCATAATCATATTTCTCAAAATCCAAAGTATTATAAATAATGTCAAGTAGCACTAATTTACTTTCTGGATATTCAATAATATGAGGATCGTTTTTCATATCGCAGCATTCAAACACAAAAGTCACATCATGCTCTTTAAGATAAATTTTCATATCATCAAGCTTGTCTTTTGGAATTTTCTCATAAATCATACTTCTCAAATATTCTGCAAATGGTCCTTCAGGATCAGACTTACTTGTGATAAATAAATCGTCCGTATATTTATTCCAAGAAACAAGTCCAAGAAATCCATTTTCTTTTACATAACAAGCTACTGGGAATTTCAAAGTATGCTGCAATACATCCATCTGTGTTTCTTCTCGTTCATTGACATTGAAAAACTTCTCATATCCACGACAGAATACTTTACATTCTTCTGTATCAATATATAATCCTCTTGCTTTTGTAGTCTGCTCATTCCATTTCTTTTCATAGAAAGCTGCAGGTGTGAAATTAAATGAAGAAATATTTCCAAACTGTTTTTCAGAAATGTATGAGTTATGACGTAAATCAACAAGAACATCAGCTACACTACTACTCAATTTTTTCGCTGCTCTTACCGGCTCTCTGAATACATCATTTTTGATCTTATAGGTTGTATTTCCACCAGGAACAATATCAACACATCTTAGATATCCGCCAAATTCAACCTGCCCTTCAAGATCGTATACTCTTGGATTAACATTAATATCAAATCCTTTAGTATTTCTATGACCAAAAATCTGATAAGTATGATCATCGGTAGTGGTGAAAAATGTATCAGCAACTTGCTCTACATCGTTATATCTACCGACTCCATGAATCATCTGATCAGTTGCTACAAAAGTAAGATTTTGTGGGATTGTACTCAGACCACCGTGAGTAACAAGATATGTATTTCCATGATATGTATAATAGGCACACTGAGCAAATTTTCTACACAGCTGCCGCAGATCTTTCTTACTGAAACCGGCTTTATCTAATGCAGGTTTTGTAAATAATTCAAATTCTTTTGAGAATGACTTCTTATCTTCACTATATTTCCTTAGATGAATTTCGTGATTGCCCTCAAGCAAAAGTACGTTTGGTTTGTCCTTAATGCTTAAGAGAAACTGAACCACTTCCGCATTTTCAATTCCTCTATCAATATAGTCTCCGCAAAATATAAAGAAGTGATCGTCCTTGATTCCGCTAATTGCGTTCAAATATTTCTGTAAAGCTGTATTACAACCATGTATATCTCCTACGTGATGAATCACTTTATATTCGGACAAATCAATCTTTTTCATAAACACTTTATCAAGTTCTTCCGGTTTAATTACTGTAATACCGGACGGAATTCTCTGTGTCTTAAACTTACTATACATCTTATCAATAATAGCTTCAGGTACCTGTTTCATTGCAGCACGAAGACTATTTCTTTTCTTGCATTCTTCAATTGGAACATCTGTAAAATCAACAAGAAAAATTCTGTATCTATATTCCTGACATAATTTCTTATATTTATTCATTTCAGAAGTCTTGGAATTAGTTGCATCTATAACTGTGAATTCTCCACGCTGCATTCTAACCACTAGTAGAGTAAATAATGTTTTCCAAACAGTACCATCATTGCTCTGTGTAATTTCTGTATTACCATTTACAGATAATACCGGACTCTGGCAAAGTAACCTAATATCATCTGCACATAACGTATATGGTTTTAAACCATTCTTTTCAATATAGGTGCTCTTTCCAACTCCAGGAGCGCCACGAAATAATAATAAAGTTCTCATCCTATCTTACCATCGTAAGAGCTGCGCGCATTTTACGAACTTATCCTTTCTTAATTAATTTTTCCATCCATTTTAGCTTTAAGTATTGCTTTCAGATATTCCTGTGGATTATCTTTAGCAGCCTGAAACCCAGTTTTTTGTCTTTGAATATCATCTGCTACCACTTTGTACTTGGGTGAATTTCTAACTTCTTTTCTATATTCTGCTACTTCCTCTCTAGTGATAACTTCTTTATCAACTAAAATTCTAAGCAATACCTGTACATCAACTGCAACATTTAAAATCGTTTCCTGTACCTGTAGATCCTGTAAAGCTTCTTCTGGTTTATAATATTTTTCACTACTTACTGGCATCTTTAATCACCACCTAACACAATTTTCCTATATTCATCTGGTGTAATTTCACCTTTTCGTAACTTAATTTCTAAATCCAATCTATTACTTCTTGGATTTAGTCCATTAAGCTCAGATAAATAACAACGGATCTTATCAATTGCATATTCATTATTTATATGTTGTTTACTCTGATCAACCAACGTCTCTCCAATACATGACCATGTATGATCATACTCTCTGGGTAAATAAATCAAATCATCTCTGGTTAAGCTCTTCTAAATTCTTTTTAATGTATTCCGGAAAATCTTTCATAATAATTCACCTGTTACTTTCATAATATAATTTTTCTGATTTAATAACGGACACCAATTAGGAATTTTAGTATAATCTGGAATAATGCTTATATTATAATCTCCAGTAAATTTACTTTTTGCGGCACAGGCATATATATCCATGTGGTCCAAACTTCCAAAATATACTTTCATTATAATATCACTCTCCAACGAATACTAAATCATTAATGTAGCACCGATCTTCGCCTTTAAAGATAGGAATATTTTTATCTACCACCCACTTGGTTTGTGTAATATCATCTTGAACAAATTCTTTTTTTACACAGCAGCTTCCACGCTTTTTATAAGTTATAAGATCGTTCCAGTTGATATCTTTTTCAGTTAATAACATATTTTGAATATCATTACATGATTTATTCTGTAATTCTTTATGTGAAAAATTTGCTTGTCCAACCATTTGAATAGAATTGCGTGTGGCATCGAGTTGTCGCTAATAGAAATAATTTGTTACTTCTTCTTTCGGAATATTGAAGCATCTTGAATCAAGCATTGCTTTGTTACACTTAGAATAGTATTTATCATAATATTCGTCTTCTAATTTATCAAACATAGGCTCTGCTTCTTCAGAACTAATTTCTTTATTAGTAATTTTTTCATTAATTTTTGCCCATTCTTCCTGGAAATTAAATTCTACATTATCATAAAAGAATTTGTTAAAAGCTAAAGTTGCCATACTTGCTGATATAGAACAAAGTTTCTGTACTTCATAATCAAACCAAGCTGCAGTATCTAATTTTTTATAATCAATAAGTAGTAAAGATATTTCGTCAGACTGAGTATATCCAAGCACACAACCCTCTATATTTTCACATAAATATTTCATTGTATCCTGCATTGTTTTAACTAAAATATCATCAAAAGGTTTATTAAATGATCGACAAAATGTGTGAAATGCCCTACCATCAATTCTCAATACAACCGGACATCTTCGCATTAATTTTGTCTTTGAAATCTGCTCATAATATTCTTTCATTCTTTTACCAAGATCATCATTTATTGGCATATTATTTCTCCCTTCTTACATAGGATATACATAATGTTTCTTATCCATTGCTTCCAAATCTTCATCACTTTCATTTCCATAAATCACTTCACTATATGTACCAGAGTATGGAACAACCCACTGAAGACATATAACACAATTGTCTTTTTGTGCAATATCCCTGGACGCAATATAATCAAACAAATCTGGTTTCTTATCACACAAAAAATTTCTAATTTCTTTCATAATTTATTTCCATCCATTCACACACAATATATTGTGTTTATTGTTACTAAGAACGCAATATATTGTTCCTATTTTCACAATAAAATATCGTTTTTATTATATTACCAACAACCTTGCTGCACACACTCATAAACACAATCTGCAATCGGCTGCGAAATTTCATCTTTTAAAATCTCATTAAGACCATCAAGCAAAATATCCAAATCATAAGCTGTGCTATATGATTGAAGTTTTCTAATCTCATCTAAAAACATATTTCTTTGATCCATTAAATATCCTATTATTTTATAATCATCGTTTTCGTCATCAAAATGCACTATTTCTTTTTCAGTCATTTTTATCCATTTTTGTAGTCTTTCTATTTCTGCATCAGCATCTATTAATCTCATATCTCGTCCCTCATATTCCACTTCTCAATAGCCAAATCTTTTGCTTTACTAATTTCTTCTGCTTGATCATCATAATGGATCTCTTTTGAAATTGTACTTCCTTTTGCGCGACAGCAATTGCACATTACATAAAAACTCATTCTTACAATTTTCTTCCACGGATCTTTAAATTTTGTTTTGTGACCAACTTTTAGTTTTTCACTCCCCACAAAAGGGACATTTTAACAATTCCATTTACTCACCAACCTCCTCATCTTTACCATCCATTTCACAGAATCCAATATGTTCATAAACAGTAAATGATAATCCAGCATTACTATATTTCATTTTTGCCATTTTTCGTTTATCATTAAGCTTACATTTACCTTTAATAGTATCTAAATACTGACAATCCCCTTTGCAGTACATTACTCGATCATCATCCTTTCACCAATAAATTTCTTCATCTGTTTATTAATGTTCGCCGGATAACTTTCTACCACATTATTCGGATCAATAAAAATCTCTTTAATGTTATAGTCATCATCCAAAAAGATGCTTCCGACCGTTCCACCAGGAACTCTAATATAATATGTTGCAGGTTCTTCGTCATCAAACAATATTAAGTCGTTTATTACAATATAATGAAGCCGTTCATCTAATCCAGCTACTTGATCTAAAAACCACGTAATTTCGCAGACCCATGCTTTGCGCACTTCACCCTGTATTTTTCTTCTCTTTAACTTCATATGTCACTCTCCATCATAAACCTGTAATGTTCCATCTGCATTATAAAGTGGTGTGATACCTGATGTATAATTACCATTCATTATAAAATATTTTACTTTTGTGTCATTATCATAAACAATTTTAAAAGTTAATATGCCATCGTTCCACTTCGCCAGTTCAGTAAAATATCCGTTGCCAAAATTTCCTTTTTCAGGTATATTCGTTGCTTCCTGATATGTTGTTCCACATCCAATCGCAGATACACAAATTAATCCAGCTGCAATCGTAGCTAAAATTTTCTTCTTCATTTAACACCCATTACTTTCTTATACAATTCAACTTCTTCATTTGTTGCAATATGTAACCAATCTAACAAAGTTTCTTGACACCACGCATCTTTATATCCTGATACCATAACGATAAACGAATTATCATCGCTTTCCTGAGTAATACTTTGGTAACATGCAATAGTACCAACTCTACCAAGTAAGGTTTCTGGTTTGCTTAAATCAACATCTTTATAATTTGTAATTACAAATGTTCCTGTATCAACAGGAAAATTTACAGTAAACGCCATAAAATCACTCCAATCAAATTTTGCTTTTATTCTTTTTTTTAAACTCCAATAAATCTTCTTTCGTTTCAAATAAATAATCAAAAAATCGTCCAGCAGGTCTTCCATTATCATAATTTAACTCGGCCCATAATTTTGATCCAGTAATATAAATTTTTTCAATAGTACCAAATACAGGTCTTTCTGGCCATCGCTCCCAAAACCAAACTTTATCGCCAACTTTAAAATTTTTACTATCCATAATCAATGTCCTTTAAATTTTTACATCAAAAATTTCTTTTGCTCTTTCTTTAATAGCAATCTTCTTATCATTTAAATCTGCTACTGGCATGAATTCACAGTCTTCAATTACAGAATACATAAGTTCAACCAGCTCTTTCGCATCATGAATATTATCTTTTATGCGTTTTACATTTGCTTTCTCTTCTTTTTCAATCCAAGCAATAAGTTCAAGATCGTCATGAAATATTTGAGAAATAGGCATTTTAGTTTCCATATGTCCATTTCTAATAAGTGCAAAAGGAATTTCATCTAAAATAAATATTTCTTTTATAATTCCCTTAGACATAAAATCGTGTTTTCTAATATAAAACCAAACAGTATCTTCAACCAAAAAATTTTTATCGCTCATAGTTTTCCTCCAAATCCCATATACCAATATTTTCTTCTCTGTATTCTTTAAATTCCGTCCCAAACCGTCCATATACCTTACCATCATCTTCTTTATATCTAATAAACTCTGCATAATCAGTAAGCAGTTTTGGACAATTATTCACGACCCATTCTCGTGTAGCAGTAATACAATAATTTGAAGACATATCAATTAATTCTCTAACTACACATAATCTGCTTTTCTTTACCCAAGTCTCATCATCAAATTTGATTTGTAAATCATTTTTCATCCATAATCTAAACGGTTCATCGTCTGGATAGAATATTCCAGGAATCCAATTATTTAGTTCAAAATATATAATCTTATCCATCTTATTCCTCAATACAACATTCAATATCCGGAAACTCTTCCGATTCCCATTCTGCTCCGCAAGTTTCACATTTAAAACTTAATGAATTCCACCATTTCTCTCCTTGAAAAATATGTTTATACCAAGGCTTTTGAAATCCTAATCTTCGATGGCGAATACCATAAAATTGTCTTATGCCGGATAATTTTTTATGTTCTTTTATCGCATCTAGTTCATCTTTAACTGTACAAAGTCTATTCTCTCCACAGCATGGACACACACTATTTCTTTTTATAATTGTATCCATCATTATTTTATTTGGATCACATTTATCTGGAAATTTAGTTATTCTCATCATTATCATCCTCTTCATTATCTAAACCAATTAGCCAACAGAATTGATTTAATCCACCAATGTAAGCATTAACTGCGTCACCGTTCTCATGAATCTCATCCAGATATCCTCTGGCGATCACTCCGGCGTTAAAATAATATTCCGGTGTATGTTCTTTACTTTGGATTCTGTTTTCCAACTCTTTTATATCAGCCGACAAATCAATATCCTTTCGACTATAAATCAGCTTATCAAAGCGTTGGCACATAATTTTATAACTGATATCTGTACAGCCCATTTTTACCCCCATATTTTGTAATTTAACCATATGTATATACACTTCCGTAAAACATATCTTTTATCGTACTTGTACTTCATACACAGTAAACTTTGTTTTACTTATAGCTTCTTTTAAAGCATTTTCTATTTTTTCATAATCTTCCTTATTGACAATATGATTTGTAAGCCATTCCAATGATACTGTATCTTCAATTGTTATAGAGCCATCATTGTTTGCAACAATTCGTCTATTAGGATCTTCATAACAAATTTTCACCGGCTTATCTTGACCTTTAGGAAAAATAAACACTGTGTCATTTTCTGTGTAAACATATACATTCTTATCATTAAAAATATCCATCAATAACCCTCTTCAAACGCCCAATTACTACAAACCCAAGTTTCACCATTTAGTTCATATCTCCAAGCTCCTGTGAACCTCGGATGTGGTTCTGCCATTACAATTTTTCCACGACACTGTATTGCAATACCAGGACAATTTTTAATTCTCTTTTTTCCAACTTCTTTACAAAATGCCATGTAATCATCTACTGCTTTATGAAATTCGAATTCAATATCACTGCTATGCTCGGCTTGTCTCCTTTACACTATTATGTGTTTCACCATCTGATTTATAAATATTCCATCCTAAAAATAACTTCTCAAACTTATCTTCATCCATTCTAAATTCATTACAATGCGTAAGAGCAATGGATTTTTTACACTCAAAATCTCCCACATCTGCTGTAATTCTCCGATATAGTTCATCCAAATCCAGTTTTCCATACCTCAAAGTATCCTGATGAGGATTAGGTACATTTGTATTATCGTGCATTTCAGAATTAATTTCGTTTTTATCGCACTCAGTTGGAAACGGACCGGCACCATGCCTAGTTAAATATGTACGTGTCACATAACATACTTCTATATTCAATTCATCATACCAATCAATTCTTTCAATAATTTCTTTGGGATTTTTCAGACCTGTATTAGATGGCGTAAGATATGGGAAATATTTTAGATTATTCTGATCGAGTAGTAATCCTTGAGCGGCTTCAAAAATAATATGATCAAACATATTTAGAAAGCTTTCATCTCTAATTGATTTAATGTGTTCATTCATAAAATCCAAATCTTCTATAAAATGATCATTTATTCCTGGATCATTAAATATTCTTTTCCAATCGTCCGATAGTAGAATTTTATCTCGTTCAAATTTTTCAAGATAATAGTTCTTTATTTTATCAAAATCGGTTATACCATTTTTATATCTCTTAATGGTTTCAAAAATTCCAAATCCACAACTGCCATGCTTTTGTTTTCCACGACTCTCTTCGATGACCTGGTTTGCCATCATATCATACGGAGTCGAAACCATACAATCATTATGAACGTAAATATTAGGAACAACCTTATTGTTTATCAGTTCTTTATATTCTTGAGCAAAAATAAGTGGATTTACAATAAATTCTTTTGGTAAATATGTAGCAGCACCATTAAAAGTTCCAGAACCAAAATGATGAAAGACATGTCTGATTCCGTCCGGTGTTACCACAGTATGTCCTCTTTGACTTCCACCATTAGAACATACTACAATACTATTAGGTTTCTGTGAAAAGTAATCAGTCATTAGTCCTTTTCCTTCGTCTCCCCAGTTTGCTCCAGCCACAATCTTAATGTCTTTCATCGTTTTTATCTCCTATTCTATTTTACCAAACAATTTCACCATTCTCATTTGTACTTACCTGAGTAGGTGTTGTCGCAGGTGTTATAATTGTATTAACATCGTTCTCAGCTGCATCAACAATAATATTTACAATAGTCTCTGCAATATTATCTAAAGTCGCTTCTTTGAAATGATTTTCTTCAATAATAGACTTAAAGGATTTTTCAATACCTTCTTTGTCATAGTTACTACCATGATTTACATGAATATGATAAATGTCGAATTTCTTAGAAGCTTCTTCAAATAGCTCTGGAGTTTCCACATCTTTTTCTAAATTATCTCCAAGTGTTGCAATTAAACCAGAACATCTACTTCGGATTGGAAGATAAGGATTCAATCTCTCGTCACCGATTGTAATAATAATTCCTCGTTTACCACGATTCCAGCAATCAAGTTTAGTGTGATGAGTTCCAAAATACCATGCAGCACTATATGACTCAAATCCATTTCCACCACCGCCAAATTCAAAGTAAATTTTATCAAGTTGCTCTGCAATCCTTATATCTGATTCAAATTGAGATGCTTGAATTGGATTATAATCATATGATAAATCTCCAATACCCATAATCATAAATTCAACATCTGCAATTTTTTCATAAAGTTTTGTCATAATTCCATTAAGTTTTTTTGCTACCTCAACTGCAGCTTGCCCCATAGATCCAGTTACATCAAGTGCAATCACAACTGGTAATGTATTTGGATGATCTTCTGAATCGCAACATTCTCTAATAACATTGTTTGGATCAAGTACTGGATCAAGAGATCTTGCCTTAAACATTTCCTGATTAGAAACACTTGAAGTAACAAACCCTAATGAATCTGTCGCTAATCCCTTTGATGTTGAATATCTTATAAAACTATTTGTATCCCATTCTCCCCATCCCATAATTATTCTTCCTCCTCTGTATCTACTTCATTAAATTCATTAGTATCGTCTACTTCATCAAAATCAAACATACCATCAAACATATCACCCATATTACCGCCCATCATCATAAACGGAAGCATTGAGTTTATATTGTTCGCTGTTCCGGTAGAACCATTTCCATTCATCATCTGAGATAGCATCATATATTTGAAAATATTGTTCATTCCGTTTTTTCCCTTAGTAATATTACTTCCAAGTAAAGAAACAATCTTTCCATAAAAATATGTATTTCCCATGAATACGTGTCGCTCTGGAATAATATTCTCTACAGTAGAATCTTCATAATTGATTGCAGTAATCATATTCTTCTCTACTTTAATAACACATTTAGGCTTTCCATTTGCAAATATAATATCACCTGCACTAACTTTGTTTGTTGGAATAATAAAGAAGAAATCCTGTCCAATATCAAATGCAAAATTGTCACAATTTGTAAGTCTACCAGTCTTCACATTATAACTTTTATAACCATTAGATGTTTTTACTGCAATACCGCCACTCATAGAAAGTCTGCACATTCCGTTACCTACTTTACCAAACATACCGTTTAAAAAATTGTTCATCATAATTATCTTTTCTCCTTTTTTTATTTATATATCTTTTATAATGCTTTTCAGCTATTATTTACTTCCAATTTCTTTTTCATATTCTTCTTTTAATTTCTGTAAATCGTTTTCTTTATTTTTTATATAAACTTTCGATTTGCGAATTGCATCTTCAAAATATCTAACCTTATATAAATACTTTATTTTTTAGCAATTCGTAATTCTTCATTCATCAACTCAATGTTTTCTTTTGTAACTTTTCCATTGCCCATATTAATTAATTTATTTAAATATTCTTCAGCAATTTTACAAGCAATGCTATAATTTCTTTCTCCAATAAAAATATTGAAGTAGACACGCCGTCCTTCTCTATAAGCACCTACTGAATCATGGAATTCAAAATTTTTAGTATAACAATTACAATAATTAAATTCTGATTCATTCTCTAAGTGTTTTATCATGACATAAGACTTTTCATCCATTGATAAATTAAAAGAAACAATATATCTATAAATAAACTCAGTTTCATTATAATCAATGTCTTTTTTTAACTTTTCAGCTACTATAATCTCATATCCAGGATGCGTTGCACAAAATTTATATGCTTCATCCAAATCTTCTGTATAATTAATCGTTCTATAATCACGATGTTTAAGCCAATATAACATTTTCTTATCCTCCATTAATATGTAATAAAAGTCCCCTCCGGTATATAAAATTCATACCAAGTATCATGTGTAAACTTATTTGCAGTTTGACCAAATAATAGATCACAATTTTTATTTGCTTTATAACTATGAGTAATTAACACCGGTTCATAATTTCCTTCTACTATATTTACGTCTGCACTAATTGGGATTTCTTTATACTCAAGATATTTTCCGTTCTGTTCTACATATCTATATGTACTTCCACCATTCCACTTAAATGAATATTTAACGTAAACTGGATTATCCTTATTGTCTATAAACGACACAATAGATTCTTCTTTTGTAATCATTTCTTGATTAGCAGTTCCAGAAAAGACAGAATTTCCTATAATCATAAAAATAGAAATACCTATAATAAATAATACAAAATAGCTAAAGCTAAATACTACAATTCGATCTGATATTTCTGTTTCATTTAAGCAAAACCTAAATGATACTGTAAAAATAATTGTTAATATAATAGCAAGTAACATTTTTTCTCCTTTTTATGAATTTTCTCAAAATTCCATTTTCGCAATCCCTTTAAAAATAAGGGATTCACGAGGGTCATTTTCCCCATAAAACTGTTGTTTTATAGCGGACTATAATCATATCTGTCTACAAATAAAGATGGATATTGAATTTCCATATTTCTTATATTATGATTTATTGCTTCTAAATTTTTCTTATAATATTCAATATTGCTTTTTAATCTATAAGTTACGTCAAATTTAAATTCTTTATAATTATCTAATACATCTACTTCTTCATATTCGACCGCAATAGTTTCCCCATTACACAAAAGATTTTTTTCTTTCTTTATACAAATAAGATTATGATTAAACCTCCATCCATCCCTTTCTTTATAAGAACAAAAATCATACTGAACTTGATTGTTGTGCATTGAAAAAGAAAAACTCCAATAATATTTTTGATAAAAATCAATATTTTCTATAAATTCTTTATATGATATATTCCTTCCACAATGACAATCAATTTTAATAGCAGTATTTATATCTTCTATTAATTTTTCTTTCTCTATATTTAATTTTTTATAATTAGATAATACAATTACATCATTTATATAATAATGATTGTTTGTTTCTGCGACTAATCCATATGTAGACTGAATGCTGCCATTAAAATAAACCACACCGCGTATATATTCATCTTCACAAACCAACTTAATATCAGTTACATAATCTTTTTTGTCTTCGTCATAATATTCTAACTTACATTTAACTGTTTTATTTTCACACCAAAATTCAACATGACATAACGTATTTCCATTTTCATTTTGAACAGTTGATGTAAATTTCACATTTGAATCACAATTTAAATATTGGTAGAAATTAATCATTTCTTCATAGGAATATCTTCGTTCCACTCTTATTTTTTTCATTACAAAGTTTTCTTTTTTTATATCTTTTAGAAATCTTATTTCTCTTCTTAAGTTATACATTTTGTCTATAAGAAGATTAATTTCGTTTGTTAATGTTTCCTTTCCACCGTTTATAATTCGCATTGTTCTATCATAGTCTGTTTCTATCTGATCTTCATAAAACTTATATTCAGTATCCCTTTTGTTAGATAATTTTTCTTTGTTGTATTTTTCCCATTTTGGCTCCACAAATTCTAATCCGGACCATTCTGAAGTTTTTGCTTTGTTGTATTTTGGCTTGTATCTTCTAATTAATTCACTTTCTACAACATCTGACATAATTCTATTAGCTAGTTCACAATAAAAAATGTCTGAATTATTTATTTCATCCCAACCTTCTTCTGGAATATTATCACCAGGTTTTCCATGTCGATTTAACCTAGAAGTAAGATCAGTATCATTTTTACCAATATAAATAATTTCATTATCATAGACATATTTATAAACATAATTTCCCATTTTAATAAACACCTTTCCTTACTCCAACCAGTCTTATCCATTCATCATCCTTAAGCTTCTCTGGATACAGCATCTCGAAGTGTTTACGCAGAATGGACTGTTGAGTATTTTTCTCTTCTGAGTCTATAATGATCATCTCCTTTTTTATGCAGCTTTTAATTCTTGTTTCTTATTTTTTACTTCTAACTTCTTTTCTTCCTGATCCATATTTTCAGCTTCATATGTAAGTCTGTCGTACTCTCTCCAAACTAATCCACGTCTGGTACGAATAATTTTTACTCTATCTGATTTATTTTCTTTAAGCTTTTCATATTCTTTTTGCGTAAGCGTTATAGATGGTCCATCTGCATCAGATTCTTTATATGTAAATCTAATTTGATATTTTGCAAAACTCTTTTGATAATCAGTCATATTAGAAATTGTTTTTCTTTTTTTCAACTCTCTGTTGAAATCAATTTTTTTATTATTTATCTCATTAATATCAATTATCGGATTAGGAATTTTTCCGCCTACAATCTGTATTGTAGAAACTTCTGCAATTTTCCCTTTATGTTTACCTTCTTTTATGTATATTAAATCTCCTGGTTTTACGCAATATGAATGACACTCAAATTGTATTTTACCTTTAGATACTTTCTCTTTTCTAAAGACTCTTTCATTATCAATATGTTCTTTGTTTGTAGAACGTTTTGATTTAGTACTATGCCTAATTACTTTTAAATCATTTCCACTTTTCTTTTTACCATCTCTTGAATCTATATATTTAGCATCTGCAAAATTTTCCATTTTTCTATCATTACAACGTTTTTGTTCGACAATAAATACTTTTTTAGATAAAGTTGTATTCTTAAATTCTTTTACACAAACTGCATCATTATAATGAAATTTTCTCAAACCTGCTTCTTTTCTATTAATTTTTGTGTTATAACCATATTCAGCTTCAATATCAAGCTCTGGATATTTTTCAGTAAGTCTGTTTAATAATTCCCATCTAACAATATTCATATATGTAGAATCTTTAAATGTATTTTCTTGTAAAGCTTGTTCTAATAATTCTTTAAAATATTTGTTGTTATTATTATTCGAATGTATTTTCTGATGACATCCTTGACATACGCAAATTAAATTTCCTGGATTATTAGTACCACCCCAGGATCTTGGTATTTTATGGTGCACTTCTATTCTTTTTGGTTTCTCTTTTAGTGTACCATCTTTTTTCTTTTTCTTATTGCAAAAGTAACAAGAATAATTATCTCTGGCTCTTACATAAGATACAACATTCTCATATCCTTTCATTTCACCATTTTGATAATCTTTTCCATTTAAAATAGTTCCGTCCTTTAAATATGCATCCATTGCAGCAATGTCAAAATTTGCCACCTCTACAATAACTTTATCGATTGGAACCCATTGTTTTAATTGCTCAATGATTCTGATATGCGTTTCCATTTTATGTACAATAGACGGTGCAAACCATCCATCTTCATTTCCATTTTTATAAGTAGGATTATGTACTGTTTTATAATCAATGTTCTTATTTTTTCTATAACGTAAACGATTTCTTCTGGAACTACGCATTGATTTTCTTTCTAGTAATCTGTTACTCATTCCGTTTAACATTTTAACTTGACCTGCAATATATTCATGATCATTATCGCTTACGGAAAATCCGATATTTAAATATCCACTATCTACTTTTAATTCAAATATATCTCTATTTTCTAAATCCGAATTATAATCATCAGTTCTTTTGATAACTAATGGCTCGTGATTTATAATTTCTGCTTTATGTTCTCTTAATAAATAACCTGCTTTACCATTTTTTATTGGTATGCATGGTTTATTATTTTTATCCACAATTAATACAAAATCCATATAATTCATATTTTTATTTCCTTTATAATATAATCTCAATTTAAAATTGGTCATGCTCTTCGACAATGTTATAAAAAGTTACATGTTTGTATCACTTACACCAATCATGTTCAGCACAGTGTATGTTTAGGTACAAACGATATAATTACAGCTAGAGCGACACCATAACATATTATCTTTTTATAACGTAGATTTCTCTTAGTCTATTTCATAGAAGTGCCTTAAAATAAGAGGTATAAAACTATACTTTGAGGTTTTGTATACCTCTTAATTTACATGGTTACAAAACTATACGGTATCCCATATGATTACCTTGTGCGTTTTGTATACCTCTTAATTTACATGGTTACAAAACAATGGCAAAGGTTGATAGTAAGCTTTCAAAGTTTTGTATACCTCTTAATTTACATGGTTACAAAACATCAATAAAATACTCTTTTGTAATTCTATCGTTTTGTATACCTATTAATTTACATTTTGTAATAAACAACATTTTTATTTAAATCTCAATCAATCATATATATCATCACCTCACATTCATTATTTTTATCTTTTATTATCGCTTGTTCCAGAAATTCAACTTATGCTTCTTTATAAAACTTACAGCTTATTTTAAATATTGCTGTATCTTTATCTTTAAACTGTTCTTCTATATTGCTTTCAAATTTATTCTGATATTTCTTATACTCACAACCATTATCTTTTTTACATCTTTTACAATCATGTTCTCTAATAATTAAATTACTCATTTTTCTATTCTCCTTTTATAAATTTCTTTTCCAATAAAACTCCAATTTTAAGTTGTTGCCTTTTCAAAAAGTTCTTCACAGAATTTAATTTCTTCAGCATCATCGACAGATACAATTAATCCGTAATTAGATTTGATAATATATAAAATTGCATCACAGACTTCTGCTCTATTTCCAATAACAACTTTTACATTTTGTTTTCGCTTATCAGATATATTGTCAATTATCTTTTTTGCATCTTTTGTAGTCACTCCACAATAATTTGTTCTCGCTTTCTTTTTTAATATTCCAGTTAATTTTATTCCAGGAGTATAAATGACACCCTCTGGCCATTGGTCATATTTATTTCCATCAAGATCTTTGAAATCAAGTGGCGAACAAAACATCATTTCGTCCCATATCTTTTTTTCATTTCCTGTATCATTTACGCCAAGAAATTCTTTAAATAATCTAAGCATTTCTTTTTCTTCCGGAAAGAACATATCAATTCCCTTACCTTTAAGCCAGTATTCAAAATTACTTATCAGCTGCCCAAATCTCCAATCTGGAACATTGTCTTTCCATATTCTTTTAATTTCATCACAAAATTTATCAATTCTCTTTGGATCTCTCAATCGCTACCAAACTCCTCTCTTATAAATGTTCTCCATGCTTCTCTTGATACATAAGCTATATGTGGTTTATCAATTCTCTTTTTACAATCTTCTAATGTAGTGAAATAGTATGAGCAATCTAAATATGGAACATATTTACCATCAATACAGTAAATATTATTTCCTTTATATTTTTCTACAAAATATTGGTTTTCCCATTTTTCTTTACACTTATTACTACAAACATAAATATTTTTATGGAACTTCGGATCATAAGTTTTCGAGCAACCTTTGTAAAATGCTGGCATCTCTTTTCCACACGATATACATATATTTACCGAACTAATCATCCAATCTATCTCCGATCTACATTCTATGATATTTTCTATAAAATTGACAAAATCCTTTGTTTGTCTTTTTTTGAAGTAGTTTCATCTTTCCATTCTCAAAATCAGGTATTTTCATCTGCTTCCAACGATCTTGTTTTCTTTTATTAAGATCTTCTTTATACTCTTCTTCGTTATTGTATTCAACACATTCTTCTTCGTACCAAATTTCCTTAGAACTAATCAATCTCATCTTTTCTACCTTCCCAACATCATTAAGATAATTGCAGCAATCAAAAATATATGAGATGCAATTAAATAAATCGCCCTAAGTTTTATTTCTGTACTTTTTACATTATTTTCCATATAGAAAATAACAAAACTAATAATTGCACATGCTATAGATCTCATTTTCCACCTCCAAAAAACATATAATCCATTAATATAAATGCCAACGGCACTACCATCGTAGTCAAACAACAATATTGCTTTGTAGCTGCTACAGATATTGCGGTAACAATACTGCAACAGATCCATATCATTATGTACACGATTGCTCTATTCTTTCTCATATCAAACCTTCTTTAAATATTTTAGAAAAAAACCATATATCTTTTTATCAAATTCTCTTGCTTCTAATAAAGTTTTCAATTCATCATCAGATAATTTTGCACATCTTTTCAACTCATCAATTACCATCTGCATATTTTTTATCTTATTATTTTTAGAATCAAGTTTCCTTTGCATACTATGTATTTTGTCGTATAATTCAATTTTTACTGAATTCAGTTCATGGTTTAATTCTCTGATTTGCTTTCTGAACTCAGCTCTTTCTTTTTCAAATGCTTTGTCTTTTGCAGATAATTGTTTCTTCATACCAATTCATCCTCTCCTGGAATCTTGAATATTCTATCTACATAGTAAATAATCTTAGGTGGTTCATCTCCATTACCATCTACAATTTGTGCTTTGCAGCTTTCACCAATTTTTCTTTCAAGCATCATTAGAACTTTTTCAACATCTTCCTGTTTTTTGAATACACCCACAGAAAAATTATCAAAGTACAATATATATTTCTGTTTTCCGTTATCAATTATTCTTCCAAAATGAACATTTGTTACGTTATTTAGATTGATAATTTTATCTCCATCCTGTGTTCTAATAAACATAATTTCACCTTATTTAACCTTTCAAAAATCTTTTCTTATTTCTAACTTCTCAATTTCTTCTTGAAATAATTCAAAAAAATCACCAACCATATTTTTAATCTTTTTTGAAAACCATTCACGAATCTCTTGGTCATTTAATGATGTATTGGATAATACTGAAATCCAAAATTGATTTATAGAATGTTTTGAATCAATACTTATATCAAAATTTCTAAGTTTTCCATTCGCAATTTCAAATGTTCCTTTTTCTATTTGATACTGAGTAACAAATAACGGAACAAATTCTCCATTTTCATTTCTTGTTATTTCATTTTTATATCTAATTGGAGTGGTCAATGCGTCTTCAATTTTCCATTGCTTATTTGCAATATTCATTACATATTCTCTAGGATCACCATACATCTCAAATATAGATTCCGGTGACAAATTCGTATACCCTATTAGAATAGGTTTTTTATCTGCGTCACAAATATGGTATACATTTATATAATATTTTTCTGTATGAACCTCTTCTACTTTTTTAGGTCTATTCAATTCCATAAGAGTTTTCCATCCAGATTCATCTTTCCATTGGACTTCATCTCCATGTACCCTTATTAAAAGATCATAAATCTCTGGAAGATAGTCTGCAGTTTTTACTAATGAAACATATTTTTTAATTTCGCTTTTAGATAGACCACGTCTTTTCAGATAATCAGTATCTTCTTCCATACAAATTTCTTCTTCAGTCATGTGGCTGTGACGTTCTTTTATTTTTTCAGCTATTTTCTTTTGTCTGTTAATTTCATCCAAAGCTTCATTACTTGTATAAAATATTTTATCTTTATGTACATGTATGCCTGTAGGCATATTAGGATGTAATTTTTTCCAATCTTTAATTGATGAACGTGGTATTAAGAATCCTTCTCTAAAAGCTTTTCTTATACTGTCATCATCTAAAAATGTAATAAGATAATCTGTAAATATACTTTCAATTGGGGTATATAAATCAATATAGTATTCTCCATATCCACAATAGCTTGATACTTTACCATACAGAATAATATCGCCAATATCGCTAATATCGCATTGACAATCTAAACTATCATCAATTACATATACGATTTCATCAGGTTTAAAATTTCGTCTGCCTTCTCTGAATGCTTTCATACAATTTACTCCTATTTATCAAATTCCTTTATAAGTTCATCTAATACTTCTTTAGAATATTTTTTATCAATATTCTTTGGATTGATTAACCCTTCTGTCATATTTTCTACTTGGTTACATAACTTTGAAGACACATCACTGTGAACTATAGCCAATACAACCTCTAGTTCATTTTTCACATCTCTCCTTTTATCTCGAATTTTTAAAATATCCATTCTTTCATCATATCCTTGAAATGCACTTGGGTGATTATTGTTTTCAATTATATGTAACATTACATTTTGCGCCTGGTCTATAATGCTTAATTTTTTATATAAATAAGCAAGTCTTTCTTGGGCTTCAGTTTTTATACCATTACAATTTTTTAATTTTTTTATCCATACATCAGGATCGTATTTTTTTGATTGTTTTACTTTTTTTTCATTTCCATTTACAATATAACCTGCTTTCTTAGCATGTTTCTCTGCTTTCATCAAAATCTGCTCTTGTTTAATCTCATACTCAGACTTTTCACACACTGGAAACATTTTCATATGATATTTTCTAAATTGCTTTGGTGTATGCTTTATAAATCCATTAGCTGCCTTTTCAGTAAATATTTTTGCCATTCCCTTGCCACAAAGCTGATATCTACCGTTACTGTCGCAATTTAAGTATTGTGTTCCGTTGCCAATTATATAATCCATATATTCTCACCTACCTTATATAAAAATAGAGTGCCAAGTTTATTACCTGACACTCTACTCTTCTTATTTAATATTTAATTTAATCTCATTTTCTATTCTGTCTTTTCTGTTTCTGTCTTTCTTTTCGAATTCTGTTTTTAGCTTTCTGATTTTTACGAATCTGTTCTGCCTTTTCTAATTCTGCATCCTCCTGTAAAAATGTCTGCACCATATTTTTAAGATATTTTACGTATTTATCAAGTGCAATACCGGCATTTTTATGTAATAAATATTTTGCAGTTATTTTTGCTTCAAAAGAACTCATATCAGACTCAAACGGAAAGTTGAACCTTTTATAAATTGCCTTTGCAGTAATAATATTGAATGCTACACTTGGATCATACTTATCATCTGCAATTGGTTTTGCTTTAATTTTTCCAACGCTATCTCCAAAATCAATTACAATTGTGCTAGTCATTGAATCATGATAAACTTTTTTAGGAACTAAAGTTTGTTCGTGTCCATCTGTAAATCCAATTCTTGCATTTAATACGTTTCTCTTACTTTCGTATTTCTCTTTAATCTGCTGCTCTAAAGGTTTCTTTTCATATTTCTTTTTTTGCATAATTTTATCCTCGCTTTTCTTTTCATCGTATAATTTTAAGTATCTTTCATTTATATTCTGTCCATAACCATCTTTACACTTTCCATTACAACTATGTCCACCAATATTTTCTTCAAATTCAATTCCATAAGATGTACTTCCGTCCCCATAAGTAGAATGTATACTACATATTATTCCAGTCAAATTAAAAGGATCTTTTATTCCCATAACGTATGGACATTCCATCTCGTCTTTATGTGCAGTTACAATAACTTTATCTCCAATTTGAAATTTATTCATAAAATTCTCCTTTTCTTAGATTATTGTTTACCTCTTTCCCTTACTCTACGCATTCCAAGAAATTTTCCATCTCTACTATACTCTGAGATGAATACTATATCTTGCTTTATAACTGGATCACAATATTCATTAACAATACGTTGTCCACAATGTCCATCATTTTCAACATAAATTTCTTTATACATAATTTCAATTCCCTTCGGTAAACTACCACTAAACTAAAGACTTAGTTGATATCTGTTCTGATTGTTTTAAAATTATTATATTATTCAGCATTTCCCCACTTACAGAGCACAGATTTTCCTGTGCTCAGTTCATCAAGTTCACTTTTCTTAATATAATTCCAAGCATAATACTTCTTACCGCAAATCAAACACTCCATAGTCTCAAGTCTCATAGGAAATCCACTTTGATCAAACTGGATTACGTTCGATTTTGCGACAATTACACTTTTTGGATGTCTACAAAATATAGCCATATTTATCACCACCTGCCTTACGCTGTCTTATTTTCTTTGTATGTCAAATATGAATTAAAATCTTCCTTCATATCGTTGAGAAGTTTCTGAACATCGTTCTCTGGTTTTGTACACTGGAAAGCATAATCTTTAAACCAATTAAGAGCATCTGTATTTGTATCGTTATCATATGTATATTTTACGAATCCTACCATTGCAGGAACGTATTTTGCCTTGAGAAGTGTAGTACCAGCTGGAAGCTCCAAACTCCATTCGTTCACTTCATCCAGGTACAGATCTGCATCTTCAATATTGTCTTCTGTATACTCGTCAGCTGTGATAAATTCCTGAATTGCCTTATCAGAAAAATCTGTCTTTCCACATACTGTCATAAGTGTCTGTGCAGCAATGCGATCAATATCACTTCCCATTGGGATTCCAAGTGCTTCCATTAACTCTGTGTTCTCAAATTTTGTTGCAAATGCATCAAATCTGTCAGTTGTCTCAAAAGATTCAACAATATCTTCCTTATTAATAGAGAAGAAATCCATCATAAGAGATTCAAGATACTCTAATTTTCCAAAGATTGTATTTCTGTTCTTTGTAGATTTATTTCCCTTAATTTCAGCGAAAGATTCTCCATTAATTTTAGTTTCTCTTAACCCACCAACAAATGCCTCTAAAAACTTTTTAAACTTAGAATCATCCATTTCAAGTTTTGAGAATTTATCGAATAAAGCAATCCACATTGGCGCATCTTTTTTCTCAAAAAGTTTTGAAAGTTCATCGTTGTCTTCAACTAATGCATACATTCTTCCAAGATAGTTATCAAGGAGATTAAACTGCTCTTTTTCTCCATTTGTTTCCACATATAAAGCATTTTTCTCTGCATTACTTTTCCATTCATCTTTAAAAAAGATAATCATTACAGTATCAAGCATTACTCTCTCTGGATCACTGTTCTTTTCAGAAGCTCCATGATAACACGGAAGCTCTTTAAAGAATGGATTGGAATTCATAATTTCCTTTGTCCATTTTGCAGTCTGCTCCATATATGTAACGGATTTCTGATTTTTATTCATACTCTTCTGGTTGTTATATCTTCGAATATGATACCCCATTCTACTTTCTGTACAGTTTGAATGCTCTACATAAATTACTTTGTAGTTATTAAATCTTTCCTTAAGCTCCATAGGAAGATCTTTATAGCGTTTTCCACGAAGATCAAACTCAAGCTCTTCCATAATTGGATAGCCATCTTCATCTTTAACTACATTTCCGTTTTCATCCTTTTTTGTTGACTCGTATGGAACAATGTAATTTTCAAGATTTTTCCCAAGAGCAAACACATTATTATAGAAATTATTCCATGTTTCAAATCTGTTTCCACCATCTACAATCCACTTTTGAGATGATTTGCCTTCTCGAATTTCTTCACAGATTTTTACTGGATCAATATCTTCACCCTGTACAGTTGTTACAATTGCCTGGTCACGAATCTGATTATTCCACTGAGTAGATTTTCTCTGCAGCCAAAAGTCTCTTCTAATTTCACCTCTATCCAACTTACCAAGAAGAGTTTTAAGAAACTTCTGGTCTCTTACCATCTTTTCGTTTTTGTTTGGTCTGATGCATAACATAATTAGTCTTCCTCCAATGCTAATCTAAATTCTGAAGTTCTCATGTCGGTTACATAATCAAAGTACTGTTTGTTAGTAAGTTGCAATTCCTCTTGAATCTCGTTCGGCTTGTAGCCATCAATCATCAGAGAAACTATTTTCTTTTGTGTTTTATTAAGCTTGTTAATACATGCTTCTAGTTTTGAATCTTTTTTATCCTCAAAAATAATTTCTTCAACAGATTTACCACCTTTGATAATATCTGCATATGTAGAGTCTGAATCTTCCTTTACCTTGTCATCTATATTGACAAATTTTACTTTCACGCTTTTCTTAATTTTCTTACCATTTTCATCACGTTTTTCAGAATCCCAATTTCCATCACCACCACGTTTAAGAGAATTAATTCCATAAATATAACTGATAAATTTCTTTTGCATATATGGATATACATACGCTCTAAATGGACCAGTAGTTGGATCATAAGATTCTAAGCAAAATGTAATAATATATCCTGCCAAAGATTCAAAATCATCTCTGTAATAATCTGGAATATCATTCCAAATTATATGAAGTATCTGGTTGCAAATTTTTTTAAGTTCCTTTCTCTTGTCTTTGTAGAAAAAGTCAACTATGTTATTTACCTCATCTTCTGTAAGTTTCTCATTCTTGCTCCATTTCTCTGATCCCATAATTTTCATTCTCCCTTTATATTTTAAATTTTCGTATACTAAATACACCATTTGCTTCTAAAAAGAGAATGAAATTATTCTTAAAAAGATAACAATTCCATTTTTAGCAAATAGCATATTTAATATACAGTTATACTCACGGAATTTCTCTTACAGAATGGCAAGAGATTAGAATTGGAAAATATTGACATTTCCATTGAATTGCTACATAATATGTATGTATCCATCCGTGGGTACAGAAAACCCTGTCCTATCAGCCGACGGTCGCCAAACTTTCTGCTGGTAGGGCATTTTTCTTTATAAGATCAATGTCGATTAAAAATCAGAACATTTGTTCTTTTATGTATTTGATTATACCACTTTATCGTACCAATAAAAAGGTATAATTTAACATTTTCGAACTTTTGTTCGATTTTTTTCGATCAGAACAGAATAACAATAGAGCTGCATGGAGAAAATTTGAATTTCCCTTTGATTCCATGAAGCTCTATCTTCCTGATATATTCAGAACCGCTATAAGTAATAGTCTTTGCATTCTGAATATTTTTCTCCACCCTCCTCTTGCCAATTTTCTTAGATTTTGAAGATATACCTTTCTTCTTGTTATAGTACATTGCACAAACTTTACTTCCTACAATCCCTTTTATAAGTTCCATTGCCTCCACCTTATTCAATTCGCACATATTTGCCCCTCCTTAACCAATTTACAGAAAAGCTGTGTAATCTTGGTCCATAATGGATTTCCATATCTACTTTTTCCAGTAAGATTAGCCATATATGTTCCAATAATTCCATCTTTATCTGCGGTATTATCTACTACACCAATTTTCTGTTTAATACGCTGCTTTGAGATCTGTGTAATAGTCTCCCCTAATACCATCGAATCAAATTTCAACCCATTCGCATTATTCTTCCTAATTATGTAATGGGTTGGCTGATTTGCTTTCTTAAGTTCCTTTGTAAGCGCCATTACAAGAACAGTTGGACTGTGAATGTTGCCGGTATCATTTTGAATGATTATCACAGGTCGTATACCTTTCTGCTCAGATCCTATGGTTCCTTTACTAGAAAGATCAGCGTAAACAATATCAAACTGTTTGTATTCGTCCACTACTTCTCACTTCCTTTCGTTTTTAGTATAAAAAAGACACCACATAATGTGATGTCTAAGTATAATCATTATATTTTCATTCTGTTTCTGCAATATCATAATCAGATCCTGCAACAAACTCTCCATCTTCATCTGAATCAAAATACTCTAATGCATATTCTTCAATATCATACATTCCATTCGATTCTTGATAACTGCATTTGTATTTTTTCAATGCATCTAAAGCCTTTTCTTTCTCATCTTCATTCCATCGAGAAATCTCTTCTGCATCAGAATCATTTCCCCATATTGTATCACCAGGCTCAAAATTTTTATATTCCCTTGTCGTAAGGAATGCCGTTCCTTTTAACAACCTAATTGTATTATAGTAACTCATAATTTCCTCTCCTTTATCAAGTCTCATCCAATCGGTGGTTTATCCAGCATGTGCCATTCCCAATCAATTGGAATTACTTCATCTGCCGTTTCCATTACTGCACAATCCTTATCACAACCATCTTGTACACAAGAACAAGCCATTTTTGTCTTCTTCATTTCACCAGGATAACCGTCATACTGAACCAACCATAGTCCTCTATAATGCATTCGCTTGCAAAGTCCATATTCATATTCATATTTTGTTTGCCTTATTGGTGGCTCTTCCATAGCGTTATCTCCTTTGCTCTGTTAAAATAGTATTCTGTCTTTTTTATCAGAATACAGGTGATATTCAGGTTCATTATATATAAATGGGTCGCCATATTCATTATAAGACACTAACGTTGCAAACCTAAATTTACTTTCATCTGGTGAGTATTTACGTTCCCAATCTATGGTTTCTACCTGTTCTTTAAATACCATTTTTTTATATAATTCACTTTTAAGGGCAGCCATTATAAATTCATCATTGAAAATCACATTATTATTATGTTTATCCAAATATGTAAAATTCTTTTTTATTACAATAGGATGAAACACATCATATATTATTTCATACACTTGATAAACAAATATATTATTTAGTGTATTTTTATAAAAATTTTCATATTCCTCAAATGTTCTGACAGGTTTTCCACTCATGCACCACTTATGAAATTCATTAAATACTTTGTGAGCTTCACATTTCATTTTAAAAAGATAAATTTCATATTTATCTTCTGCCGGCAAAAGCCCATCAACGACTGCTAATAAAATATTTTCTTTATCTTTCTCGGTTAACTTGTTCTTTTCAACTATGCATTTATCGTATATAGTCATCAGCTGTTCTAAGTATTCTGCTTTCACGAACTAATACCTCCGATTAAATATCTGTTTTATTAATCAATCTGCATCAATAATTTCTACCGTAGTTCTTAATATTTGCGATTTTTTCTTGATAATTCTAAAAAACAATGTATATATTTCTCCGTCCTCATCTTCTACTGAAATTTTTCGGTTTCTTAAAATTTCAGAAATGTTTCCAACGCCATTCCAAATTTTACCAATAGGATATGTGTCTCCAATATGCATATCATGCCCTAACTGAATGCAATATGCATATTCTGCTAATATGCCAGATGTGTATTCATCATATAATGTTCTCATATGTCGCCTCCGTTCAAAATATATATGTCGCAACCCATCTCTTCGCACTTGCAAGAGATTTACATTCCGCCAATTTTGTATTACAGTTCTTTCCACTGTATACTCCAAACTTCTCACCTTCATCGTCGATCCAAACGAATCTTCCATAATCCGGATGATTTATTTCAGCAGCCCATTGAGTTGGATTTCCGTTGTCATCGTCACACTCGTGAACTATGTTCCATTTTAATCTTGCCATCTTATATCTCCCTTCAAATCGTCATTTTATATTATAATTTTTCCACAGAGTCTCCACTAACTTCATCTAGCCATTTAAGCCAATCTTCATAATTACTTGGATATTTCTCTGGATTTATATTTATGTCATTTAATAGATAAGCCATTTGCTCTGTTTTAAATTCCCTTATAGCTTGAGATTTTGTATTGATTCTTCCATATTCGTCTATCATTTTATATCTCCTTAAAACATATCAATTACCACATGATACGGATCAATGGTCTCAGCAGTAATCCAAAAGTTCCCTTCTGGCTGTATTAACTCATTACAATTTTGGTTATACAATTGAAAGTTGTCGCTAAGAAAATGTACCGGTATAACCAATGTTCCTGCAGAAACCATTGTGATTGACTTTTCTGTAAGTTTATATTTGTGCTGTCTTTTGCTTCCAATTCGTTCTACAACGACACCAGCCCTATTTGACTTTAAATACATTTTCTACCTCCATAGAAGTTATAAAATACTATCTTGTATATACTTTTGATTTTCATTTGCATTAATTAATTTGCCAGCAATATTTGTTTTCTTTATATTTTCTTTTACATTTTCCATATATTCATAAACATAATCTTGTGCTAAACTTATTTTATCTTCAGACACGCCATAATTAACACAAAATCTAGTACCAAAGTCATCTATACCTATTTCTGAAAAATCTTTATTTCCACCATCGCTTACTTCTGTATGCTCAAATAACTGTTCAAATAATATTTTTTTCAAATATCTATTAACAGGATCAATAAAATAATATGAATCAATAATATGGCTTCCTTCTAACTTAAACCACTCTCTATATTTACTTTCTTTTATAAGACCGTTAATATAATTTTTATTAAAATATTGCTCGAATTTTTGAATACAATGTATCATTCTGTTTTCTACAATACTTTTTTTTAGTTCAATTTTTTCATCATTATTTAAATTTTCATACTTCAGTTTTATAATCGACCAAATCAAATATTCTAAATCATTAAAAGAAATCTCTTCGTTATTATCTAATTTAAAAAACAAATCCCAAAATTCATAATTATTTTTCAATTTTAATAATTCCGATTCCATATTTCTACCTCTGTAAAAGTTAAATTTTATATTTATTCAATATAACAGGCAATTTCCATATTATATCCATTATAGTCAAAATCATATGGAAAGCTTATAGTGTTGTCTTTAGTTTCGATTTCATAATGAAGTCCATCTTCTTGTTTTACATTCCACGTTTTATATTTTTCCTTATCTGAAAAATACCATTCTGCTCCAACACATTCAACATACACTTTTGTTCCATTATATAATTTTTGCACATCTGACAATTCTATTTTTTTCATTCAATCTCCCTTACAAAATTTGACCAATCGGAATCTGAATATTTCTCTTCAAGTTCTATCATTTTCTTTCTCATGTCAGCAATTTTATTGAACTCATATCTTTCGTCTCTCTGTGATTGATCCGGATATCTTTTTATTAAAAATATCACCTTTGTCTTTCCATTTTTGTATGCACTTCCTAATATTATAAAATTCTTCTGTTGTTCCCAGTTATCAATTAAATTGATTCTTTCTTTTGCACGTTTTTCGAATTCTATAATTTCCTGTTTCTGCCGTTCTATATCTTTGTTGAATTCTTCTAAATACTTATCGAGATTTTTTGCGTAAAAACATATCTATCGTACTGTTCGTAATTCATTTAAACACCTTCCTTAAAACGTTGATTTTGCAATTTTACAAATTTAAATTATTTTAATCATACCATAAATTACATTACATTGCCATACCGCATCTCTTGCAAGTATCACGAAATGTTTTCCAATTCATATTACCAATCGGAGCTATTACCAGCTCCGATCTGCCTTCCTTCTTATATATATTATGATTATTTGTTCTGACTATGTACCATCCATTTGCATTAAATATCTTCTCAACCTGGCGTGGCTTCAAGTCTCCCTTATTTCTTAATATATCATCTAAACTTTTATTCATTTAATCATCCCCATATAAATCTTCTACTGCATCAGTAATTTCTCTTCTCTGCTGAACTGTATCATCCAAATATTTCTGTGTTGCTGCTAAACTCTTTTGTCCAAGTAACTGTTGCACAGCTCTAGCATTTCCGGTTTTTAAATAATAATTCGTGCCGGTAGAGCTTCGCATTGTATGTGGTACAATTCTTTTTTCTTTATTGATGTCACCGGCATATGATCTTAATATCCTTCCAACTGTTTTTTGTGAAATTCTGCCAGATTTGTTTGAAATAAATAATGCAGGACTTTCCACTCCATTTACTTTAGTATATTCATTTCGCTTCTGGACCCAACACTGAAGTATTTTGATTGTACCGTCACTGAGATGAATATGCCGTGGGTCATTTCCTTTTTCAATAACACTTAAAGATTTACCTTCCCAGTTAATATCTTCAAGATTAATTGAGATTATCGCAGAAACTCGTAGTGCCTTATGGAATCCAAGATTAATTATAGCCTCATCTCTCTCATGCCACTGAGAAAGATATGATTTGCTTCTTTTAGTATTTCCAGAAGACACATTTTTCTCAATTTCCCTTACTTCATTAACATCCAAATATACTTTTTTCTTCATTCTTTTATTGCTTGGAGTTTTAATTTTTCTCATTGGATTTTTATTAATATGATCCCCATCTTCCAAAAACTTAAAAAAGCAATTTAAAGAAAAATATCTAATGTACTTATAAGAATCAGAAATTCTTCCATTATCTATAATTACACGATTATCATCGTCTACAATATATTTTCTTATAGTTTCTACATTTAATTTTCCAATATCATCTATAGTTTCCGTTGGATATCCAGAATCTTTTAGATAATGTATAAACCTTACTACATTGTTAATGTAGTTTAATCTTGTCTTTACCGTTTTATCATCTGCGATCATAAACACATTAAACAGATCCATATATTCTGGCTCATTTTTTAGGAGCCGATCTATATTGTTTGTATATTTGACTTCTATCTCCATTCTACCTGTCATCTTTATCACCTCACTTTATATTACCAATTTGCTTATTCCCTGATAATTCATATGATAATCCAATATTTTTTCTTTCATATCTACAATCATATCTTCTAATTCATCATCAATTTCATCCTCCTTATATTTTTTCATAATATCATTTGCTACATCAGCAACTTCTTCCCATTCACTAAGCGTTTCTTCATTAACACTTGTAGGACGAAATGTTGTACGCATTTGTAGTTCCAGTAATCTATCCTTTACACATTCACACATTCTTATGATGAAAGCTTTATTTGTGCATTCTGAATTGGCAGCCTGTAATAATCTTATATTCTTCATTTCGCTTATACCTCCGGTTTTCTTAAATACAAAAACAGCCTACATTTATGTAAGCTGTTTCTATTGTAAATATTATTTTTTATTATATGGAAGTCCATGTGTGGCTCTATAATATCGCTCTGCTGCAAATTGCCTTTGTTTATAATCTTTATAAACGTCACAAAGATACCAAACCCAAATTAATACAATAAAAGGTGCAAATATTGTAATAAGAAGTATTCCGGATACAACAAGTAATCCTAATCCTATTTTAATCTGATCGGCTGTGAAAAAAGGAATATTATTATAACAATCTGAATTACAAAATTCTGCTGGTTTACCTGTTCCATCAGTTGATAATACACCTGCTTCTATCGCTGCTTTTCTCAAAGCTTCATTGTATTTTTTCTGCTTCTTTTCCTCTACATATTTTTCGTAATCAATTTTACATTTTTCAGTTGGGAACCAATAATCATCTGTTGTTGATGGAGCATATGCATGTATAGGTGGTTTAGTCTTTTTTCCATCGTATACAAGATAACCTGCATCTATGTATGGTTGTGCATTTTTTACAAATAAAAGTTCCTTAAAAAACTCTTTCTCTTCATTTGTCATGACACCTTTAAACTCTAAGCATTCATAATTAAAAATGTCCCTCTCATAGTCATCTGTTGTACAACCATAAATAAGCATAAATTTTGAATATCCAAACTCTCTTTTTCTACCTTTTTCAAACATTTCTGCAAATTGTTCTAGTTGAGATGCTAATATTTTCTTATTACTACTCAAGAAATCATCAGAATCGTAAAAAAAGATATGATCAAACCGATCATCATTTCCATAATGTGCCATTTTCTTTCCTCCATTTCAATTATTTCACGTACAATTAATTTCTTAAATCATACCACATTTATCTTGTATTGTCAGTAAATTTCTCTTGTAAAATCCAACTTTTACAAAAAGCGACCAGAACCTAATCTGATCGCTTACTTACACTTCTTTTGGTTTCAATCCCATTCGCTGCCGAATTACATCTTCTTCAATCATATCTGTATTTACATTAATGGTATATCCATCAATCTCTATAACAATATCTATGTCGTCCATTTATCTATTCCTCCAACTTTTTTCTTTTTCCTTGTAAATATTCAAGAACATCTACTCTTCCACCATACGTACAATGTATTTCTTTTAATTTTCCTTGATCGTATAGCCATATAGCTGCGGCATATCTATGCCATCCATCTACTATAACCGGAATTGGCAGTATTTGATCACATTCACATTGATTATCAATGTCTATGTCTCGAATTTCTTCTGGATGATTTATGAAATAAATAATTCTTCCAATATGCCATTCTCTTGCTTTATGTTCTAAGACAGGATGATTCCAAGTATCTCCGTATGGTTCTGAAATTTCCGGAATGGCTTCAATAATTGCGATACTAATATCATCTAAAGATATTTCTTCACCTTCATTCCATTCCCAACATTCAGATGGTATAAATTCATGTAATTTTTCTATCAAAATTATATCTCCATTATATTCTTCAATTGGTTCAAACCCATCGTTCATTAAATCACCTCACAGATATTTTAGCATAAATATCACAGTATGTATTATCAAAAGAATCGTCAACTTTTTCAATAAACCACGGTTGCCTTGCTAATTCAAAACCACCATAAAAATTCCAATTATTTCCACCAATTCTAGCATGGATATAAAGTACATTATCTCTACCAGCATATTTATTCCAAGTATTAAACTGATCTAGTACTTTCTTTTTTGCCTTTTTAATTTCAAATTTAAGAATTTTCCTTTTCTTTCCATGAATTCTATCCCAGCGAATACCAGAATAATCATAATCTTTTTGGTCATCTTTTGTTAGATAATATTGGCACTTTCTATCTGTGCTACTTGAATACAATCTACCAGGATCATTAACATTCCAAATTGGTTCAGTCCTACATAGCCATTCAACTACGTCAACTATTGCACAATCAATGTTTCCTTTTATAGAATCCTTAGTTACCGGCTCTTCATCTTTCATTAATCTATAACCACGAAGTCGTGGTACTTCAATTCCATTTGCTTTGACGATTCTCTTAATCTCTTCATTTTCAATCTGTGAATATGCATATAAATCCATTTGTCTACCTCCAATCAAACTCTCATTTTATTACCAGTAAGTCTTTATAAATCCCTGTTCAGGATCATTATAACTGCGACCTTTACAATCTTCATAAGCTCCCTTATAAGAAGCCGAAACAAGCTTTAAAGGATATTTTAGTTTATCAATGCATTCCTTACCACATCCAACATTAATTCCTTGACTGCGATTTGACTGCTTACATGTATTCCCATATTTAAGGATTTCTTCCATAGTTCTTGGATAATGTCCACACTCGTATGAATAATCCATTCCTTCACAACTATTCCAATATGCCAGAATCCCATATAAATCTGCTTCATTTTCTGTTCCATGAAAAACATACCCATAATCATAATATGTGTCTTTAATAAATCCACCACCAAATTCCTTTGGAATAAGTATTTTGTAGCGATCTCCTTTTGTAAGATTTTTTCGCTTTGTTGTCTTATCTGCTCTTAACCAACTAAAACTGCCCATATTATACCTCCGTTTATTTCATCCGATTATAATCATTTATTAATTTTCTCGTATATTCAGTTCTGGAAATAATTGTAATGTTTCCCTTAGTCAAATTTTCATTAAGCCACGCATGAAATTTTTCTTCTTTAAGTAATATCTGTGCAAAAAATTCTTTTAATGTTTCTTCTGAGAAAACCGCTCCATCAAAAGTTCGTTTATAATAATTTTTCATTTTATTCCTTCATCTTATCTATAAATGATAAATCTAAATCTTTAATTTTTGCTTCAAATCCATTTTCCAGTCTTCTTATTTAAACATTCTGTTCTATATTATCCATAGCTTTTTTATTTCTATGTATTATTTCTTTTGATGGACGGAATATTGAATTATAATCAATATAAAGTTTTCTTAATTCATGCATCATCTATAAATTCCTTTTATAAATATAACACCAATTTTATATTCTTCATTAGTTTACAGGAATAATGACAATTTCATCTGCAACAACTCTTCTTTCTTCTGGTCTAATACTCCATTTCTCATCAAATGCACCATTAAGTATTTTTTCCTGGAAATATTTTTTACACATTTTTGCATATTCTAAGTTATATGCTTTTAAAAGTATTTCATCTCTATACTGAACGTCATATGATGATGCATCAATATCATCTACATTCTTAATTTCATATTCATCAATTTCATCCTGAATAGCATCATAATCGATAGTACCATAACTAATGCGGTTTCCATATTTATTCTCGTAAAGCTGATAAAAAAGACCTCCTACATCAGTTCTTTCCATTTCTTCGCATAATTCTCCAAAACTATCTCCATCTATACAACATTCAAATCTGCCTTCCCAAGGGTTATCTGCAAAAAATCCAAGCTGTACACCAACACCATCGTATGGAGCATTTGGATTGTATCTATCATCTTCACTCGTTACTATCATTACATATTTTTTATTTCCATTTCTCTTATTATCCATTTTATACCTCCGAATCAAAAACTTCTTTTATCTGGTCCTCTGTTAAGACACCATCGAATAATTCCCTTGCTGTCCAGTTCTTTGAACTACGTCCTGTATAGAAATCTGCATATTTAATACAATTACATGCTAATTGAATAAGCTGATCCCCATCGGTCCGTCCTTGAGCTGTGTTACTATGGAGATATTTCATTACTTTATCAAGCCGATCCATTTCCATTTACCTCACTCATCTTTATATTTGAAAAACTTTTCTTTCTGATCATATATTCGCTCCTGGATGTCACTTATGCCCTTAATTAAATTTTCATATTTATCATCCAGAAATTCTTGTGCTTTTGATGCAACCAGCTCATCAATAGAGTCCTCAATTCTCTTTGCAACTACTGAAAAATCCAATTCAACTCCACCAACTTCAAATTTTACCGGATATGTTCCATCTTTCTCGTTAACCATTTCGAGAATTTTATCATTATCTCCATTAGTCGCGGCGCAAATTAGCCAAAGTTCCATATCGCCATGTTTAGGTCTATAATTCATCATATTTATCACTCCTTATGCAATTTTTCTTACTTTCGCCTCAATACTTCTTTCAGTCCGTCCAAGTTTTTCAGCTATCTCCTTATATGTCATGCACTTACGTAACATATGCTTAATTTGCACTATTTCATTTGCAGTAAATTTTCTACAATGCCGTTTTGTTTTATATCTTGATTGTTCAAATTCTACCCATTGTGGCTCCGGAAGTATTGAGCATAAATCATAGCCAGACCAATTAATTACGTCTCGGTGACCATCTGCCCATTTCCAAAAATTCTCTGGATCTATCTGATATCTAGTTCTATGTTTTGAATCATTTATCTTAATAGCTGGGAGATTGAATTTTTCTATCCATCGTTTTATCACTTGAGTGTTAGTGCTAAAACATTCTGCAAGTACATGAGCACTTAAATAACCATCATAATATGTATTAATTCCCATTTGTACAGCTTTTTTACGAACAGACTCAATACTTCGATTAAGAACTTTCGCAGTTCGCTTGGTAGGCTGGCGTAAATAATACTTATTCATGTATTTCTCTTCTTCAGCAGTCCATTCTCTTCTAGTCATTTTTAATCTCCAATTTCGTTTGTAGGAATAACACACATATAAGTTTTCCCATTATAACTAATAAACGCATGATGTTCACAAGAATCAATTTCTAAATATTGTGCCATTCTCTCATCAATTTGAGAGGCATCAAGTTCCTGCTCTGATGTCTCTGCTACAAAACAATCTAAATATTGTGTTAATACCAAAGTTTTATTATCTAATATATTTTGTAAAATTTCAGTTGCTTCATCTTCTGTGAATAAATAAACCTTAATTTCTTTCATTATCAATTTCTCCGTAGAACATGTATTTTATTTCTGAATTTCTCTCGCTTCTTGTTCGCAAATTGTAAAATCAAACTCATCATTATCCTTACACATTGCTGCATAAAGAGTTTCATAGAATCTGTTTTCTGCTTCTTCTTCAGCTTCTCCAGGACGCATTTTCATATTAAAATCAAGATTTACATGAAACTCCATTTTCTTTTCCTTTTCGCTTGCAAATCGTGGTGCAAATAATCCAAAGTCTGTTGCTGGAAATTCATTTCGATTAATATTATTTCGAATGCCACAATAATCGTGTGCAAAATCGAAAATTCTGGTATTTAACAATTCATCCAGTTTCAAATTAAATTTTTTATCAGCACTTTCTATATCCATTAGTGCCTGAATCCGATTATTTTTTTCATCAATACCAAGCTACTCTGCTCTCTCGCAAATTTTTACATACTTTAAATATCTATCGTCCATTTCTCTTCCTCCATTGTTAATCATTAATTTTATATCCATCAAGTGGAATTACATAAACATAAATTCCACTTTTATCTTCATTAATCCAATATTCAATATCACGAACTAAAAAACTATAATATTGTATCCTTTTTTCTTTAGATAAATTAATCTGAATTGTTTCACCTATTCTTGGAAGAAAATGTGTTTCACATCTCTTAAGTAATAAATCGCAATTATCATAATCATAATATTGACCTGTTCCACTTTTTATTTTTACATCATATTTATAATCCATTTTATTTTTCTCTTCCTCCGATAAAAAGTTGATTTTATATTAATCTATTTCTACATATATACACAAATCTTCATACCAATTTGTTCCAAAGCTCACCACATTGTACTTAGAATATAATTCCATGGCTTTTTTAACAGATCCTGAAAATATTTCCTTTCTATTGTATATTTTTACTGTTCCAAAAGAACCATTTTGTAATGAAAGCAAATCTCCAACTGTTGTTCCCATTTTTGCTACCTCCGTAAAAACTCGATTTTATCTTTCTGAAATGTATTTCTGAATATAATCATCTGCTTCTTTTTCTGTCATCATTTCAGTAGTTGAAGCGCTGCCATCTGTCATTTCTTCAAAAATACATTCCGCAATAATCTGATCAGAATAATCATCATAAATTTCTCTTAATGATTCAATAGAATCGTAATATCCGGAAATATTACATTCCTTTTCATGCTCTGTATAATCATCGAGATCGACAAAAGCAGTTTTTACTGTATATGATTTATCTGGATATCCAGGATCTCCCTTACAAGTATCTAACCATACCTTTTCTATGAAACTATATGTTCCATCTGAATTTATCTTACAATACTGACTGCTATCTGAATCTGTACAAACCCATTCTTCTCTCATTTAATCACCTTTTTCAAATTACATCCCATAACATTTTCATATCTGGATGTCTATAACCAATGTAAGCAAGTGCCTGGTTAACTCCTTGAGCATAACCAATTTTCTGATCAGCAAACCTCATCTGTACCGCAGATATATTGGTTCGCTTGAAAACTTCTTGTGCTTCTCTTCCGTTCCTGATTCCTTCCCACATTGCTTTATAACATTTCTGTTTTTCTATTTCAGTCATAATTTATCCTCACCATTCATATGTTTTAAATCCATTCTCAATCGGACCATCGGAATCAAGACAGATCCAATCTACTCCACATCCAATTGCAAAAGCAATTATTGTTTCAATATCTTCCGGAAGATTCATTTCTTCATAATCAAAATCATCTGGCACATAAACAAAATATCCACCAGTTTTTTTATACACGCATAATCCCTCAGTCGGTTCTTTTACTTGCCCTATTAACCATTTGTCTGTTTCTCTTGAAATATGCGCTGTACTCAGTGTCCACATTCTTGCAATTTCCATTGTTAACCCTCCTTTAATCCAAGTTTTGCAAAGAAATCGTCAACCATCTTATCTGATTCTTCTGCTTTTTCTTTTCTTTTTCAAGTGCGTTGTAGATATCTTTAATTACATCATTCTAATATCTATAATCTAATGACTCTGAATTTCCATTATCAGAAAAGTGTGTTTCATACAAGGGTATGCAGCTTCTTCCAATCCGAACGCATTCTACATTATTCCAATAACCACATCGTGTATAATCAATTTCAAATCCTACTTTCTGAAGCTTTTTCATAAAAGTGTCATTTACTTTCCGGTCCTTTTTTAAATACTCAATTGTCTCTTTCATCTATATCTTCTCCTTTCAAATAATTCCGTTCTCACGAAATTCATTTACCAATCCATATCGTTTTGCCTTTGTACTAAAAAACTCCTGCCATTGGAGTAATTCCAACCAGGAGTAATTGTTGTTTTCAAAATCCGACTGCCAATCTGCAGCCAGATCACGTATTTTATTTTTCGCTTGCTGATATTTAGTCATCGCTATCACGCTCCAAGTATCTATTAATCTTCTCATATAGCTGGTCACAAAGAGAAAGAATTCCATAGGTTCCATTATCATCGTCATCGTCATAAACCTCATCTGAAGCCTGTGCTGCTAAATCTGCAATTCTGGATAATAAATCTTTCATTTTTTCTGTTACAAACAAATCGTCCATAGGAAATCTATATTCTTTAAAAAACTGCTCCTTATCATCGTACCCTTCCATAAAATCATTAATATCAGGAGTTTGCCAATCAACATAATTAAATAAATCTTCTGCAATATTTTCATGCCCATTGCATTCTTTTATAAAGTCGTTTGTTGTATAACACCGACCCATAACGCTATCAATTTCATAACTTTTGACAATACTCTTATTAACTGGGATATCAACTAAAGAAAGATCAGAAATATAACAAATATCATCTCCAATAATACCAGGAAGAAATTTTCCTTTATAAATCAGACAATCCTGACCATCTGTGAATTCAAATATATCCTCTAATTTCACACCAGATTTTAATTCTTTCCGTAATTCGTCTCTCGTCATAACATTTCCTCCAATCAAATACGACTTTTATTTTCAATCAAATTATCCAGCTGATCTTCTGTACCATATAAATTTTGGTATGTATCATACTCCATGGGTATCTGTACAAAAACAATATTACCAATGATTTTCCGAACTATTACAGTTGTATCAACAAGTTTTCCTTGCTTAAATATGCTGTTAATTACTATTGGAATTTCTTGACCTATCTTATATTTCATACCACACCTCCAGACTACTTAATCTGCCATAATTCATAATCTTCAAGCAGCTCTTTCAAATTTGTATTCTCTGTATATTATTCTACTCCAATCATTCACTTTATATTATAATTTATTTATACCAATAATCTTTATCTGTTTTAGAATCAGCACTTTCAACACAGTATTCTGTACCATTCACAATTATATATTCTCTAATGAGGTTTTCTAACTCATCTCCATCATCGTCAACTGCATCTTCAAATTGTTCAATATTAAATACTTCTCTTGTTTCTGTGTTTACCTTACAGCTGCTAAGTAATTCGAAACCACCATCCCAAACTGAAATAAATGTTGCGTCCTTAACCATATTATCCTCCTTTCAAATCATCGTTTTATTGCATTTAAAATTATTTCTGAAAAATATTTTCTCTGCGCTTCTAAAGAACCATACTGTTCCCAATCAAAATAATCCGCATTTTTATCTGTTAAAATTTCTTGATTTGCAACTACTTTTAATCTGTGTTCTATTTCTTTAACAGTCGGAAATGATTCTGTGTCATCATTGGTATAGAACAAATACATATAACCTCTTGATTTTTTTACACCACATGTATTACCAATAATAATTGCTCTAAATCCAGCATCATTTTCAACTGTAATTTCTGACTCTCCAAGGACATTATTCCATATGACATTGTAAAATTTATATAATTCATCTTGCTTTAATTCCTTATATGCACTCTTTATCTTTCTTGCTAATTCTAAATAGGTCATATCTTTTCTCCATTCTTCCAATGAAAATCTTGTTTTATTTTTTATAATTTCAGATTCAATTATTTCAATTTTATAGTTTGGATTGAAATATAGAAATTTTGAAACTAAATCATGAATTGCTTGTGACTCAGAACACGAAACAACTTCTTCTACATTTTTATCAATTGGTGTATACTTACCTGTTCTATATTTTATTCTTACATTCACATTGTTCATTTGGCTTCACCTCATCTATCTTCACATACATCATATAAATCTAAATTGTCTTCCTTTTTCGGTAATCTTATAACATAATCAGTTCCACAAAAATCATGTCCACAGCTATCACATCCATTTGAATTTCTCATAACAATATCTTCCGCTTCACTTTTAGAATTAGCTTTTACAAGATAAGTATGTTTATATGTTTCAACTACTGTTACTAAGTATTTTCTCTTTGACATATGTTCACCTCAATTCTCTTGTAGAATTCTTGTTTTATTTATCTTTATATTTCAGTGGATATTTCTTAAAATTTAAATATTCCGAAATATAAACGCATGGTATATATTCTCTAAAATCATCATAGTACCACGCTTTCCATAATTTAGTTCCTGGCTTTGAAAGTTCTCTTACTGCCTCTTTAAACGAGTCATATAAACCCATATTATATACTTCCATATTTTCTTTTGTGCGGTCTAATATTTTCTTTGGGACACGTTTTGCAAAATCTGTTTCATCAAAAGTCATGTTTTCACCTCCAGGAATCTCTCAACAAATCATAATTGATCCTTTGCTTTATTCGTAATTTCTCTTCGTATATTTCACATAGCTCATCATACAGATCATTATATTCTTCCTTATTTGCTTTAACTGTATCCCAGTAATAAGAAAGAGCAGCCTCATCGTGCTGCCCTATGTGCATATAACTCATTATCATGCCGGTGTTTACTGGTATCTCAGGAAGAAACGCAATGACCTCATTCGTATATTTATCTTTTCTAAATAGTACCTGCATTAACATCACCAACCTTTTTAAATGTTAGCTTGTAACCAAATCTTTCCCAAAACTCTACTGCAGCATCTTTACATTCATTAAGCGTGCATGTCCATGCATTATCGTTCGCGTATATATTGTCGTAACCAAAAGATTCTACACAATAAAATGTCGGATAGCCATCTGGTACAGTAAAATCTTTTGAATATTCAAATGCTTCTTTTAAAGTATTAAAATCTTTTTCGCTTTCCAATTTATACCAAACATACTCATGGTCTTCATATGTTTCGGTATCAATTAATGGCATTAAATCATCAAGTTCATGTACTCTTAATTTCTCTGCATTATTTTCATTTTTTGCATTTTAATTTCTTTTTCATAATTTAAACAATGACGCTCTGTATCAAATTGTGTTCCATCATCTGCAATATAAATTTCTTCGTATACCGTCTTTTCTCTTTTTTCTATTCTCATATTTTCAATCTCCCTTCTTCAGAACAAAATTGCTATTTTATTTCCATAAGCAACTTTCCAATTTCCTTTACTTCACCAATTGCACAAATTGCAGTTGCCTTACTATCCTCGTTTCCATTCTTTCTTGTAAAGTGATTTACCATATAAACTTTATCTGGCATTACTTTACCATCTACTATGTAGTGACCAATCTCAACAGTTTTATCACCAATCTTACCAAGATCCTGTACTTTTGTATAAATAAATTTCTTTGCCATAGTTCTGCCCCCTATCTAATCACTATTTTGAATCCATATTTTTCAGCAAGTTCTTTATTAATAACGATTCTTTTATCGAAAGTTTTTCCTGCATCAAAATTTTCAACATTTACCAATGCTTTTGTTTTACCACACATACCATCAAAAATTCCAACTGCAATTCCATTATTGAGTGAGGTTTTATAACTCCATGGCTCAAGCTCTTCACCGGTCCATAAACACTGCTTCATAAAATACCTCCGACCAAATATCTCTTTTATCAGATTGATACCGTATGTATACCATCTGCCAAATAGTTACAATGTCTTTCAATAAATCTAAGTGTAATCGTACCAATTTCCATGTATGGAATTTTATTTTCATCAAGAAATTCAGTAAAATAGTCTCCTATACATATACTTCCATCTATATCTTCATGAAAAGCATCGTGAGCATCATACGCTAAGTATTTAACAGCATCTATTTGATCTTCCGGAACCATAAAAACTAATGGAGTACAATCTAAACTATCCGGCTCCTCATTATCAAATGTGTCATCAAAATCTAATACAAAAAATGTCCATGTAATTTCTTCCATTTATCAAACCTCACTTTCAATTTCGCTTGCTAACTGTTCGATGGTAGCTAACACTTCTTCTTTAAGGTTATTTGTTTTAACATTACATCAGTCCTTTGTGATAGTGTGCTTTCCGTCTTTGTCTCTTTTCCAACTATATCCAAGAAACTCTACAGCTTTAATTGCACCTTCGTAGTAACTTAGGTCAGCCTGCCTTGGTGGATTATCCATCCATAAAATTCTCCACCGTTCATCCAGCCATTCCTCTGTCTGTTTAACTATAATCCGTGGCGTTCTTCTCATATTAGTTACCTCTCGTAATCTCTTTCATACATTTATCCAAGTAATCATCAAATTCCGTATCGGTAAATTCAAAGAACATTTGTTTTACCGCATCCTTATCTTTGCTTCTCTTGTAGATGTTAAAAATGTCTTGCGAAAAACCTGAGATTTCATTATCTACATTCAATAACAAATCAGCCAAAATTGTATCTGAATCAATAATCATTCCATTCGGAGTACTGCTATTTAACAGCTCTATTTGTCTTATCTTTTCTCTTGTCGTCATATTATTTCTCCTTATAAAAATAAATTATCCTCTCATACATGTTTGTCTTATTCATTTTAAAGTCTCCCTTCAATAATAATTCTTTCCATTTCCTTAACTACTTCTTCTCTTGTAGTATTATTCATACTAAATCTTTCGATAACTATACAACCAGCTCCAGGCATGTGCTTTAACTCACAACAAATCTGCCACTCATCCTCTTCATCCTCTTCATTCTCATCATCATCGTAGTTTTCAAAATATTCTTCTTGAATAAAGAAAGTAAACAAATCAGGATTGATAAAAGCACTTTTATAACCTCTATGTGCATCATCTTTTTCTATAACACTTTCTTTTTCTATAAAATATGTATTCATATCCATGTCCATATCTGTTGCAAACTGTACAATGTCTTCGCTTTCATATGTTTCTGGTTTTGGAATAATTTTCATATTCAGCACACCTCCTCGTATTTTGTACAAACCGTGTACACTGTTCTCTTCAAGATTTTATACCGAGTTACATCGTATTTCTCTTCTGACAGCTCATGCAAACGTTTCATCAATCTCTCTTCACATAACATTTTGTTGAGTGTAGCTTTTCCGCTTGGCACATATCCAGATCCATATCTAAATATGTATGCCTGATATTCTTCGTCTTCTTCGCAAGAATCAAATTCTGTAAATCCATCAAGATTTACACCAGACTGATTGAGCCAGTTAAATTCATTATCAAAATCGCTAAGAATATCATCTACACTATAATCATCATCATCTATGTAGGTATGACCTGCTGCATCTTTTAAAATTCCCTTGTCAACATCGCAAAATGCTAATATCTTCATTTTACGCACCTCCACAAAATCTACATTTTATTCCACACAACCTGCAGCAATTTTAATTGCTTCACATATCTGTTTAATTGAATTAAAATATACATCTGCATTTGGATTTTCTTTTGAATAATAATTATTAACAATTTCTATAATCTGTTCACACCACCGAATTACGGAATTTTTTGCTTTACCGGAACTGCTCTCGTCCTGTTGTTCAAGATCAACTTTTAATGCTGCACCTGATGGGCTTGAGAATAATAGATACTCAGGCTTTTTATCCAAATATGTTTTCAAATCACTAAAACTATTTGCACTTATGTTAATCATATTAATAATTTCTGCCATTTTTCAGTTTCCTTTCTGTATAACAGTTTTGATACAATTCTCAATCTGGTCATTCTCACTTAAGTTACAGTCATAAATTCCTTGAAACAATATAACAACTTCTTCAGCTTCTTCCCAACTGATGTCATAACCCCAATCATCTGCACGATTCAATACATCATCAACCTTACCTTCGAAAATTTTTTTCTTATAAAACATATAGCCTAATGAAACGAACCTTTCCATTCCGGTAAAACCATGTCTATAGTTAGTTGTTTCCATCCACTTATTAAGTTCATCCAACTCCATTACTAAATCTTCTTTTGTCTTGCCAAGTTTTTTTAATAACTCATCAAGAGTAATATCTAATGTTTTGTTCATTACAGTTCCTCCACAATAAATTTTAATTTCATATAATCTGTTTCTTCTGGATCAACATCCATCTCATTACATAAATATTCCCAACTGTAATTTGACCTTACTGCCTTACATATTTCGATTTCTTTTACTGCAGGAGTAAACCATGCTTCACATCTGATGTATTGTAAAATTTCATGAGTATCACACTCATTTGCAATCCGAACCGCAGTTCTAACAATTGACTGGCAAAACTCTTCTGTCATTAACCCATTTCCTCTTACAGTTTTTATATCATCTTCTGTAATGGATTTTAAATTTTCAATTCCCTTGTCAAGCATATAATAAATAATCATCATCTCTGCGCTGCCACTGTGACTTAAAATTTCTTTCATTTTGTTCATTCTCTCTTACCTCCATTTAATATGCATTAATACAATATTTCTTAATTTCATCTTCTGTTTTACATTTATCGACTCCAACACATCTATATTCACAATTTTTATCACTACAATGAATACAGCATATATCACATTTGTCATTTTCTGGAATTGATATATCCATTGCGCATCTAATCATTTTTCCTTACTGCCTTTCAGTCAAGATTTAAGTCAATATCATACTCTAAATTGTAATATTTCCATCCATTTTTTTCGCAAACATAGTTAATTAATGTAAGTGGTATTCTTCCACATTTTCCATACAAATCCGTTTCATCTTCTTTGCAAAGAAATTTATGAGCTTTCAGCAATTCGTCCTCTACGTCATCAAATGATGTGCCACTTTTTACCATCAATATAAATTGATCAATTGCATCTTCATCGTCATAGAAAAAATCTAATCTTACAAGAATTTTAATCATTTTTCTTACCTCCATTTTTGTACTAAAAAAGACAACTGGTACCATGTACTTCCCAGTTGTCTTATAATTTATGCTGCATAATATGTTCCATCTTCAAGAAACTCCCATTCGTTTCCATCACAAGCTTCTTCAACTTCTTCTTCATCAGGTTCATACAGGTATTTATAACCTATTTCTTCCCAATCTAAACAGTATTTCCTAATTACCATCTTGACATAAGCTTCCATTTTGCCTAGTAAATCTAAATTGATATTCCTAAAATGTGACATCTCATATGTAAAATCAGCTTCGAGATCAATTTGACTGACATAACAATACGTATATCCCATTCTATTAGATGGTAATTTTACATCGCCACAATATTCAGAATAAAACTTTGCAGTTTTAATTTCCTTCCATGAAAAGAAATTCTCAAAAGCTTTGTAGTTATCTCCACACAAATGATTTTGTACCATATTTACTAAATCCATAAAGCACAAATCACCGTAGACATTTACTCCGTCACCCTGGCAAGATGATAAACTCCATTCAACTTTAAGTTTGCTGTTAGGAAACAAATTTTTCAAATCTTCGTTAATCATGTCAGTTAATTCTTCTGCTCTAAATGGATCGTCAATATACCAACTCCGAACTTTTGCTTTCGCTTCATCAGATAGTTCAGAATACTGGTAAACATTGAACTTTTTAATTATCTCTCTCATCGTAAAACCTCCCTTTTACCGGCTCCATTCTCCAACTTTATTTCCATTGATATCAATTAAAACGCCTGACTCACAACCATACTCAAGTTTATCAATGACTTCTTTTAAAATTCTGGAAATTTCTTCTGCCTCACAGTATTTGTCATAAGCCTTATCATCATTATACTCATCGTGAAAAGCTGCATTACCTGTATTAATTGTAAGTTTAAACATATTTTTATCCTCCTTTAATCAAAAATTCCTCTTAATGTTTTCATTTCTTCATTGTAATCTTGGCCAGCAGTATACTCAATTTCACCTCTCTTAAAGTTATATGCAAGTCTTCTGAGAATTCCACAAGGCTCAACATAATTTTTTCCTTTATTCATAATTCTTGTTTTCCGATTTCCCCTAGCTGTTTTTGCTACAAATTCACGACATAAGCAAAACACTTCATAACTTGTATCTTCATCTAAATCTTTCCATTTCTGCCAACCGTCCTCTTCACCAGTATATCTTCCTGTCAGTGCGTCATAGCAGCTAATTTCTTTTGCATCTTTAATATCTTTTAACATATTAAGCCCTCCATCTTTTCTCGACAGTATCATATAAGGCTCCATTAGCATCCTGATAATCAACATCTTTTGAATATGTAAACTTGCAACATTTATGTCCATTTAGATACACTGTACTTTTATTTCCATTTTCCATTACGTATCTCTCTCTGAATCCGGCAACATTGTATGCTTCGACCATCTCTGGATTTCTAAATCTTTTAGCCATATAACTCACACTCCCTTTCATCAGTTAGCTTTAATCTTAGTTTGCCTTGAACACATCCATAAAGCCAACCATCCAGGTACTCAATGCTATAGCAATACTGGATATATGAATCACTATCCTCCGGATAAAACACATAAAAGCCTTTACCACAATTTTCTTTCTCAATACGAACTGTTCCAAAATTATGTACGAAAGCTTTTAGGTTACTTTTAATTAGATTTCTCTCTCTTTCAGTCATGCCACCACCTCTAATTTATTCCACCACAACTTTCCACCACCTGGAAGATTGTAAAATAAAAGGAATGAATTTATATGCCGCATTGTTGTAGCACTATATCCATCCCATAACTTCTCAAAATTTCCATTATGTATTCTAGCAACCAATGTTGAATAACTTATCAGACATATATCTCCATTATCGTGTTCAATTACTTTTGCCTTTCCATAAAAACTTTTTCGTGTTCCATCCATTACAGGTAAATCAAATCCTTTCATGTAGTACCTCCATCACTCATCCGTATTCCAGCGTTTACACCGAACATTACTTTTATTAAACTCATGTCCAGGCTTTGCTACCGGAATGCGTTTTGCCTTGTTAATCTCTTTCTGTTTCTTTTTCGGCAACTTTTTAAATTCATCGGCTGCCATATTTTCTAATTTAGTCATCGTTTTCTCCCTCTCCCTCATAAAATACCATTGGGAAACTGTCTATTTTTAAATGCATCTTTTCAATCCACAGATGCGCCAGTTCTGATTTTTTAAAACCTCTTTTAATTTTAAGATTTCCTTCATCATCGATCCACTCTACTCTATACATTAAAATACCTCCGTAGATTATAATTTTTACCTAAAATTATTTTGCAGATAAATGTAGCTTCCACACCTTACCTTATCTGTATCTTTATCCCAGTATCCTAATTTAACCATTCCCCTTACAGATCCAGTTCTGTGAATTGATGCTCCTTTATCAGAAAAACGTTTTCCTGTTTTTGCTTCATACTCTTTTGGACTATGGTAATATGCCATTTCCATTGCTCCTTTCACTAAAACTCATACATTAGTAATAGCCACTCTTCTTCTGTCAAAACATCAGCATCATCAGACGTGAGAGCATCTAATATATTTTCATGCCTTTCACAGAACTCTTTTGTAACATCTTCTCTAATATCGTCATAAGAAAAGAACAATTCTTTCTGCTCACATTTTCCAAACAATAATTTCTGGCAGTCTGGACAATACCCAGTTTTCAAAAATTCCCTTACTGTTGGACTTGTGTTTGAAAGGGCATTCTGAATCAAGCTTCCATATGCAATATATTTTTTGTACTGATCATATTCAACTTCTGTTAATTTAACAAAATATGTTTTACCGCACATTGGGCATTCTTTTTTTACAATTTTTGAATATTCCATTTTTCTCCTCCGATCAAATACGAATTTTATCTCCATCAAAATACTATTATTACTTGTGAATTTTTCTTTTCATCTTCAATGATAAAATTAATATCATACTGATTACCATTGTGATTATCAAGAATAGTTATATCAGATTCTGAATCGTAATGCTTTAATCCATCAATTAGCTGACCTACTGTCATAATTCTCATCTCCTTTACTAATTAGCGTGATCATAACTATAACCTTTTTGGACAACATATTTATTAAGAGCTTCAAACATATCCCTTTCAAGCTGTTCTGCCCAGTTGTCTAAAACCCAATTTACATTAATATCATGATCGACATAATCATCAGATCTCCAATCATTATCTCCCTCTCCCCATTTAATACAGGAAAAGTAATCAATAATTGGACGTTTATCACCAGGATGTTTTCCAGATTGTTCATATGTCATCAAATTTACTTCAACATCTACATATCCAAGTTGAAGAATAGCAATTCCTCTTTCCGGATCACCATACTCATATAAACTTTTCATATAATTATTTCGAATATCTTCAATATCGTTTTCAATTCCATTAAGCACAAACTTATAGTCTGGTCTCTTTTTCGCTTCCTCGAATGTCATGTTTTCATCTCCCTTACCCAAAATTGAACTGAGGATTCTCTTTTCGCTGAATACATTCCCTTAACCACTGTTTTACTTCCTCATTCCAATAGCACACTCCGTTTGTGAACGTTCCACAAGAATAAATAATTAATCCGTCTTTTTCAATCTGTTCAACCCAGTAACGGTATCTTTCATCATCCCTTGATGAAATACAAGAACTATCTAAATGCAATTCTTTATCATTTTTGTCATCAGGGTTAACAAAGAACATAGAGCCTTCATATTTCCCTTTTACCATTCCAAATAGCCAATCTGCAATTTCCTCTAACGAAGAAAATACTTTTACTTCTTGTGTTCCACCATAGCCGTAACGATATTTTTCATATTTTACCTTATACATATTTTATCTCCCCTTACAAAATGCGGATTTTATAGTTCTTCAATTTCTTCATCTGATACTTCTTCTGCCTTTTCAAGCAGTGTTTGTAGAGTCCATCCAGTAAATGTCATAAGCATTTGATCAATAATTTCTCGATCATGTTCTGAAGTATATTTATTAAGTACATACTCCATTCCCTTAACAATTTCATCTCGGCCAGAATACTCTCTGTCAGATTCAAATTCGTCAATGATAGCAATTGCTAATTTGTCAAAATTAATATCCATTTTGTGTCTCCCTATAAATGTTGATTTTATAGTTCTGTTACATCACACCAACTGTCACTGCACTGTTCTGGACCATCTTCTTTGCCCTCTCTAATTCTTTCTCGAAGAATTTCCTCTGCTTCTTCCGGCGAGTTGGCTTCGACTTCATAATTCTCTTCATATGTTTCGTGATAAGTTACACTATACTTTTTCATTTTAATTTTCCTTTCTTACTCTTAAAATTTCTGACGCAATATATTCGGTTCCCACATAAGTGGCTGGTTCATCATTCTCATATGATTTATTTCTAGAAATTTCTTTTGCTTCTTCCGGATCATCTGCATCAACAACAGAGTAACGCTCGTAAACTTTTCTTTCGAGTACTATATATTGCATGTAAAATTCTCCCTTAAAATTTCCGTTTTATTGTTTAAAAGTTTAAGCAGATAATTTCCTTAATCTGTTCGATTACTCTTTTATGCTCTGATACCATAAGCATCACAGCAAATTCGCTCTTATCTTTAATATCTGCATACTGTTTAATATCTGGTTCACAATATGTTTCACTATATTCAGTTAATAAATCCATCAACTGAATTAGATCTTCTTTACTCATGCAATTACTTCCCATTCTTCGTTTTTCTCTTCACGCTTTCCTTTAAGAATCTGACCTTTATAGTATCTAAACATGTATTCCCAAATCCTTGGAATGGATAAAAGCTTTTGCTTTATAAATTCAATTTCTCTTCCACCATGATCCGCTTCATATTTTTCTAAAGCCCAATCAATGTTTTCATATACATCTAAAAGTCTACAGTAGATATGATTTTTATATCTGTTTTCCCTTTGAATCTTTAAATGTTTTTCACATTCCTCGTATGTATCAAACACATCATCAGGATAATAATCATTGTGCTCACCATATCCAAGTGGATAGCCATGCGCTTTTTTAACTATTCTATAAAAACCATGGTCAATTTCTGCTTCAATAAATTTATCAACTATTGGAGCAATCACTAATAAACCATTGTCAAACAACTCCTGTATTCTTTTTGTATCTTTTACATTGACAGTTCCAAATTCTGCAACATATTTTTCATATTTCCATTGGTCAATAGATTCTTCCCAAAGTCTTGTGTTATAGGTCCAGTCTTTAGGTAACTTTTTGAACTCAATTTCTGATTCAAATTCATCAAACGGAATTCCATTAATCAACCGAACTTCTGGTGTTCTGAGCCTTTTTACAACATGTGTACATGTGCTTTTATAGCTGTATGCACCAAAAATAACCATATCATTTTCTATGAAATAACAGATCTGGTTTTCTTTCATTTCCATTACCCCTCCGTCAAACTATCAAGTGCAAACATAAATGCTGCAACCTCTCTATCACTTGTAATAAAATCGCCTCTATAATTTGCAAATTTTCCAACAAAATCTCCATGATCATTTAAGAATTTGTCTCCGGCTTCTACTGCTTCATTAAAACCTGCAACTTGATCTCGATTTTTATACAAAAAATCATATTCTTCATCAAATTTCTTTTTAAACATTTCAATATCTACATTAAATTCTCTCATTTTCCCCTTACCTCACTAAACCACATAGAAATATGATTTTTTGATTTCCGGTGCATATTTGTAAAAACCTACGCAGTCAAGACCAACAAATCTCTTACTGGTCATTTTATCTTTCTCTTCCTGGGTAAGAAGTCTGTCAATAGTAACACGGATGGCGCTACGACCATCCATCAACCGAACATCTTTAAAATCTACAGTGTCACACTTGACGCTATCTGGAAGTAACTCGATCAATTTTGTAATGCTCATATTATTTGTCCTCCGTTTCTCTTACTTCTTTTTCTTTCTGTTTCCCATGTTCTCTAATCATCTTGGTTTATTTTTCTTACTCCATCGTCTTTTTCGTCATCAGTTTCGTAAGCACATTTTGAACCTGGCAATTTACAAGAACATGATTCATAAGTGCATGTACATTCATCACATTTCATTTACCTTACCTCCGTTTTTAATTCATCAGCGTATTATATGCTTCATCCAATGAGCAACTTAACCCAATCATTAACATCATACATTCGTGGGCAGTTTCTTTAATATATCGTGTTTTTTCTTCTGCGGTTAAATCTCTTTTTAATGCAGCTTGCCAGATACCCATGCATTACCAGATATCTCTGCGTCACCAGACATCTCTATATTGCCAGATATCTCTGAGTTGCCACGTACACATGCGTTACCACGTACCTCTACGTTGCCACGTACACATGCATTATCATATACTTCTGAGTTGCCACGTACACATGCGTTGCCACGTACACATGCGTTGCCACGTACACATGCATTATCACGTACACATGCATTATCACGTACACATGCATTATCACGTACACATGCATTATCATATACCTCTGCGTTACCAAATACCCATGCGTTACCAGACTGACTTAGATTTTCTTCTTTTTCCACCCATCCACCTTTTTCTCCAGCAGATACAGGTCCAAAAGAAACAAGTGCCTTAATTCTAAAAAGTTTTTTACCAAAAGCATTAATTTTAGTTTCTGTTGTAAGTTCATATTTCTTCATTTTACTTTCCTCCCTTAAAAGTTTCATTTTATCTGCTCTTTACAGATCCTCATCATCTTCTTCGATTCCTAAATCTACCTTAGAAATTCCGAAATAATCTAATTCTTCATCTTCCATATCAAGCTCATCAATAAGAACTTCTCTCGCAAAATCTTGATCATGCTCTGCAATTCTACTTGCAAGTACCTCTGCAATCTCTTGCATTCTCATATTGTTGATCAAAAATCCCACTCTCCTTTACAAAATAAAATGTCAATCGCAGTTTCTTTTGTAAGATCGTAATGTCCAAAGTTTAGTGACTGTGTGGTTTCGTTCCAGCAGGTCCACACTGCATATTCTCCAGTTATCTTGTGCTGTGCCATTACCCTATAAATATAGGTTTCAGTTAATTTTTGTCGAACTGATACAAGATTATAATTTTCAACTCCATGTCCAGCTGAAAAGTAAGACCGAACATTTTTATAAATCTGTGGTGTTGCTTCAATTGTTGATGCCATAATTTTAATCTCCTTTTTTGCTTATATAATTTGAGGGCAGCAAGTTTTAATTTCGCTTGCTACCCTCTTTACTTCTTAATTTGTGTGAAGTTTGTTATGCAAATTTGCGAACTGGGATTAATCTTGTGCCATTATTTGTAATTTCTCTTGACTGTTCAACACCAAGCTCTTTAACAGCCATATCTTCAAGATAAAAACTAATTGCAGATTTTTCACTGAGATATTTATATGTAGAACGTGCCTCTGCTTTTAATAATGCAGGAGTTGTATTTCTTAATTTCTCTTCAAAAAATGCTTTTGTTCTTTCTCTGTCGTTTGCATAGTATTTCCACATATCTCTTAACGCTCTAATAATACCAAGAGAATACCCATTGGATAATTTGCAAAAACCACTTTTAGTACAAATTCCAAAAATATAATCCATACATTCTTCTCCTTGAATTCTGCAAATATCAAGTACGTCATTATATGATCCCAACATTTCTTCTGGGCGTTGTCCAGTTTTTACACTATAGTTAAATCCGTATTTCTTTTGCATTTTACTAAATAAAAGTGTTGCTTTGTCACTTCTGATCAATCTTGCTCCATGTTTCTGATATTCTCTCAAAGGCTCATTACCTATGTTCTGATTTTCATACTGCTTTGCCTCAAACAACTGTCTGTCCTTAGGTTCGCTTGGTACATTTAAAACCATTAATACATCAAGTTCTTCGTATTTTTTACTATCAATTACCTGACTTGCTCTCACTCTACCTGTACCATCAACTACAGCTACATATCCGACTTCAAAATGTGGAACACCAATTAATGGCATACACTGAACATCATCCCAGTTTTTTATTAATTTTTTAAGACTTCTTTCAGTTCTCTCAGGTATCTGATATGACGTATCAATTGCAAGTAACTTTACTGGAACACTAACTATTACTTTGCTTTTTCCTGACGCAATAGCAGCTTTAAGGATTCCTTTAAGTTCGCCAATATCTGATGCTTTTTCTTCTGGTGTTCTATTTTTATTTCCTACGATAGGTTCAATTGTACTAATTGTTTCCATAACTTCTCTTGCAGCTTCATTTCCTTTGTTTGCGTTTTCCTCTACATAATCTTTCATATTAATTGTTGTCATATTATTTATCCTCCAAAATTTTCATATATTATTATTTTCAATTTGCCTTACGACATCCAATATTCAGTTTTTTAAAATTTTCCAATAAAAAAAGACTACCGAACACGCTCATATGGAACGTAATTGTAGCCTTTTGATTTGAGATCGTCTGCGACTTCTTCAATGGTTCGTTTCCAAACCATTTTATTAATGTGATTATTTACTTCTACATTCTTACCGGTTATCTGCGACCGGAACTTGTCGTGACTTCCTTTTGAGCAAACGTACAAATATCCGTTTGCCTTTAGATAAGACCGGAGTTTGCGTTCCTGTTTCTTATCCCATGATTTAGTTGTTTTCTTTCCCATTGTTATACCTCCAATTCTGTAATCATATTATCTATATGTGCAGTATGGATATAGTCTAAATTACATCCAATCATCGGATTAACCATCCTATCCCATACTGTACAATCTGGATTAACCGGAATAGATGACAGTTTCTTTCTGTTTCTTGGACTGATTCTGCCATCGTGTTTTTTAATTGCTGCGATTGTGGCAAACGCTTCATTTGTCTTTGCCTTACCAAATTTTTTGTAAACAGCTACTACAGTTACCTTTGGATTGTTTTGTGGAATAGTTTCCTTATAGATTTCAATGATACCATTCCAAATTTTTGCGATTTCTACTAAATCTGTCATTTGCCTTATACCTCTCTATCTAAAATTTCAAAACCATTAACTTCACTACCATAATAAGCAACGAATCCAAAATTTCCATTACTGAACTGAACCATATCATATCCCTCTTTAATGGCTAGGCACTGAATTGCATCATCAATAGTATAATAAGCAGTTCTTCCATTTGAAAACCTAGATTCAAAGAAGTGACATAAATACTGGTCGTCATCCACTAGACCAAATACTTTGCGTTTCTCTTCCTGCTCTGCAATAATCTTCTCAGGATTATCACAGCAATTTGAAACCTGGTGTTTGGTAATTACTGTATATACCATTTGCCTTATGCCTCCTTGATTTTCTCACGCCATTTTTTAATTCGTACTGGGTAACTGACGTTTTCTCTATATGTTTTTAACTGTATCTTTGCGTCTTTCCAGTCATCGCAATAACACTCAATATCCCATCCACACCCTTCATAGAACCCCTCAATGGCGTAACAATCAACTGTTTTACGTTTATACATTTTTATACCTCCTCCTACATTTTTCTTAACTGGTTTATCAAGTAAGCTGCGACTGGTCCTGTGATAATGTACAACCATAAATACACAGCTTCTCTTACAATTACGGTTCCTAAAACCGGAATCAGTAATAATACAAAGATCATCATGGATAATTCAACCATAGAAAGAAGTTTTTGCTTCTTCTTCTCTCTGATGATTAATTCGCGGTTTCTTTTACGGATTTCCAAGCCGTGATCTTCCAGGTTTGCCTTGCGTACACCAGCAAGACTATCTTTTAACAGATTAGCAAGCTCATCATTAAGCTCGCTATCTGTGAAGCACCGAACAATTTTATCTGTTGTCGGTGTTTCGGTTGGTGTGTCAATAACATCGTAATCGTAGTTTAAAGCTTCTGCTGCTCCCATTTTAATTCACCTCTTTTTCTAAGAATCTATTTATTGCTGATATTTCGCTTCGAGTGGTGAGTAGTTTGATCTGCATATTGTCACCAGATGAAACTACTCTGTGTTTCACTCTTCTGTTTGTCAAATAGTTGCATACTCTTCCTACTGATTTTTCAGTAGTATTGATTGTTGCTAATACCTCTACCATTTACCTTGCACCTCCATTACAGTTCCATTAAAAACTTATCAATAGTTTCTGCTTCTGTATCATTACACAGAATTTCGAAATGTGTGTAATGATAGCCAACACCAGATGACTCAAATTTAATTCCCTCTTCTTTCAGTTTTGCCTTGAGTTTTTGAGCATCCAGCTCTTTAAGTTCGCAGTTATAATATTTGCGTTTCATTTGTCACCTTCACCCACCCTTTCTCTTTCATTTCCATGTCATTTCTTGCCGTATCACAAGAGATATTTTTAATATCTCCAAATGGTGAAGGATACTTGTATGGATAAGTTTCATCTGCAAATTCAAACATCATTATGGCTAGTGGAAAACCATCCTCGCATCGATCATAAATTACGACAGCTTTAGTTTTATCATATTTTCGCTCAACTAATGCACATGTTCTAATCATTTTGCCTTGCACCTCCTTGTGTTTCTCTTCCAAAATCGGAAACTTTTTATATTAAAAAATCCACCTACGAACCGTAGATGGAATGAAAAGCTTCCTTATTATAATGCGTTTTTAGTAGTATCTTTTTGTGTGTCTGCCTTCTATCATCAGTCGGCAAATCTCACCCTCTGTTGTTGCGTTGTTAAGACGTGCAAGGATACTAGTTGAGTAATGAAAATCCCTTGCAATACTAATTGCCTCTTTTTTATAGTTTTTAACTGACTCTGACATTACAAGCACCTCACTTTCTAATACTCCAACTATTTCCGTTTGGCTCTGTTACCGTCACGGAATCTGTAGTTTCCTTTACAGACACGTAGTAAGAGTTGACCATCTGTTTGATAGTTTCATAACTAATGTTATTTGGATCATCTCCAATACAGCCATAGTCCTTCAGCTGTAGTGTGGTGTAGCCCAAGGAATCTGTGTACACCAGAGCAATATCAGAGATTGGAATGCTGACCTCCGGTTTCGCTTGCTTCTTTACTTTAAGGATTGTATCATCCTTTTTCCGCCTAGTTCCCTTAGTGTCAAATTTAACCTGGACGTTAGCTCCCTTATGAAGATGGAGTTTTCGCTTGGTATGCCAGACATTACCGTCCTGTGTTGTAATAGATTTTGCACCGGTCACAATTCCGGTACCATACCGGATATTTGCCTTTGCGGAAACTGTGGTTGATGTGGTAATTGTTAATGCTGCGAATGTTGCAGCTACAAGAAATTTTTTCATTTTGTGTTCTCCCTTCTTGGAATGAATTTATTTTGTGGTTGTTTTTGGGGCTGACATAATAAACACAATCTCCCTTCTAAAAAAATGAGAATTATTTTTGTGCATTAAAAAAGAGCCTATCTAATGATAGACTCTCTTATGTTACTTTTATTACCTTTCCATTACTTTTTTGTCAAATTCGTCCTTTGAGACAAACTCAACTTTAAGAACTTTATCCATTCCCTTGGCAATTTTCTTTAGTTGATTAAGTGACGGATTATTACCCATTTCACAAATTTTAACCAGTTTCTTTTTAGATATTCCTACTTTCTTAGCAAACTGTTTTAAAGATAAATCTTTTTCATTTCGCTCATTAATAATTGCACTTGCAATATCTTTATCTGCTGCTAAATCATACCATAAATCTCTAAACTTAGGATCTTGATATATTTCCTTTAAGAAATCGTCAAAAGAAGAACCTTTTGGACTCATATTTTCTTTAGTTTGCCTTCTGCCCCACGCCTTTCTAAATTTAGGATCATTTCCCCTTTCTTCTTCAATTTCTCTTTTTACGTCTGCTTCTACAAATGGCATAATCTATCTCCGTTTATTAATTGAGGTTATTTAATTTATTATTATTTTACAGGTTTCATTGATACAACTTCTAAAGTTTTTCCCAAAGAGTTAAGCACTTTTAATACTGTAGATAATTGAGGATCTGTAGTTCCCTTCTCCATTCGAGAAATAACAGGCTGTTTAATACCACTCATAATTTCAAGTTGCTTTTGAGTAACACCACCCTCTTCTCTTGCTTTAATCATTTCCGTAATGATTTCAGACCGAACTTTACTTGCTTCAATCTCTTCTGGTGTATACATTTGTCTTTCAAAGTCGTCCCAGGATGAACCCCTGGGACTTATCTTCATTTTACTCATTGTCCTTACTCCTTTCTATATAATCATTCATTAGCTTTTCAGCCTTTTTAATTTCCCTTTTGGGAGTTTTTTGTGTTTTCTTTTGGAAGTGGGATAACAATACTATTGTATTATTAACATATGTAAAAAATAAGATCCTATCACTTAATGGTCTTAATTCCCATATTTTCCCTTCAAGATGTTTTACATATGGAAGCCCTGCTCTTGCACCGTTTTTCTTTAGAACGTTCATGCAGTCTTCGATTTTCTCACGTTTTATTCTGTTGTCTTTACTATCATTCTCAAACAATGAGATAAAATAGTCTCTTACCGGCTCTTTGCCTTTCTTATCCTTGTAAAAAATAACCTCAAACAAATTCTTTTTCTCCTTTCTTTTGAGCCGATTATAACTTAAAAGTATATTTTTGTCAATAAAAAATTGTGATTTCCCTTATTGAAATCAAGGCCCACAAGCGGATTCGAACCGCTATCTATCCGTACACACTAAGGGAGAGGCTACCGCAACTCAGGGGTTAAGCTACGTATTTCTTTTTGACGCAGTTTGAGGGGTTTACTGCGTTGTGCGTGACTGCGTGATAGTGTGTGTTGGATTATACTTTGCCTTTTTGTACTATGTGGGCGGAATGAGGAAAAGATTAATCCTCATCAATGTAAAAATCTGACAACATGGCTTCCTGGTATGATCCGGTAAACATACCAAAAAAGTCTGCGTATAGATTGGCAAGTTTGTTAATTGCCGATTCTCTTGACAGTTTCCCTTCTGAAAACTGAATTTTAATTCTGTGTGTAGTAGCACAGAAAGTTGATAAATCCATTTCCATTACTTCCATTACAGATTCTCTCCTATTCAACAATAAATGGTTTTCCAGGACGGCATTTTATCTGTTTAACTTTCATACCGTCACGGCGAGTACTACCAATTCCATCGAATGCTCCATCATAACCAGTGTTTGAGCATTTTTTTGTCATGGAAGGCTTGGAATTCTCGCGGTAGTAGACCGGAAGTCCATTGTAGTTTTCCAGTGGGAACACTTTTTCTTCCCAGCTGATGTCGTAACCACGACCATCTACCATGTACTGAGCGTTAAACTCACGCACTGTACCGTCAGAGTTTTTGCGCTCATAACCCATGGAAGGCTCTGGAATCTTACGCCATGAAAATTCCATGGCAAGTCTATGCGCGTCACGGTCAGCTTGTGTAATGACCGGACGAACTGGTCTCTGCCATTTTTCAACGACCGGAAAACCGTTGATTTTTTGACAGACTTTCACTATGTCGTTTCGGATCGGTTCATACATCCCACGGAAGGATGCAGAAATTTTTCGCCAGTCGTTGCCAGAGTTCACCCAAAGGGAAAACTGGCGTGACTCGTTTTTCATTGATATCTCTGAAGGGCAAAGTGATACCCAAAACAGAGATTTATTATTAATTTTACGGCGCCCAAATATAGCGCCTACTGGGATACAGAATCCCTCCATTTTCGTCTGGCGTTCTGCCAGGTGGACATATTGACGGTTTGACATGCTGCGGAAACCTCCTTATTTTTGGGTAGACTATCCCTATGGAAATGCTGCGGATTAGACAGACTTTTTCATGGGATATTTGGTTGATAATTTACAAATGGCACACTTGACGTTGAGGCATAGCAAACTAGGATGTATAGTCCTATTGCAGTGTGCCGTAGTGGGATCATGCCACACCCACTAAATCTAGGCGTATCATGCGGACAACTATAGTGTCCTTGAATTCCAATGGATTATTATAAAAATAATGCCACTGGTTTTTCAGATACTCCAGCTGTCGTTGTGACAGCCAGAGGTCGAGAACGTTTTCAATTAAAGCCTGTTTAGTCATTATGCTACCTCCTGTTTTTTGGTAGATTTACGTGTAGACTTTTTGACTGTAGACTTCTTTGTAATACCGCCTTCTGGCGTTACCACAAGCCCCTTTTCTTCTGTCGGCTGTGTTTCTTCTGTAGAGGGTTTTAATACCTCTACAGAGTCATTGTGAAGAATTACTGCCATAAATCCAGTGACGGCTTTCACAATTTTGGTCTTATTTCCGGCAATTGAATAGTCATAGCCAGTAACAACGCGCTTTTTATCCTTTTTGTCATACTTTGTAAGAAAAGCCGCATCCCTAACAAGTGATGACAGAAAACCAATTACAGATTTTTCTGTAATGCCAGATTTACGGATTTTTACACCGTAAAAATACTGGCCGTTCTGACCACCTAACAGATTATGAATAAGCGGACGAAGGACATTGTAAGCACCCTGACAATTGCCGTTTAACAAGTAGTTTTCTGCAATCTTTTTGATACCAGTAAAGTTGATACCAGAATCTTTCAGAGTGTTTTCAGAAAGATTGATTGAACGCACGTTCATATGCGCAATCAGTTCAATGTTAATTTTGTCAATTGGTGCAAGGTCACCCCATTCTTCACTAGAAACGCCAGTTTCGGTAACCTTTGCTACCATTTCAAGGTAATCCTTGCGGATTGCAAGAAAATCCTCAGCTTTATCGGATAAAGCCTTTTTAACTAAATCCTCTGAAATTGTAAGAAGGTCTGTTGATGGGTAGCATTCTGTAATCTTTTCCTCAAAAGAGAAAAGGCGTTTTTTCAAAAATGATTCAAAAGTGCTGTACACCTTGAATTCTGCCAGTGACCGAACCTTTTCGGCGTTCTCTGATGGGTTTACCATGTTACATGCTGTGATGATTTCAATACCTTTAATAGCTCTCATATTATTCCTTTCTTGCCCTGTCGGGCTTGCGCTTTTATCGGTTTAGCGCTAACACTTATTTTAAATTGCAATGTCGGGATTGCACCGACTGGAAAAATCAAGCGGTCAAAATGAATTGTTACCGTGTTTTCCAACGCACTGGAAACTGACGTATTGCAAGTGATTTATAAGTCATTGCCAGTAGGTCATACACCTATAAATCATGGGCGAAAATAATCACTTTACGCGGATTATATGAAACATATAATCCATTGTGCGTTATTCTCTGAATCAGAGTTGATTACTTTCTGGTATATCCGTATTAAAATCGTATTACACTTATTATCAGTGTCTACCGTGCTACCATTCTAGCGCTTGCGCTTTACGGTATTGACTATTACTAATCATTCGACTGTATATTGCGACGTTCTTTCAACGCCCTCACTCGTCTGGATTTAGTCCAAACTACAGAGACTTTCAAGTCATGGGGTTATAAGTAACCAACTTTCCCGGTGCTTTCAAGTGAGATTGATTGCTTTTCTCACTCTCTCATTTTTCTATAGTCCCCCGGAACGTAGTTATATAACTACTGAATAGGACTCTTTATAAAGGCATTTTCCAGACTGGAAAAGAAATATTGAAAAGCTTGTATTCCAGAACTGGAAAGAAGAAAAGAGATTATTGCTTTTCAATGCCTATTATATTTTTATTCACAATCTCGATTCTGACCGCCCCCACATGGGCTTTTAAGTCGTTCTCTCAATTGCTTAGCGCAAGTATAACATTGTCTTACACAAGATACAAGTCGGAATATTGCACAATCTTACACAAGACATTTTATATATCTTGCACAAGTCGCACAATTGCACACTTTTTTATTTTGCATTATATAGAAAGAATATTTCAAAAATACAGAAGTAAAAACCATGGAAAGTATTGATTTTACTAGCGTTGTGGGCTGTCGTATGGTATAATTCTAGTGAAATTACTTCTATATAATGCAAAAAAATGAAAGTAGGTTGATATATAAATGCCAGATAATAAAGAGAATAAACAGACAAGAACACAATATAAAAATGATTATGCTAAAAATAACTATGATAGAATAGCATTGTCGGTAAACAAGGGAAAAAAGGAAGAATTGAAAGTACATTGTAGCAAGTATGGTTATAAAAGTGTAAATGATTTTATAATACAAGCTATAAATGAGAAAATAGCTAGGGATTTAGGAGAAATGTAAATACAATTTAGTGTATTATAGCTATTGTGTGTGCAATTATGTAATTGTTTTAAAACGTCCGTGTAGGAAATACATTTTGTAAGCAGTGAGTTGAGCTGCGGTATAGGCATATTGCACAAAGTGGTTGATTTTAGTGGGATTATTGGGTGTGATAGGTGGAAAATATGCGGTAAAAAGTGTCTTTTTGAGGGTGAAAAATTGGGAATCGGAAAAGTCGTTGTGCAAAGTGCATAAAAGTGTGTGAGTCTGGTATAAGTAAAAGTTATAGCTGAATTGTTTGGTATAGATTATAGTTATGACAAAGTGTGCTATAGGTGAAAGCTATAGATAAATTGTTTATTATAGATAAAATCTATAAATACGATACTGTTGCAAATGCAACAGTTTTCACGCTATCTACCGAAAAAATTATCATTTATGAATAACCATTAAACCCTTGTAAATACTGGATTTCTACGACTTTTTACCCTATTTTTTTGAAAAATTCCTACTATATACCAGTTTAAAGCCCTTGCCAGACAACGCCAGTATGTCTTGTATAGTAATTTCTATATTTTTCTATCATAGAAGTATAAAAGCATGTCCACTAATAGATATTAGAAGTCATGGAAAATAAGGGATGGGGGTACTTTCCATCCTGGAGCAGATCCAGGATCGGCTCAGCAGCATAAGCAGGTCAATCTCTACACTGACTGGAAAATGCATCTATCCCAATAAATCCCTACCAACTCACACTCTCCATCACTCTCCCATCGTATCGACCACCGTATCGTAAAATCCCAATAAATCCATACCACTCATCACTCCCACTCCACAAAAATAGCACCAAAAATCACACCAAAATCACACACCCATCTATCCCAATCCAAATAAATTCAAGCCATCAATCGATACCGTTCAGCTACACAAATTTCCCACAATACCCAATACATCACTCACCACACCAAAATCTCAATGTTTTCCTGGCATAACTAGCAATTTTTCACTATTACCAAAACACTCATTCGATAAAATCCAAATAAATCCCTACTCAAATCCCATTTTACTCATCACACCAATCGCATTCTTTCCTATATAAATACTGTTATCTCTCGGTATCAAAAAAACACAACTTAATTCACATAATTTAACTAAAAAAATTTAAAAGCAGCCATCCAATCCGGACGTGCTGCTTTATTTTTTAACTCTCCACTCGCTCTAATCCCAGTATTTTTAACACATCTATAATCAACACCTACTTTACATCAAAATTCCACCCTAAAAATCGTCCAAACACCTCTACCCTACCAATTTACCACTACCCACTATCTCGTCAAAATTTACCATCAAAAACTAATCTAAAGTACCGTAATAGGGGTATATTTTAGTCTCAGCTACACTCACTACCCAGATTACCATCCAGGTCTAATATAATAACTATAATTTAACTCAAATTTAACTCAAATCTAACTCAAATCTAACTCAAATCTAATTCAAATCTAATTCAAAATTATATTAAACTGACATACTTCTTATTCCACATTAAATTTAATTAATAAGAATAAAATAAAATTCCATTTAGAAGTCTATATTGAATCCACTAATCACACCTCAAGAAAGGAATGCAAAAAAATGAATGAAAAACATAATTTTGAAGTTTTAGTTAAACTATTATCCGAGTTTTGGTACAAAGGAGATTCATCATTAGATGATGAACTTGATAAATTTGAAGAGGTGATTTCAAAATCTGGTTATGGTGAATCAGCATTTGGAGTAGCAAGGGAAAACTATGATAGAATCGAAGTAATACCAAATTCAAAAGTTATATTTTATGCAGAATACTACGACGGTTGTCAAGCACCATTCACCGTATGTATTTGGAACAAACCTATTAAAGAATTAGAAGAATTACTAAAGGAAGCATCGCCAACATTATACAAAGAATATATTATGAGGTTAACAGGATCATGGAACAAATAAAGTCTTTATCAGATTTACAATCACTATTCAAGAAACAAGTTGCTAATAAGCATATCTCAACATGTCCTTATGGTGGACCACAACCTTACTTAAAACCTAATATGACAGAATTAGCAGAGCAAGCATACAAACGTAAGGAAGAATATTTCTATTGTGAATCAGTTGATCCAGATAATCCAAATGGACCACAAAAACTATCTGAACCCAAATATGAATATGATTTAGAAAGACCACTAACCGAAGAAGAATACAATAGTATTTTTTCAGAATGCAAGAAGAAGTAGTTTAGAAGAAATATTTGTAGCTAAATAAATGCACGGCTGAAAAAACAATAATTTTTTTCAGAATAACTAAAAGTAAAAACAAGAAGAACCAATTAAAGGAGGAAAACAATGTGCAACAAATAAAAATTGATGAATTAAAACCACATCCACGTAACAATGAATTTTTTGATGATCTCACAGGTGAAAAATGGAATGAATTCTTAGAATCTATAAAATCTCGTGGGGTAATCGAACCAATTGTAACTACACAAGATAACGTTATTGTTTCTGGACATCAACGAGTAAAAGCCTGTAAAGAGTTAGGAATTTCTCAAATAATGTGTGATATCCATTTTTACCATAATGAAGATGAAGTATTACAGGATTTAATCGAAACAAACATCCGGCAGCGTGGGGATATAGGCGGTAGCGCAAAGAAAGTTGGTAAACGAATCAAAGAGCTTGAGAGGATTTATGGGATTAAACATGGCGGTGATAGGAAACTAATTCAAGACGAAAAAAATTCGTCTTGCTCTAAATTACAAAACCAATTAGCATCTGACATGAATATGGATGTAAGAACTCTTCAGAATTACAAGCAGCTTGCAGAGATGATTCCTGAATTAGAGGATCTGGTAGATACCGGAATTGTAACCAAAACTACTGCTCTTGCGATTATAAAAGAATTATCTCAAGAAGATCAGGAAAAACTCATCTCTTCACTTGATACAACCAAACGTATTACACAGAAAGAAATGCAGAAATATATTGATAAGATTAAAGAGCTTGAAGAGAAACCACCAGAAAAAATAATTGAAACTATCGTGCAGAAACCTGTAGATTACGATGATTTAAAAAAAAGAGTAAAAGATTATAAAAGTGATAATTCTTTTCTTCAGTCAGAATATAATAAACAGGTTAATAAAAATAATGAATTAAAAAAGAGAATAGAAATATACGAACAAAATGATCCAAAAGAAAAAAGACAGAAACAAATTTTTGATTCTGCACTTCTATTCTGTGCAAAAGTTTCATCTTTTATAGAACAAGTTGGTGGTTATGTATGGTTGACAGAAGAATTAGAAAATATTCCTGAAAAAGAAAGAGAAGGATATATTAAAGCAATCCATGCAGTCAAAACTTGGGCTGATACTATGGAATATAATATTAATAATAAAACAAAGGAGATTAATTAATTATGAAGAAAGAAATTGCTACTATGGAAAACATTATGGGAACAGTTGGAGAACTTACTGGTTTATCAAAACAACTTATGTATTCTACTAATCAGTTAGCAGAAAGTACAAAGGCAATCTATGTAAAACTTGCAGAAAATGATGAAAAATTAAATTTAGTAACTACAGCTATTTCTTCTATCCAGGATAAAATGAATCATCAGAGTAATAGGTTAGATCAGCTTGAACTAAATGAGGAAATTAAATCAGAACAAGAAATTATCATTAGAAATACTGCCAAGAAACGAGTATTTGAAATTATTGGAGATAATATTTTAGATTATCAGAAATATTTCAAAACTTTTATCTCAAAGTTATATACAGATGCACGTAAAGAAGCAGGTCTAGGGTCAAGAATTGCAACTACAAGAAAAGGCGACTATCAAAGAGTTATTAATTATATTGAAGCATGGGTTCCTAAAAAAGGATGTTCTGGTTTAAAAGAAGAAGTAGATAATAAAGCTGCAGCAAAACGAGAGGCAGAAGCATTAGGTTATACTGCGTAATTACATATACCAGTGGTAGAGATAAAATCTATCACTGGATATTTTAATAATCAAAAAAACAATTAATAAAATTTTTAAGGAGAAAAATAATGCCAAAAGAAACTAATAAACAAACTAAATCATCAAGTGTAACTAAAAAGAAAATTACAAAGTCATCTACTACTAAAGCAGAAAAAACAAAAGTACCATTAAAAATCAATACATCAAAGTTAAAAATTGGGATGACTGTAAAAAATTATAAAGAACTTTGTGAGTTATTAAAACAAGATTTTATTCAAGGTGGTAATGCAAGAAAAGCACAACTAAAAGAATTTGAATGTTACTTTGATTGGGAAAAATCTGGACAGAAATTTATTATAACAGATATTTATGATACTCCGCTTGAAAAAGATGATAAAAGAAAATTTGGGAATAATTCTATATATGCACATTGCATTGAAGTTATTTTATTACAGTATTTATCAAAACAAGATGGATTTACAAGTACATTAACAAAGAAAAACTGGTGGGAACTTTTAGGTATTACAAATCATAATTATGGAAAAACAAGTGAAAAAGATCTTATAAAATTAGATCAAACAGTAACATCGTTTGAAGTAAGAAATTTTTATCAACGCTGTAATAAAAGACTTGAACAAATTTTATTTTCTGCATTAAACAATCTAAAAAGTAGAAAACTTATTATATATGAACCTGAAACTGTAATTGTAGAATATGACGATCATGGAAATGAAATAAGTTCTATTGCTACTGATGATGAAAAAAAACTTATTCTTCAAACAGAACGTTATGTATTACATACTGAAATGGGATATGAAAAAATGTTTCAGGTTTTTGTATCTGGCAGACAAAAAGAATATTATGAAAAAGTTAATGAACTTTTATTAGATCAATTTGGATGGGATCATTGTTATAAACAATTAAAGATTATTTACACTCCAGAAGACATTAAAGAAGCACTTCCAGAAACAGAAATATATTTACAAAAACAGTTATTAAATGAAAACGTAGTAACTTGTATAAATGAAAATGCGCAGTCCTACTATGATAAATGCATTGAAAAATATAATAAAGAAGTATTTGGAAATGAAGAAGATTATTGGGGTGAGTTACCTGCATTCTCAATGGAGAATGATAAAAATGTATGGAAAATCCCTGATACATATCTAACGGCACAATCTATTCTAACAAATGAATTGATAAAAATTGGACACAAAGATTTAGAGTTTTCAGCAGAAGATTTTATTAAGAGCAATGAGGATGATCCTGAATTTTCATTTTAATACAAATTTAGAAAAGTTGAAAATTTGATTTTAACCATATTTTATATAGTAAAACCAAATGTCTACTAAGTTACTAGGAATAAGGCTTTTTCGCCATATAAAATAAGGGCAAAATCAAAAATCGTCCATTTATAATTCCAATATATATTATTATATATATTCTCTTATATAGGGAAGTTTAAATGGACGATTTTTTAACACGCTTTTTCGCTATATAAAATAAGGCGAAAACAAGTTTAACACTTTTGTAACAATTACATTTAAGCCTTATTTTATATAGGATCTCTCGTGATATTCCAATTATAAACGGAAGAATTCCAATAAAAATATACAATCAAACCAATTTCGAACGAACAATTTTGAAGCGTTAGCGAAAAATTGTGAAGTGACTCCAAATGAACGTAGCGTAAGCGTAGTGAATGCGGTGAAGCACTGTCGGAACGACAGACAAGTTAATTTGGAATATTGATTATAAATATTTATTATAAAATTTGATTATACTTTACTGGTGTTCCACCAGAGGCTGCCGCACTCACTTCGCTTACGCTACGTTCATTTGTCATCACTACGCTATATGTTTCGCTACGCTTCAACATCTAGCTTCGTTCTAATTGATTTTATATTATTATTGTCATTATTTATTATCATTATCTATTCAGATAAATAAATTCCAATATAACTTATAACTAAATAGAGAAGAAATTAATAGTCAGATGTGAAATAACACATTTGCATTTTTTGTAAATAAAAAATTTTTCTATTAAGAAGAATTTTATATAACCTACTACCCTTCAACCCTTCACATTTTTAGTAGGTTATGTAACTTATCAACCTCGCACAGAAAGGATTAATACTAATTATGTTAAAAGGAGTACATACTAAATATGAATACAGAAGTAAACACAGACAACGTTGCACTTACACAGAGATTATCATCTAAAACTACTAAAAATTATTATACAGGAGGTACATTTCCTGCTATACCATCTCGTGAAGAATTTCATCGCTATGCATCAAATATATTAAATTTATATGCCTTTGAGACTGATTATCCTCCATTTCCTAGTTGTAATATTAATGCTGCAGCTTCTTCTATTGGATGGACAAAGAGTAATAATAAGAATAAGGGAAATAAATATAAATTTAAATCAACTAAAAATTCTACTAAGAAAGATCATCAATAATGTAAGGTGGTGATTATCATTAGTGAGTTTGGAATTAAAATTAAAAATATCAGTGCCGGTACATTATATGATGTTAATTTAGGGACAAGAGATTATTTCTCTTACACTGAAGCAATGCTTAATAACAGTTTATTCTCTGCTTTTCTTATAAAGAATGGTCTTAATGTATATAAAGGTGAATCTACTAGAGATATTATTTGCTTAGACTTTGATTTTGGAACCAGATCTTATGAGGATGAACATAAGCGAATTGAGCAGTTATATAAAAATTCTGATGGCGAATTAAAGGAACGTCTTAAATACACATTAGAGAAAGTTGAGAACAACAAAGATCTCTATGATGAAAAAAAACGTGAGCAGATCAGAGATAAATTCTATAACGAAGGTGTAGATGTTACTTATAAAACTAAGAATAAAGATGACACTATTAAAAGTGAAGAAACAATTCACTATGAGATGTTGTTTCGAACCAGTGCTAAAGCAAAGCTTGGAAAGGTTATCTTTATAAACTCTGAACTTTATGAAGTGGCTTACGAATGGTTAACTATCGGACTTGGAAAACTAATGACAGATGACAATGCAAAAATTGTTGAGATATCTGCCTATGCTCCACTTACTACATCTACCATTGTAGGAACTAAGTATATTCCTGTAGAGGATATTCTCATTCTACGAGACCAGGATTCATTTTTTAAGACAATGGCTAATATTGTTCGTGCAGAAGATTACATTGATTCTAAGGGTCGAATTGGCAAGAAATGTGTAGTAGACAAGAAGGTTACTGAAGTCAAGAATACACTTTGGGATGGTATGGGTTTGATCGAAGCTGATTATTTCAAAGATTGCAGAAATGCTTATAATCCGGAATGGACTGTTAAAATCAACGGCATGGCTCTGATGAGACACCATTTATTTAAGATGTGTGGTTTTAAATCTCATATACAGTTATTCTTTAAGGATTGGTGTAAGAAAACCGGCAATGATTACGAAACTTACCAGGTCCAAGACATGTTTGGTCATTGGCATTATTTGAAAGACATTAAGATTATCACTACTGACAACGCCATCAAATGGAAAAAATTTAAGGATTTAATGGGCGGCTCATTAGAATCTGCATATGAGTATTGGTGCAATAAGGTAAATGAAGATGGCAGCGTGTTCGGTGTCGTCAAGACAGATCACATTAGTAAACTTGGTGAATACCAACAGCTCAGTTATCAGATGGTCAATACTCTCCCATGTACCAAAGATGATGTAAGGGATATTGCAAGCACCAGTATTGAATATGTGGAGTTACTGAAACAGGATAATAATGAATTTGAGAAATTCTTAAGAAAAAATGCTAATGAGGTAAACCACTATGAGATGATGGCTGATTTATATGATCACAATCATGAATTTGGAAACAGTACGTTCTTCAGACATGAGAAGTCAAAAATTATTTCTGCATATGTACACAAGCTTAGAAAAGGTAAGATTGTTGTAAATGGTGATAATTTAACTACATGTGGTAATCCATATGCTCTTCTACTCTATTCTGTTGGTGAGGATTTTACAAAAGATCCTACTCTAAAAAGTGAAGATGGTGTAATTCAGTGTTACACTACAAGATTTCAACATGATGAATTTCTATGTGCGTTTCGTAATCCTCATAATTCCCCAAATAATATTTGTTATTTTCACAATGTATATAGTGATGAGATGGAAAAATACTTTGAATTTTCAAAAAATATTATTGCTGTAAATAATATTGAGACTGACTTTCAAGCAAGAAGTAACGGAAGCGATCATGATTCGGATTTCGTTCTAGCCACAAATCAGCCAACAATGGTTAAGTGTGCAGCTTATTGCTATAAACACTACCCTACTATTGTCAATGACTTAAAAGAAAGTGGTGTCGTTTATAAAAATAACAAATCAGAATATGCACGTATGGACAATACATTTTCTAAATCAAGAATCGGAATTGGATATTCCAGTAATTTGGCACAGCTTGCCATGACTTATTACTGGAGTGAGTTACAGAGTGATAATCCAGATCCAAAAAGACTTGATGAACTGTCAGATAATTTCGTAATTCTAAGCGTTCTTGCTCAAGTAATAATCGATAGCTGCAAGAGGCTTTATGAAATTGATGGTGTTAAAGAGATTGATAGGATTAGTAAACTTCCATGTATGTCAATGAAAAAAGAAGTAATTGATAAAAATGGGAATGTAAAAACAGTAAAATGTGACTTTCCACAATTTATGCAGTATACAAGAGAAATAAAAACAACAAAAGATGGCAAGGAACTTCCATTTGAAGACATTGATGAATCAAGGAATAAATTAAAAGGTCGTATTAATAATGATTTAATTTGTCCAATGAATTGGTTACAAGAGTGGTTAGATAAAATACAGGGGGCAAGCAAAACTACTACTATTCCAACAGAAAATTTTTTCATTAAAATGGATGGTACAGCATCAAGTGCACAAGTAACAAAAATAATGAAAATTATAAACGAGTATGATAACGCTATAAAAGCATTAAACAGCCTATCAGTTGAGCGTGATGAATATGTTGATTCATTAGCAGAAATTGCTAAGAATACATTGGATCAAATATCACATATGAAAATCGGAAATAAAAAAACAATTAATCGTTTGATAGAGATTGCACTTGGAATTGGGAAAAAATATGCTGGAAGAGATTTTAAATTAAAAAATCCACAAAAATATGCTAGAAAAATCTTAAACACAGTATATCAATATAATCATGAAAAATTTTTAAGCAACTTTGTTATTTGCAAATGAAACAAGAACTTTTGCAATAATGTTCGTTTTCCCCTTTATTTATATGGTTTTTTTTAATGTAGAATATCTTCCCATATATGGAGAGAGATGAATGGCATCCACAACCATTCGTACTGTTTAAAGTGGAAACAGTTTTTAGATGAAATTGGAGAGTTCCGAAATTAAGCTCCCGTGTCCAAGAGCCGAGACACGTATGTATACGGCCAGAAATTTCTGATTCATATATTGTAGAGGGATTGGATATATATTCGGTCCCTTTGCAATATGAATGTCGCAGGATAGAGAAGTTTGGTATCTCGTCAGATTCATGCTCTGAAGATCGGCAGTTCAAATCTGTCTCCTGCAATTATTATCCTCTCTTACGAGGAAATTTAGAACGAAAGGTGTGTATTGTTATTAAAACAATTACAAAAGAGGGTATCCAGTCCCTTATTGATAAAAAAATCTTAAAGCCATACTCAGGAGGGTATATGAATTCCAGAGGGTACCATGTGGGGTATTATAAAACCTGTGGAAATAAGAGGTACATTGAAGATTGGTACGCTGATAAGGCGGAAAAATTAAAATAATAAAGAAAATACAACTGAATACATCGCACAAGGCGAAATACTTAAAGGAAAGGTGGTTATTTACCATCGAAGCAAAAGTAAAATTTTATGATACAAATGCTGTTTTAGCATTACAGGAAAATGTATTAGACAGTTATTTTTACATTAGCTCTACTACCCTTCAAGAATTAGAGCATATTAAAGTATCAAGAAATAAAGATGAAGAAACAAAATATAAATCACGTAAAATATTACATATCTTAGATGAAAATACTGACAAGTATAAAGTTGTTATAACAGATAATTCTATCCTATCTATTATTGAATCAAAAGGTCTTGAAAATTCCCCAGATAATCAGATTTGCGCATGTGCTTTTACAATTGAAAATGTTGTTTTTGTTACCAATGATCTTGCATGTAAAACGATTGCTAAATGGATTTTTGGATTAAATGTTGAAAGTGCTATTGAAAATACAGATAAAATTTATAAAGGTTATCAGATCATAAACGGTAATACAGGAACCATTAATAAAATTATGGAAGACATGGATTTATCCAAGTGGTCCATTAATGAGTATTTAATTATTGAAAACACTGATGATGGAACCTCAAAAGAGATGCGTTTTGATGGTGAAAATTTTGTTGCTCTTAAACTTCCATCTTCCAAGTATATTAAGGCTAAAAATTCTCTTCAGCGTTGCGCTTTGGACATTTTAAACAATCCAGACATTACAATTGCTGCAATTCTAGGAGGTTACGGATCTGGCAAAACTTATCTTTCCATGCAAATGGCACTATACAATGTTCGAGAAAAAGGTCGTGCAAGTAAAATTCTTGGAGTTAGAGAAACAATGGGTGAAGGTAAAGAAATTGGATTTCTCCCAGGTGAAATGGAGGATAAAGTTGGAAGATTTTTTGAACCATTAACTCAGTCTCTTAATGGTGGCGAGTTTGAATTGCAAAGTCTTAAAACTTCTGGAGTTCTTGACACTAATATTCCATTTTATATGAAGGGGACAACTTATAACGAAACAATTATTGTCTGTGACGAGGCTGAAGATTTAACAGAAAGTCAGATTCGTCTTATTGGAACACGTCTTGGTGAAAATAGCAAAATTTATCTTGCAGGTGATTATAAACAATCACTTCTTACTAAAACCACAAATAACCCACTTATAAAAATGTGTAATGAATTTAAAGGAAATAGAAAATTTGGCTGCATTTATCTTGGTGAAGATGTTCGATCTGAGACAAGTAAGATGTTCGCTGATTTATTTGAAAAGTAGGTAGAAATGAATTCAAAAAAATATAAATCAATTTTTACTCCTGGTGTCGCAAGACATCTTTTAAAAATGGGTAATCCAATAATTGATATAAAAAAAGATAAAAAAAATAGTGAAAAAACGATTTTTATATTTGAAGAAACAGAAAAGTTATTAACAGACTTATCTTCTCTTTCGATATAAAAATAAAAAGTTCAAGAAAGGTCGTAAAGAAATGAAACCAAAAATGAGAAAAGATCTAACCGGTCAACGCTTTGGAAAACTAATTGCTATTGATGTGGATGAAGAACGAACAGTTAATGGTAAAGTATATTGGAATTGTTTATGTGACTGTGGATGTACTACAAGTGTACAATCAACGTCTCTTACTAGAAAAAATGGGACGAAATCATGCGGATGCGCGCGAAATTCAAAAGAAGCAATAGAGAAATCAAGAATAACAAGTAAAAGTTATCCTAAAGATATTACAGGTTTTAAATTTGGTCGTTTAACTGTTATTAAAAAGACAAATACAAAAAGCGTAAGAAAGTCTGATAGTGGAGCATATTTATGGGAATGTAAATGCGAATGTGGAAACATTTGTTACTATTCTAGGTATTCTTTAATAACTCCTAACGGAATTAAATCATGTGGTTGCTTATACCAAGATACTAGATATGAAACAGGTAAAAAATATTGTGAATATGATTTAGATTCTTATGAATTTGGAATTGGTTATTGTAGCAATGGAACACATTTTTTCTTTGATAAGGAAGACTATGAAAAAATCAAGGAATATTGTTGGTGGTATGATGGGCGTTATGTTTGTGCACATACATTAAGTAATGATGAATATACAACTAAAATTATTCGATTACATCGTTTGGTGCTTGATATTGAAGACAGAGAAAATATTGATGTGGATCATAAAAATTTGGTTAGATATGATTGTAGAAAAATTAATCTTAGAAGAGCTACGACTTCTGAAAATAGCAGAAATAAAGACTATTCTTATATGTCCAGTACAGGTATTATTGGTGTGCGAAAAAATAATAATAAATATTGTGCGTCAATTAAGGTAGATAATAAGAATATAAATCTTGGTTCATTTGACACAATTGAAGAAGCGGCAGAAGTAAGAACTGAAGCAGAAATCAAATATTTTGGTGAATTTCGTTATGACTTATCTGATAAAGATATTATCGATGAAAAAAATATGGAACAATATACTGAATATAAACAGTGTATTTAATACTCTAAATTTTTGAGATTATAAAAATAAAAGACTAAAAGGAAAGCAGGTAATGCTTATGAATGAAAAAAAGGATAAAAAGAAATTGGAAATGGCATATTTAGATATTGCTATTCCACAAAATGCTGAAAATTTACAGTTACCAGATCCATCACTTCTACAGTTTTATAAAAACTATGAAAATAGAATTATTTGGATTGATGATGAAATTACTTCAATGACGCTTGAATATGCAAAAATGATTATGCAGTGGAATTTTGAAGATAAGAAAAATAATATCCCTGTTGATCAGCGTACTCCTATTAAAGTGATTTTCTTCAGCCCAGGTGGTGAATTAGAAGTAAACAACTGTCTTGTAGACACGATTCAGCTTAGTACGACAAAAGTTATTGGAATTAATGTTGGCGTCGCTGCATCAAGTGGATGTTTTATTTATCTCTCTTGTCATGAAAGATACACATTCCCAACAGCAGAATTCCTTGTTCATAAAGGTGGCGGATCATTCGCAGGTAACTACAATGAAGTAGTTGCTGCAATTATGAATTATCAGCGTCAGATTGAAGAATTAGGTAATTTTGTGTTATCACGAACAAAAATTCCAGAAGATGTATTTTATGAAAATTTTGATAATGATTGGTACTTATCTGCAAATGAAGCTATTAAATATGGTGTCGCAGAGAAAGTAATTAAAAGTTTGGATGAAATTATTTAAAAAAATTTTTATGATTAAAAGGAGAAAATAAAATGAGGTCTTGTTTAAGCTTCAAACGTAATACAACCGATAAATTATCTATTAAAGGAACACTTTCTGATGATTGCTCCACAATTACATATACAGATGAAAATGGTGACGAAAAAGAAATATTTGTTGTAGATCTTCTTAACGCTATGAAAAATCAGTATATCGAGATGACTGCTCAGATTAAAACTGAGGAAGAGTTAGATGTAATTCCTGCAGAGGATGCAGATAACGCAGAGTAGGTGATCCTATGGATTTCGAAAAAAGAATAAGTGATTATGGAATGACACCTGAACAGTATGAGGCTTCGTTTGCCGAAATAACTGCAAAAGTACAGGGAAACTCAGATAAAGATTGGACTGAAATTATTGATCAATACTCTATTCCACTTTCTCGCAATACTCTTCGGAACGCTTGTAGCAATGTATATGGCAGCGTATTCGTAAAAGAATATTTTGATGAAAAAAGAAGAAAAGAAATGGAAGTAAATAGTGAACCAACTACAGACGAACCGGCTCCTCTCTCGCTTCCAAGATATAAAGAACAGACAGATGTAAATAAGGATGGCTCTTTTACAAGTGATCGACTTATTGAGATTAATGAGGAAAACTTGAAAAATCCTGAATTTTTACTTAACGCACATGGTTATGATCCACTTGAATGGGAACTTGTCTCTGCAAGAAACTCTATTTGGAATCAAGGTGGAAAATCTGGTGTTAAAAATCTGTATGCAAGCAAAATCAATGTAAAACCTAGAACTGAAATTTCTCAGATTGAAATTGAAGAGTTTTACGAAGATTTAGTTAGAAATTATAATCCGAAAAATAGAGATTATTTTACAGAACCTAAAGTTGATGATGGAGTTTTATATGAGATTCCAATTATGGATTTACACTATGGTAAGTTCGCATCAGGAAATCTTACAAACGGATCATACGATTATATTATAGCTGAGAAATGCTTTAATACGATTATAACTGAGGCTATTGAAGACATTAAGTCAAGAAAAGTCGCAAAAATTCTTATGCCAATCGGCAACGACCTTTTCCATTTTGACAATGTACAAGGAACAACTACTCGTGGCACTGCACAGGACACAAATATGAGACATCAGGAAATGTTTAAGGGATGTGTAGAAATGCTCATTGATGGCATTACTGCGCTATCTAAATTTGCTCCTGTTGAACTTATGTATGTCCCAGGAAACCATGATTTTTTAAGCTCTTGGCACGTAGTTATGACATTATGGGCTTATTTTCATGAAGATCCAAATGTACTTGTTGATGTAGACATGCATCCAAGAAAATATTTTGAATGGGGCAATTCTCTTATTATGTATGCTCATGGAGATAAAGAAGGTAAACGTGTAGACAAAGTAATGCAGGTTGAAGCCAGAAAAGCATTTGGAAGAACAAAATACCATGAAGCACATCTCGCACACCTTCATTCGGAACAGGTAATTAAAGAACTTGGTGGTTTAATCATTCGTAATCTCCCATCTGTTACAGGCGAGGATAACTGGAGTCACGAATCCGGATTTGTTGGTGCTGTAAGAAAATGCATTTGTTTCATTTGGGACAAAGAAAAAGGTCTTAAAGGAACTACCAATATTGTTATTGACTGATGAAAATCAGTTTGAGTATAGACAATTAAATAATATGCCGAGCGTGGCGGACCCACGTATAAACAAAAAATAAAATTATAAAAATTTTTAGAAGAAAAAAAGGAGTAACAAAATTATGACAAAGACTGAACTCATTAAAGCAACAGCAACCAAAGCAGAGAAGACAATCAAGGAGACAGGCGACATCGTAGCAGCTCTTCAGGAAGTTATCATGGAGACACTGAAAGCTGGCGAGGATATTAGAGTACCAGGATTCGGAAGTCTTGAGGTTAAGGATGTAGCTGAAAGAAAAGTTAGAAATCCTCAAACTGGTGAAGAGTTTATGGCAGGTCCTCATAAGACTGTTAAGGCGAAACTTGCAAAAGCTGTAAAAGACGCTGTTAGATAAATAGAATTTTTCATTTTTGATAAACCACAGGGCTGTGATAGTCCTGTGGGAATATAAACATTGTTTTCTTACGCGAGGTGATTAACCCTCTGTTTTGATATTTTTATCATAGCACTCTTTCATATTGGGATGGCTATTGCCGTAGTCATCTCACGTAAGGAAACAAGGTAAATGTTGCGGCAAACAACAAAATATATTTAGCATATAAATAGTGCAGAAAGAGTGAATATATGATTAAAAATGAATTAGTTTCTATTGAAAATGGACAAGTATTAACAACAAGTCGTGAAATTGCAGAACATTTTAATAAAGCTCATAAAGATGTTCTTGAATCAATACGAAATCTCACAGCGGAAAATTCCGCCGTGAAAAATATGTTTATTTATTCAGAATATAAGAATTCAAGAGGACGAACTTATACCGAATATCTCATTAATCGTGATGGTTTTTCTCTTCTGGCGATGGGGTTTACTGGGAAAGATGCTCTTGAATGGAAATTAAAATATATTGAAGCATTTAATGAAATGGAAAAACAGTTATCATCTCATTCTGAGCCAAAACTTCCAGTAAATTACAAAGAAGCTCTAGTGCAGCTTCTTGTAGAAGTTGAAAAGAATGAAGAACTTGAAAAAGAAAATGCAGTTTTAAAACCAAAAGCTACATATTATGATGATGTTCTTAAGAAAAATGGATTAATTAATACAAGTATTATTGCAAAAGATCTTGGATTACATGCAGCTAAATTAAATGAAATTATGCATGTGAATCGTATTTTATTTAAGAATGGTAATTGGTATCCTTATGAAGAATATAAATGGCTGATTACAGATGGATATGCAGATTATGAAAGTTATAAAGAAGAAAAATATAAACCGGTATTAAAATGGACTGAAAAAGGTCGCAAATGGATTATTGATAATTATAAAGATTGGATTGAAAAATACAATTCAGTTTCTAAAAAATAATAAAAAACTATTCCACAGGGCTGTAATAGTCCTGTGGTAAATATAAAATCGTTATTTTATGTGTGGTGATTTGCCGTGAGGTAATTACTTTTTTCGCCCATTATTATAAAACTCTCTGAAGAGGTGATAGTTGATGCTGTCATCTCACATAAGATAACGAAATATTTTGATAAAAGGAAGTGAGATTATTGGATGGTAAAAATGCTGAAAGATCAGAAGAAATAACTGAAGAAGTATGGAATAAAGTAAATGAGTTTAATAGAGAAATGGTTCAGGACTATCTGGATAATCAAACTGAACTTTCTTTAAAAACTAAAAAAGTATATGAGTCAGGAATTAAAATATTTTTCGTTTGGGTTAAAGATTATTTGAAAAATAAAAGTTTTCTTGAAATTAAGAAAAAAGAATTCGCAAAATATCTTAACTGGCTTACAAATAGAGGATTGTCTGATTCTGCGATTAAATTTAAAAAATCATGTGCAAGTGCATTTTGTAATTATGTAATGATGATGTACGAGGACGAGTACCCTACCTTCAGAAATTTCACCATTGGAATAAAAGTGGTAAAAACCGGATATGTTCATGAAAAAGTTCCACTTACACCTGATGAATATGTAAATTTGTGTAGAGAGCTTGAAAAACGTGAAGAATGGCAAAAACTTGCATATCTTGTATTTTCTTATAGTACAGGATGCCGTAGAGCTGAAGCAAGACAGCTTCTTAAAGAAGTTATTACATATGAACCAAAAGAAAAAGAAATTAAGATAAAGGACGAAGATGGTGTTGAACACACTGTTATCTCTAAGCAATATACAACACATACTATTCGTTGCAAAGGTCCGTCTGTTGTAGGGAAACCACGTAAGCTTAAATTTGGTGAAGATGCAATGGGATGGTTAAAAAAATGGATTGAAGAACGTGGAAATGATAATTGTCCATATATGTTTGTAACAAAAAGTAAAGATGGTGTTCAACAAGTAAGTGAGTCAACTTTTAATGATTGGTGTAGCGGATTATTCACTAAGATTGTTGGAAGACGTGTTCATCCACACTTATTTAGAGAATCAAGAGCTACTAATCTTGTTGTATATGAACATAAATCTGCAGAAGTAGCACAAAAACTATTAGGACATGTGGATGTAAGTACCACAAAAAATCATTACATTATATTGAATGATGAATCTGATGAATCAGATGAAGCATTTATTTAGAAGTACATATTGGAGGGTAACTACTCTCCTACTTGGCAGGTATAGCTTAATGGTAAAGCGTCATATTCAAATTCTGGTAAATATACAAATGAAGATTCCTGGTTCAAGTCCAGGTACACTGCCCTATAACTCAATTTTTATTGAGGTATAAAATTCTATTTGGATGGATAGCGAAGTGGTTAAACGCTCCTGACTGTAAATCAGGCGGTTCTGCCTTCGAAGGTTCGAATCCTTCTCCATCCACTAAATAGGACTACTGTCCTATTCTATTATTCTTCTCTTTTCTTTGTATTTTTCGTTTTCATTATTATTTCTCCAAGCTGGGCTTCGGTCCAGCGTCTTGGGATGTAGTCCAGTTGGTAGAACGGCTGACCGTTAATCAGTATGTCGTGGGTCCAAATCCCACCATCCCAGTTTTCCTATTTACGACATAGTATTCCACCGGAGGCATGGTGTAGATTTCGCATACCGGTGACAGGAAAAAATAATGAACAAAAACCTTCGAGGTTTTTACTGGGGCGTTGCGTGCAGTAAACCAGATTTGAGCTTGTGAACAAAAACCTTCGAGGTTTTTACTTGAAATGGTGTTTACACCAAGTCTTGCTTTGTGTGGCAAGTGCATTGAAGCTATCTGGATTGGTCCAGATCTGAAAACAATTATGAACCATGGATAACATGATTGTGAGTAGGTAATAAGAGAAATAGATGGTCGTACTATCCGCTTGCATTTAAGAATTAATTTTAGAAGAAACACCGTCAGGTACCTAGAATTGAGTAAGAAAAGAAAATCTTTATCAGAGAGATTCGATCCAGACTCAGGTGACAAATTTATTTCTTCCTATCGGTTAGGAAGACTGCGCCAGTGTTCATGAACAAACTCCCACCTAAAAAGACGGAAGCGCCAATATGCTCTGACGTGTACAGGCTTTAAAATTGTCGGTACAAATGCCATGTAGTTCACCTGCCTCTCGTGTTTATATTTCAAAACTGGAGAAACTGACGGTGCTTTGATGTGTATACCTACTAATGTAGATATAAATATTAGTTTATCACAGATTTATTGTTTTTGTAAATGAGTTTTTGTCTACTTGGTCTAAATGGTTATGACGGACGGACATTTTGTGCCATCAGATACAGGTTCAAAGCCTGTAGTAGATATTTAATAGGTAGGGATCTTATAACTGATCATTATAAGAGAAAGGTGGATACTCGCACCACTGCCCTATCTTTTTACGGTAAAGCTAGCGTTAAGTGCTAGTAGCCATGCATTTGGCATAAAAGCATCCACAGAAATGTGGGTGCTTTTATTTGTTATATTGAATACTTAGAAAGCACTCTCTTCGATTTGAAGATGAGTGCATAATTTATTTTTATGAACAAAAGGAGGCGACTGTTATAGCTGCTGTAAAAAAAATAGTTGCTCCAGCAAAAATGACAGTCTCTCAGGCACGAATAAAATTAAATGAATCGCAAGCCGAAATAGAAAGACTGACATCTGAAATTGAGGAGCTGAAAACAAATTATTTTACTTGTTGTTTATGTGGAAAATTACAACCTAGAGAAAAATTTTATAAAAGTACAGACCCACTAAATAAAAGTGGCGTAACTCCAATTTGTAAAAAGTGTGCACAAGATTTGGCAATCAAATATGATGATGATGGGAATAAATATTCTACAAAAAAAGACACACGTCTTGCAATGTTTTACCTAAATAAGCCATTTTTAAATTCATTATGGGATTCAAGTGTTCAGGAATCAGCAAATGAAAATTCTGGAAAAAAACGCGGAACACCATATGATTCATATATAAAAAACGTAAGTATGATTAATTATCAATGTCAAACATATATGTCTTCTGACTTTGATGATATACGAATAGAAAAAGAAACAGAAACTATATCAACTGATTTAACACCAAATTTAAATGATGAAGTTCTTGAATCTTTTGTACAGAATAAAAAAGATGTTGTTCGATTACTTGGTTATGACCCATTTGCAAAAGAAGCATATGCGGATCAGCCTTATTTATATTCAAGCTTAATAGGTTACCTTGATGCAAGTGAGGATGCAAACGAAGATAGATTAAAAACCTCTTCTTCTATCGAAATTGTAAAAAGTTTTAATCATATAGAAAAAATAAATGATGTTATTACAACTCTTATGTCTGATATAGAAAATATGGAAAAAAATATTTCTACTATAAAAAATCTTGAAGACACAAAAAACAAAATAACAAGTTCTGTTCTTAATCTTGCAAAAGATAATGGCATTAGTTTAAAACACTCTGTCAATTCTTCTAAGGGTGAAAATACTTGGACTGGAAAAGTTCGTAAATTAAAAGAAATGAACCTGGAAGAAATTGAAACTAATCTATATGATGTTGAATATTCGAAGGGATTACAGCAAGTTGCGGAAATTAGTGACGCTGCAATTATAAAACAGATTAGGCTTGACGAAAATGATTATAATGACATGATTGTTCAACAAAGAGATCTTATTAATAAATATAAGAAGAAGTCTGATGATAATGAAGAAAAGGCAAGACTCTTGTTAAAAGAAAATTGTGCAATAAAGGATTTTCTTAAAGATAAGGGTATTGAATTGGATGGTGATAAATTATGAAAACAAAATCAGGAATTATATTACCAGACAATTATCAGTTTTATGTTAAACCTACTGAATTAGAAATTTCGCAAAGAAAACTTGAGGGATATCAAAAACTTGCAAAAATAAGACAATGGGGAATTAAATATCCGACCAGGTTTATGTCTGAATTTATAGGTGTAGAACTTTTGGATTCACAAGAGTATACATTTATGATGAGCTGGATTACTCCGTTTGTTTTATGGCTTGAAAGTAGAAGTGCCGGAAAGACAACAAAACTTGCTTTATTTGCTATGGTAAGGGGATTGTTAGCAGATTTACCATACAGAATCTATATATGTTCTGGAACAGCTGACCAATCGCAAGAAACTTTTCGCAAGATAGAAGATATTGCATTAAAAAATATAGGTTCTATGACTGGTTTAACAGATGTTTTTAAAAATGAAGTAGAAATTGGACAGGCAAATTCAAATGGATTCATTCACAACCCAATGGGGTTTACATATAAACTCTATAATGGAAGTTTTGTAAAAACTTTAAATAGTAATATAAACGCAAAAAGAGGTAAAAGATGTGAAGCAGTCTATTTTGATGAGGGAGGTTGGCTTTCAGAAGAAGAATTTAATGTAATTGGCGCATTTACAGCTCAAGATGCGAACTTTAAATTAGGTGGTAATTTAAATGTATCTACTATTCCTAAAGAGTTTCCGCATCAACTACTATACGCTTCTTCCGCATCTTCTGTAGATACTGCTTTTTATCAAAAATATAGAGATTTTTCTAAAAAAATGTTATTAGGAGATCCGAGATATTTTGTTGCAGACCTTAATTGTGATATTGTTATTAACTCTACCTTTCATGGAAAAAAATACCCAGCTTCATTATTGAATAGAGAAACTATTGATAATGAAATTCGAAATAATCCTGAAAAAGCCAACAGAGAATATTATAACCAGTTTACGCAAGATGCTGGCGCAAATCAAATTATTAAAAGGGCATTAATTGTTCGTAATTCATATAATCGCCCACCAGTTCTTTATAATGATACAAACACTAGAAAATTCGTCCTCGCATATGATCCAGCTCGCTCAACTGATTTGTCAGTTATTGGTATTGGGGAATTATTATATGATGAAGAAAATGGTTATACAATGGATATTGTTAATGTTGTATCTTTCGCAGACTTAGGATTAAGAAAAAGAACTCCAATGATGACACAAGAACAAATTAAAGAAATTCATAAAATACTTCTTGACTATAATGGTGATGCTTTAGATTATGACAATATTGAGCTTTTTATGGCAGATGCAGGTTCAGGTGGTGGTGGTAATTCTTGGGTTCGAGATAGTCTTATTGAAGACTGGAAAGATAAATCCGGAAAAATTCATCGTGGATTGATTGATAAAGAATATACAAACGGTGACGTTTATTCTAAAAGATATCCAGATGCTGTACCAAAACTAAAATTAATTGAACCAGCGAAATATAAATCGGAAATGTATGAAGCCTTGATTAAAATGGTCGAGGCAGATAAGATACATTTTACTGAAAAATATGATAACAAAGGTTATCTTAATATTCTTGAAGTTGATAACGAACTTATGCAAAAATCAGAAGCTATAATTCGAAAAGAATTGGATAAGTTAGATTTAGATGTAAACGAATATGAAGAAATGCTTGAAGAAAGATTGTCTGAAATTGAGTCTGCGAAAACTAAAATTCGAAAACTATCTATTGACGAAGAAGCTGCATTAGTTCAGATTGATGTTATGAAAGAAGAAATTGTTAATATTTGCCGTATTAAGCGTGATGGTGGAAAAGATGGATTTAGGCTACCTGCTCATAAAGATGCAGACACAGGTGTTTCAGAAGCTACTATGCATGACGATCATGCGTATGTACTGGCAATGCTAGGATGGTTTTTATCTGAAAAACGGCTTGAACATATAAAAAATAAAAAACGTAAAAAAAACATTACTAATCTCGCTGATCGCTTACCAATTCGTACAGCGAAGCGTCATTCTTATTTCGATTAATAATCAATCTATTATTCCAATCTATTCCAACACCCACTACTCTCCCACTTCTTACTTCTTAAAGTAAATTCCAACTAATCAAAATCAAAAACAATAAATAGAAAGGCAGGTGTACCAATGGGTAGACCCAAAGGTAGTAAAAATAAGCCAAAGGTGCAGGACGGTACACCTATTTCAAATAAAACCGTTAATACAGCTGCCTCAACTTCTACTTCGAAGTCAAAGGTAGCTCCTAAAATAACTAAAACAGTCAATACAAAATCAACCATAACTAGAAATCAAACAAAGAAACTGGACAAAGTTGATAAATTACTATTAAACAAATCAGCCACTGTTCCAACTATTGATACCCCAAAAGGGAAGAAAACTGTAGCTGAAATGTCAACAACACTTACGAAACATGAACGTGTGCTTGAAATGGCAAAAACCACAAAGGCTATGATAGACGCATTGCAGCTTACCGATTTGTCAAAAACTGAATCGCGTACTTTCCAGACATATTCCAGGGAAACACTTCGTACTTATATGAAATCACCAAAATCATACGAGTCTCAGTTAAGGAATTTAAGCCGGTATCTGTACAGACTTTGCTATGAGTACAGACGTATCTGTTTACACTATGCGACTATGATTTGTGGAGATGCGTTCAATATTATCCCATTGGATGATCCTACGCAGGAAATGACTCCAGAGGAACGTACTAATACTTGGTATGAGACTATGATTCGTTGGCAACGTATGGATTTTGCCAGTGAACTTGTAAAACTACTTCTTGTAGCTTGGCGTGAAGACTCTGTGTACGCATATGTTTATGATGACTCTGATCAGGAAGGTGGAACTTGTTTCTATCAGATTCTTGATGGAGATTATTGTAGAGTATCTTCTGTTGAAGCAGGTGTATTCAGATTTGCATTTGACTTTTCTTATTTCAGATCACATGAAGCATATCTTGAATATTGGGATTCTGAATTTAAGTCTAAATATGAAGCATATCAGAAAGATTCTACATTAAGATGGCAGGAACTTGAACCTGAAAGACAAGTTTGTTTTAAAGTAAATAGTGATGATCCGACTATGGATTATCCGAGTTTTGCGAGTTTATTTGAGGCAATAATTTCGAATATTGACCTTCAGGCTCTGAAAACAGCAAAGGATGAACTTAGTGCATACAAACTTCTTGTAGCAAGATTAAAGCCAATTTCTGGAAGTGATGATCCGGATGATTTTGAAGTCGATCCAGATACTGCACTTAAATATTACAATAAATTTGTAGCTGCTTTACCAGAATGTGTGAATGCTTGCTTATCTCCTGTTCCAATTGAACCAATTGAATTTAAAGACCTAAATAATACAGATGACACAGATATGATTTCAAATTCTATTTCAAATATTTTTAAACATATTGGTGGAGTAATTCTTAATTCTGACAAATCTGGAACAACAATTTATGAAGCTCAAATTATCGCTGATATGGAAATAGCTCAAAGCACTCTTCTTCCTCAAGTCCAAAGATACTTAAATTTATATTTTAACTACACTATAGGTACCGGACATGGATATTTCAAGTATATAGATGGTGTTTGTCCATATACTCGTAGACAAAAAAGAAAAGAACTTGTTGAATCCGCCCAAAATGGTTTCTCAAGAATGTCTATTGGAATATTAGATGGAAATACTGCATTGGAGCAAATTTCAATGTTAAAACTTGAAAAAGATTTGGGACTTGTTGATCTTATGTCCAATCCGTTAAGTACGAGTTATACTCAATCAGGAAGCACTCAAGAATCTGAAACAGATCCAATTAAAGGTGGTGCACCAGAAAAAGATACCGATGATTTAACTGATAAAGGCTCAAAAAGTAGAGAAAATAAATAATTTAGAGGTTTAATATTTTGGATAATAAATATTTTTATTGCTACAGTGGTCCATTAAAGGACTTTTTAAATAAGCACAATTTAAAATATATTACAAAATCAGTTCATGAGAAAACTCATAAAAAATATTGGGTGTTTGAAGGTTCTGAATTATTAAATGATTTATTAGCTGAGTGGAGATTAAAGAAAAACTAATCTTCACTCTTTTTATATTTTAGAAGATTATATTATGGAGGCAATTTATGGCTATAAATAAAGATGGAACTTATACTGGTTATATTTATAAAATTACAAATTTAATTAATGGCAAAATATATATAGGTCAAACGATAAGAACTATAGAATGTAGATGGAGTCAGCACAAAAGATGTCAAGGTAAACGAAATCATTTATATAGTGCATTTGATAAGTATGGTATTGAAAATTTTAAAATAGAAGAAATTTCACATTATACAAGAGTCACAAAGGAAAAATTAATTCAAATTCTAAATAAAAAAGAAATATATTATATTGCTAAATATAATAGTACCAATCCAGATATTGGTTATAATTTTTCAATTGGCGGAAATTCTAATATAGGAACTTGTCTAGCCACACCTGTTGATGTTTATGATATAGACGGAAAATTAATTGGTTCATATGGAAGTGCAACAGATGCAGCAGATAATTTAAATGTAGGAAAAGGTGAAGCTCAAAAATGTTGCAAGGGTGAAACGTTGGTTGTTGGTAAAAAATATGTCTTTAGATATAAGGGTGAACCATTTGATAAATATGATTTATACCATTATAAAAGAAGTACATTTGTATATCAATTTGATTTAAATGGGAATTTTATAAGAAGATATGATAATTATACGCAAGCGGCTCTAGCAGTAACTGGAAATAGAGATTGTCATGTTGGAATTAAAAATTGTGCAATTGGTGAAAACAAAACAGCTTACAATTATTATTGGTCTACTGATAAAAATTTTAACTTTACTTTAGAAAATTATAGAAATCGTATACCAGTTGACAAATATGACTTTGATGGCAATTATGTTTGTACATATTCTTCTTTATCTGATGCATCTATGGAATTGTTTAATAATCTAAGTGGAGTTTGTAATATATCTTTGTGTTGTAAAGGTGAATCTAGTCAAGCATATAATTATATATGGAGATTTAAAGATGAACCATTTGTTTTAAACGATAAGAAAATTAGGTTACCTAGAATACAGATTGATCAATATTCGATAGATGGAAAACTCTTAAATACATTTGATAGTTTTCAAGATGCACTGAGATATCTTGATAAGCGCTTAGATCAAGGTTGTAATATAAGAATGTGCTGCAATGGTGAATCTCCGATTCGATTCGGTTATGTATGGAGATATCATGGTGATTCTTTTGATAAATATCCTGTTTACAAAAAGAGAGGCGGTTCCGATAAACCAGTTGATCAGTATACAATAGATGGTAAATTTGTAAAAACATATTCTTCTGCAAAAGCTGCAGCAACTGCTGTCGGATTAAAAAACGGAACCAGTGTCAGTCTTGTTTGTAGAGGAGAAAGAAAATCTGCAAAAGGATATTTATGGAGATACCATAATGAAATGAGTGATAAATAATGAAAGATAAAAAATTTATTTTTACATATGATAAAGAAGTTCGTGAGCAGTTGATCACTCTAGGTTATATAGAGGTCCAGACACCTGCTCATTTTTATATGTTTGTAAATAATACTAAGATGAATTTTGCAGAAAATGACATTGATATGTCTAAAGTAAAATTCACAAATATTATGTGTGTTTAGTCCTCTTTTCTAAGGGCTATTATATAGAAATTTTTGGAAAGGAGGTAAATACCAAATATGCGAAACAAAACGCTACTCACCATTGATGATTTAGTCAAATTTTGTGAAGAGCAGAAATTTGCAAAATTCAGTTCAAATGAAACAGGATATAAACTTGCGGTAAAAGTTCCTACTACTTTTGAGTCAGAAGACTCTGTTGATGAAAATCATCGTGGTATGAAAAAAGTTAAAATTAAAATTTTCCATACTGGAGTAAATCGAAATAAATCTCGTGTTTCTAAAGAAGCTGCAGAACGTGCAATGAAAACAATCCCAGACAGACCGGTACTCGCAGCTATTCATCAGCTTGACGATGGTTCCTGGGATTTCGAAGGTCACGAAATGAAAACTGTCAGAAACGAAGAAACTGGTGAAGATGAAACAGTATATATTGAATCTCAAGTTGGATCATTCTCTTCTGAACCAGCATTTTGGGAACATGATGATAAATTAGATAAAGACTTTGTATGTGCTTATGCTTATATTGCTGAAGACTACACTCGCACTACTTCTATACTTGAAGAAAAAAACGGTACTAAAAATAGTTGTGAGCTTGTCATTGAAGAATTATCTTATGATGCAAAAGAAAAAGTTCTTGATTTAGATGATTTTTATTTAAATGCTTCAACATTCTTGGGTTCTCGTGATGTTAATGGAGAAAAACAGGAAATTGCAGAAGGAATGGAAGGTTCCAGAGCAGATATTGTTGATTTTAGTGAAGCACATAATTCAGTTTTGATTGATTTACAGACTAGACTTTCTAACATTGAATCTAAGTTAGAAAAGGTTTGTTTCAATAATAATACACAAATTAATCAGAAAGGAGGAAATGATCTGGTGAAATTTGAAGAATTACTTAAGAAATATAATGTAACAGTTGATGATATTACATTTGATTACGATGGATTATCTGACGAAGAGCTTGAACAGAAATTTACAGAAACATTTGATGATGACGGTGGCGCAGCTTCTGATGATGGAACAGGTGATGCAGGTACAACTGATGGTAACTCTGATCCAGAACCTACTTCTGATGAAAATGCAGACGAAGGTAATGGTGACGCTGATCCTGTAGAAGAACCAGTAAATGAAGAGGGAGCTGGCGAAACCCAGGAAGAAAATCTGGTATCTGAAGATGAGCCTGTTACAACATCTGATGGGTCTGAAGAAAATCCAGTTGAGGAAGAGGCTTGTGGAACAGATGGTAAAAAGAAGAAGAAATACTCTATTACCGTTGATGAGAAATCCGCAAACTTTGAAATTGCCCTTGATGAGAAAATTTGGGCATTATCTGATCTGGTAAATACTCAGTATGGTGAATCAGATAACTGCTGGTATTCCGTTAAAGTTTATGAGAACTATCTGATTATGTCTGATTATTGGACAGGTATTGCTTACAAGCAGACATATTCCCAGGATGGAGATAACTTCTCTCTCACCGGTGATCGTGTAGAAGTATACGCTACATATCTTACAAAAGAGGAATTGGATGAAGTTGAAGCGATGAGAAGTAATTATGCATCTCTTGTTGAATACAAAGAAAATGCAGAATTTGCAAAACTTCATACACAGAGAGAAGAAATTCTTAATGCGGAGAAATACAATGATCTGAGAGACACAGATGAGTTCAAGACTCTTGTTGAGAACATGGACCAGTACAGTCTTATTGATCTTGAAAAAGAGGCAAAAGTTATTTTTGCTGATTTTATCACATCTAATGCAGGTACTTTTTCTGTACACACTTCTGAAACAAAATCCAAAAAGAAATTTAACGGTGGAATGACATTCGGTGTTGGTTCTGAAAAACCAGAAGCTGATAATGAGAATTCACCTTATGGAGATTATTTTAAATCTCTAAAAAAATAATTTAGAAGTAAATTATAACAACTGAATATAGAAAAAATTTTATAGTTGAACGAGGTATTTATTTATGAGTGATGTATTTTATTGCTACTCTCCTACTCTTAGAAGGGAGCTTATGGAGAATGCACATCAAAGATATATTGCACGATCAGTCAATCCATCTACCAATAGAGAATTTTGGATGTTCTTATATACAGATGAGTTGATTGATTATCTTAACAAGCGTCCTAAAACGGAACACAAGTATGTTAAGAATAGGAAGAATCCTAAGTTCGAAAATATTGAGAATACTTCTTGTAAAAATACAGAAGTAAAAAAATAAAAAGAACTTTTAGGGTTCTTTTTTAATTGAAAGTGAGGTTTATTTTATGGGTATTACATTAACTAATGAAGAATTTCAAGAAAAGTTTTATAACAAGTTTGATAAAAATGAGTATACACTTATTTCTCAATATATAAGTGCTTCTGATTTTATTAAAATTAGACACAACTGTGGATATGAATTTGAGAAAAAACCTAAAAATATAATGCCAGAGAAAGAACATTTAAATTGTCCAAAATGTTTTTGTAATTTATATACTGATGTAATTCCTGGCATAAATGACATGGCAACAACAAATCCGGAGTTAATACCATTACTTAAAGATCCAGAGGATGCTTATAGGTATAAAACGAATACAAATAAGAAAATATATTTTATATGTCCTGTTTGTGGTAATGAAATATATAAATCTGGAAACGAGGTACATAAACATGGGTTACAATGTAAATATTGTAGTGATGGGTTTAGTTATGCAGAAAAATTCATGAAGTCTATATTAAACCAACTTAAAGTTGATTATATACATCAATATAATCCAGATTGGGCACGTCCATATAGATATGATTTTTATTTTAAAGTGAATAATAAAGAATATATTGTTGAAATGGATGGCGGACTTGGACATGGGAATTTTACTCTCAATGGAAAACAAGATATTACTGGAAAACAAATTGATGCTAAGAAAGACGTATTAGCAAAATTACATAATATAAAAGTAATTCGAATTGATTGTAATTATATTGATATAGAAAATAGATATGATTATATAAAAGAACATATTTTAATTTCTGAAGTGGCTCAAATCTTAAATTTATCAAAAATAAACTTTTCTTTATGCCGTGTCGTTGCAGAAAAATCAATGTTTATTTCAGTTTGTGACTTAGTTAAACAAGGAATGCGAAGTTTTGTGGAAATAGCGAAAAGGCTTGAAATATCAAATAGTACTGTAAGCAGGTATTTAAAAATTGCTTGTGAATCAGGATATCTTAATATGGATTATAAAAATCTTAAAAAACAATCGCTTGCTCTAGGTTACGAAAAAAACAAACAGCGAAACGAAAATAATCCAAACGGATTTAATCGAATTCCTGTTAAATGTATTGAAACAGGTGAAATATTTAATTCTATGGATGCGGCGGATAAAAAATATGGCGGATGTGTAAGTAGTTATTTATCTGGACGTATAAAATATACTGGTCATTTAGATGACGGAACAGTTCTTCATTGGGAACGAATTTAAAATCATTCAGAACCTTCTATAACGAAGGTTCTTTTTTTATTGCCTAAAAATATTAAAGGAGGAAACCGAAATGGCATCTAATTTCGAAAAATATTTATACGACAAACATGGCGTATTTCATGCCACATTAATGCACGCAACTGATATTCCAAGTGCATTTTACACAATGGTTAATGAAGATGCAGAGATGGAAAATGGCTCTGTATCTGTTCTGAAGCCAGAAAATTATGTAGAGGACGATGTATTTAAAGTAGAAGCACCAAAGATTACAGATAAAATCGTAATCCTTGCAAATGATGTAAAAATCTACGAAGAGTACACAAAGAGAATGCAGGAAGAATCCCAGTATTTTATTGGTCAGGGAGAAAGAATTCGTGCATTTGAAACATTCGAAACAGACAGATTTAGCCTTTCTAAAGAAGCTTTCAAGGACGAAACAGAGGTTGAGGTTGGAAAATATGTTGTTGTTGATGGAACTGGTTTCAAATTAACAACTACTGCAGAAGATCCAAATAAAACAACTGTGACACATGGTTTTGTTGGCTATATCTACAAGCAGTGGCCAAACGGTGAATATGCAGTATTCGTTAAGAGAAATGCTGCTGTTGAAGCCTAATAGAAAGGAGGATATATCATAATGAGAAAATTATTATTTGCTGAATATACTGATTTAAATCAGAAAAAATTTAAAGACGCAAAAGATATTAAAACTTTTACAAAAATTTGTATTGATACATATAATGGCACACTTCAGAACCAGTCTGTAGCAGATGCCAATACTGTAATTAGAACAAAATTTAGAGAAATTGCAGGACTTTCCGAGGACGCAACTGATATTCAGATTAAACGTGCTTTAGGAAGAACTGCAGTAAGAGAAGCGTTATTCGAGATTATCGAGGACACAATTGATGATACATTGGTAACAGGTTGGTCAGCAGATCCATTCTTTAGAAAATATGTTGATTTTAAGAATACAACAATCGGAGAGAAAAACAGTTTCTACATTAAAGATGATTGTATCCTTACTGTAGCAAAACTTTCTGGTGGACAGCACGCAATTGAACGTCAGAGACTTGGCGCAGGACAGACTCGCACAGTTAGTACAAGCTACTTTGGATTAGGCGTATACATGAGCCTTCTTAGGTTTATGCAGGGTGTTGAAGACTGGAATGAGCTGATTAATAAAATTACAGAAGCATTTGATCGTTATGTAAATACAATGCTTCATGATGCTGTTATGTCTGCATCTCAGCAGCTTCCAGTTCCTACAAAATGGAATATCAAAGGTGAAGCTAAAGCTGAAAATAGAGCTAAACTGAAAAGACTTATCTCTGATGTACAGCTTGCTACCGGTTCTAAGGCAGTAATTATGGGTACTGAGGTAGCTCTTGGAGAACTTCAGAACTTCGGTAGTGTACAGTGGATTTCTAATGAAGCAAAATCTGATATCTATAGAATGGGTCGTCTTGGATCATTCGAAGGAACAGAAATTGTAGAGATTCCACAGGCATTTGCTTACAATGATGTTGAGCACTATCTGGAAGATGATAAGAAACTTCTGATTATGCCTAATAATATTGATAAGTTCGTTAAGTTCGTTTATGAAGGTTCTGATGCAACATTTGAAAGAAACGAAATGGGCGAGACTGGTGATGAGACAAAAGATTACCGTATTAGAACTTGCATGGGTCTTGAGACAATGACTAATGTACGTTTTGGTACATGGACTCTTGAGGCGTAATTTCGTCTAATATAAAAATATTTAGGAGTGTGGTTGTTTACTACACTCCTATTTTTATGAATGAAAGGAAAAATAACTATGAAAGTTTTTGAGCTTGCAAAAGAAATTGGTGTACCAAGTTCAGATGTTGTAGCGTTATTAAAGGAAAACGAAGTTCCTGTGAAAAATCATATGACTCCACTTTCTGACGAAGCAATTGAAATGGTAAGAGCCAATTATATTACGGTTCAGGATGAACCTGAAAAAGTAGAGGTAAAAGAACCTAAAAAAGTAGTAAAAACAGATGCAGATTATAGACCAGAGGAAATGATTCCATGTAGGTCACTTTTTGCTGGTGTGCTCTTGTTTACAGGTGATCATACACACATGACATATGCGTTTAATGGTGCTGGTGATAGACGAAATATTGAATATCAGGATTTAAAAGCTGCAATGCTTCAGCATAAAGGTTCTATATTTGATCCAGATATTATTATTGAGGATGAAAATCTTATAAATGACGAGCACTGGTTTGAAGTAAAGGAAGTTTATGAAAATATGTTTAATGAAAAAGATATTGAGAAAGTAATGAACCTTCCATATCGTGACTTTGAAAAAGCATTTATTCAGCTTCCAATTACAGCTAAAAATAGAATTATCACTACTTATGCTACACAGATGGAAAACGGTACATTTGAACAGTGGAACAAAGCGAAAATCATTGACAAAGTTTGTGGTACTCGTTTTGATCTGAAAATGTAATTAATAAGATCGGAGGTGCTATATGACCTACGATGAAATATTTAATAGATTTTATAATCTAATGGATGATCCAAATTTCTATAAATTACCGCAAGATTTCGCATATGATCGTATGCGTTCATGGTTACATGACGCTGCATCGAAGCCATATATTAAGAAGAAATTTTCTCAGTTAAAATTGGATGATAGATTGTTAGAGTTAACTTACTCTCTCAATAACCCATCAGATCAGTGGTCAGATGATAATTTTGTAATAAATATTTTTGCTCAATATATGGTAATAGGTTGGTTAAAGCCACAGGTTGATAATGCGATTAATACAGCAAGAATTATTGGTGGTAAGGAAGAAAAGAACATCCAATCTAACTATAAGACTAACATAGAACGACTCGAATCTTTAGAACGTAATCTTCGAAAATTTATCCGTGATGATGGATATATAAACAACAGTTATATCTCCGGAGGTGAAACGTCATGACGAAACACCGTTACGGAAAATTCAATAACATGCAAATGTCGGAAATTAAGAAGACCTTACGAGGTTCTATTTTTTTCTTATTACAATGTGCAGATCCAAACACTTCAAACAAATATCCAGGTAAAGATGTAAATGAAATATTTCAAAATATTCAATACGACTTAGATGGATTGAACAGCCTACTCTTCTATCCTATTGAGTTGGTTCCTGTGATTGAACTATTGGAGGCTGCCAGAGTTACATATAATAAACCGGATTCTAAATTTGAGGATTATAGAAAACTTATTTTAGATGCCGGTGTTGCAGTGTTGAAGTTAAAGGAGGACTGATTATGCCTACCTTTAGAGAAATGCAACAACTATATGCGAATATTGGAACAGTTGGTCAACAGATTAAAAAACAATCTGATGATGCTATGGAAGCAACATGGGATAATGATATTCAATCAAGAGTTTGTTATATCTACGATTATTATCATGATGACTCTCCTACTTTGAATAGAAATATTACCTATGGACCACACACAACCAAAACTCGTATTGACGCAAAATTTATTGTCAAATCTTATAGCTCACTTGATAAAGACCAGGTTGAGTATTATCTACAATTCAAACCAAGTCAGAAAACACAATTCGAACCAACCGATGAACTCTATTATTTTGAAACAGATTACAGACGAAAATACGGATCAGACGACTTTGTAGGAATGTACTGCGATGTAGCCGATGATCAAGGTGTTTATCATAGATGGCTTATCTGTACAAAAGAAATAGGTAATCAGTTTATCAAATATAATATTCTTCCATGTGATTATTGGTTTCATTTTATTGTAAAGAAAAACGGTAAACGGTATAAACGGAAAATTTGGGGAGTGACGAGGACACAATCCTCGTACAACAGCGGCCTCTGGACCGATAAGTAATTGTCCACTGCATTTGGAAACTATGCAGTGAATTTCTTCTAATTGCTGGAAACTCTTTAGAGATTTGTAAACTACAACGCAAGTATGAAAAATAGCTAATCGTGAATGTTAAAAATTACAAATATTAGACAATCAGCAGCCAAGACTCGAACAGAGTAAGGTTCATCGACTATTATGTAGGACAAGTGTCCGAAATGGAGAACACCTAAACCATAGGCATGGTGAAGATATAGTCAGCACTTCATATGAGAATATGAGAAAAGCATTCGTGCTCTTTTGCAGCTTAACGAACTGTAAAAGTAACATAAGGTATTACTCTACTTCCACCGAGAGCCAGTTTAAGGCAATCGTTCCGTTGAATCCAATTACTGAAGATATCTACTATGTAGAAGAAGACAATAAGAATATGCGTATAATCATTTCTGCACCTGTAGAAAAACCAAATGTATTCCAGATAAGTAAAGTTGAAACAGCTCCACTATTTGGACTGAAGAGACTTACTTTTGCACAGGATAAATTTGATCCTTATACAGATGGTAGAGATAATATAGAGTATGCTCAAGGCGACATTTTTGCTATGTATGCAGACTTGTATGATAATGAAGTACCTACTGATACTCCATTCCATACAGACACTGAAACAAAAATGGATACTACTCATTGTGATTTATTATGTAATGCCAATAAAATTAAGATTGGTGGTAGTTATAAACTAATTACTGCAAAATTCTTTAATATACAGGGAAATGAAATCACAGATGAATTTATTCCATATTTAGCAAAAAGCAGCTGGTCATGTTATGTAAAAAATAATAGACATGAAGAACCAGATGAAATTGAAGTCACTGATAACACTGATTTAATCACCTGGTTAGAGCAAAAAGAAAGCAACAAAATTAAAATTAAAATAGCAGACAATAAAGAGTATTTAACGAAAATTCTTGTAATTAAATGCTCTATAAATAAAGATGGAAGAAATATTGTTGGAGAAATTCAACTTCAAATTTCATCCGTATTATAAGGGAGGCTCATAAATGGATAAGCTTCAAACAAAGCAGGAACTTCTTGCAAAGCTTACAGCATTAACGAGTGTTCCTGATGATAATAATATTTATCTAAAAGAAAAGGTTAAAAAAGCCTTACTAAAATCTCCAGAACTCTTGTATGCATTTCACAATTTAGACCTAGAAGATACTGAACTTTTTAATCCGGACGGAACTATCAACTACGATGGCGATTGGACTATGTACTATGGAGAAGAAGGGAATATCCACCCTCACTTCTATTTACCTAATACACAAGATAAAGTTCGGCACCATCTTTGTTTCAAAACTGAATTCACAGACATTCCAAAGTACAACCAAATCATGTGTTATATGAATGTTACTTTTTTAGTAATGGTAGATGTACGTGATGCAATTGATCCACTTACAGGAATTACACGACACGATCTTATTGGCTCAATTCTTCGTGAAAGATTTAATTGGTCCAATATTTTTGGCGCACATTGTAATATTGTAAGTGATAAGGAATCTTTTACAGATTCAAATTATATCATCCGCACTATCGTACTTGAGCAGGAAACCACAAATAATATCACCGGTATTCGAAATGGAAAGCGACAGGTTATTAATAAACAGCCATGGACAAGTTAGAGTTTGATGAATCAATCTTTAAATATGATGAGTGCAAACTTCTATTTAGAGAACCATATAGACTGAACAGTTATATAACAATTTCGCAACCGACTATGCAGGATATTATTAATTTTGGTGAGCAGGAATATTATCAGATGATAGGCTTGTTATGTGGTACACCGTCAGATTTTAAGGTAATGCTTTGGGATAATGGGCAAGATTGGAATAAGATTAGTGAATTTGATTTTTTCTGTGTTTTTGCCACAAGCTTAACACCAGACAAAACAGGAATTTTATTTGGAGATTTAGATTTTAGTAAATTCCGCTTGGCTACAAAAAATGAGACAGGCGAAACAGTTCTTTATAATGAAGAACTTGATTTTGCAATTGATTCCTTTATTTATCATCATATGGTTTCTTATATAAGACGTATTAATGGTATGACTTATACAGGAACTAAGATTATAAAAGGAGCAACTGCAAAAAAACTGGTCATCGAAAGAGACCGAAATAGAATGAAAGCTCAGGCAAATAAGCCGTATGAATCACAATTAGTTAATTTGATTTCTGCTATGCTTGTTTATCCTGGTTTCAAATATAGTAAAGATCAGTTAAAAGAATGCGGAATATATGAATTCATGGATGCCGTTAAGCGTTCACAAATCTACACTTCTACTATTGCTCTCACACAAGGAGCTTATAGCGGATTTATGGATACGAAAAATATTAAACAAGAGTCATTTAACTGGTTACGTAGTACAGACCAAACTTAGGTCTGTTTTTTTTATGCAAAAATTTAAAAGGAGGATACACACATGTTTAATCTTGATGGTGTAATTTGGGACTCAGCCCTTCATGCTGTCGCTGATAATAAAGACACTGGAGAAGTTTATTACAGACTTCCGGATATCAGTGATGTTTCTATCGACATTTCTGCAGACACCAAAGATTCTGTTGATAAGGATGGTGCTCTTATTAAGAGATCTTATACTGCTAAAGCTGCAACCGTTACTCTGACAAATACTCACCTTGTACTTGGTGCTTATGCAGGTACAACTGGATCTAAAAAGATCATGGTTGATACTGTAGGTGAAATGGAAGCTCCAAAAATGCTTCTTGTGGACCCAAGTAAGGCAGATTTTGATCTTCCAGATGAGCCTGTTACTGGTACTGTTAGTGTAACACCAATTTATAAAGATGGTGGTGCCGGTAAATCCTTTACTCTGTCTGATGGTGAGGCTGACGAGAATACAAAATTCCAGTTGGCAGCAAAGAAGATTACTTTCCCAACTAAAGTAAAGGACAATGCAGAAATCGTACAGCTGCTTATTAAATATGAGTACAAGTGTAAAGACACTGTTATTATTGAGAATCATGCAAATAAATTCCCTAAAACAGTTCGCCTTACAATCGTTGGATTATATTGTGACCCATGTGAAAAAGACGTTCTGCGTCTTGGTTACATTGTATTCCCAAGCTTCCAGCCAAGTCCAGAGACCACAATTGCTATGAAGAATGATTCTACATTCGATTACAAGGGTGATGCTCAGTCTGACTACTGTGCTAGAAAGAAACGTCTGTTCTATATGGTATTCCCAAAAGATGACAAACAGGCAGACGAAGACTGATATTTTCTTAATCCCATGGGCTAAACGGTCCATGGGATTTTTGAAGGAAAGGAGATACCATGTCTAAGAAAAGAAAATGTTTAATGTGTGAAACTGAGTATGAATACTGTCCATATTGTTGGGAGTATGAACGTCAGCCAAAATGGAGAACTCTTTTTGACAGATCTGAGTGCCAGGACGTTTATTACATTATTAGCGATTGGCTAGGTAAACGACTTACTCAGAAAGAAGCTAGAGAAAAACTTCTTGCGATGAATCTTAAGAATATTCCGTTTAACTCATCTGTACAGGGAAATATTGATAAGATCATGCAGATTTCTAATGAAGAATTAAAAGCAGTTCATAATGAAATTGCTGATTCTGATGAAATTATGGATGGAATCAAAAATATTGAACCTGTTCTTAAGAATGATAAAGTTTTTGAGAAGGCTGATGAGAAAAAGAAACAGGCAGTAAAGATTAAACCGGTTTCTACAGCAAAACCAGTAGTTAATAAAGCTACTAATAAATAATTTTGAAGAGTGATTAAGGAGGTAAGAAAAAATATGACCTATTCGCATTGTTCGCGTTTTAAAATCATTCTTACCTCATTTTTTCGCCTTTCTATATGATCAAAAGGATATGCTTATGCGTGAATATAACGAAGTAATGAATAAATATTATGATCCTGAAAAATGTGTATTCTTTGAAAATGCGCTTCAGAGTAATGCTTATATTTTTCGCGGTAATGCAGAACTACAGGCAGTCTTAGATTCAAAAAGAAATCCAGGACGCTTTGTATTCGCATTCCTTATCAGTGATCATAAGAGACTTAGAGAAAAATGGAAAAATCACGAATTATAGGTGATACATTATGAAATATTTAACAGAAAAAGAATTTGAAAAAGAAATGACGCAGATCAAACAGCAAAAGCGTCAATATGAAATGAAAAAAGAACTTAGAGAAGCAAAACGCAGATTTCCTAAGTTTAAGAAACCAAGAACAAGTAAGATGGTGTTATGGACTGTGATTGCTATTTGTATACAGATTTTATGGTTTACAGAACATATGGCAACTATTACAGGTGACACAAGTTTTATGTATGCACTTGTCGCTATTCCTGCCTCATTAATTCCAACTGTTTTAAGTTATATGAAAAATAGTCGTGTGGAACATCAAATGGGACAGTTTGAAAATCCGATAGAGACTCCATCTGTAACTTTAGACTTAAATAATGAAGAAGAAAATAAAGCAGCCGGTTAAAGAGGTGAAATGAATGAATACAAATACTTTTATTATGTTATTTGCAATTTATAGTATTGCAACAGGACTTGTAGTTGAGACAATTAAAAAATTACTTGATGAAGCAAATAGAAAATATGCTTCCAATTTACTTGCTTTTATTGTTGCAATTGTTATCGGAACTGTAGGAACACTTGTATATTACCAGTTATATGGTATTGCTTTTGATGTAAACAATATTATTTGTGCAGTGCTACTTGGAATTTTAAGTGGTATTGGTGCAATGGTTGGTTTTGATAAAGTAAAACAGTTTATTGGACAGATTAAATAAAGAGTAAAAGGATGATTTTATATGGAATTTGAGAAAAGAACAGAATCAGAACATGAAAAATGGATTGCAGGAAATAATTATAAATATGAATTAAATACATTCTATGATTTCTGGGGAATTAATAAAAACGATTTTTTTGAAATAACTTCTGAAATTATTTCTTTATTAAAAACAAAAGGACTCACTATGAGGCAAGCCCAAATTGTTTTAATGAGATGTAAAGAGCTTATATTAGATGCAGTCAATGTAGATTAGTGCTGCAGAAATTCATTGATGATTAAATCGTAAGCATCAATAAAAGTATTAGCAACATTACTTGTATCGTGGTTGTGATTTCGTTCTGTGATTTGCAATGCAATTTGTTTAGCAATTTCTTCTTTCTCATTATCTTTAAGCTCCTTAAAATTTCTCATATCAAAATCCTCCTTAGTAAAATTTGTTTTGTTTCTATTAATTATACGAGTAAAAATAATTAAAATCACATGATTAAAGGAAATTTATGACAGAAAAATTATACCTGACCTCTCCTATACCACCATCAGTTAACCATTATACTTCTGTACGTACCATAATGAAAAATGGTAGACCACTTTCAATGGTATATGAGACTAAAGAAGCGAAGGATTATAAAAAAGCATTCAAGAAAATAATCGAGGATGAAGTTAAAAAACAGAATTGGACCAGAGAGGTAAATGATACACAGCATTTTTTTATAGATGCTGTTTTTTATTTCGATAGAATTGATAAAGATTGTGCAAACTATGAAAAATGCTTAGATGATACAATCACAGAAACACAGCTAATATGGAAGGATGATAATGTAGCACTCTTCCGCCCTCAGAGAATTTACTACGACAAGGATAATCCAAGAATTGAACTGACTATTTATCCTGTTGAATATATTGGGATCTTTGATAATGACGATGATAAGATGAAATTTGAAGACAAATGTAAGACATGTAAACGACATACAAGAAATTGCAGTTTACTAAGAAAAGCTATTGAAGGAAGAATTCAACCGGAAATCAAAGATTATGTATGTGAAAAATACTCTGAAATGAAAAATTAAATATTGGAAAAATTATTATGTACTCTTATGAGATTAGTGAACTATTAACAAGAAGTAACTATAGAATTCCATCGGATGTTTATTGGAAAATATGTGAATCATCACAGGTATGCAGAGTTAAATATAATCCATATGGTGATTGTATAGAAATTTGGACATCCGATGGAAACTATTGGAAAGTTACTGTTTATGAGTAAAAGGAAAAATTGTTTGAAAAGGAGTAATTAACTATGAAAGATATTACCGTACAGGAATTTATTAATACATATAATAAGAAGGAATCCGATCAGGAGAAACAGGATTATATTAAATCAATGGTAAAAATTGAGTATATGCCGATTAATACAAAAATGACTCTTGCTGAAAAAATTGTTGAGAACGCATATTGGAAAGATATTGAGAAGAAGGATATTGTAAGTGTAAGTTCTCCAGTTAGACATGTACTTCATGTGTACACGATTATTAACAACTATACATATATTCATATGGACAATAAGACTATGGCCGAAGATTATGACTATCTTAACAGAGACGGACTTGTTGTAGAACTTATTAAAGCAATTGGTAATGATGTCAAAGAATTTACAGCTATTGAGGAAATGACTGCACAGGATTTTATGACTAATCATTATGGAACACAGGCATTTATTCAGAACCAGGTTACCAGACTGAATGATGTGTTGAAACAGGTTGGTACTTCTCTCGCACCAGTATTTGCTGAAGCGATGAAAGATATTAGTAAGGAAGATATTATAAAGCTTGTTAAAGCGATTTCTTCAAAATAAAATATGAACATTTAGTTAAGCTCCATGGCTGTCAAAGGTCATGGAGCTTTTTACAGTTTGAATAGGAGTTAAAATATGATTTCATTAAAAATTAACGCTTCTAATCTCAATAAGGCGGCTAGAAAATTTAGAAAATTAGCTGATAGTATTGAGACTGCAGAAAAGAAAACAAATGAAGAAATACCTAAAAAGGCTGCTCCTGAGATTGAAAATGCAAGCAGGTTCGCAGTTGAAGATTGGTATATGTCATTCAATCCTGAATACTATGAAAGAACTGAATCTCTATTAAATGTATATGATGTAAAGCCATTATCAGGGGAAATTAATGTTAATTTAAGCTCTGATGAATTAGGTGGACATAGAGTAGGTAATGACTACATTTATGAGTATATATTTAAACAAGGTTATCACGGTGGAGCCATTGATGGTCCTGAACATCCAGCTCCTGGAACTCCATATTGGAGAACAGGATTTAATTTTTCAGAATGGGGAAGACCTGCTCCAAAAACAACTTCTGCTTATATGCTTATGCAGAAATACATTAGTGAAAAGAAAGATCCAATTAAGGAACTTACGTGGAGTACGTTTATTGGATATCTAAAATGGTAAGAAAGGAAGTGAATTTATATGCCTAATGAAGATTTTAGTATAAAAACTGGTATAGAGGTTGATGATAGTGGAGTCAGCCAATTAAAAAGTATTGCTGATGAGCTTGAAAAAACAGCGAAAGCTTTACAGAAAATTAATAACGTAAAATTTAATGGTGATATTTTCTCTGGGTTGACAAATGCAGGAAAAAATATTCAAAACGTCACTAAAGAGATTGATAAATTACAGAAGTCTGCCAATGGTGCTGGAAAACCATTAACCAACATTGGAAAAGGCGCAGAAAGTATTGTTTCAGGAAACTCAAAGCAGTTTACATTATTAGATTTAACTTCTATTGATGTAATTAAATCAAGTATGAGTGAAATTGCTGCTTCTGCTCAAAATCTTAAAGAAGCATTAGGATCAGAAGTTACTTCCGGATTAATGACTCAGATTGATGCTATGTTGGCGAAAAAAGATGAGTTACAGAATCTTGCGAATATTTTAAAAAGCAATAAGGAAGATTTAGGTAAAGCTTCGAAATCAACTGGAAGTAAAAAGAATGCAGTTTCAGAAGAATACTATAGTAAGAATTACCAGAAAATGTATGAATCTGGTATTTCAGAATTAAAAAAGAAATATCCAGACAGTGACATTGTTGGACCACAGATTAGACAACTTGATGATGGAATGGTAAAATTCTCTGCTTCTATTCGTTCTGCTAATGGTGAGTGGCAAAAATTATCAGCCACAATGACTAAGGATGGTAATTTACTTTATCAGAATCCAAAAGGAATGACACAGACCGCTTCCGCATCGGCAGAAAAAGCATACCAAAATATTAAAGCAGGAAAATTAGATCCAAAAGATTTTCTTAACTTTGATCAGACTGAAGCTTATGCTCAAAAACTAAATCAAATTTTCGAAGAAGCCTATGGAAAGACAGATAAATATACGGCAAAAGTTGAAGCTGATGGACAAGCGGTTATATCTAAGGCACTTCCAAGTGGCGAAGAAGTTACTGTTATGCAAGCTAGAATTGATGACGTAAAACAAATTATGTCTGAATATGAACAAGTTGCCGGTGACGCAGTTAAGGTAAAAGAACTTGTTGAGAAAAATGTCTCTTCTATTTCTGCAAAAGTTAGCTCTGTTTCTAAGAAGTCTGCAAATAGTACTTCATCTTCCACTTCTATTAAAACCCCCAAATATGTAACTGATCAGTCTTATGTTGGTGATTATAAGACACTGGCAGACAATGAAGCTTTTGCTCGTACTCTTGACACGTTTAGACATAATACAACCGAAGCTAACGCCGCCATAGAAGAACGAAATAAAGTTATGGCAAGAGTAAACGCAAAAACACCACAGAACACTTCTGAAATAAATGCAAAGCAGAGATTTGATGATATTGATAAGACTATCACAGACAATCTTAGTAAATACGGAGATCGAATTCAGAGTGCTTATAATGCTTTCGACAAGATAAAGGCTGACAAAAGTGGCATCGCTGGAATTGCAGATGTATTTAAATCCAGTGAAGAACAGATTAATAAATGGGCTACTGCTGTCGCAAAAGGCAAAATGGGCATTGACGAATTTGAGAAGAAAGTCAGTGGACTAAATGGATCTGTTGGTAGCATTGGTAAAATCATTGATCCTGCAAGTATCACAGATGCAAAAGGGGAATTGGAAAGTTATTTGAAAGAACTTACCAATGTACAGGATATTACCTTTAGTGGATTTACAGAAAAAAATGGAATTGTTTCACTTAAAGGAACTTTTAAGGATAGTGCCGGTGAAGCGCAGACTTTAAGTGTTCAGTTAAATACACTGAATGGACAGATTAAAAATCTTGGAACTTCTGTAAAACCTGTTGAAAGTGGACTTAGTAAATTCTTCTCAGGTTGGAAAGAAAAAATGGTAAACCTTGCCCAATATTTGACTTCATTTCAGGCAATGAATCAAGTTTGGAATACGTTCAAGCAAGGTTTAGAAATAGTTAAAGAGTTTGATACTGCTCTTACAGAAATGCGAAAAGTATCAGATGAGCCGATCAGTAAGCTGAAAGAGTTCCAAAAAGAAAGCTTTGATATGGCAAAAAGCGTTGGTACTACTGCTCTGCAGATCCAGAATAGTACCGCCGACTTTCAGAGGCTCGGAGAATCGTTCGAAGAATCCAAGCAATCAGCTGTAAATGCTAATAAATTATTAAATGTATCAGAGTTTGATAATATTGATGATGCAACTTCTGCGCTAATTTCTATGAAAGCTGCGTATAGCGAAGTAGCAGAATCAGATTTGGTGGACAAGGTTAATCAGGTAGGTGTCAGTATTATGCCTAAACACATGGTAACATGTGGGGTTTTACCCTGTTGATAACTATATCGGTAAACGTCTAGCGATAGATAATACCGAGGTAAGATATTTTAGAATTATATTACGATTAAAGGAGAAGTTATGAAAGATAGTAAACTATATTGTTGTTTTTCTGTTCCACTTAGAGATTACTTGATTTCAAATGGAATTAGATATGAGGTATGTGCTAAAAATCCAAATACTGATAATTTAATGTGGATTTTTATCCGAACAGAAAAACTTAATTCTCTTTTAAAGCAATGGAGTAATAAATAATATTGTTGAATTTTTTAATGAAAGGTGTGAATTTATTATGGCAAGACCAATTTCAAAAACATTTTATGATTGGTGTATTGAAAATAATTATAATTTTATACTAGATTTATGGGATTATGAAAAAAATAAAAAAGGACCAAAAGATATTGGGTTTAGTACTCATGAAAAATATTATTTTAAGTGTATTAAAGATAAAAATCATAGCGAATTAAAAGCAATAAGTAAAATTACTAGATTAGATCGAGATAAAACAGATTTATATAATCATTTTATTTGTAAAAAATGTAATTCATTTGAACAGTGGTGTATTGAAAATAACAGGTATGATTTATTAAATAGATGGGATTATAAACTTAATATATTGTTACCATCTGAAGTGAGTAAATCAAATGGAAAATTATATTGGTTTAAATGTCCTGAAAATAAACATCCAAGTGAATTAAAAAGAATATCAAATATTATTAGACAAGAAAAAAGTTCAATTTGTATTGCATGTAATTCATTCGCACAATGGGGAATTGATAATATAGGAAAAGATTTTTTACCAAAATATTGGTCTAATAAAAATACAAAAGATCCATTTTCTATTACATATGGAAGCGGATTAAAAGTTTGGTTAAAGTGTCAGAACAAATCATATCATGACGATTATCTTGTAACATGTTCTGGCTTTGTATCCGGTGAACGATGTCCGTCTTGTCATAGTAGAAAAATACATATTAATGATTCTTTAGGAAAATTATATCCACAAATATTTAATATTTGGTCAAAAAATAACAACAGTTCTCCTTATGACTATGGTCCAAAATCAAATCAGGATATATTAATTTATTGTGAAAAACATGGAGAATTAAAAAAACGAATAAGTAATTTGTATAGGACTAACTATGAATGTCCAATATGTGTTACTGAAAAATCAAAGTCTTATTTGCAAAATAAAGTTTCAACATACTTACGTTCTTTGAATTATACAGTTTTGCATGAATATGATTGTAACATTATTCCTATCAATCCAAAAACTGGTAGAAAACTTCCATACGATAATGAAATTCCAGAATTAAAATTAATTATTGAAGTAAATGGAATGCAACATTATGAAGTTACTCCATATGCTTATTATCAATCTAAAAGCAATGGCAATACTCCAGAAGAATGTTTACAGTACCAAGGACAAAAAGATGATTATAAAAGACAATATGCTATAGAACATGGATATCATTTTTTGGAAATTCCATACTTCTTGGATACCGTATCTGAACCATATAAATTTGCAATTGATATAGCAATTGACCAATGCAAGGAAAATATCAAAAATTCTAAAATATCAACCGTAACGACTGCAGGATGTATGTAGTAATATATGTGTTGAAGTTATCCGTCCTTATAATATAAGGATGTAATATACAGTCTGAACTCACGCAATAATCTAACAAAGAAACGTGAGACATAGGTAGAAATGCCTATGCGCCATACATTTTTTTGTGTGGTTAGTAGAGCTTGTCTCGAAAGTAACAGCTTGAATAATTTTTCCATCTCCACCGATGGTTTAGCATCAGCATTACAAAGATCAGCATCTGCTCTTAAAACGGCAGGTAATGATATAGATGAAAGTATAGGATTAATTACGGCAGGCAATCAGGTTGTGCAGGACCCAGAGTCCGTAGGTGCAGCCATGCGTGTCATTTCTCTCCGTTTGACTGGAACCAGTCAAGCGAAACAAGAGCTATCTGAACTTAATGAAGATACAGATGGCGTTATAACAACAGTCTCAAAGCTTCGTGAAACAATTATGAATGCAACTAAAGTTGCGTCTAATGGATATAAGGGTGTAGATCTTTTTGATAAAAATGGAAATTACCGTTCAACCGCAAGTGTATTACAAGACATTGCAGATATCTATAGTGAGATCGAAGAAACCGATAAAAAGACAAAAAGTAACAATATAAACCTTTTGCTTGAAACGATTTCAGGAAAAAACCGCGCAAATACAGCTGCCAGTATATTGCAGTCGCCTGATATTTTAAGGGAAGCAATCGAGTCATCCAAAAATGCGAAAGGCTCGGCAGATCGTGAAAATGAGACGTATTTGTCTTCGTTAGAAGCGCATATCACCCAACTTCAAACACAGCTCCAAGAGCTTGCAACAGTAACTATCAACTCAGATATGTTTAAGGGCGTAATAGATACAGCAACCGCCTTTCTTAACATCGTAACTCAGATCCTAGATAAACTTCCACTGCTCTCAACAGCAATTGGAGGATTCGCAGGATTTAAACTTTCACAAGCAGGTCTGGGTAAACAGCTTAACATAAACCATAAAGCTAGTTTCAATTCAAAATTTTATCGTAGTTAAGATGCCCATTTGATATGTTGCTGTCATAATCGCGACAGTCAGTATAGAACTTGTTCAAGATGGTGATTCGACACCTATTGACAGACCTTTAGCCTTAGAGCTATAAAGCCGAATATCGGAGGAAGCCGTAATCCACATCACTGTGGTACCTTAGTTCTGAAAATGAATGAAAGGGATATATTGAAGATGGTAGTTCCGACACGTTAGCAAACACATATGTTTAAATTTACAAAAGTGGATGATAAATTCACGAATAAAACGCAATTATAACAGGAAGAAAGAAAGAAATAGAGAGCAGAAAGTTGCGCTAACAACTCTCCACTCTCTTAAATGACAAAAGGAGATTACAAAAATATGAACTAAACTATTTATTATTTTTGGTGTCATCCTTATAGAATTCTCCAGACATGTCAAATCCTTTCAAAAATCCAAAATGGATGTGAAAGTTTTTCATGTTCTTAGATGGTATTCTGCGGATTAACGACCATAGGATTAATAATCCTACAAGAGTTAAAACGAATAGAAATACATCTTCCATATCTCACCTCCTTCCTGTACGAAAGTATCAAGAAAGAGATTTGATGTTGGGAGAATCCCATAGAAATGAATATAATATTTAGAATGCTTCATTTTAGATAATCTCATTTCTGGTACAAATTGCGTACCATTAATTCAATACTACATGACGATTGTCAGATATACTGTCGTGCAACGAATCACAATGTAGAACTGTGATCACAAGTTTATCTGACTTCGATTGTAGTATAATTGTCCATTTTTGTAAATCCAGAACATATGTGTTTTCATGTAAAAGTGTAGTTTTACAGTTAACGTGCGAGAGGCTGACAAGGCGTATTATGTGTGGCGTTACAACACATAGTACAATATACAGTCCAACTAGGGAAAGCCTGGGTAGCATGATGGATCGAATAGTATAGATAGAACCGTGAGGTTACTACTCTCCTACTACTTGAAATGCACTAACTGCACATATTCACCACGGCTTGCAAACGTGGTGTTTTTTTTATTTATATAGATTGAAATTTGTTTATCTTATGATATGATTAGAGGTGAAATTTAATATGGGAAAAATACATTATTATGAAGGGGAAATTGTAGAAATTCCAAATCACCCTACAGATTGGTTTTATTATCATCATGAAGAATTATATAAAAAATATGGAGAATGTTATCTGTCTATTAGAAAATTAGATAATATTATCATTGGATCATATAAAACATATAGAGAAGCATTAAGGGAAACACTTTTCTATTATGATGTAGGTGAATTTAATATATATCATTGTGACGGTGTTTTTAATAGAAAATATGTTCGCGTACCAGAATATAAATGGATTTCTATAAGTGAATAAAATATGGATAAAATACGAGTTCTTACATATAGTTCAAATAAGATAATGAATCAACTTACTTCCTATGTTTATGTAGGAAAAGAGAAAGATGATTTAATTGATAAAAATCGCTTTATTTGTATTTGGGACACAGGTGCTTCTGTCTCATGTATAACAAGCAATATAGTGGAAAAATATAATCTTACTTCAACTGGAAAATCAAATTTCTATACTGGAGGTCATCGTGAGTCAAAATTAACAAATATTTATTCAATTGATTTAATGTTTAGAGACGATTTTGTTTTTAATAACTTGCGAGTATTAAAAATTGAAAAACATGATGTTTTTGATATTATTATTGGTATGGATATTATTTCAAAAGGTGATTTTGCAGTATCAAATTTAAATGGAAAAACAAGTTTTTCATTTAGAATCCCATCTTTTGGAACAGCAAATTTCTTAAATGAATATGATAATTTAGACCAGGAGAATTAACACTCTCCTGGTCTATTATTATGATTAAAAAGGAGTATTATTAAATGAAATTAATACAAAGAGGAACTGTTATATTTGAAGATAAAGATTTCTTTAATTATACTAATATATCAACAGATCGAGATGGTAAAGCCCACTGCTATTTTACAGACCACGAGAAAGAATTATTTGAGAAATACGGAGATTGTTATCTAGTAATAAGAAAAGATGATAATAAGGTTCTTGGATCTTACGAGACGTACCGTGATGCCATGTATGAGACTTTAGGTACTTACAATATAAGTGAATTTGATATATATCGTTCCGACGGAGATTTTAATAAGGATTATTTCTGGCTAAGAACCTATACATTAGCATGGACAAGACATGAAGAAAAGGAGAAGTAATTATATGTTACCAGAGACTATTATTTATATTAATAAAATTCTCAATGAAAAACGTGATGAGTTATTATATATAGATAGAAAGGTTTTGTATGGAAATAGATATATTTGATATGATATTTAAAATAGAGGATCATGAAGTATCAATAATAAAGAATAATATATCGCCTTGGGCATGGTATAGTAGAAATATTCTAACCACAAGAGATGTAAAAGATTTTTTTGAATGGCTGTTTTTAGAAGATAAAATAATGTTTAAATATAATGGTGGTCTTATATATTGATATTATCGTTTATAATATAATTTCTAAGATAAAAGGAATTTTTATGACAAAAAACAAAATGTTAATTATTAGATTAAAACGTGATATACTGTTCATAAAATTAAAAAATCTAAAATTAGATATAAAATTTGCAATTCAAAAAAAGTATTATCGCATTTTTGATAATCAAAAGTACCAGGACCTCCTGCAGATAGAAAAAGATATGCAAGATGTCCTGGATGCTATTGACGACAGAATGAAATGGGTGTAAATTACTTTTCTTATGAAAGGATGTTCTATGAAAAAACAAATAAAACAGCATTCATTAATACTCTTAAAAATAGACGCATTATTACTTTCTTTAAATATGAAAAAGAAAAATTTCATTTTACAGGTAAAAAAGGCATACTATAAAATTTTCAATTATTCCAAATACGAAAAACTTTGTGCATTCGAAAAAGACATCAAAGAAATATTTGATGAATATGACAAAAGTATGGAAAGATTATAAATTACTTCCCAGGCTTCCATGAATACCCACAATTTTGACACACATTTCTAGCAGATCCGGAACTAATGAAACATACAAATATTTTAAATCCATATAACTATAAGCGTAAAACATGCAAATAAGCAATTTGTTATCAGCGACAGATAAAATTTTGTTATGTAATCTTCTCTTTTATCAATTTCATTTGATAATTTGATTGTGATTTTTTCATATTGCTCATACAGTTTTTCGTTTATCTCTTTAACTGTTTCTTTATATCCGTTTTTAAGAATTTCCTTGTCTCCTAGTTCAAACATTTCTTTGAATTTATTTGGATCTAGCATTTTGTTGTTGAAATTAATATAACTTTTTACCAAAAAATATAAAAGAATGGCTCCAGAAATTATTGTTACAGTACATAAAATATATGAAGCTACACTTCTAACATCTGATGAAAATCCTTCATTGTTTAATATTTTTTCGCCAACTTTTGTAATAATATAGGTATCACCACCAAACATTGCCACAATTAATGGAATAATTCTTGAAATTTTTTGTGAAGCAATGTTTCTTCTCTCACGTTCATCATTATACAATTCTTTAAAAATATTTAACTTATAAGAAAGGAATGATTCTTTTGAATCGAAATTTGAGTTCACTAAATACACCTCCTAATAACACAGAAGATTTAAAAATAAAAGATATAGAATTGTTTAGAGAAGTTCCAGATCCATTACCCCATGCTATTGAACTTTTCTTTACGCCATATATAAAAACAATAGATTTTTTTAAAAAATGTATTACTTTTTGTTTTTATCTTTTTCGTCATGAAGGGTAAAAATTTCTCGTTTATTCTTTTCTAAATTAATATCAGAAATTTTAGTTGCCTTTGGCTTAGTCGGTTCTGGTTTCGGCTTACGAACCACATTTTTAAGCTTATCAAATATGTTTTCTTCCATATTATATAATCTCCTTATATTCCTGGTCTCCAGGTGCACCCACAGTTCGCACAATGATTAACAGTAATTTGATTGTACATAAGTCCAAACAATGCCCTTTGCAAGGTTTGACCTGTGGTAATTTGAGTGGAGCCACAGCGAGGACAGTGAACTTTATTTAAATATTCCATTGGCAATATCGGTAATAAATTTAGGATCAGTAACAGCTACTTTAGCAACTTCTACACATACTGCTGAGATCATATTTATAGAAGAAATACCTACAGATTTTAATTTAGCTTTACTCTTCCTCCATATAGAGTCAGGTCTAATTGATTCTGCTAATTTATGTCCTTCGAATGTAACATCATAAATTTTACAGTTTTCATATTTATAGTTATCATCTATAGAATACGATCCTTCTAAGAATCTTCCGTCAAATAAGTTTTTCACACAATATTGTACATCCTCTTCAGTGTATTTACCTGAAAAGTGATCCTTTATATCTTTTAACATAATCCTCTTAAAATCTCCATTAAGCTTCATATTATCTTGTTCTTCAATATATAAGAGTACATCTCTAAAACAATCATAGTTTAATATCATATTCAATCCTCCATAGAAAGGTCGTGAAAATATGTTGTGGTCAATTTCTGAGACAGAAAATATTGCAACAAAAATTATTAAATTGTTATACGAAAATAATTGTACTGATGAAGGTGATATTGAAACCACATTTACATTAGTACGAAATCATTTTAAGAATATGTCCATTGATGACATTATTAAATTCGAAACAACTGGTAAGATGCCGGAAATTGACGTTCATGGTAATCTTACTCAAATTATAAAACAAGTTTCTAGTCAAATAGCTGATGAGTTTTTGGAAGAACATGGTATTAAATAGGTTATTTTCCAGGTTTCCAACTGTATCCACAATTGGCGCACCTGTTTACTGTTTTGTTGGAACCCAAGAAACCAGTTAAGAAGGAATAACCACGTTGTCCAGTGGTGATCTGAGTCGAACCACATCGTGGACAACAAATTTGGTTCTTCTTCTCTTCCTCTGCCCTCTGCTGTGCTAAATACTCGTCATATCTTTTCTGCGATTCCTCTTCGGCTTTAGCGTTTATAATACTCATTTGATTTGTATACTTAATGATGTCGTTTGTATATAAGTCTAACATTGCCGAAATAAAACCAGGATCATTATTACAATATTCGCAAATATTAAACATATCGTTAAAATTCATATTAGGAGCAGCTATTAGTTTATTTCCGCATCCAGGACATATATCTAAATTTTCACCGCTAAGAATACCTGCGTAATCTTCAGGCTTGTTTGAGCTTATTGAAAACATAGATTTTGTGCGTCCTTGTGGTTGTTTAAGCTTATTACCATTCTTCAAAATGCAATCTTTACAATAATATAAAATTTTATCAGACCCCATATGCCACCTCCGAAATATAATATTATAATGCAAGTATAACATTATATTTCTTAATATTCAATTGATCTTTAACTACGATAAAGAAACAAAAAAGCTTGGTGGTAATGGAAGTAATCTAAGGAATGCGTTAACTGAAGTAAAAGATTTCTTCTTTAAAAAGCAAGATATAGAACAGCCATATAATCTTAGTAAAAATGAACTTTCATTTTTTGATAGATTAAAAAAAAAATTTTCTGAATCTAAATTAAATGGATCTGCAGAAGATTCTAAAGATATGATGATTAAACTTGCAGAGGAAATTACAGGTGCTGATAGTTCGCTTGTTAAATATATTCAAGATACTGAAGTTGCGTCTGTTTCTCAAGCAGGATTTGCTCAGTCACAGAAAACGGTAATTCAGGGAACGACAAAATTCAGAGCAGCTTTAACTTCTGTTGGAGGTGTTATTAAATCTGTCGGTGCATCAATGCTTAATATGGGTATTACCATGGTAGCATCCTGGGCGATTGGAAAAGTATTTGAGGGATTAGATTATCTTGCTCATTATGACGAAAATATTATTAAAGCAGGTCAGGAAGCAAAGGAATCAATAGATAATACTTTTAACAGCTTTGAAGAGGGACAGCAGAAGGTAACAGATCTTGCCACAAAATTTGCAGAATCTACAGATCAGATCAAAATAACTGGCGATGCTATTGATCAGGTGGCAGAAAAGTATACAGAATTACATAAAGGTGTCGTAGGAAGCACAAATGAGAATCGTTCATTATCGTCTGAGGATTACCAATCTTATCTTGATATCTGTAATCAGTTAGCTGTGCAATTTCCACAATTAGTTTCCGGATATGATGCCCAGGGTAATGCTTTATTGAATCTTGGTTCAAATGCAGATTCTGCTGCTGATAGTATTCGAAATTTGTATAATGCCCAAATGCTATCCGCCAATGTTGAGATTGGAGAAAACTTACAAGACACATATAAGGGGACTATAACGCAAGTTGAACAATACAATGGGCAGATTAGTGATTTAAAAGAAGAAAATGAGAAATTGCAAGCCGAAATGGATGAGTATACTGGTACCAATAATGGCAAAAGTATATTTACATTTGGTTCTAAAAAGTTAAACGTTGATAACAGAAAGCTCACAGGGGAGCAAATAAAAGCAATTAATAATGCTTTGCATAAATTTGCTGGTAATGAATATTCAATGCAAGGCTTATCTGACGGAACAACTGTTGTAGATGGTTTGGAGGATCTTTCAAAAGAAAAGATTCAGCAATTAAATAATGCATTTTCAGAAGCTATGAATGTTTCTTATGACACTGAAATTAAAGGACTTCAGGCACAAATTAATGCAAATAAATCTAAATCTTCTTCTATTGATTTATTAATTAAAGACCAGTGGAATAGTATGGCTAATTCACTTAGTAATTACCTTCAAACATCTGAAGCATTTTCTGGGCTTGATTCTTCTCTCCAAAATGCCTTTCTTGGACATTTGACAGATATTGATTTAACATCATTGAGCGAAGACTACGATGGATTAGTTCTTCCGTTCTTATATGGTGAATTTATTGAACCAATGAACTCATTGGAACCAGAGGCTCAAGAATCTTTGTCTAAATTACTTACACTTGATACTTCAAAATTAAAACAGAAAGAATATTATGACCAAGTTCATTCTGTAATTGAAGGATTGTTCCCAGATGATAAAGATACACAAAATCAGTGGTTAAAAGCATTAGGACTATCTGATGTAATTACAACAGCTTCTACTGAAATGGGAAAAATTAAAACTGCATTCAAAGGTAAAGTATTCGAAAATTGGATTGATAACTTGTCTATTGATGATATAAGCATCGGCGCACAACTTTTAACCGATGGGTTTGAAGTAGAATCAGGACTTACTGGTTGGAATAAATTTCTTGACGCTATAGCGAACTATAAGGAACAAGCCGTAGATTTAGGCGATAGTCCTACTCTCGCATCGGTTCTCGCAGATGAAGACAATGAAGTTTCCTCTTCTATTGACTCTTTACAATCAGACCTCTCTTCTCTTTCTGATACATTATCTAAGCTTAAGACTGGTGAGTTTACAGATACTGATCTTACTGACCTTATTCAGCAGTTTCCACAGTTAGCCGATCAAACAGATAATCTGCAGGAGTCAATTGTTAGTCTTCAAGCGGATAAGTTAAAATCCACTATCAAAAAAATTGATGAAGCTATGTCTGGTGCTTCTGCTGATGAAAAAACAAAAGCAAAAACACTAAAAGAGTCTTTAATAAAATCTGCGGATTTATCCGGAATTACTTCCAAAGAAATAAATGATCTATTTAGAGAAGTTTACAATATTGGCGGTGAGGGTGTTTCTGATATGGCATCTCGTGAGGGTGCTATTGCAGCCGGAAAATTTAAAGAATCATTTGCGTCTGTAATGCTTACAAAAGATGGTCGTGAAGCTTTGTATAAAGCATTATTGGACCCAGAAGTTGCAAAGTCTGGATTTGATGGAATTATGGAAGCCGTTCAATCAAATCTTTCCGATATTTTCAATAGACGAATTGATGCTTCTAATGATTTATTATCAGAGATAAGTTCAGTTCAATCTGCTTTAAGTTCTCAATCAATCGGAACTTCAATTAGTTATGATACATTTTCCTCTGAAGACTTAAAAGACTATCGCTCTGCTCTTGAATATGTAAATGGTAGTATGCAGATTAATACTCAGAAGGTAAAAGAACTAACTCAGGAAAAAGTAAAAGAACAGGTTGCTACAAATAATTCTGCAAAAGCTCAAAAACAGCAACAATATTTACAGAATGCCAAACAGATCGAGGAATTACGTCAGAAACTCATTGATAATACTAATGCTACTGGATTAAGTGTTGATGGAATTCAACAGCAAATCAATAGCTTGCTTTCTAGTAATGCTGCCATTGTAGAACAGTGTAGTCAGCTGGATTTGCTTAACTCTTCATTGATGGAGTCTATTGGAATTTATCAGCAGTGGAAAGACGCACAGAATAGCTCTGAATCTGGAGATATGTTTGACGATGCAATTACGGCATCTAAGCAGATTGACGATACGTTAAATAACACAGATTCAGACATTTATGGTAGAGTTGGACGTAAAGATTATCAAGCTTCTTTGGATTTTCTTATTCCTGATACGGTTGATAGCACAGATGAAAATGCAATCAATTCCTACTTGAGCAGTATTGACAATCTGTTTACCCACAATGAAGATGGTGAAAGAGCCGGACTTAATATAGAAGAGTTTTGTCAGCAAGCAATGGATAAAGGTCTTATGGTACTTGATGAAGCTGGTGAAAACTACCAGGTAGCAGGTGGGAAGACCATGGAAGATTTTGCAGAAGGTATGAATCTTTCAATGCCTATGGTTCAGGCAATGTTTGGTGAGATGCAGGAATTCGGAGCCAACTTCGACTGGTCGGATGAAGGCATTCAGTCCATGGGTGATATTGCCGTGGCTGCTAATGAAGCTTCAGAAGCATTGCGTAGTGTAACAGGTAATGAAGACCTGAAGATCAATCTTGATGTGTCTGATCTGGAAACTACGGAAGAAAAATGCTCTGCATTGGATGATACTATATCAGAGATGAACAGTGTTAAAGCAAAGGTCGGTGTAGATTCATCAGAAGTTGATCAGGCAAATACCATAATTCAGTATTGTGTGGCTCAGAAACAACAATTAGAAGCACCAGCAGTAATGAATGTTGATGTAAGCCAGGTATCGGGCAAGATTGGAGAAGCTGTTGGATTGTTGCAAGAGTTCCAAACAGCGCAGAACACATTGCAGATGCAAGAGACACTTGGAATGGACACCTCAGAAGCCCAGGCAAATGTGGAAGCTGTAGCGGATAAGATTAAAGGGCTTGATACGAATGTAAAAGCAACACTTTCCATTGATGATTCCTCTATTGATACAATCCAGGACAGCATTAGTAATAAGCTTACAAACGAAGTCATGGTAAAGGCTGGAATTGATGATTCTGCTATTATTGGATTCCAAGAAGCAAAACATGATGCAAAAGGTGAAGTTGATTGGGATAATGATACGACAAAAGTTGACGCGTATGCTGCGGCTGAGAAAAAAGGCAGTGGTACGGTGCTATGGAGCAATGATATTTCACAGGTAAAAACTCAATTTCAGGCTGTAGGACACATTAATTGGGGAAACACTTCTGCTCCTACTAATGGAGCTAATAGCGTGAATGGGACAGCTCACGTATCTGGAACTGCTAAAGTTACAGGTGATTGGGGCAATAAGCGTCCTGGTACTACTCTTGTGGGAGAATTAGGTCGTGAAATGTGCGTAAATCCTCATACTGGAAGATGGTATACAGTTGGAGACAATGGTGCAGAGTTTGTGAATATTCCACAAGGAGCAATTGTATTCAACCATGTGCAGACTGAGGAATTGTTAAGCAATGGATTCACAGCTTCAAGAGCAGTCGCGTTAGCATCCGGTACAAGTCCTGATATATCCTGTACTGCTTTTGTATCTGGAAATGCTATGGTGACAGGTGGAATCAGTGTTAAGCAAGCACAGAAATCTGTCGTATCCGGTGGTAACACTGCAAAGGCTACCAGTGCTACCAATGCAGATACCAAGGCGACCAAGAGCCATACAAAAGCTACGGAAGAATCGACAGAAGCCACAAAAAAGTCCATGAAAACATTTGACTGGGTTGCTACGAGGATGGAAACATGGGAGAAAAAGGTCAAGAAAATATCAGATCAGATTACGGATTATATCACATCTGCATTAAAGACCTCTTTGTTGAAGAAACAGATGAAAACCATGAACTATGAGATGAAAGCTAATACCAAAGGCGAGTTGGCTTACATGAAGAAAGCCAATTCTGTTGCTGAAAAATACACTTATTACAATAGTGATGGTGGAGAAATAAATGTATCAATTCCTAAGAAATATCAAAAATTGGTACAGTCCGGTGCTTATCGTATTGAAGATATGGACACTAGCACAGATGAGGGTAAGGCTTTAGCAGAAGCCATTTCAGAATATCAGAGTTGGTATGACAAGGCACAGGATTGTAAACAGGCTGTTATTGATCTGAGAAATGAACAGCAAAAGCTTTTTGAGCAGTGGGCGAATATGCCTACCGAAGCTGCTGAGAAGAAGATTGATCGTTTAACTACCGGTTACAATGGTATAAATGCAGTATCTTCCAGGTTAACAGCTGCAACAAAAGGTGGTTCAACTCAAGCAGCTCTTGCTGAGACAATGAAATCTGATCTGACGGATGCCGAGAACCAGAAGAAATCAGATAATAAAGCGTTGAAATCTGCGAAGACTGCTAATAAAAAAGCTTCCATTGCAAAGAAAAAAGCAGATAGTAAGGTTAAATCCACTGCAAAATCCTTATTGAAAACAAATCTTACTGATGAACAGAAGAAACAGGTGAAATCTGGTAAGAAGATTGATACTACTGGCATGTCAGGTTCCCAGAAGAAAAAAGCTGATGCTTATAATAAGGCTGTGACAAACAAGAGCAAAGCGAATAAGAAAGCCACATCTGCAAAATCTAAATTATCTACGGCAAAATCTAACTACAATTCATCCAATTCTACATATAAATTCATGAAGTCTAATGTGAATACAGCGCTTAATGCTTATGATTCCGGTGATTCTCTTTCTTACATGAATGGTCTGGTTGACGAACAAGTATCTGGGAAGAAGGCTGAACAAGAAGCAAGAAAAGTTGCTGTGGAACAAGCAAACGCTAATTTGACTACGACTAAGAAGCAGAAAACAACGTCTGACAAAAAGCTTGCAAAGCTTCAGAAGAAATATAAAAACAGTAAGAATCTTACAGCAGCTCAGAAAAAGAAGATTGCAGCTGGCAAAGAAATTGATACAACTGGAATCACTGATGCAAAGCAGTTGAAAATTCTGACCACCTACAATAATGCCTTAGCAGACAGTAAAAAGAAGAAAGAGAATGTAACTATTGCCACAAATGCTCTTGCAGAAGCTAATGAAAACCTTATGACAGCCGAGGTGGAATCTGCTCAGGCTACAGTGGAAGCTGTATCTACGAAATTTGATAATGCGAAGACGTATTACGAAGCACTTCTAAGCTACCAAGAGCAATTGAGTAAATATCAGGAAAAGAATATAGACCTGGCAAAAGCTCACGGAGATTACGAAAAATCTTCTGACTATGATGTTAAGATAAGCAACACTCAGGATGAGAGGGCAATTAAACAGAATGAGCTTGATGAACTGACGAAACAGCTAAATGATGGCGTTGAGGCTGGAACAATCGTGGAAAATTCACAAGAATGGCTGGACATGCAGACAAAAATCAAAGAAGCGCAAAATGCTGTGGCAGACTATGACACACAAATTGAGGAATTGAAGCAATCTCAGATTGGTGTCTATTACGAAGAACAGTTTGAAAGAGCTGCAGAAAAGGTTGACAGGTTCCGTGATAAGTTAGACGGTTTGAAATCACTTATTTCTGATGATATGAAAATTGATAAGAACACAGGACTCCTCACAGAATCAGGTGCATTGTCAATTACATTGGATGTTGATGATATCAATGCTTCCACAGAAAATCTGAAAACCTATATAAAGGAAAGACAGCAGATTATTAATGATTATAATGCAGGGAAATTTGGCGAGGATGAATATAACCAGAAGCTCAAGGATGTTGATGCAAATATCAAAAGTACCACTTCCAATATATATTCTTCCAGAAATTCTATTTTAGAACTGGTTAAGTCCCAATCTCAGGCTGAATTAGATGTGCTGAACAAGGTCATTGATAAGAGGAAAGAAGCTTTGTCAGCCAAGAAAAACTATTATGACTATGACAAAACACTGAAGAACAAAACCAAGGATATTGAAGTATTGGAGAGACAAATTGCAGCGTTGGAAGGCTCCACTAGTGCTGAAGATAAGGCAAGAAAAGCAAAACTGCAAGAACAGCTGCAATCCGCAAAAGATGATCTGAATGACACAATTGTAGATCATGCTTATTCTATGCAGACTGATTCACTGGATAAGCTGTCTACTGATCTGAGTGAGGATCTTGATACATGGATCAACAAAATTAGTTCCAACATGGAAGAGATGACCAATGCTATTAATGGTGCCATCAGAAATGCTGGACTTAGCACGGCAAGTACAATTAATGCTATATCTTCCATATTAAGACATTATGGATTATCAGATAGTGAGATTTCACAGTCTGGACTTACAAATATTACCGGTTATGCTTCCGGTACTGACTATGTTCCAAAATCTGGAATGTACAGAGTAAATGAGAAAGGAATGGAGTCTGTCTTTTCTAAACAATATGGTACTCTTACATTCTTAAACCAGGGTGACAAAGTGTTTACAGCAGACTTCACCAAGAGACTTATTGATAATGCAGGTATCGCTACACAGAGTAGTCAACCACAATTTGGCGAGATGTATAAGGAACTTATGAATGCGATTACCAACACAAATAATCAATCTTATGAGCATAGTACAGTTTACAATATTGTTGTAAATGAAGCTACTGATGCAAATGCAGTAGGTGATATTGTCGTTAAGAAGATCGATGCATACGAAAAGAAGCGTGTAAGAGATTTTAAGAGTCTTAGGTAAAAACAACCTCAAAAATGGAAGTATTTATCGATAAGAAACCATTTTTGAGGTAAACGTAATATATTGTTCACAGTTTTTTCATATTTATCAGTTATGATAATGAGCATAGAAAAAGACAGATTCCGTTAGACGGTTTGTGAGCCTATATTAATGGCTTGATAAATTAAATAATATCATATGCATTAACGACCGGACTTACCACAGTGGCGGTCGTTTTTGCATTTATCAAAAAGTCGAACAACGTATGTAGAAATAATTCCACTTACAATTCCGCAAATTATTGTAATTGCAATAACGTCAGATGTCACATCTTTCATCTCCTTCCATTGCAAATTTCTCAATGGACAAATCCTCAGAGATTTCTATAAGATAAACAGGATATTGCTATCCTGATGTGACTCACTTACCGCCTAACCATCTCATTATGTCGTAAAACCTGAAATGTTGGAATCTGTCTGCTTAATATTATCTAATATTATATTGAGAAAGTCAACAAATATTTCTAGGAGGGCGTAGTGTCACAGCTACGCTCTCTTTTATTAATTTTGAACAGAGGTGCAATTATGTATGTAAAATTTTTTGATTGTGAATTATTTATTGATTCACATGAAATAAAAATAAAAAATAAAAGAGGAAGTTCCGGACAATCTTATGGAGAACATTTTATTCCACCAAATAATGTAAAGGATCTTGTTGAGGAGTTTCTAGTTCCAACCGTATATCAGCATAAATGTGTTGAAGAACTTTTAAAAAGAAAACCAGATCCTAACATTAAGTGGTAAATTTTTTATTTGTGGTAAGAGATATAAAAAATAGTACCGACACATTTCTATATCGGTACAATAATGCAAAGGATTAATTTGATTATGGAAATAAAATTATTTGATCACATTTTTTTAATAAGTAATTATGAAGTTATAGACTACTACAATAATGAAGAGGTAAATAAATTACATAGCCAAATATTACTTTCACCTCAAGATATAAAGGAGTATTTTGAATGGCTCTTTATAAAAGGTAAACATTATTTTTGCGGTCATCCAGGAGGGTTATTTGGACCTTAACTCACAAGGAGAATAATTATGGAAGTAAGTTTTTTTAATTTTAAGCTAAAAATAAATAATACATCTATACGTTTATATGAAAACGAAAAAGATGTTGGTGGTATGTCATGCTGTAATGGAATAAATCCAACTGATATAAAAAATTTTATGGAATGGTTATTTATTAATGATAAATTTATTGGAACAGCACATGGTGGAACAATATGTTAATTTTTATATTATTTTTTAAGGTGGTCATATGAAATATTTCAATCACAAAATTCCAACAGGAATTCCAAAACAACGATTAAGAATAATTTATAAAACAAATTCTTTCAATCATCCATTAATTGAATTAAATAACAACCATAATGATAAAAATATAATTATAGATACAATGGTTCAAAAAATTCCTAAAAATTTTACAGATGCTTCATATATTGTTTTACAGGAAGAAACATTATTTCCTACGTCATATAGCTTAAAACAGTCATTAAGGTGGTATACAATCTTTCGTATTTCAAGAGTATATTTGTCTGTATAGCGCAATATCTTTTCACAATTGTTTTTAGAATCTAATATCATAATTCCAAATAATGCCACAGCTATAGATTTTATATCTTTTTCTGGTATTTCTTTCACTTTTCGAATTAATGGGTACCACTCGTTAAACTGTAAGTGGCTTGATGCAATATTATAATTGTACTTATAAGACAATTGTTGATTTGCATCATAATCAAGTAATATATTTACAAGATCACTTAGCAATTCATAATCACGATCAGAAATGTCATTTGGAATTTCTGTTTTAGTCATTCCATTTTCACTCTGTACAACATGCATTAATTCGTGTAATATAACATCTTCAATGTCATCTGTGTCTTTTCTTATATGGATAACATATTTATTTTCGATTTTTTGGCAATATGGAGTTTCTTCATCTGTATAGTCAAAATCTATTTTAAAATCAGTGTGTAATTTAACAAGCTCAATGATTTCATAAGCTTTATTTGATATTTCGTGATTAAAAGTACCCCCAATAACTATTTCGTTCATTTCAATACTCTCCCATCCCAATATAAATTATAAAATCCATTATGATTCAAGTAACAATTTTTGTCAATAATAGTCTGAATAGAAAGTAGGTGATTAATATGGCTATATTTGGTTCTAGTTTTACATATAACGAAAAGTCTTCGGACGATTACGGAGTTATTCTTTGTGCTACAGAGGCAGTCGATTCAATTCCAATGGGACTTACAAGGGAAGGTTTAAAGGGAGAAATTACAAGTAGACGACCTGTAGCCAATTGGTATAATACGAAATATTCAGATGTACTTACATTTGATGTGACAATTACAAAACCAGAAAATCGTGCATTTTCAAGGGAAGAAGTGAGAGATATTAACGCTTGGTTGACTGGACCACGTACACCTACTCTTCTATTTTTTGAGGATGAAGCATTTGACCCAATCAATTTTTATGGTGTGTTTACAGATGTAAACAATGTGTACGGAAGTGGTATTTTAATGCTTAAATATACGTTTACATCGAATTCACCTTATGGATGGAGCAATGAATTTCAATACATATATAATAACTTGGAAGACAAAAAGTTGTCTGTTGAACAAGGAAGTGTTACAGGTAGTGGTAAGGATCTGGTTATTGCTGTCCAGAATAATGGATACTTTAGTATAGAAAATAGTACAGACGAATTAAATGATTTTGTTTATCCTTTGATTGCTATAAATGCATATCCTGGACATAAAGTTTCAATAGAAAACATTTCTGAAATATCTACTAATCTTCTATCTCATAAATTAGAGATTACAATTCCAGATAAAGTTGATTTTTCAACAATGCTTTACATAGATTCAAAATACCATAAGATTTATTACATAAATAATAATACAAAAGAAAAGGTTCCGCTCACGTTATCAGATCTTGGTTTTTCGTCAGAAAATCTCACAAATATAGATAATGGTTCTTTAGGTCTTTACTGGCCTCGTTTAATCCCAGGAAATAATAAATTTGATATAACAGGTGAATGTAATGTTGCTATGACATTCAGATGCCCAAGAAAGGTAGGTGCTTATTAATGACTTTTAATTATGACTACTTTGGGCTTACTGAACCGGCACGAATTTATTTGTGTAAAACAGATAATACAATAATTTGTGAATTGAATGGTATTGATCTGCCAACTGTATCTTATACACGGCAGTTAAATAATTTTGACACGATACAATTTGATGTACACAAGTATATAAACGGAGAAGAATCAAACGGATATGATCTGCTTGATGAAGCAATGTATATTTTGGTAGATGGTGTTGGTTATTTTAGAATGCAATATCCACAGGTATCAAATGATGGATTTGATGAATATAAAACGGTAACAGCTCAATCATGTGAATGTGAGCTTGCATTAAAAACACTAAAGAATTTTAAGATCAATACAGGAGAGACAGACAGCCGTGAATATCTAATTGATGGTAATGTAAAAGAAACCGATGAAGGTGTTAAAGTAGCAGTTAAAAACATTATTTTATATGATGAACTGTACAAAGATTTTTCATTGCTTGATATTGCAATTGAAAAGGTTTTTGGATGGAAAATTGGTTGGGTTGATCAGACAATAAGAGAAACAACGGTTATAGAGACTAAAGTAAACGATGATGGAACTGTTACTACTACTTCACAAATGGTTGATTCTAAGCGGTCATTTGATATAGACTCAAAAAATGTATATGCATTTCTAACGCAGGATGTATCAAAGAAATTCGAATGTATTTTCGATTTTAATATTATGACCAGGACAATTAATGTATATAGCGTAAAAGATTACGGTAAGGATTCAAATGTATTTATCTCTTATCGTAATTTGATTCAGACGTTGAATTATGCACCAACTCAAGAAGATAATATTATGACAAGATTTGAAGTACGTGGTGGAGATGACCTTACAATTGATGCAGTCAATTTTGGTTCTTCTACTATTGAGAATCTTTCTTATTATCTTAGTACAAAACATGTAAGTCAAGGGTTAATTGACAGATATAATCAATGGTTATCTAAGCTTGACGAAGCACGTAAAAAATACATGTATTACAATCGTCAGTACAGCTTATATATGGAAAAGCGTGATGAAATCAATCTTAGAGTTCCGAATGATGGGTTGAATAATAATTGGAAACAATTTACCGTAAAAGACCTTGGAACTATTAAAAAGAAGTATACTACATATATGGATGCACTGAAAGATGTAAATCTTGGCTACTGGGATGAAAAAAACCAGAAGTGGCTTAATAAAGGTGCGGAGCAAGATTATATTGCATATCAGGGTATTCTTGAAATTATCGACAAAACCATTGAATATAAAAATAATACAGATCCTACACAGGATGATAAAAAGTCCAATGAAGTAGATGATTTGATTGAAGAATGGAATACAAATTGGGATCTGTTTGGTCTTCAAGAGTTAAAAACAAAAGAGAAAACATATCTGAATAATATTGATGCTTTAAAAGCTTATAAAAAGGCATGGAAAGATTTAAGTGAAGATGAAAAAGGTCACTTAACAGAGTCCAATTATAATATTTCTCATAATAAGTATTTGAAGTATTGGGAATACGAATACGGAAAAGATGAAAATGGGAACTTATATGCGGAACCAGAAAAAGGTGGATGCTCTGGTGCCATTAAGCAAAGACAAGGCGAATATGATGATATTCAGAATTTAATGAATGGTTTTTCAAAAAATATGTCCGAAGTTGCAACAATTAACAATAAAGAAAAATGCGGCATATTTACAAAGGAAGATCTTGAAACATTAAATAAACTGTACAATGAGACAGATTATGTAAATGATAATATTATCACCATTTCTACAAACACTGCAGCAGAGATAATCAATACTCAATACGAATTATTCCAAGATGCAACAACAGAGCTTTCTAAGGTGTGTCAGCCACAATTATCTTTTACTCTTGCAATGGATAATATTTTTGCTATTCCTGGGTTTAAAGAATGGCAAGGAAATTTTGATATAGGTAATTTTATCCATCTCTCATTCGATAAAGATGAACAGTATTTCTTAAAACTTCGTATCTCATCTATCACATTTAATCCATGCGTTATTGAAAATGATTTCCAAATTGAATTCACAAACATGATTAGCTATAACGGCGGTCGTGATGATTTTGCTGTTTTACTTGATGATACAGTAAGTACAGCTAAAGACCAAATTACAGGATCTGTAAAAAGCAAATTAGATACATCCGGAATTGAAGTTTCAGATGCACTTATTAAGGCAATGGTGAGTTCAACCAGATTTTCAAATGCGGTATCTAACGGTGTGTTTGATACAATAAATGCTAATACAGGTGCTTTCGGACAGGTTATATCAAAAATGGTTAATGCTAGAGATATGATGGCAAACAGTGGTCTTTTTGAAACAATTAATGTTGATGCGACCACATCCAAACTCGTTCTTGCACTTGATATTAATGCGACACGTATATCTGCAGGTACTCTTTCTGTAGATAGACTTATCATTCGTGGTGAAAAGAATTCTATCATGTATTCGTTTAATGAAAGTCTTGGAGCTGTTGAATCAAAGAACATTCCACCAGAAGATTATGATAAGTATTACATGGGTGGTAAAAATATTCAGGCACATACTATTACTGCTGATCAGATTCTTGCAAATTCATTAACTGCATCTGAAATTACTACTGATGACTTACGTGGTATAAATGGATGGATTAATCTTCATTCCGGTACTTTTACTTTCTATGGCAAATCAGAAAAGGTAATTATTGATGATATAAATAAGGATAAAAAACTCCTTGATAATTACATATCTTCGTGGGAATCTCCAAGAGGAACTAGCGGTGATGATTTAAGATATAAAGAATCTATGAGTTTTTCACCTATCGGATTAAACCAGGAAAAGTTGAAAAGTAAGATTGAAGAGTTAAAACCGTATACTACTGATTCAAGTGAAGTTTTAACTACATTACAGAAAAGTACGTTAATAAGATTCCTTGGAGAATTGGACAACTATATCATTTGGCTAAATGTAAATGACAAAATTTACAAAGAAAATAAATCTGCAAGTACATTAAATCAGATGACTCGAACAGATCTTGAAAAAGAGTTTGGAATCAATACTCTATCTGATGCAGAACGTACAACAAAGTATAATCTTATTAAGAATTATGTAGGTATTAAAGAAGCGTCAGAAGAAGACAATTCCGCAGGACTTATGGCGTGGAACGGACAGACTCTTACTGTTCGTGGAGACATTATTGCTAATAATCTTGTACTCGGAGCAGATGTAAAAATCAAAGAAAGTAACATAGGTGATCTTACAAACTATATTACAACAAATGGGCTTGAAAATAAATTAAAAGATTATTCTACTACAGAAGAGATAAAAAGTGGTGGACTTGCTTTTATTGTGTCTAACAATGGAGAGATAGGAAATTATGATTCTTCAATGCCTCTCCCAGACAATACAGAAGGTTATTTTCGTGTAAATACAAAAGGTTTAATGGTTGCACAAAATGCAGTTATATACGGAAAGTTATATAGTTCAGAAGGTCTTATTGCCGGATGGAATATTACAGGTGATGCGTTATCTAAAGGAAGTGGATATGCGGTAGCAAACACTTCTAGCAGTAAAAATGCATATTTTGGTAATTCTGGATTAAGTATATCTGATAAATTTATTGTTGATAGCGAAGGTAATGTTAATGCAAAGTCAGGAACTTTTTCAGGGACTATATATGCATCAGCCGGAACCTTTTCAGGAGAGTTAAAGGCAGCTACCGGAAGTTTTAATGGAAATATTACTGCATCAACAGGAAGTATTGGTCCATGGAATATAAATTCTGATGCTATTTATAAAGGAAATGGATATAATGCAGGAGGCCCTGGTAATGCATATTTTGGTAATTCTGGATTAAGTGTATCTGATAAATTTATTGTTGATAGTAATGGAAATATGAATGCAACTGATGCTACTATATCAGGAACAATCACCGCATCGTCTGGAAAGATTGGACTTTTTAATATTAGTAATGATGGTTCTATTTACAATAAACCATACGGCACAGCAGGAAGTGGATCTGATAGTTGTGGTCTTAGTGCAACTTCTGGAAAATATGCATTCTGGGCTGGAAGTGGAGCATTTTATGTAAATCAAGATGGTAGTATGCATTGCTCAAACGCAGATATTTTAGGTGGCATAACATCAAAGGGAAACAACACCATAACAGAATTAAGGAATGGACAATTATCTATGAAGTATGATTATGGAATAAGTGACGTAGAACCATTGCCAAAACTTTTAATGGGCCTCGATGGAAATAATGAACCATATTTGTATTTTTATTCTGTCGCCCCATATACAAGCGTTTCTATATCTGGTGGTATTATAAGAGGGACATTAAATGGAAATGTTACTGGAGATGTTAGTGGTAATGTTAATGGATACATAATTAATTCAGAGTCAACAAGTTATCGACCTGCAATTTGTACATCAACAGATGATGGTGGAAAATATTATGTATCAATTATCAGAACTAACGTAGACAATAAAATTACAATTCGTGGAAAATGGGATTATCAAAAATTTGAGACAAGAACATTTCAACTTACAACATCTGATAGGAGATTAAAAAGAAATATAAAAAACACCAATATCGACAATGCATTAAGCCAAATCTTAAAAATAAATCATAGAGAATTTATATGGAAAGAATCAAATAATTATATAGATTTAGGATATATTGCTCAAGAATTAGAAGATATAAACCCTAACATGGTAATAAAACCATCTGAAAGCAATGAACCATATGGTGTAAATACATTCTATATGGAAAGTCTTATTACAAAATCAATCCAAGAAATGTATGCTGAATTAAAAGCAGAGAACAAACAATTAAAGCAACGAATTGAATATTTAGAGAATAGATCAACTAAGAGCATTCTATAACAGGAATGCTCTTTTTATATTAAAAATTAAGATAAAAAGGAGAAAATCTACTATGAAAATCACAAACGCAGCTATTTACGATATTATTGAGGCAACTAAAAAATTCAGTAACGCTAAAGGCAAAACAGCATTCGTACTCTTCCGTGTACTTCGTAAACTTCAAGACGAAATCAAAGACTGTGATGATCAGAAAAATAAATTAATTCAGGAGTACGGTAAAGAGGTGGAAGGTGGAATAGCTATTCCTAACGATGACAAAGAAGCTTATGAGAAATTTATGGCTAAATTCACTCCTATCCTTCTGTATCAGATTGATGTAGATATTCCACAGCTCACCGAGGAAGAATTTGATTCTCTTTATGAGGTTGATGCACCTAACGCAACTATGAATGATTATGCTATTATTGACGCTTTTCTTGTAAAGAAACCGGAACCAGAAAAGAAAGAGGAAAAAGCAGATACAGAACCTGATGAAACAAAAGAAGCTGCAGTTGAATAAATTAAGGAGGCACATATGCGAAGTGTACTTGATATCACTTGCTATGAGTCTGATGGTGTTACTAGAATAAATCATCTTACACAATGGGATAAAGGACAGACCATATGTTTTGAAACATTTGGTCTGACTTCTCCACCTGTGGTCCACTGGTGCAATAGAATGAGTGAAGAAGCATTTCAGGTTAAATCATCTTTGAAAAATAATAAATTTTATGTAGATGTCCCAAACTCATTGCTTCAAGAGCCATATCCTCTTATTGGATATATTTATATATCTGAATCAAATAGCACTTCTGAAACAGTCGCACAGATTCGTATTCCACTAAAACAAAGACAAAAACCATCAGATTATTATTATATAAATAATGTAGATTTTGTAGTCAGTTATCAGGTTGGTTCTTTTGAATTTACAACTGGATCTACAGCTGGCGCAAAAACTTATACTTTAACATTCCCAAATAAATTCAAATCTATTCCAGTCGTATTCGCGACAACTAATCAAACAGATCCCCAAAACTATGCCATTTCAATAACAAATAAAAGTCAAACTGGTGCAACTATTTGTATTTATAATAATGCAAATGTGGTTGATAAAAAACTGACAGTTAGTTGGATGGCTATTATTCCGTAAATTATATATTTGTTATTATTGTTAGAAAGGTGGTGTAAAATGTACACTCTTAGAATTACAGATGACAATAATGTTATTACTACAGTAAAAGAAAGTTTGATGGAGAAAAGTAATTGCGTGAACTCTATCCAGATTATTATTAACAAACTTTATAAAGAACAAATTGATATGACAGATACTACTGCTTATATGAAATATGTTCTTCCGGTTACAAAGAAAATTAAGATGACTCAGCTCATTGCAGATACAACAACTGATGAGAGTCATATTTTATATACTATTCCTGTAACAGCCAATATTTCTGCAGAACCAGGTGATATCGAGGTATCATTTACTTTCTTAAAACTTGTTCATGATGAAGAATCTGATACTACCACTTCTTATGTTCGAAAAACTGAATCTGGACTTATCCACATTACAAAATTAGCACAGTTTGATAGTTATGAACCAAGTGAAATGTTAACTGAACTTGACCAGAGAATTCTTGCACTTATGGCAACTGCTGAAGATATTAAGAAACTTGGTCAGGCAACTTATGACAATATGCCAATTGATATGAAACTTGATTCAGAAGCAAAGAAACTGACTCTTGTAAATGCTAATGGAAATACAGGTGATGGTGTTGGGATTGCAGACCTTTCAGACTCTATTGCAAAAGAACTTACAGGTACAGATCCAGATGGCACTCAAGATGGTGTTACACATATTGACAAAGTTACAGGCGTACAGAGCCTTGATGAATTATTAAAATAAAAGATGGAGGGAGAACATGTCATTTAAAGATTCAAAAGCACAAATATTGGCTAATTCAGCTTCCGATGATAGTGATATCTCTACCATGGAGGCTGATTTAGCCACTACTGCTGTTGTTGACGATGGATATGTATTATGCACAGATGGACGATATGTTATCTATGATGAATACTATGATAATTCATATTCAACAGTGGATAAATTAAAAAATGTAACAGTAGACTCTTCACAGATTAATATTGTTCAGGAAGCAAACAGTCAGTATATTCCATTCCGTATTCCGAGATATTGGGATGGTATTGACCTGATGAAAATGCTGATTCAAATTAGATACGAAAATGTGTCTACTAAAAAAGGACAAGTATCTACAGCTGTAAATGTTGCATCAAGTACAACAAATATTACGTTTGGTTGGTTAGTTGATCAGAATGTTACTGCTATCGCCGGTGATGTCAGATTTGAAATTATGGCAACTGGATCAAACGAGAAAGGAAATACATACGTTTGGAGAACAAGACCAAATGGTAGACTTACTGTCCTTGAGGGATTAAATTATGATGGTATTGTTGAGCCATCAGATGACTGGTATACAGGTTTTGTAACAACCATAATGGGTCATGTTAACGAAGCCAAAGAATACGCTGACCAGGCAAAAGCTTCTGCTGCGTCTGTAGATGTTAATACTATTAAGGCAGACGTGAAAAAATCTGTAACAGAAGATGTGAACGCAAATCTTGCAGAAAATTATTATAACAAAACAGAGATTGATACTAAGGTTCGAGAACTCAATGATGCTATAGGCGGAATTGATAGCTTAAAAAATCTTAAGGTCGAATATGATAACACAACTGGAAGACTTGTATTTAAAGATGGTACTGTTATTCTGACAACTATCACAATTAACAGTTTATCAAACCTAAATGTTACTTATGCCGTTGAAGGTGGTAAGGGTAAGCTTACTTTTAAAAATGGCAAAACAGAAATTCAGTCTGTGGAACTTAGCTCTATTGAACCGTCTGCACAGTGGACAGCTGCTTTTAAAGAAGATATTAACACAGGAGTTGATGCAAAAATCAGCCCTGTATCAGAAAAGGTAAACGCTGTGGAATCTTCAGTAACTGACCTTTCTAAAAAGGTTGAAACAAATACTTCTGATATTACAGCGTTAAAAACAAAGACAACGGACCTTGAGAAAGCAGACGAAGCAATTCGTTCAACTGCATCTGAAGCCAAAAATACAGCAGATATTTTAAAACAGAATATTGCCGACTATGATTCGCAGTTTAACACGATCAACGATGACATTACCAATATTCAGTCTGATATTGATGAAATTAAAAAGAATCCAGCTGCATCTGAGTATGATGTAGATTATGTTGGTAGTACATTTAGTTGGATGAAAAATGGAGAAGTTCTTAAAACATTTACAATCCAAAGCGGAGGTGGTGGCGGATCTGATACTTCAACTATCACGATTGAACGTGTAACCCCTGCAGATGCAATCTTCTTACTTGGAGATAAAGCAGAAATCGAATACACATTTAGCTCTGTTGATAATACTGGCGATACAACTGGTGATGGTACAGCAATTTGGAAAGTTGGAAATACAATTGTATCAACAACCACTGCTTCTCAGGGAACTAACAAGGTTGACTTAACAGAGTACTTATCAGTAGGATCTAATCAGATTAGAGTTAGTATAACAGACAGTTTTGGAACAATGTCATATAAAACTTGGACTGTTACTATTGTAGAATTTAAGCTTGAAAGTACATTTGATGATACACTGATTTACACTGATACAGACGTAGTATTTAGATATACACCTTATGGTAATGTAAATAAGACCATTCATTTTATCTTGGATGGACAGGAATTAGAATCCGTAACAACACAGGCTTCCGGTCGTATTATATCATACAATATTCCAAAACAGGAACATGGTGCTCATTTCCTTAAAGTATATATGACAGCAACAGTAAATAATAAAGATATTACTTCTGCTACTATCTATAAAGATATTGTATGCGTTGATCCGTCAAACAGAACTCCTATTATCGGATGCTCACAGCAAGAATTTACTGCAAAACAATATCAGGCTACAAGTATTAAATATGTTGTTTATGACCCAGCTCATAATCCTGCTACCGTTAAGTTGTCTATTGATGGAAAAACAGTTTCTACATTAACAGTTGACAGAACTGCGCAAGTATGGAGTTTTAAATCTTCTGAGGTTGGTCAGAAAAATCTTACTATTTCATGTCAGAAAATCACAAAAATTCTTACCGCACATATTGAAAAACTTGATATAGATGTAAATCCAATTACTACAAATCTTGCATTTGATTTTAACCCAGTTGGTTTATCAAATGGTGACGAGAACAGACTTTGGAGCGATGAAAATCATTCGGAAGTTGCTTTGACTGTATCAGATAACTTTGACTGGGACAACGGTGGTTATCAGATTGATGATGATGGAAATCAGTATTTCTGCGTAAAAGCAGGTACTACTGCTTCTATTAGTTATAATCTGTTTGCCAAAGACCCAAAACAAACTGGTGCTGAATTTAAGATTATTTTCAAAACTAAAAATGTAAGAAATGCTTCTGCCACTTTCTTGTCATGTCTCGATGGATTGGCAGATTCTAATATTGGACTTGAAATGAAAGTTCATGAGGCAAACATTTACACGTCTACAGACGATCTTTATTTCCCATATTCCGAAGAAGATATTATTGAGTATGAATATAATATTAACTCAATTGATACTAAAAGTACAACAGCAACATCTATTATCATGACATATGAAGATGGTGTTGGTGGCAGACCTATTATTTATGATAATTCACATAGATTACATCAGTACACTCCTGCTCCAATTTCTATCGGATCTCCAGACTGTGATGTGTTGATTTACAGGATAAAAGCTTATAGTGCAGCTCTAACAGATTCTGACGTATTATCTAACTTCATTGCAGACGCAAGAAACTCTGATGATATGATTGATAGATATAATCGAAATCAGATTTATAACGAAAACAATGCTCTTACACCGGATTCGGTTGCAAAAGCATGTCCAGACTTAAGAGTTATTAAGATTGAAGCGCCACATTTTACAAATGATAAGAAGGATTTTGTGCTAAATACTTCCATGGAATGTGTTTATGTAAATGGCGATCCAAAATTTGATAACTGGAAATTTACTAACGCCTGTCACGCTGGACAGGGCACTACTTCTAATGAATATGGTTTTGCAGCAAGAAACATTGATGTTATTTGCTGTTTTGATGGAATTCATAAGGTAAATAGTAAAATTGATCTTGATCCAAATTATAAAACAAAACTTGTTCTTGGCGATGGAACCGAATATACAGAGGGTGATGGTAAGATATCTCTTACTCGAAACTCCGCTCCTAATAACTGGCTGAATTTTAAAGTAAATGTGGCTTCTTCTGAAATGGCAAATAACGCACTTCTTCAGAAAAGATATAATGATTATCTGCCATATTCTACTCCTGCATCTCGTAGGGATAAAAAGATTAAAAACTCAATGGAGTTTGTAAACTGTATTATTTTTGTAAAAGAGAGTGATCCGGATATTTCTACTCATAGAGAGTTTAATGATACAGAATGGCACTTCTACTCTCTTGCCAATATGGGTGATTCAAAAAAAACTGATGTAACAAGAGCTTATGATCCAGATGATATGAACGAATGCTGTATTGAAATTAGCGATAATACACTTCCAAACTCTGTATTCCAAACCGGTGTAACAAATTCAGATGGTTCAATGAAATATCCTATTTCTAAAGATGAATGGAAAGCTGGTAATACAGCATACGACAATCTTTATAATAACTGGGATGGATCATTTGAATTTAGATATGACTGTTGTGGAGATTCAAAGGATGGTTCTGCGATTTCTAGTGATGAAGCAAAAGAAAAGATTCGTAAACAAAATAAACAAAATTGGAGAGACTTCTATGAATTTGTAATTACATCTTCTAATGAAGATTTTGTAGCTCATTTAGGCGATTGGTGCATTGTCAATTCGGTGTTGTATTTATACCTCTTCACACTTAGATATACAATGATTGACAATCGTTCAAAAAATGTATTCCCACATTGGGCAAAACATTATATTAGCAATGAAGAAGCTTCTACCATTGGTGATAAAGCTAAGTATTACACTATAGATGATACGGCAGCTGCTATCCACAATGGATATAGATATGACTTGTGGGATTACGACAACGACACAGGACTTGGAATCAATAACAGTGGCGAGCTTACAATGTCTTACGGAAAAGAGGACACCGATTATAAAACAGATGGTGATCCAAGCTCTGGATACATCTTTAACGCTGCAGAATCTGTATTATGGTGCAGAATTCGTGATTTAATGCCAAAACAACTTGCATCATTATATCAGTCTGTAGATTCAAACTGTTGGAGTGATACTCATCTTATTAATGAATTCGATGCTTGGCAAAATCAATTTCCAGAGGAATTGTGGAGACTCCATTACGAAAGACTATATATTCGTACATATCAAGGTGTTATCTTTCCAGGAAAAACTGAAGTAACAAAGTCAGACAGATTCCTTAAAGAAATGATGAACGGACGTAAAAAATATCAGCGTAGACAGTGGGAACGTGATCAACATGCGTATATGGGAACAAAATTCCTTCACACTGATATTAAGTCTGACCAGATTATGTTTCGTTGTAATACTCCTAAAACAGCTGTTGTAAAACCAGATTATACATTAAGAATTGTTCCATACTCAGATATGTATATTTCTGTACTTTACGGTAATTCACCGGAAACAACTCAGATTCGTGCAAAAGCTGGACAGGAATATGAAATTACAACTAACTTAACTAATATGGATGATACTGCTATCCTTATTTATTGTGCGTCAAGGATTCAGGCATTGAATGATTTATCTGCTTGCTATATCCATGATAATGATTTCTCTAAGGCATCGAAGCTTAAAACTCTTATTATTGGTAATGAAACAAATGGCTATCAGAATACGTTCTTAACGGCTCTCAATATGGGTAATAATACACTTCTTGAAACTCTTAATATTAAGAATTGTCCAAACTTAACAGGATCTGTAAATCTTTCTGCATGTGAGAATCTTATTAATCTTTACGCACAGAATACTGCTATTACTTCTTTCCTGCTTGCTAATCACGGTAAGATTAAGAATGCATATTTACCTGCAGCAATTAATACTCTTACGTTTAAAAATCTGAAAGACCTTACAAATCTTAATGTAGCATCTTATGATAATCTGCAGACATTTGTTTGCCAGAATTCTATTGTGGATGCACTTGAAATTATAAAAACTGCTATTTCAACACTTAAGACCGTAAGTATCACAGGTATTGACTGGAATCTTGAAAATACTGATCTTTTAAAGAAATTAGCAAAGCTTGGTGGTATTGACGAAAATGGTATTACCATTGACCAGTCTGTATTAACAGGAACTATTCACATTCCAGTTATGCGTCAACAGGAGTATAAAGACTTTGTTGGAACTGATGACGAGCCAGGTATCTGGACAAATCTTACAATCACATACGATTCTATGATTGCACAGTTTAAAGTTTCATTCTTAAATGACGATTCAAACAAAACTGTGTTAGATATTCAGTATGTTGACAAAGGCTCATGCGCTGTAGATCCTATAACTCGTCAGGATGATCCTATAGCTATACCTATAAAACAAAGTACCATTGAAAATGATTTTACATTTAAGGGTTGGGACACTATTCTCTCAGATAAAATCTTTGCGGATAGAGTTATCAATGCAGTTTATACAAGTACAATCAGAAATTATACCGTAAAGTATAACTCTAAAGGTTTAACCTTACAGGAAACTGTAGCCCCATATGGAACTTATGTTAAATACGAGGGTGATACTCCTGTATACACTGCCGAGGAAGCTGCCTATAAATACAATTTATTTAAAGGATGGGACCAGTCCGGATATGTAAACGGTGATAAAACTGTAAACGCAGTGTTTGATACCTGTGAATATGTAGACGGATACTTCAATGATAAAGATCTCAAAGACCTGTCTCAGGTTGAGTTATATGCAATGATGAAAATGGGACTTGAGCAGAAAGTTCTGTCACTGAAAGACTCATTTGATTTTACACTTGGAGTTGACTTCCATTACAACGATATTGAGGAAGAAGAATTAATCTCTTCCACAACAGTATTTGACGGAACAAACCATATTGATACTGGAATCTCTATTATGGATAAGGATAAGGATTTCACATTTGCGATTGACTTTGAATTTGATAACGAGAACGCAACAGGTGCTACTTTGGCACAGTGTTTCCAGGGTGATGGTTCTAACGGATTCCGCTTATGGTATAGTCAGAGTTACAAATTCTCATGGGGAACTGATAGTGTGAATGCATCAAGCTCTGGTGGACGTGAAATTATTGTAATTCGTCATAAGGCAGGAAGTCAAAAGCTCTATGTATACAATTCTAATATGTCTGGAAATGCAATCTCTACTGCTACTCTTCAGGCAATCCGTATTCCCGAAATCACATCAACTCTTGTTTTTGGATGCTCAAAGGCAGATGATGGTGCTTATGAAAACTATGCAAAAGGCAAAATCCACTGGTGTAAACTGTGGTATTCAGACCTTGGTGAAGAACAATGTTCTGACATTGCAGCATGGATTCATGAAACAATTCCAATGGAAGTAGCTAAATTTAAAGCATACTACTTATCAGATGTCGCTTCTAAGAGAGCAAATGTAACATTTATTGCTTCAAATCTTCTTGGTTCTAAGAAAGCTTATAGTAACAAGTCTACAAATACCGGTGGATGGGCAGAATCTACGCTTAATACGTGGATGAACACTCGTATAACGAAAGCTATACCACCACTCTGGAAAGCACTGATTAAGCCTGTTAAAGTTAGTTCTTCTACTGGAAATAAATCGAATACAATATCAACATCTAATTGTCGTTTTTATGTACCAGCACTATATGATATTGATGCTTCTGCAGGAAGTGATCCGTATAGTTCTGAAACAAATGCAACAATTCAATATTATGTTGATAACGATTCAAGAAAGAAGGCAAGAACTTCAAGTCCAGATGTTTATGAGTCTTACTGGACTAGATCACCAAATGCCCAGGTATCTAACTGGGTTTACTCTATAAATGAACAAGGTGATACATACGGATACTCTTATCCTGGACAGGAAATGGGTGTCTTAATGATGTTTAGCATTACATGTGAGGGGTAGGGAAACCTACCTCTCTTTTTAATATGAAGGGAGAAATCACATGTACTACAAAGTAACTAATTCAATGACACAAGATATTGTGGATGTCATTAAGGAAATTCACTATATACAGTACCAAGAGAAACATAAAATACTGATTTTATGTGACATCAAAATTGCACAGGCTATATTGTCTTCTGACGGTAAAAAAGGCTGGCATATTGAAGGGCTGTATAATTTCCCACTTGATAACACAATATACGAAATTGAGCCTATATCACGCTTAGAATACGAAGAAATAGGCGCAAAATTACACGAGGTAGATTAACATGGCAAAATTACCAGTATTTTTTACTGCCTCAACAAAAGCGATTGCTGAAAAAGCAATTCAGCGAGGTATCTTAAAATATCCAGGGCTTTGCTATATAGAAGACGGAAATGTAATTGCATGGATGACTGAAGATAATGAGATCAGATATACAAAAGGTGATAAACAAATCACTGACGTAAGATTTTCTGGATCAAATCTTCAGTTTTTTAATGAAAAGAAATTACTCTTCTCTTATGATCTATCCATGACAGACGAGGACAAGGACCATATTGTTGATGAAATAAAACGACAAATCGGGCTTGATAGTTATATAAAATCCTCAGAGCTATCTACTATATTAGATAATATTATTGGAAATCTCGAAGATAAGCAAACTGTTGTAGATTATATTAACAGTCTGTCTTATAGAAAGCTCACAGATAAACCAATTGAATATTTGATCGGATCTCTTACAGTACCGATTACAATTTCGACTCTTGATGATGGAATTTATAAAATCAAGGGTCAATTTATTATTGGTGGTAATAGCACCACCGTTCACTCTTCTGCAGATGAAGTGTTCTTTTTAGTTTCACATGATGAAGATACTCACGGCACATCTATTACTCAATTCAAAGGCAATTCTATACTTCTCTACTTTATCCAACAAGATGGTGATTACGTAACGGACAAATATGTAACTGAAAAATGGGTAAATGATCAGAATTTTATGTCTGCGGACTCTGCAAAACAATTCATTCAGGAACAGCTTGAGCTGACTGTATCAGATCTTGTTGATAAGAAAATAGACGAAGCTTTAGATAAAAAAATCGGTGGACTTGAATCTGCTGATATTGCAAACATATTTAACTAAATTTCCAAGGAGGAACAAATATAATGGCTGGAAAATTACAATTCATGACAATTAATAATCTTCAGGAGTTCTTGAATCTTCACAATGTGCAGATTGATAAAAAGATTTCCGATGCTGTAGCAAACTCCATTAAAACTGTATCCCAGTCTGAGGATGGATACACAATTTACTTTTATACTAAAACTGCACCAGTAACAATCGAAGATGCCGTATTTACACTGAGTCTTCCACAGCCACTGACAAAAATAGATAAAGTTAAGAACGCAGTAGAGGGTAATATTCCAAGTCTTAGCAAAGATGGTAATTTGGTAGATTCCGGAAAATCTGTTACAGACTTTGATGCTGCTGGTGCTGCAGATACTGCAAAAGCAGAGGTGTTAGGTGTAGTTGGTACTATTCCAGCCGATGCAACAGCTAAGAACGTAGTTGACTACATTAAAGAAGTTGTTACTGCCGGTGCTTACGATGACAAGCAGATTAAAGCAGACATCGCAGCAAACAAAGGAGCTATTGATACCCTGAACGGAACAGGCGATGGTTCTGTAAAGAAAGCCGTTTCCGATGCTGTAGCTAAAATCGTAGCAGAGGCTCCAGAATCTTATGATACTCTGAAAGAAATTTCTGATTGGATCACAAATCATACATCAGATGCTGCTACAATGAACAGCCAGATTAATACAAACAAAACAGATATTGCTAATCTGAAAACTTTGATTGGTACATTACCTGACACAGCAACCTCTAAAGATATTGTAAGCTACATTGCTGAGTACGTATCTAAAGCTCTTGCTGATTCTGATCTCTCTCAGTATGCAACAGCTGAGGCTCTGAAAGCTTGCGTAGGTAGAGTAGATGCTATTGAGAAGAAAATTCCTACTCTTGAAGCAGCCGACACAGCTAATACAGAAGCCATTAATGGTGTTAAGACTAGAGTTGAAACCGTAGAAGGCAAAGTCAAAGCTATTGAAAATGATCTTGCAGTTGAGAAACCAAAGATTGCAAAAAATGCAACTGATATTGCAGCCTTACAAGGACTTGTTGGTGATGGTTATGAAGCTATTCCATCTGAAAAGATTCAGGCTCTCTTTAAAGTAACTGAGTAATTATTATAAAGGAGGGGAATTTCCCCTCCGTTTTTGAAAGGGCATAATGGACATGAAAACACAATTTCTTGATTATAGCGGATTAGGGGAGGCCGTAAATTTAATAAAAAATGTATTGCCGACCATAAAGAAATTCTTCCTTATGCTTCTTTAGGATCGTTCCCCTCACAAGGTATTATAGACGGAATCTATATAGATACAGCTACAAATTCAATTGACCGTGGTATGCCTGTTGAAGAAATAAAGGAAATATTAGGTCACGTAAAATTAGACACTACTCTCATTTATGCAAAAGTAAGTAAGGAAAATATTAAACACGATCACAGAAAATATATAATATAAAAACATAAACACTTATGAAAGGGGTGATTAAAAATATGAAAGAGCAATTTCTTAATTTATCTGGATTGACAGAGCTTGTAACATATATAAAATTATGTATTGCACAACACAAGATGATAATCCCAAGAGCCTCTTTCAGCTTGTTTCCTAAAACTGGGGACGAAAATAATATTTACATTGATACATCAACTAATTCAATCTATAGGTGGAATGATTCCGATAAATCGTTTGTTTTATTAGCCAAACCACCACGGAATATAAGCATATCTGAGGGTAAAAATAATGGTCAAATTACATTAAAAGTGGATGAAATTGAATCAAATGCTACTGTGCATGGTTTGAAGAGTGCAGCCTTTTCTAATGCTTCTTCTTTTGCCACATCTGCGCAGGGAGCTAAGGCAGATTCAGCAATTCAATCTATTACAATCGCCCCTGGTACAAATAATGGTACGGTAAAAATAACCGTAAATGGTGTGACAACGGATAATATTAAAGTCGCAGGTCTTGGATCTGCGGCTTTTTCAGATATAGCGGTATTTGCACCGGCAAAGCATACTCACAGTAAAAGTGATGTTGGACTTGGAAACGTAGATAATACCGCAGATATAGATAAAAGTGTTAAGTACGCAGGATCTTCTGGAAGTTCTAATACTGTTGTTTATACTGCTCTTACCAACACAGATTTGAATACATTACAGACTGAAGGTAAATGGTATTATGCAGGTGGAGGTAACACTTGTACAAACGTTCCTGTTGAATCTGCTGCGTTTGAATTATATGTAGGTCGTAATGCAAGTGGATGGCGTTATCAACAATTTACTGTGACGAGTGGAGAAATTTATATTCGTGTATTTGATTCTAGTAATTGGGGTAATTGGAGAAAACTTGCATTTACAAGCGATACTGTTACTGCTGCATCATCTGTTCCTTGGAGCGGTATCACAGGAAAACCATCAACATTTGCTCCTTCAAGTCATAATCATACGATTGCAAATATTACAGATATAGGAAAGGCTTCTGTTAATTTTGCAAATTCAGCAGGTTGTCCACAAGGATTTTCAAGCAGAACTACTACTGCTACATGGGGTAATCAAACAGGAACTGTTGTTACAGATTGGCATACTTCTAATGGTGGTGATATTGCATTTCGTGACAATAGCGGTCAATTAAACGTTGTTATTGATGGATTCTTTTATCAGAACGAAGGTAAAAATCTAGTTCTTGATTCTGGAAACTATTCTAATTATGCCGCAACTAAGATTCATACTCACACAATTTCCAATATTACAAATCTTCAAACAACTCTTGACGGTAAATCAAATACAAATCACACCCATGATTTAAACCAAATGATTAATACACTTACAAACGGTACGTCAGATCCAGCTGATACAGATTATTATATTGCTCAATATGCTGGTGGTGGATCAACTACCACAACTTATCATAGAAGACCACATTCTGCTTTATGGAATTATATAAAAAGTAAAGCAAATAGTGTATATCAGCCGAAGGGAAGCTATGCGGCATCCAGTCACACTCATGACGACCGGTATTATACTGAATCTGAGATTAATACGAAATTGGCTAGTAAATCAGACACCTCGCATACACATAATTATGTTGTTGGAAGCTATACTGGCAATGGTGGACAACAAAAACCAAATTATTTCGGAACAAATAAAGTTGGTTTCTTAATGATGAATACTACAGTAAATGGTGATTCTAATTGCAAAGATTGGATCATTATGGATTGTTATTCTGGTACTGATGTCGGTGGTGGTGTCGCATTTGGTGTTAATCGTCAGAAACTCGGAGCGTATATCATGAGATCGACTGCAGCAAGAACTGCTTGGGTTGAAAGTGCTGAATTGCTTCATACACAAAATTACACCTCATATACCGTAACTAAGACAGGATCTGGCGCAAGTGGTACATGGGGAATAAGCATTTCTGGTAACGCCACTACTTCCACAAAGTTAGCTACAGCACGTTCCATCAACGGTACAAATTTTGATGGTTCTGGAAACATTACTACAGCCACATGGGGAACTGCAAGAACATTAACAATTGGAAATACAGGTAAATCTGTAAATGGCGGAGGAAACGTTTCATGGAGTCTAAGTGAAATTGGCGCTGCCGCAAGTAATCATACACATAGTTACTTACCATTAAGTGGTGGCACTATGACTGGAAATATTTCATACAGAGGATCAAAAGCCACCTATAAAATGATTGAGTTCATAGATAATTCATCAGATGCATATGGAAATGGAATAGCCATTGGTGGAGGTGGACTTACAATTATTGGAGGTGGGGAATCTGCAGATGCAGTTAAATCTACATCTACTACAGGTGGTGACGAGCGTTTAATTCTTGCAAATGATGGTGCAATTGATATTTATACAAACTGCCAAAATGGTGTAGATAAAGCTACACATATTACAATTGACAATACAGGATTATATAGTGGCACAGCAGCAAAAGCTAATTCAGTCCAATGGTCAGGTGTAACTGGAAAGCCAAGTAGCTACACACCAAGTAGTCATACGCACTCTTCTGTAACTGATATTGGAAATGGTTCGACTACTACATTTGCATATTCTAAATCCGGATTAGGATATGGAGATTTTACATGGCTGGCTGCATGGAATGGATATGAATTAAGAGTAGTAAATAAAAGTCTTTTTGCTCAAGCAAGTCATAGTCATACTGTATCTCAAATCAGTGATTTTGGAACTCATGTTTATGATGTTACAATTTCACGCACTGCAAATACGGTTTTAGCTGCACCAAATGGAAAGGCTGGTTCTGCTTCTTTTCGAGCATTAGTTGCTGCTGACATTCCAAGTATTACTAAAAGTAAGATCACCGACTTCCCATCCAGTCTTCCAGCATCAGACGTTTATGCATGGGCTAAAGCTTCATCCAAGCCAAGTTATTCATGGGGAGAAATTACAGGTAAACCAAGTACATATACACCATCATCCCATAATCATACAGTAATTCAAGGTACTAGTAGCACATCTGCAGTACCAGGGAAAGCAAATGATGGATTTTGTGAATTCTATTATACTGTAAATAATGGATTGGCAAATAATATGCCATCTAGTAATAATGCTAATGCTATAATTAGTATTAGTAGACATGCTGGTGATTATACATCTCAGTTAGGATTTAGTTCTAATGGAAATCTATATTATCGTGAAGGTGTTGGAGCAACAGCTTGGAAAACTATACTTACCTCTAGCAACTACACTTCCTACACAGTTACCAAAACTGGTGGCGGAGCTTCTGGAACCTGGGGTATTAATATTACAGGATCTTCCGGTTCTTGTACTGGTAACGCAGCTACTGCATCCAATGCATCTAAAGTTAATGGTCATACTGTAAATTCCGATGTTCCATCTGGTGCTAAATTTACAGATACAAATACATGGAGACCTCTTGGTACAGCAGCAAATACAGCTTGTGCAGGTAATGATTCACGTCTATCTAACTCTCGTCCTGCTAGTGATGTATACTCTTGGGCTAAAGCAAGCTCAAAACCTTCATATAGTTGGAGTGAAATAACCAGTAAACCCTCTACTTTCACACCGGCTTCACATACACACGCATATATACCTTTATCTGGAGGCACAATTACAGGTAGTATAATACGTAGTAGTGGAGGAAGTTGGATATCAGCTAGAAATAATGTAGCAGTTCGTGGTACTGCAACTGGTAAAGATTCATGGAATCCTGTGGTTGGTCAAGCTACACCAAATGGATATTGGACAATTGGCAACTTAGCATCAAATGATAATTTAGCATTTAGCTATACTTCTAACACAAATTATAATGCCGGAAACAATTCGGCTACAACAGTGTATTTACCAGTGCAAGAAGGAACTATCATTACTTCTGCAACAATTGGATCTCAATCTGTAAAATATGCTACAAGCGCTGGTTCTGCCGGTTCCGTAGCATGGGGAAACGTAAGTGGTAAACCATCTAGTTATACTCCATCGTCACATACACATGATGATCGTTACTATACAGAAACAGAAATAAATACGAAGTTAGGAACAAAACTTGGTGCAGTATCAGCAAACGGTTATTATGGTATGGCAAGACCAGATGGTAATACATCAGACTGGATACGTACTACAACAGCTGGTATTATACCATATCAATCAGGTGGAGCTGGTGGAGGTCATTGTGGACTTGGTACAAGTAGTTGGTATTTTAGTAATGCATATATTGATACAGTTAATTGTGTTAATGCTTCGGTTAGTGGTCATATAGATGTAGGCGGATATATTCAAAGTAGTAACATAATAAATACAACCTACGAATATCAATCCAATAGAGGATCAGTAGATTGGAGATTTGGCGCTGCAACAGGTACAAGTGATGAAAATTTCTTTGGTTTTTATGATGCAAAAACTGGAAAAATTCCATTAGCACTTGATGGTAATTTTGGAAATATTTATGTCGGTTTTAACGTAGGTAGTTATGAATCACCGACTGCGGTAGGAGTTTATCTTGGAGGGCAAGTTGCCGGAAACAGAGCATTTATTTATAATGGAGACTCATATCAAGGATCAATTTGGATTCAAACCAGACTTGATGGTTCATGGAAATGGTTTAGTCTCGGAAGAGCATGTAGTACAGCTCTTTCTGATATTCGACTAAAAGGTAATATAAGAGACACCGAAGTAGAAGATGCCACAAAAGTTATAGAATCAATGAAAATTCGTTCTTTTGAAAGAAAAGATTCTCATAAGAAATACAAGATTGGCTTTATAGCAGACGAACTCGAACAGCTCGACCCTAATCTTGTTGATGGAGGTGGAGAGGTTGATGGACACCCATATTATAAATCTGTCAATAATTTACAGATGCTTGCTTATGTTGTGAAAGGAATGCAAGAATTAAATTCTAAAGTAACTATACTCGAAAAAGAAAACAAACGACTCAAACAAAAACTAAATATGTGCAACTAAGGTCGCTCTTAATTGAGTGACCTTTTATTTTTTTACTCAAAATTTGAAAGGAGCAATATATTATGATTATTTTAGGTAAAATTAAAGTTGATGACCAGGTACTTAAGTATTGTGAAATTTCCTATGATCCATTTTATGTAACAGTCATGTCTGAGGACGAAAAAGCAATTGTAGATCTCTTTAATAATGCAAAATCTATTATTGTTATGGATCAGTATGGACTGGTAATCAAGTCCGTATCCAATTATTGTGGCGTTGAATCTTCTACTATAAAATATAACTTTTATCTGGATGAAGAGAACAACATGAAACCTGTAATTACCGTTCGTCTCAAGGCTGTTGATCTCAATGAAAAAATCAAATCTATTGAAGCTGCTATGGGTGAAGATACTGTTGACGAATCAAGTATGTCTCTTGAAGAGTACAGAGCATACAAAATTAAACAGTATGGTGTAGAATGCCAGGACAAAATTTATGCAGGTACTGATGTAGAGACAAGTTATGGAACAGAGCACTTCTCTGCCACAGGTGATGATCAGGCAAATATTAAAACTTTATCTGATGTTGCCATGGCAACAAAGGTATCTCTTCCATATCATGCAGATGGCTCACAGTGCAAAGTATATACCTATCAGGATATTATTAAAATTTACTGTGAGATTCAGAAACTCATTCTTGCAGAGACATCTTATTGTAATGCTTTGAATACATATGTAAGAGGACTTAATACCAAAGAACAGATTGCAGCTGTTAAATATGGTCAGGAAATTACAGATCAGGCAATTAAGACTAATATGGATACCGTAATTGCACAGGGAAATGCTGTAATGGAAGGTATTGTAAAGCAGTATCTTGAAACTGCAGTACCAGAAACTAAGACAGATGTTAAGGACACAGAAAATACTACAGATGGTACAGATAATATAGAAGATGCAGCTACAGAAAAATCATCTAAAAAGGCGTGATATAAATGAATAAATTAAAGCCATGGGCTAAATATTTATTTTTGTTTTACATGGGTGGTTCTATCTATTACTACATAGAAGTCCTGTTCAGAGGATATAGCTATTTAAGTATGTTTATTCTTGGTGGAATATGTTTCATTTATTGTGGGTTGCAAAATGAAAAAACTTCATGGGATTATCCGTTTTGGAAGCAATTAGCAAAATCTGAAGCATTTGTACTAATAGCAGAATTTTTGACAGGATGTGTTTTAAACTTATGGCTCGGTCTTGGAATTTGGGATTATAGTAATCTTCCTGGAAATATTCTCGGACAGACTTCTTGGCAGTTTGCATTACTCTTTTTGCCGGTATGTGCATTTGGAATTATCTTGGACGATTATCTAAGGTACTGGTTCTTTAATGAAGATGAACCACATTACAATTTTAAGCTTAAATAATCAATAGGGGTGGTATTATACCACCCTTTATTTTTATTCTTTTTTGTAATCAAGCATGTATGTAATTATTTCACCTATTGACATTTTATCAACTTGGTCTGCAGTAATAAGATCATGCCCGGATTCAATCAATCCACGAATGTAATCGAATGCATGTAGATGTTGTATATACTCTCTCGCCTGAGAAATCGTAGTCATTCTCATATTTTTCATCTCAAATATTAAAATCTTAACTCCCTCTTCATTTTTATGTTTAAGTATAAAATTATTAATATCTGAGATACAGTCTGTATTCACTTCATCTTCTATAAAACTTTCATAATGATCAAGTCTTAGGCAAATCAATTTAACATAATTCTTGATTTCAAATTTTTCTTTCATATCAGTTGCCATTTTTTATTACCATCCTTTTCTATTTTTTTTAAATTATACCAATTTTAATTAAATATTTCACTGGAAATATATGGTAATTGATCACTTCTAAAATTTAACTCTAAATTCAATTCTAAGAAAGGAGTCACATCTTATGACAAAAACAGAAAAAGCTACTCGTTGGATGGAAGCAACTGCTCGTGATAATAGTCATGGTTACGATCAGGCTTATCGTTGGAACGAAAAAGGCGATTATGACTGCTCTTCTGCTGTTTACACTGCGTGGGTTAATGCAGGTATTCCTGTAAAAGATTATTCATTTAAAACTTATGGCTGTGCTTATACTGGTGTTATGAAAGCAGTATTTACACATTTTGAATTTAAGGACGTAACATCTAAAGTAAATCTTGCAACAGGAGCCGGATTGCAGCGTGGTGATATTTTACTTAATGAAAAGTATCATGTCGCAATGTATTGTGGTAATGGACTTGAAGTTGAAGCATCTATCAATGAAAATGGTAGAGCTACTGGAGGTAAACCTGGGGACCAGACTGGACGTGAATTCTTAATTCGCTCTTATAGAAATTATCCATGGAATGTTGTTCTCAGATATACTGAAGCAGCTGATGGTAATCCGCCTGTAACTACAAAAAATTATCTTGCTATGGGTGATAAAGGTGATGCAGTAAAAACAATGCAGACAATGCTTATTAAACTTGGTTATTCATGTGGAAAATATGGTGCTGATGGAGATTTTGGATCAGGATCATTAGCATCTGTAAAAGCGTTTCAGCGTGATAATGGGCTTGTTGCAGACGGTCTTTATGGTGAGGCTACAAAAGCTAAACTTACAACCTTATATAATGCTAAAATTAAAGCAGAATCGGCTCCAAAACCAAGTTCAAAGCCATCTACATTATCTTCTAAAGTTGCTGCAGCTCAGTCATTTAATAAATCAATTGCTGGTACTTACAAGGTTAAAGCATCTAATGGACTTAATCTTCGCTATAAGCCAGGAGATACATCCAATTCAAATCTTATCCTTACAATCCCTAATGGAAAATCTGTTGCAAATTATGGATACTACACTACCGTCAATGGAGTCAAATGGTATCTTGTTACATACAAAGATACACCTGGATTTGTTTCCAGTCGGTATCTTGTTAAATGATAGTACAGCACACAATGAATAAAGGGAGTGAGGATAAGGTGATTTAAATGGATAAGTTTGGTGGGATTAAAGAGAATGTAGAAGTTGTACGCAGTTTTGATTGGTGGACCGTTGTAATTGGAGTTTTGATTGCAATAGGTATTGTAATGCTATGCGTAAAAATTAAAGACTTCGTTGTTTCTACATTTGGAATTACTACAAAATCTGCTTTAGCTAAACAGGCACAAGAAGAACGTATCAAAGACTTGAATAATCAAATTATAGATTTACAGAAAGAAGTTCAACAGTTCAAGGATAATAGAACCCATGATAGAGACCAATCATTTGATATACAGAAACAATTAACTGACAGTCAGACTTTGCTACAAAATTCTGTCGAGAATTTAAGAAAAATGTTAGTTAACAAAGAGATTAATGACATGCGTTGGGAAATTCTTGACTTTTCAAATGCCGTTATGAACGGTAGAGTATATAATAAAGAGATATATGATCATATTTTTGACACATACACAGAATATGAACGAGTATTGGAAGAAAACGGTCTTGAAAATGGTAAGGTTGATTCTTCAATGCAATTTGTTCGTAATAAATATCTTGAGCTAATGGAAAAAAGCTTTAAGCAGTAATTATACATATGGGGTAATAAGTTGTTATTATACAGCTTACTACCCCATTTTTTCGCATTTTTATTTACATGATATATTATATATTGGAACAAATACCTGATCATTGATTTCGAGCCGTTTTGGATAATTATTGATGAGTGCATCATATATTTGAATTGCCATTTTTTCTGTTATCACAGTATCTTTTTTGATTGGAATTTTCTGGATAAGATTTTTCATAATTATTCTGGCATTTTCATTTTCATATATATATTCGTCTGCAGGTATTGGATTAATCATAATATCGACCTCCTATTGTAAATAATCGAACAATTGTTTGTTAAATGTTATTGTATAGAATATACGTTCGATTGTCAAGGCTTTATGTCGAATTGTTGCAATTTATTTACCATGATTTTTCTATACTTCTGCTGCTATGTATGGTATTATCATATTTGTAACTAACATTTCAATTTTAATAAGACTCCAGCACGATTTAAATTGGCCTGCGTGCTGGAGTCTTGTATATGTAAAATTTACTCATTCCGCAACTTGAATAGTCCTTATAATAATCAGAACTTAAAAGTACAAATTCCATACTTTTCTCCTAATAAAGTAAAAACCTCTGATATTTGCAAAGAAGAAGATTTTTTCAAACCTAATATTGCAAAAATGCGTGATGATCTATATAATAAATATAGAAATCCAAAAACTTCTTGACAAACAAGATAAAAAGTTATATACTGCAATATATAAAAAATTAGAGAAAACTAAATAAAGTGCTTTTTGGGTATAGGAGCAAATGAGCCAGCCTATATTTGGAAAGAACACTTTCAAAAAGGACATCCTACGAGGTGTCCTTTTTGTATTGTTTTTATATTAAACTATATAACAAAGCCCAGCGATCCACACGGACAACTGGGATTTTATTGTTACTATTCCTCATCATATTCCAGACTCATATTTTCCTCTTATTCTTTTATAAATGTTGTCATAATAGATGCTGTATACCCTGATTCATCACCGTTACATTCCTGAATAATATATGTACCAAGCTTATATTTGTCTGAGAGAGCTTGTATTGTTTCATTCACTGTTTTAAATGCTCCAAGAATTTTCTTATTTTTCAGTGCTATAAAGGATTTTCCATATTTATTATATAGATCCTGGTATATACTTACAAAATATTTGAAATCATTTAATCTGTCTTGTTCTGTATATGTGTCCATATTGTCAACCCTCCAATCTGTTCTTTTCTACTAATATATTACTATATTTTACTGTATATTTCTATGTACAATGTGGTCTAATGACCATAATAAAAGCCCAGGCAACAATGCAAATCAATACATGCACTCGCCCAGGCTTTTATAGTGTATTACAATTCTATCATTCCACTACCCTACTCTACTACTTTTCTAACGCTACGTTTATATTATCCCTCGTTTACTATTCCTCATCAGCTACTCTTCTACCGTTGGCTTCGGCATTGACATAAGCTCCTTCAGTTCTTCAATTGTGTAACCGTTGGAATCCATGAGATTTGCAAGTTCTGTAAGCTGCGCTGCACGTTCGGCTTTGGACTTCTGGGCTTTTAAAATAGTAAGTTCTTTATCAATAGTCTTTTTCTGTTCTGATAATGCATTAATCTTCTCAGTTAATTTTTTAATTTCTTCATCAATTTTTGTAAGTTTTGAATTAAGCACTTCTTCTTTTGTTCGTCTTGTTCTTGCTGCCATAATAAAATTCCTCCTGTTAGATAATTTTATAATCATATTACTCCATAACAATTAAAGTTTCAAGACAATTTCGAAATTAATGACATATTTTTAAATAATAATATATGGCACTCATTGTATAAAAATTTTTTCTATTGTCATACACCATTGAGTCTATTTCTCTACCACAAAAATTTATTCCATGTTTTTTATAAAAACTAATTATGTTACTTCTTAATCCCCAATTTTCTTTTCTAATCGACAAATAATCAATACCAATATCTTTTATGTCTTGTTTATAATATCTGTCAATTGCGTATTCAACTATTTTATTAAGCATTTCATTTGTGTTATATTCTACATCGGAGTTAAGATTCATTATTTCTAGTGGAGATAATTTTTCTCTTACTCTTCCATAACCAATATAACGTATTTCACTATTATGCAATTTGCACTTGTGTATAGGACATATTGGCAGCATTCGTATTTGATGTATATTGTGCCAATATGCTTCTCCATATTTTTTACGATCCTCAATAATACACATTGGACAATATTTCAATTGTCTATTTTCGCTACGTGGTCTTCTTATATTAAGCTCTGTTTTATAGCAGTCCGTTTTTAAATTATAAAGGAATTCATTAGCATAGTCATTTGAACAATATCCGGTATAAACATAAAACATTGTATGATATTTTAATAAATCATTTATTGGTATAATTCGCTCAATACTATTTCTAACGTCTTTATTAATATTTCCAATGAATAATTTACTGATCACATCTGTTTCATTTACAAACAATTCTTTTGCAATCTCATTTTTTCTCCATATTCCATTATTTACCAAATATCGACAAAACCAGCTGTAAACCATTTCATCTTCATATATATCAGGAAGTTTATTTATCATAATTTTATTACCTCTACTGAAATTAATTGTTTAAGCATATCTAAAAAATCTGTATTATTCTCCTTTGATGCCTTTAAAATATCTGCAATATTATTAAATTGATTTGTTATATCATCTTGTATTATATCTTCACTATTTTGTAATGTCTGTTTATTAAACTTTTTTTCTTTCTTAATAGTAACCTTATTGGAAGTTGGCTGTATAAATTTATGATACATCTCGGCTCTACTTTGATAAGATTCATTTAATATCTTAATATCTATCTTATTGACATTTGACGTTATAGCAATTTCCTGTGCGTCATGAATTAATGATATAATAATGGAAATATTTCCATAAGAATGTTCATAAATCCATTTGTATATTTCTTCGTTTATTGATGTATTTTTAACAGTATACTGATATTTAAACAATATATTACATATATTTTTAAAATATTCATCATAAGGTAAAGTTGTATATTTAAGCCCCATTGTTCTTCTGGCAAGATGCTCTGCACCTTCGAAAAATAGCACGCTTTCAGGAGTCCCAACCATACAAATGCTTATTCCACTATTATTGATAAGCTGTGTCAGAAACCCTATTATATTTTTGCCATTTTTTGAATTTGCAACATTTTGTATTTCATCAATTATTAAAACACCAATATTGTTTATTGCGATTGTACTTATTTGGCTAATAAGAGTATCTGTAGTACATCTATCCACAATATACTTGCCATTTTTATTATTGAAATAACTTGTTCCAAGTATATTGTCTATCTTCATTAAAATTTCAACCGCAAGACCTTTTACAGATGAATCAAATGGACATTGGACAGTTACAAATGGAATTACATCTGAGAATAAATTACAATCAAACTTACAATTTTCAACAATAACATCTACTGCTCTGTTTACTGCCGTACTCTTACCAATACCAGACGTTCCTATTATCGTAAATGAATCAGATCCGCCAATTATACTGTTAGAGTTTCCTGTTAAGAACCTTTTGTAATTTTCATATCTTTGCTGTGATGCCAATTTTGAACTCTTCTTTTTTAATGAATGATATAAAGACAAATATAATTTGTTATAAATCTCTATGGACATTTTAGATGGAATATAAATATCATATAGATTTGATAAAGCAATCAGTTTCTCTCCAACATCCATATTTTTAACCTCTTCATATTTGGGGACAATAGACAAAGTTTTTACAAGTTCATCTCCTGATAACATTTTTGGTAATATTTTTGTATAATCATCCATTTAAGATATCCTCCGTGAAATCAATATGATATTTTCTTTTAGCTCTATTTTTGACAGATGTAGTATATTTTGTATTTAATTTTTGAGGATATTGTACATTAGCTACTATCTCTTCCAAAGAATTTGCCAAGTCAATTTGTGCCTGAGTGTTACTATTACAATGACTATTTACGAGTTTTCGATGCTCTTTTTCAATCAATTCTACATCAGTTAACTCTTTTCCATCATATCTACTTTCAATCAATTTAAACTGTATATAACACCCATTTTCTATAAGCCATATATAGCTTACGTTATCTGGATTATAAGCAACTGTTACTTCCCCACCAACCAAATATTTTTCAACATAATTCTCATTTTTGTACCTCATTTTATTCACTTTAAGTCCAAATCTGCTAAATACGCCAGTGGTCCTTGGAAGTAATGTAAGCATAATTTGTTTCAATGTTACCGGTATTAAGTTAGCTCCTGGAGATAATTTGCTGTACTCAAAAATATTATTTGCATATGGCTTAATATCGTTTTCTATCATGTCTTCTGTATAAGGGAAGTTCTTTAAAATACGCTGCGAGTTATAATACACAATACATCGCACTATGATTTTTTCAAAGTCTTCTATTGTCAAACATGCATCTTTTCTATAATCATGTACGCCTCTTTCAAGAAAATCAGGTTCAACTATACCTTTATTTTTTAAATAAGGTTTGTATGTTTCTTGAATGATATTAAAAAATTTTTCTACAACACCTTTTAATTCAGGACGGTATGGTGGCAAATTTTTTAGTGTAACTCCAAGCTCAGTTATTTGTTCAAAATTCTCAGATACATATTCTTTTCCCATATCAGTTACAAACGTTCCAGGAATTTCAGATATGCTCCACTGATTCTCATTTATGAATATACCAAGTTCTTCACAATGTTTCTTTTTATTGGATACCATATTTTGCATAAGCACCTTTAAACTATAAATGCCACCTTCCCAAGTTAATGCATAGCCATAACAAAAACTGCTATATGCGTCTATACAAACTGTTAATATAGGTCTTCCAACTAAACTGTTTGTTTCATCTATAAGATATATATCACATACCGTAGAGTCAAGTAATCCGGTACCAACTGCCGGTGCAAATTCCTGTACTCCATCGCCTAATAATGGTCTTTTATTTCTTTGGTAATTACTTAAACCATCTCTTGAGATGTAAAAAGCTTGCATATTTTTTGTCTTACGATAAAAGTATCTGAACTGATAAAAAGATGGTATATTAGGTTGCAACTTCCCATCTATATCGCAATATTTTTCTTTTAACATAAGCAAATAAGAAGACTTTAAACTATATCTGTTTGTGCTATAAAAATATTTATTTAAAGCCCATCTCATATTCTTTTCATCTTTAGTAAGTGACTTTTCTGTAATACTACTTTTGGGTACAAGTACACAAATATTTTGGAAAATAAGATACTTGTAAAAGTAATTTCTAAGAGACTGTTTGCTTATATTTCTTTCCTGACATACTTGATTAAACAATAATGTTCGTTTATATTTATCGTCCATAAAGGAAAGTAATGGAGCAATCATGTTGTACCGATCGTATGCTATCTTTTTATTATGCTCCGAAGCTTCTGATATGTCGAATACAGGCTCATTTGTCTCTTGCATGAGTAAATCCTCATCACACAAAATAGCGTCCTTAAAATCCATTTTATGCACTGTATACGGCATTTTGGTTTTTAAGCAATCAATAATAAAAACTGATTGATCAGATTCTTTTAAAACTCTTACTATTGTATCTTTGTATTTATACAATTTATTCTTCATCAATAACAATCCCCCAATCTGACACACCATGCGTCTTCCAGTACTCTCTGGAACCGTCTAGTAATCTAATAGTCATCGGTTTTTGTAATAGTTTTCTTTCTATACATTCACGGACCATTAGGTCACCTGTATCTTTTACGCATACAAAGTCTGATGTGTAAGTTCTTTCTGGATACTTACTATCCTTATATCCATTAAGATCTACATTTACTCGTATACTGATTATGCTTTGATCTTTTTCTAGTTTCATTGCATAGGCATATTGAATCTTGCTGTAGGTTATGCATACGCCATCACATTTGCATAAATATAATTTTGTTGCAGCTACTTTTGAATTTTTATTCCGCATTATTTTACCCCCTATTTTTGAAATGGTTTTTCCTAAAAACGGCTATTTTTTTGCTAAAAACGAATGATTTTTTCCTAAAAACGCATTTTTAGGGTTATTTTCATTTTTAGCATTTCGTTTTTAGGAAAAATAAAGTACTCGCAAACCCAGTAAAATCAATGGTTTGCGGATTTTCCTAAAAACGTTTCCTAAAAACGAGGTTAAAAATACTATGTCGAAGGGCAATTGTTTTTAGCCTTTTTTGAGGCAAAAATTTTATTCTTTTATTCCGGTCAAAATTTGCTCTGACGCAAGATTTTCCTCTTTTGTGCATGTTAACTTGACTACAATAAAATCACAATTTTATCGGGAAAATGACCCCCTTAAATCCCTTATTTTTATTGACTTCTAGAAAGTCGATTTTTGGAAAAATCGCGATTTTGAGCTATTTTTGGCTGTTTTTTGAACTTTTCGTCAAATTGCACAAAAAAATGACCTCGGATAAAAATATCAAAGGTCATTTCCTATGCTCTTGTTCTTATAAGTTTTCTGCAAGCAAACTATTTTGTTTGATGTCTCAGGCTAAAAAATTTGCCCCATTTTACGCTAAAGTTTATTGCCCTCGAACATAGTATCTCTGACCTTGAAGTCATTATACGAGATTTATATATTTCTTGCAATAGTTCGAGTCCCAATTTCGCAATATTTTACTTATTTCGCTTAATATATTACGGATATTGATCAATATCATCATCATCTTTATTTCTTCCGGCAGTAAGACAAGCTGTAAGAATAATTCCAACTACTCCACCAACCACAAATGTGCAGCCTACAATACAAATAAATGTACCAATACCAAGTGTAATCATGCAGTCTCATCCTCCATTCTGTTAATTTCTGTATCAAGCAATTCTAAAGCAGTATAAAATTTAGTGTCGATTTCTTCATAAATGCAATCAATAACATTTTTAATAATTTTTTTACGAATATAATTGAGCTTTTGATCTTCTGCAAAATCGTCTATAGATATATTCATTTTCAGATCATCAGAATCAAGCTCAACACCATTTTTATGCTCTTCTAATCTTCTTTCAAGATACCATTTAGCTTTTTTTAAATCCTGAAGCTCTTTTTGCTTGTCACCAACATATTTCTTACCGGCTCTGCAGATATATTTAACTACATTACCAAGGCAATAACCAAGTCCCCAGTCTTCTATAAAATTAATTACCTGGTATTTTGTTCCGCAATAATGAGACGGATTATCTACTGCATTATGTCCAGAAACTGGATCAGAATAAGCGTGGGATACAGTTTTGCAATTGTCTTTTCTAACAAATGTTTTGAAACTATATGATAAATTACCGTATGTATTATCTATAGATTCAATTTCATCAAAATTGTTTAGAAGGTACTCAATTGGGAAAAATACATCTGCTGTAGAGATACATCTATCACCTAAATTAACGATTGTAGCATAAACTTTTTCGCAATGAGGTAAGAACATTTTGTAAATACTTTCTCCGCCAATTGCAAAATATTTATTTGGACTACTTAAGAACAGCTGTAGAAAATCGTCTTTACTATCTAATGTACATACGAGTGTACCATTACAGTCAAGATCAGAAAAATAATTTGCAGTATTGCTATAAATATAATTTTTTCTTCCAACGAGTGGTTTGTTGCCAATACTGTTCCATGTTTTTCTTCCCATGATAACAGAGTTGCCCATAGTAATCTCTTTAAACCTTTTCATATCTTCTGGAATCTTATAAAGTAAGTCACCATCTTTACCGATTCCACCAAAATTATCCATACAAACGATTGCTGATAACATAATTTTTCTCTCCTTAAATACCTAATGGTAGCTTCAATTGTGGCTTCATTGGCTTGTAATTTTCCATAGAAAAGTCGTCAATTGTCATGTCGTAAAAGTTATTTTTTTCTGGATTTAATACCAATTTTGGCATCAAATTTTTATCAATTTCACTATTTTTTAACGCCTCAAAAGTGACTAAATGTCTCTCATTTGCGCGATGAATTAGCTCTTTTGCTTGGTCAATATGGAGGTCGTATACCTGTTCATTTGCTACGAAATGAGTAAATTTTCCAGGCTTATATCCGGTGTGTTTTGCTACCATCATGAGCAGTGCAGCGTACTGGGTTTCATTAATTCCACCTCCACCGCTTGCAGCTAATAAGTCACCTGATCTCTGGTTTAGGAACAGGTCTAAATACTCTCCACGTACTGTCCAGATAGTCTCATAAGCACATGGTTTAAGACCGTTTGGTTCATCTTTAAATTCTTCTTCCTGCCACAAATTACAGATATGATAACGTCCATATGGGTTGTTTTTGATATCATCTAAAACACGCTTTCTAAACAGATCATAACGGTGTACTGTATGACCATATCTATATCCATTTGTACCATCTCCAATATCCCACAAATTCCAATATGATACGCCCATTTCGTTCAAAACTTTGAGGTCATTTGACTCTTTTTGGAAGATCCAAAACATCTCTTTGATTGCACTTTTCCATGCAATTGGACGTAAAGTACAGATTGGAAATTCACCTTTTGAGAGGTCATATTGACGCATTTGATGTGTCACAAAATAGGTATGTGCAGGAGTTCCATCCTCATATTTTGGTCTAGGATTTTCATCTTTAATACCATTTTGAAGGATATTATAGATAGATTCTACGAGATATTTATCGGCTTTTGTCATCAGTCCATATTCATATTCCATGCATTATTCCTCAACTTTCCATTTAGAAATATCTTCTTCAAATTTAGAAATTACGTCCTTATTATTGGTATGAATCACAATAAAAATTTCTTTTGGGATTCCAAGAGACAATAATCCCATAATAGATTTTGCATCAATGACATATCTGCCACATACTGCGTCAATATCATAATTGTATTTATCAATAGATTTCACGAGACTATTAGCATCATTCAGTGTATTCAGTTTGATTCTCATTATTTTCATCTTCTTTCACTTCTTTATTTACTATATCTTCATCTTCTAAAAACAATTTATATCCATGTTTATCATTACAAATGTTATATAATTTTGCATTTGCATCTTCGGACGCAGGTACACCCTTTTTGTGAGTGTACCTTTTGCAAATGTTTTGTTTTGGACATGTTTTAGAATTTTCATCTAATGCACAATAATAAAATGTGTCCATTTATTATTCTTTCTTGTCAGTTGATCCGAAACCACCGTTACGTGTTGCTTCTACATGATCGTCTTCTGTAATTCCATATTCTAAGAAAATTCCCTGGGCGATAGCTGCATTGCTTGTTACTGAAAACTCTTTATCTCCACGATTTACAAGTTTAATAAAAATGTGACCTTCGTTGTCAGAGTTAATAAAATCGCAGTCTATAATTCCTGTTCCATTTACTAGATTGCACTGATATTTAAATCCAAGTCCACTTCTTGGGTAAATCATAAGAACATAATCTGTATTCATACAACATTTAATACCTGTTGGAATTTTAATTACTTCTCCTGGCTTTAGTGTAAATGAAAATGGAGTTCTAATATCAAATCCTGCGCTAAACTTTGTAGCTCTTGTAGGTAACTCTAATCCATAATACATACTTTCAATTTCTTGTCTGAGTCTCTTGGATGTATCATCACCTGCAAGTCCAAATGTATCTAAATAATCTTTTTCAAACTGCTTATAGCTTACTTTCTCAAATTTTGCTACCCTCTTCATTAATCTTCATCCTCCTCGTCCCATGGATCATATTCATCGCAACATTCACAATCACCGTTGCAATGCAATTCTTTATTTGGATTAACTCTAAACATATATTTTGGATTAACTCTAAACATATATTCAAGAATTCTGTTTTCACCAATAGCTTCAATTGCATCGTAAGCTGTGTCTGCATCAGAAAACAATACAGCACCGACTGGTGGTAAGTACGACTCCGTTTCAACAGTAATTGACATGTCATCTTCATCGAATGCAATCCAGAATGCATCTGACGGATGTGCAGTTTCACCATTGTGTTCGTCTGCATAATTCTGAAGTTCTATCATAACTTTCCTACGTTCTACCTCAAATTCTGCTTCTTCTTTTGTTTTATAAATATTCCTAAAATTATAATATTTGTTATCGATAATATCATTGTCCCATCTAAGAAGAGCTATATCATCGCAAGAATCAATACGAAAATAATTTTCACCAAATTTTGGTTTCCAACGTTTATTTGCATCTTTCTTTTTATTCTCTTCTTTATTTGTATTTGCAACTTTCTGTAAATCCTCTTTTACTCTTGAAAGTGTCTGTGTAATAGCTTTGATAACCTCTGGACTACATCCAGATACATCAACGTTATATCCAATACAATTTGTATCCATATTTTATTTCTCCTTCTCTTTGTATAAGTCTTTAATTTTTTCTTCTAAATATTTCAAATATTCATCCCACATATTTTTCGTGTAGATATACTCTTTAGTCTGACGTGCCATCATTAACTTTTTCATATCAGATTTATAATCAAATGGTTTATTTCTACGACCTAGCTTTTTTGCAAGAACATCTGACAAAAATGACTGTGTAAATCTTGAGAAAGTTAATAAGTCCTCTTTCTGAACAAGAGCGATTATTTTCTTATATTCATCCATTTTGTCCGTTGGTATTGTAACATCTGCTTTTGGAAAATTTTTAAGACTATAAGGTGTGATATCTGCACCAAATGATGATGCTTTTAATAGATTTGCAACTGCGTCCATATCTGCAGTCTTGAATTTAAATTCTACTTCACTATCATAGATATGTGGATCTGAATATGGAATATTTGTTTCATCAAGTTTCTTTAAAATATTTTTCCCACGAATAATGCTTGGGATGTAAGCTACAAAAGTACCTCGACCATAATAATAAATTTTATTACCGAATTGACATTTAATATATAAGTCATCATAGCTTTTATCAACGGTTCCATCTTCTTCTCTTGGCACATCATGACTTTCTGGTGAGAGTTCCGGCACAATTCTGTACTTACCTTTAAAATGCTGTGTTAAATAACTCATAGGCATTCACCTCAATATTCTTCGTAGTAAGTTTCATCACTTACTTCTACTTTATTTTTCTCTGCAGCATGGATTTTATCTAATGCCTCTTTACGAGTTTGAAATACATAGTCGCCAAGAGCGTTATATCCAAATAAGTATGCACGTTTATCTTTTTTATCAACTCCGCAAAAATAATCATCTTCAACTGTACGAACTTTCAATTCACACAGATCATAAGTACCATTTTTCTTTAAGATTCTTGCATAATAAACCATGTCACCTTTATTTATTGTGCTGTACATGTTTTTTCTTCCTTTTCTTTTCTGTATTCCACAGGATTTTTTGAGTACAGAGGGAATCAAGTGTAGCAATGACATTCTCGATAACCTCTTCAAGTTCATAATTTTTACCACAATCCCAGTTGTAAATAGGAAAATATATCTCATCATGGTCCATATCTGTAACTGTGAGTGTATATGTATTATCTGACAAATCAATGTCAACTGTTAACCTATCAATGTCTTTATATACAAATTTGTTAAAATATGCGTGGTCACCATAAATTTTAAAGCCATTATTTCGAAGCTTATTAAAATCCATTTTAATGTGTAAAACGTATTTATCATGAATGTCATTAATATTCATCTTGATTTCCTCCATATAAGGGAGTCGGTTAAGACTCCCATAATTATTTACTTAATCACACTTACTCCAACCACAATCTTTACATGTATTGCAACCACCTTCAAAAACTAAATTTCCACCGCATTGAGGACATTTTGCTGTTTTTGATTTATCAACAATGATTTTCTTTTTGGGCTGTTTTGGTGTATCAATTATCTCTTCTGAATCATCAGAAATTTCATCCTGCATTTCTTTGTACATGTCAATAAGAGCATTTCCGATAGCAACAGGACAACAAGATCCTTTTGATGTATCGTGTTTTGTTGCTGTTCTTACCGCATATGACGGACATGTTCCGCTTGACTTAAGCTGGTCGATGATTGAATAAATATCAATTCCACCTCTTGCTGCAAGAGAAATCATTCTGGAAAGCCCGATCATGAATTGGTTACATCCGCCTGAACTTCCTTTACTTAAATATGTCTCAAGGAGTTCTCCTGTATCTGGATCAAAGAATGCTTCACAATGTAATGTTCCACACCCAGTCTGTAATGTACGTTTCTTACCAACACAGTTATCATCAGCTTTAATGATCATTCCTCTGCCAAGAGTTGTTTTAGGCTTTTCAGATGTTTCATCATCTTTTTTACTATCTGATGTTGTAAGAATTCCTGCACGTTTACATCCATCACGGAAAATTGTGATACCTTTAAGTCCTGCTTCCCAGGCTGTCATATATAATCCTTCAACTTGCTCTACTGTAAAGTCGTTTGGAACATTAACCGTAGAACTAATTGATGCATCAATATGTGTCTGCCAAATACTCTGCATATAGATACGATTCTTATAATCAAGTGTCTGTGCAGTTACAAAATAATCTGGTAATTCAGAATCGTCTTTTAGATTATTTTTTTCCATATAATCTTTTACGATTGGTGTATACACTTTGTAATACTCATCATGTCCTTTAAGAGACTCTGTTTTTCTTGTATAGTAGTTTGCGAAAATTGGTTCGATTCCACCAGATACTCTAAGCATTGTAGAAAGTGTTCCGGTTGGAGCAATTGTAAGAAGTTGAGAATTTCTAAGACCATACTCTTTTACAAGCTGTTTTGTTTCACCAAGAGCATTTTTTGAATAATAAGCAGACTGCTCAACTGCTTCCGGATTATATTTTGGATATGGACCATACTCTTTTGCTAATAAAGCAGACGTTTTAAGTGCTTCATCAGCCATTGCATGACCGATCATATCACATAAATCAATAGCTTCAGGACTTCCATATTTAATACCCATTTTAATCAGTAAATCTGCAAGACCGAAGATTCCAAGTCCGATCTGTCTCCAATCTCTTACAGAATCTCTCTGTTCCTGTAATGGATGTAATGGTAATCCCTCGTCAAGGACTTCGTTTAATCCGATTGTTGCAATATGTACTGTTTTTCTAAAATCATCAAAATTAAATCCATGTGGAGTTGCAAATTCAGCCAAATTAATACTTCCGAGAAGGCAACTCCCACCGGATGGTAAAGGCTCTTCTGCGCCTCACACAACACGTATCATTCATATTTTCATGTCGTGCGCTAGACTGTCGCACACTTGTAAAACTGTAACCAAGTCTCTCTCGCTCAGTCGTTCACGCTGTATTTAAACTTGCGCCCTGTAGAGTTATGACACTCGTCCAAGTCAATCAGAGAGAGTTTTAAATCCGCACTTTTATATGGCTAACGGATTAGTTCCGGCATAATGAAAATTATTGTCACAACTAAGTAAATTCCAGTTTTCGATTCTATCCCAGAAAAGCATTCCAGGCTCTGCATAATCCCAGTTCATTTCACATAATTTATGGAACATTTCATATGCATCAATTGTTTTGGTAATAGTTTCACCTGTCTCAGCTCTAGTAAAGCTAAGTGTAAATGGCTGTTTGTTTTTTACTGCGGCCATAAATTTGTCTGTAATACGAACAGAGATATTAGCTTTTGTTACTTTATCAAGATCTGATTTAATTCCAATAAATTCCTCAAGATCTGGATGTTCGCAGGACAAGCTAATCATTAATGCCCCCATTTGTGGACTATCTCTTAATTAATTTAAAATTAATCTTGGATACTATTGCGGTAATTAAGAAAATTTGCATTTTCTCCGCTAGTCTCTACACCTTCCTACTCTGTAGGCTCGGCACGGTATCATTAAGCAACACGCTTACCTTCACCGTTTTCTTCCAATTCAAGACGCAGGGCTTTATATTTTAAATACTTTCGTTTTAATATAATAAATGAATCATTTGGATAAATATGTTTTAGAAATTTTAATACATCAATTCGATTTGCAAATTCAATAACGTAACATTTTTCATTACTTTTAGGTCGAAGTATTGTAGAAATATCAAGTTTTTTTATTAAATACTGTTGAACACCTTCTAATATTTTTAATTGTGAAGTAAAACTAATTTTTTGCCATATTCTGTTTTTATCTTTTCTTCTGCCAAAAGTTAAACACCCATCAGCATCGAATAGTCCTTGTATTAAATATCGTTCTAAATCTTCTCGAATTCTTGGATAGTGTCTATCTACTTTTAATCTTCCTCCAGTAAATTTTAATATATCAGGAATTCTTTTTTGAATTCTTGCTCTTGGAAATCTTCTTGTTTTTTTATTTATAGTATGATTGTAATTAACATTACATTGTAAAATATGAGAAATATATTCTACAACTTGCTTATCATTTAGTGATATTGAAATTTCCACACTATTTTTTTCATCAATAGAGGCATCAGCTAATAAAAATCCTAATATATATGCTTTTTCTTTTGTATCTATTTTTTCAAATCTGAAATTATCATATTTCCTATATTTTGATTTTTCGTTTAGTCCAAACTTTGAAATCCAATATGATACTGTACTATGATTCAAGCCACAATCTTTTTCAATTTGTCTTGTGGACATTTCTTTTTCTAAACATTCTTCCAAATATTTTTTATCCATATATTTTACTCCTTCTACTTTTACACATTTCGATGGATAGCATTTAACTATTTACGTCTCCCAGCTTGTCCGATCAAACCAGTTACCATGGAATACAAATCCATAAATGATATAGACCCGGTTGTTTCTTTTGCTGCATTATTTACTTTTGCACCTCTTGGTGATAATTTACTGATATCAACACCACATCCACCACCATAAGAATAAGTACGTGCGAGTTTCTTTGCACAATCAAAAATAGATTCAATGTTATCTTCTGGAGGTTCAATTACATAGCAATTACTTAAACTAACCTTACGTCCTTTGCTTTCAAGTCCTCTATTGGCAAGGATTCTTCCACCAAAGAGAAATTTCTTATCCTTAATTAACTGTTTTACTTCATCATTCCAACCAGACACTCTATTGAGCCACTGATCAAATGTTTCTCCATTAAACTGGTACTTTCTTTCCCAGATGTCCTGTCCCAGTTTATTGTCTTTTCCTAACCATTCTTGTACAGTCATTTTGTCACTCCTTTACGCTAAATAAAAATCGTTAATATAATCAATCGCTTCATTAATACCTTTGAAAATCACATCACAATCTTCTGGCAGCCATTCATAACTGTCATAATCGTTGAATCCAATAATTGGAATATGGTTATCTACCGCGAATTGCAGTTCCTGAGCTGTTCCAATAGAAGTGTTTGTATGTTCCAGATTTACAAGGACTAAATCACATTTTCGAATACGTGATAAATAGAATTGTTTTACTTGTTTATTCGTGATTGCATTGCCACCATCACGATCAAAATAACGTGTTGGATTGATTACTTTGATAGTTACATCTTTAGCTTCTGAAATATTTTTGAAAATATTCTCAGCTTTTAATCGCCATTCTTTACCATCGTCATGCATTCCTCTACATGCACCAGCGAGATATACTGTTAATTTTTCCATGTTACTACCTCTTAAATAAGTCCAGCTTCATCATCTGCTAATACCTTATCATAATCTTCTCTGAAGCAAATAAATCCTGCAAACTGTAAACTTGGAAGTCCAGTATTTTTATCTTTTGTTTCTTCCTTATATTTAATATCAATGAGTTTGCCAATAAGCTCATCTCGTTTTTCCCAGAGATCTTTTCTCATTTGATCTGAATATCCATATCCAACACCAGATTTTCCATCTTTATATTTAACGATTAACGATCCAAGTGCTCCTTTGTTCTTGCCAGACCCTTCTTCGTATCCAATAACTCTTAAAGTCGCATCATAGAACTGTTTTACTTTAATAAGACTTTTGGTTCGTTTGCATTCATATGGCTTGTCAAGATTAATGCAACATCCTTCCCAATCATTATCTTCTGCGTACTGAAGCCATTCCCAAATTTTACTGTGGTCGTAACCATGATATACTCTCGGAACAACTTCAATATTGTCTGTTGGATGGAATTTAAGTTTTTCTTCCAATTCATCTAAATCTTTGCTTCTAATGGAGTATGGTTCTTTAGATTTTCCAGACCAAAATTCTTTAAGGGGGAACATATCGAATACAACGAATTTTAATTGAGATTTGTCACCAGATTTGCTATTTGCGATTCCTGTACCATTTTGAAATGCTTCAGAATCGGATAATCCTTCTTTATTTTTATAGAGAAGTTCACCGTCTACAAACATATTGTCATAGCCCATTGCTTGTAGATCTTTAATAATATGATCGACACCATTAATTTTCTTATTCTGTCTAGTTCTGCACTCAGTTCCAATGTATGCACATCTGAGTCCATTTAGTTTGCGGCTAATATAAATCAGCTCATTACCTTTCAGCTTAACTTTTTCAATTGAAGTACCAAGCTGTACATTAAATTCTTCAATCAGTCCTGGAATAGCTTTATTGATAAGCTTGGAGTCTGCACCTAATCTAAACTTCTTTGTTACCATTTCTTCATAAAACTGACATTCAGCTTCAGATTTAGAATTATTGCAAATAAACTTTCTGACAGTAGCGACATCTACATCAGTACCTGTATTATGAGTTTTTAGGTAATCAATAACTTCTGAGAAGTTTTTTGGCTCAAATGTTGCATAATTTGCAGCTTTTGAAATGGTCATTTTATCGATCTTTTTTGTGCTGATTCCTGTTACAGTATTACCGTCCAGTAAGAACACCAGACACTTTTTAAGAAGCTCATTATCCTTGTTTTCTCTAAGGATACGCTGCTTTTCATTCAGACTCGATGTGTTCTGAATGAGTTTTAGAATTTCAATTACTTCTTCCAATAAATTAATCCTCCAATCTTCCGATTACTTTTATATGTTCAGTGAATAGTAATGTTAACTGTCCACTGCTATGTACTTCTTCAACTGAAATGCAGTTATTACAAAAACCGATATCTGCAATACATCCTATAATGTTGCTTTTATAATTATCATCCATAATGAATACGCAACAATCACCGATTCTATGTATAACATTATCGTCATCTACAAGAGTGTTATCTTTGATGTACATTTAATTAATCACCACCCTCTTGTAAGTCGATTGATGTATGAAGAAGTTCACTAATTGATTTTGTATTTTTATTAAAATATTTCATAACCTCAATTGCAGGTTCGATGTCTTCAAAAAATAAACCAATATATTCATATTCATTTTTCTTTATAAACTTTTTAATTTTATTTAATTGCTTAAGATCGATGTAACAATTTTCAATCAGTCCATCATAAACAATTTTTATATACTCTCCCTTTAATGGATATAACCCTAAAAGTTCTGAAATAGGGATATAAACCTTAACAGTTATTGGATCAATTTTGATTTTATATTCTCTACCATACTTCTTCATAATCTGAGAAATATCATTAATAAGTTCTATCATATTATTTCCCCTTTCTTTTAATTGTGCTTAACCACGTATTTCTTGCATTATTACTTGTATTTAGACATTTGTAGAATGCCTGTGGTTCAGCACATAATAAACATCTTTTCTTTGCTCTTGTAAGCATTGTATATAACATACAGTTGTCCAATAGCTTATAATGAGTATTATCAATTACGCAGATAACTGTTTTCCTGGAAGATCCTTGCATCTTATGAGTTGTTAAAGCATAAGCCATATCTAAATCTGTAAGTTCACTTCCTTCGTATCTGATCACTTTATCTTGTTTCTCATAAACTATATTGTTATCTTCATCAAAAACTAATCCAACGTCTTTTTCTACTTTAGGTCCAAATGACTGATAAGTAACTTCGCAATAAGTCACTGGTTTTTTACCACTCATGTCTTCTCCAATAAATGTGATATATCCGATTTCACCATTAAAGACATTTCGATCATAATCATTTACAGTCTGGACAACTTTACATCCAAGCTTAAATTCTTTTTCACCAAATGAAATTGACTTCTTTTCATCTTTAAGAAGCACTTCTGCAATATCTTTATTTAACTCATAAGCACTGTTTAAGCATCCTTCTCTACGAGGTACTGCAATACCAACATTGTCAACACCATCTGATTCGACCGCTGAAAAGAACATTTTTAATGCAAGCTGGTGAAGTGAGTCTCTTGTATCTCTGAACATGTAATACATATCCTGCAATTCACCATGAACCAATTTTTTTGACGTAAGAACTTCTGTAATGGGATTTTTATTATCTCGAATGAGATTTGCATCGGTAAGAATTCCAGATTTTTCTGCTTGACGCATAACTTTTGTAAGTTCGTTGATATTTTCTTTTGGTAGACAATGAATCAGATCAGAGAATATATTTCCAAATCCAATTGGCGGTAACTGTTTATAGTCTCCACAGATTATGATTTTTGTATTATCATCTATAGCTTCAAGCCATGCTAAGAAGATTTGCACATTTACCATAGATGCCTCATCCATTAATACTACTGGAGATATAAGCTTGCAGTCCTTATTATAATCAAACTTATTTGGACCATGACATCCCAATGTTCTATGAATCGTCATTGCAGGATAATCTGTAGCTTCTGTAATACGTTGCGCTGCCATTGCTGATAATGCACAGGCTGAAATATTATGATTTGCCAGAGAATACGCACGAATAATTCCACGTAAAATTGAACTTTTACCGGTACCGGCTTTTCCTGTAACGAAGCTAATACTCTGCGTTAGTATAGAGCGTATAATTGCCTTTTGTTCATCGGTATAAGAAAATCCTTGCTCTTGTTCTGCTTTAACGATTCCTGCCTCTATTTCATCGTTTTCTATAGGCACTGGTGACGGTTTATTCAATCTTTCTTGAATGATAGACAGGATCTTCATCTCAAGATTGTAGTATAGCTTAAGTCCAACTCTATCTTCATACTGATGTAAAAATGAATTATTTTCAAGAACTCCATCAAATACATCTATACACTCTGGAGCTGAATCTTCAACCGCAGCTTTTAAAATATCTACACTACACCAAGTATGTCCATCATTCTCACCAATTTCAGTAAGGTAATAAGAAATGAAAGCAATACATCTCTCTCTTGACTCAAGTAGTTCTGGCTTTAATTTAAGTGCTAATTTATCAACCTTCTTAAATCCAAATCCTTTCATAGAACATAAGTAGTATGGATTATTTTCAATTTTCTGTTTTAATAATCCAGGGTTTGGTTCATTGCTAAGAAGGTTTTTAATCATTGTGAATGTAACACCTAACGGTTTTAGTAATGTGATAATATCTGAAATAAGGTAATTATCAATTATCTTGTCTTTTATTTTCTTCCATGTTTTTTCACGAACACCTTTAACTTTTGAAAAATCAATTGTATCTAATTTACCGTCAGCTACATCATTTACAACATTTGGATATTCAGCAAGTAATGAATCTGCAACACTCTCAGGGATAAGTGATTTAAGAAAAACTTTAGAATCTTCCACAGTCTGCGGAGCCAATGCATAAACTGTGATTGGTACATATTGTGCCCCATATTTTTTATCATCTTTATATGTTGCAGTAATCTTATATTCTGAACCAACACACAGTTGCTGCATTCGTCCGGCTAAAGTTCCGACAAAAGTATCACTATGCTCATCTCCGAACAAATCTTTGTGAACAGTTATCTTCTGACAATTAGGAAGTTGATCAGTTGTATTGAATGAATAAACTCCCCAAGACGTATTTTCACTGTAGAAGCGCTCATATGAAATTCTGGCTGTAAATTCAAACTGCTGATCATCATTACTAAATTGTTCTGAATAACTCATTATACTTTTGCCCCTTTCTTACGCATTTGCTCAAGCCACATATTATATGTTTTTATTTTTTCAACAAAAAAATGTTCTTCTCTTTTTCTTCCTAATATTGCAAGACAGCTTCCTTTTTTTATATAGTCAGAATACTCTTTTAGCTGACTAGACCATATTGTCGCTTCAATAATTCCATATGGAGTATATAAATCAAGATATGCAAACTGATTTCCATTTTTATCTTTTTTCCTTTTGACATCAACAATCACACAGAACAAAACTGTTTTGTCGCCATCCATTACAAGGTCCCAATCAATTTTAGTATATTTATAAGCATCTTTTAACGGATCATTAGTTAAGAACATTGATAAAGTATCAAATTCCCATAGATATTCATCTTTAGCGTATTTTTCTTGAAAATCTTCCATATGCTTTTTATATTTTATGTTTTGTTCTTCTAAAAACTTTTTCTCTTTTACTTTATTATAGTCATTCAAAAGTTTTTCTTTGTTTACTTTTTTACCATCTCTATAATCTTCTACGTTTAATCCAAATGGAATTAATTTAGAATATGGAGATGGAGTTGTTGTAACAGGTTTGTATTCTTTTCTAACAAACGTGGAACCTGCATATTTTTTCAATGTTGACATCTTATTTTTAGTTGGAATACCGCCAGCTTTAATAAGGGTGATAATCGCTGTTTTGTCCTGCACTTTTTCGATGAAATCATTTAAATTCTTGTAAGGTCTAAAATCTATAATTTTGTCAACAATACTGTCACCAAGACCTTTTACTGCCAATAATCCAAACAAAATTTCATTGTTCTCTGCAATTGCAGTAAATGATTTGTTCGATTTATTTACATTTGGTGGAGAAACTTTTATTCCAAGACGTTTGCAATCATTTATTACAATACTAATTTTTTCTACTTTGTCTGATTTTGACGTAAGAAGTGCAGCCATAAAATAAACTGTGTAGTGAACCTTTAGATATGCCGTAAGATAAGATAACAAACCATATGCCACAGCATGACCACGATTAAAACAATACTCTGATTGTTTTAGCATTAGCTGCCATATTTCAGATAACTCATTTTCTGTCCAATTTTTCTTTTTCAATCCAGATCTAAAGTCTTTTTCGAGACCAGCCATTTTATCTTTTAATTTTTTGCTTATTGCGCGCCTCGCATTGTCTATGTCTTCTTCTGGAAATCCTGCATATCTAAACAGTTGAAGAGCTTCTTCTTGGTAAAGTAAAACTCCTTGAGTTGTTATAAATAGCGTTTTTAAATCTTCATGTATTGTTTGTGCACTTTCCGGATGCAATTTATTTTGACAGTATATAGGAAAGCTATCTTTTGTACCAGGTCTATTAGCAGCGTTTACTACGATAATATCCTCTACATTGTCTGCTTTAGCTTCAATACACATTCTCCTTGCTTCTGCAGATTCCATCTGGAATATGCCAACAGTGTGACCTGGTTTATAAACTTGATCGTAAACATTTTTGTCTGAAAGATTCAAATGGTTGATATCTACATCTTCCCATGTAATTCCTGCCATATTTAACGTATCGTCAATAATATCAAGTGTTTCAAGTCCAAGGTAATCCATTTTAATCAATCCAAGATCATCCATCGCATTATGCATCTCGAACTCAATCATAATGTTTCGTTCTTTATCATAACAAAGTGGCGCATAATCTGTTACAGGAGTTGGTGTAATTAAAGTACCTGCGGCATGTCTTCCCATTGATTTCGGAAGTCCTTCTACATCCATTACATACTTGAACCATAATGGGAATTTGTTATATATCTCATCAAGCTTTGGATTTTTACTTAGAATGTCTTTTAGAAGAACATCTTTTTCTTCTTCCTCTCCAAGATCATTGAGTGTTTTGATTGTTGGAATCATTTTTGCAACATCATCTCTTAATTTATAAGGGATTTGTTTATAATATGGAGAGTCTTCTTTTTCATCAAGAACCTTTCCAATATCTCTAATCGCAACTTTCGTACTTAAAGAATTGAATGTACAAATTGGTGCAACATTTTCTTTACCAAAAAGTTCTTCTGATATCTCAACCATTTCTTTTCGTCTACGCTTTGAAATATCCCAATCAAAATCTGCCATAGACTTTCTTCCAAGATTGGCAAATCGCGAAAAGTCAAGTCCCCATCTTACACTATCAATCTGTGTGACGTTAAGCATGAATAAACATAAGCAATTGGCACCAGACCCACGAGAATATCCTATAGGAATTTTTCGTCTTCTTGCTTCTTTTGCAAGCATATACAGCATAATAAAATAGTCTGTATAATCGACTGCATATAAAACTGGCAGCTCTGTTTCAAGACGTTTTTTTCGTTCATCTTGATCCTCTTTTGACATATGACCAAATTTTTCTTTGAATGTTTTAAAAACTAAATATCGTAGATATTCTTCGTGATTTTTATATGGACCATCAATTTTGACCTTCGGCATAATATTGCCTTTATTTAGCCCAATATCAATATCTTCAATAATAGAAGAAATATTATTACTTTCTTGCAAACCTTTATCAATTACAGCTTTTGGGAACTGATAAGATAATTTCTGATATATTTCTAATTCTTTCTGAAGGTAACAATCAATATAACTTTCTCCAACTTCACGTCCTTCACCAATTTCTACAAACATTGCATGAGAGTCAATTAGAGAATCACTTAACATATGCGCATCTGTTGTAATAGTATATGGAAGATTATGTTCATTGGCGAAATCAAAGATAAGTTTATTTGCTTCTGCCTGTTCTTCTGTAGTATGTGACTGTAATTCACAAACAACGTAATCAAAAATATTCTTAATGTCCTGGATAAATTGTTCTGCCTCTTTATATCTTCCATCAGTCAGATATCTGCTAAGTCTACCGGCTTGGCAAGCAGTTAAGCAAATAATGCCTTTACCAAGATTATTATCTTTGATATATTTCATATCAATTCTTGGTTTTTTATATAATCCTTCTGTTCTCGATACCGATGTTATCTTTAGTAGATTTTTATAACCTTGCTGAGTCCTAGCAAGAAGCACCATGTGGTAGCGTGGTTGCTTATAATCTTTTGTATCAGCCTTCCACGTCATATCATCTACTTCGTATATCTCGTTTCCGATTATTGGCTTTATTCCTTGCTTTTTGCACTCTTTCACAAAGTTTACAATATTTGACATTGAACCATGATCTGTTATAGCCATTGCCTTCATTCCATTATCTTTTGCAAATTTTACTGCTTCTGGTACTTTTAAAATAGAATCAAGTAATGATCCTTGCGCAGTGTGCATATGTAACGAACTGTACATCTAATCACCAACTTTCATCTTCGTATTCATCGTTATCTTCTATATCTTCGAAAGAAGTGCTTAAAACATCTACATCATCAATAATGAACTGCAATGTTTTAATTCCTTGATACTCACTAATGCATGGATTTCCAACAATATTGATTTTTGCAACATTATCAAATGAATTATTAAGCCAATCCATAACAGAATTATCATCTTTACATTTAAACTGTACAAACTTAATCTCACCAATTTTAAAGCAATAAGAATCTTCATTCTTGCCCTGAATGGTAATATCGTCTCTATTTACTTCAATATCTGTAATAGCAATCATTGGTTCTTCAATGCCTTGTCCAATCAAGTCTGTAAATTTTGTCATTTCATAAATGATGCTTTCATTTACATCGTACTCTGGAATGATATAATCACATAAATAGACTTTAGTGAAATCTTCATCTTTTAATTCATCATTGAATATTTCTTTTGCTTTTTCTACGTTATCAACTGGGATTTCAATACCGAATGCAGATTTGTGCCCCTGGGCAAAATTGAATTGATTGTTAGACTCTACAAGATCTCTGAAACTTTCAATAGGACTATGGTTTATATTTCGTCCACTACCACCAAATACAATGGTATTTGTTTTATAATCATAATGTTTCTTTAATAATAAACACGGTCTGTTGTACTTCTCAGCTACTTTGATTGCACATACTCCTGTCATTCCACCATCAAGAAGTTCTGATACATCACACATGATTACTTTATCAGTAGGATTCTCTCCAATCTGATCAAATATCATCTGTGCACTTTTTTCACGGCTCTTATCCTGTCTTGCTTTTGCATTCTTTGCAAGTCGTGCAGCTCTATCATAAATACTTTCCTGGATAACCTCTGCAGGTTTATCTTTTGTGGCACGTTTCTTATATTCAAACCATGCATCCTGTTCAATGAAAGCTTTAAACATAAGCTCTTTTTCCTCCGGAGAACCTACTCTTAAAAGCGCATTAACCAATGGTGTAAGATACCATTGAACATTATGAATATTAATTTTTCCACTCATACTATATTGTTGACTATTTATTAATGCTTGTAAAAACTTATTGTTTATTTTACATAATCCTTTTTCAGTTAAATACTTTGTTTCGTAACTTCTCATATCCATTACGTCTGATATATTTGCAAAAGCAACTAAGTCGAGAAAATCATCTGCATATTCGTACCATAACATATCATCAACAGCTTGCAAGAATTTATAAACAATACCAGCTCCACAAAGTTGTTTATTATAATATTTTACACTACATTGATTATTTACAATCACTGCGTAAGGATTATCTTTTGATTTTTCGTGATGATCAAGTATAATTATATCAATTCCGCTTTCTTTCAGTTTTTTACATTCTTCAACATCATTCGTTCCTGCATCAGCAACAATAAGTAAATTTATACCATCAAACGATTCTATATCTGCTAGTCCATGTCCTTTAGTTTTTGTATGATATAAAATATTTATATTACAATCTGGCTTTATTTTTTTTATATATAAATATAAAATTGCTGAAGAACAGTAACCATCAACATCGCTGTCTGGAATTAATCCAATAGTAGAATTTAAACTTATATGTTTTTCTAATATATTTACCGCATCATTTATATTATCTAAATTTATATATGGAATTTCATCATCTTTACATAAATTTAAATATTTTTTAGGATCAGTTATTCCCCTGTCATATAAAAATTTTTCCTTTATATTATCGTTTTTATAATCACTAAATAGTTTAAACTTTATTTTTATCACCACCTATTTATTTTTAAAGACAAATCCTTTATATTGCCTTATTCTATAATTACAACAATCATATATGCTGTTTATATATAATTTTTTTCCAAATAATTCTAATGAATTGTCACTTATATATTTTGCAGACTTATATGTACCAAGCAAATTGCCATTTAAATCATAAACTTCTGTTTTCTTTATGTTATATTCTTTTCCAGTAGCAGAAATTTTGTTTTCTGTTTTGCCATCATACTTACATTTATTTAATTCAGTTCCAACATGAAGAATACGTCTAATTTTATTTTTACTAACATTATATTTTTTAGACAACTCAGTAACCTTAATTCCATTATTAAAATCATTCCATATATCTGTGCTTAAATTTTTCATTGCGAATTCTTCGCAAGCATTCCAATCAACGTTGTTTAAATTTAATATATTATTTAATTCGCTATTCATAATATTATTTTTTATATAATCTTTCTTTGATTCACTACAGTCTATAGAAATGTATTTATATACATTGTTTTTTGCTAAATCTTGTTTATGTAAATCGTTATTTATTATTTTTTCTGATATATAATGCTGCATTCCATTAATTTCAATGATTATATTTTTATCATTTAAATAAAAGTCATATTTATATTTCTTACACCATTTAAAATCTTTGTTGGATAATTGATAGATAAATTTTTCATTTAACTGAATCAATAGATTGTAAAAGAACTTTTCTGGATATGAAATATTATCTTTACATATACAACCAAATGTTTTTTGACGAACTAAATTTCCAATTGTTACTGGATGGTCTGAAATACGTCCACAAAATGGACAAATCGGAAAAAATGTTTTATCTGTGCCTCTTGAATATAATTTTGCTTCATCAGCTCCACCTTCAAAATATTTAATAATCCAAGGATCTGTTGTTGTTAAATCATTAATTCCTTTAACAATTATAGATCCTGTACAACATGGGCATTTACTTTTTCGCTTAATACTACTTTGATACATTGGAACATCTGCACCACAGTCATAACAATGCACGTAATACATTTTTGAATTTTCTATTTTTCCATCTTTTCTGTTTATTGGTCTAGTAAATTGTTGTAATATTTTTATATTTAATCTTTCATTTTTTATTTCTTCACCAACATTATATATAAAATTTGTCTTATGAATTTCCAATCACATCCTATCTGTTAACGGATATACATTATTTTCCAATAAGTATTCCCATCTATCTTTATTATCCGATGGAGATTCTTTCTCACCTGTTAGCTGATTGTCTTTATCGAACATATAATACGCTGGAATGCCATCTGGTAATCTATCCGAAATTCTCAGTATATCATCCAAAACAACATCTTTATCAAAACAAAATACAATCTTAACGCCAAGTCTAATCAGCATATCTAACTGATGTCTTGAAATATTCTTTCCTCCTGTAGATACTGCATTTTTATATCCATAGGACCATAGCTGCATTACACCTTTTTCTGATTCAACAACATATACGACTCCTAACCTTTTTATATATGGAAGCGTTTTATTCAATCCGAATAGAATTTTTGATTTTGCACATTTCTCCAAATACAAATATTTACATTCAGATTCATCAACCTCTTTTTGAAATAATCGACCCTTCACTCCGACTAAATCGCCAATTTCTGAATATATTGGTATTGTTATTCTATTTGTTTCGGTATCATAGCCAATCTGAAATTCTTTCTGGGTTGAATAACTAATCCCATCTTCATAAAATAAGTCATTCACGTAAGGTTTATAGTAGTCAAGTATTTCAACAGGTATTGGTTTTAATGGAACTTCTTTCTCATCAGTTTGCTCTGTAGACATTTCATTAACTAATTTCAATATCTTTAAACTCTCAGGTATATCTGATTCAAAGTCATGATAATAAGAAATTCCAACCTCTTGACATATAAATTTAAGGCCTTCAGGAAATGAAAGTTTCTCACAGAAGCAAACTAAATCAATAATATCAGTAGCTCTGTTAGTTTCGACCATTTGTCTTGTGTAATTTGTACATGATAAATTTTCCGTATTATATATTACGATTGCACCGGTATTATCACCGTCTGGATTTCCGCAGGTCCAATAATCTCCATGAAATTTAATATGATGGCAGTGAATCGCATCAAGAATCTGTTCCACATAATTATTTTCTAATATATATTCTTTTAATTCTCTAGCATCCACTGCCAATCACCTCACTAATTATTTTTGTCTTTGTATTAACTGCCCAATATTTATCCAAGTATTGTAATCAAGATTAATTTCGAATAACATAATCTTGTCCTTACTTCCAGCTCTGTTTTTATCAATTTTAATTGCAAAATATTGCTTACCTAAATCCAGGTCAGATATTGTAGGATCACCCCATCCAGGAGTATCACATATCATCTGATATTTGTGGTATTCACTTTTTTCAATCATCTTTCCAAGAGTAAGCGTATCAGTAACATGTTTAATACCTTTACTAGATGCAATATTCATAGAACTCAACTGGAACACATCTGTAAACTTACTATCATCAGATAACTGGAATACTGCAAATCCAAACATTTTAAGCTCTTTTGTAATTTCCTTAAGCTTAGTTGCAATCTGCTTTAACTGCGCCCAGTCCTCTACTTGATAGTTTTTCAATGTATCATAACCATAATAGGTTACTTCATTTACAAGCTTCGCCTTACGTAATTCAAATTCAATACGTTCCATAGAATAATCGTCCTGGACATCTTTGTACAAAAGCTTACCTTTTGTATTCTCATCAATCCATTCTCCTACTTGAACGATTTTGTGATACTCATCTGAATCACGTTCAACCCTTTCTATATACTCTTCTTCTGACTCTGTATAAATACCATTCTCATCTATATGCCTACGAATTATCTCACCGTTTCTATCTCTGTACGCACCCAAAACAATCTCACGTTCTGGCTTCTTGATCTTAATACCATGCAATTCTTGATATTCTTTATTATTTATTACAGTAACAATCATACAGTTTTTAAGGTCATCTTCGTCCATCTCATTAGACATAAGAAGAAAGTTTTTATGTTGTACCAAAGTCACATAAGCTGCTAATGCAATAAGCTTTCGAGATTTACCACCATTTGAGATAAAGCCCTCAAAGTGCGTTTTACCCTCTCGCATCCCAAGAAAGAATTCATTGTACATTGGCCAGGGATATGGAAGTCCAAAGTTTGGTTTCTTCAAATACCTTTTAATCTGATCAGCGTTACCTTTTGTAAGCTCTACTGCTTCTTCACCGGCATTGATTACAGTGTGAATTTTATCAGCTTTAGCTCTGATAACCCTGTAAATATCGTTAGCTGTCATCTTATCAAAATTCTTATGAGCAAGAATCTTATCAACAGGATAGCCGTTTCTTCCATACTCCCTAACAAGAGAGTATTTTTTTACTGTATCAAAATAATTCTTGATGTCATTCGAATCTGCCAAACGCATAAATTCACTAATTGTCTTCCAACCGTGATATTTCTTATAGTTACTCATTCGCTCGGCATCCTGTGACATAAATACATTTAGCTTTGTTTCATCAACTGTTTGGGAAAATTTAAGATAGTAAGTTTCAAGACATTTATAAAAGAAATAGACTACTTCATCAGAAAAGTCATATTTTGGTCTCATAAAATTGCCATATGTAACATACAGGTCCGGAGATTTATACAATGCTCCAACAAACATAATCTCAGATTGTACATTACATACATTATTAATTTCTTCCATCTGCCACTCCTTATCCAAAAATATCATTTAGTAAATCGTCCAAGGAGTCATCACTATTATTATTTGTTTCAACTGTTTTTGGCTGTGGAGCAGTTGTTAATATTAATTTTTCATCAGTTTTATCTGATTGAGCTTCTGCCTCTAAGATTTTTTGCTTTTCAAGGAATTTTAAGTAAGAGTCATATTTGTTATATAGAACTTTTAAATCGTATTTAACTCTTGATACTCCTGTTATATCCTTACCTTTTGCAATATTCTGTGCATTAATTTTATCCAGATAAGATTGTTTACGCACAAACATGTCATATAAGTGCTTTGGTGGAATTTTAACACCATATTTACCATCATATAGTGCTGCTATAGAATCCCATGGAACTGTCTGAATATCATACTGTTTTCGGATATAATCATTAACAAGCTTTTCATCGAAGATTTTATCTACTTCTTTGACAGCTGCTATTTTATATTCATTTAACTTTGTAATATCCTTTTTTCTTCCATTAAAAACACCTACAATCTTTACATATGCATCTTCTTTGTACTCTGGAATATTTTCCATAAATATTGGTTTGTCTGAATATTTCTTTTTAAAACAGTCTTCATGCCAATACTTATTTTTAAATACAAGAATATCTTTCTGATCTGCATCTTCAATGACAATATCTTTTGAGCAGCCACCACATTTTCTGTGGAATCCTGCAGATTCTTTAAAACACTTTTCATGGTAGAAAAGCCCATCAAAGAATACTACATTTTCCACAGATTTATTTCTTTCAAAATGGATGTGGCGTTGGCAGCAATGGCAAACTCTATCAAATTCATTAACTAAATTATCATTCTTTGCTCGTGCCATAATTTATCCAATCAGTTTTTCATTGTCTCGATAACTTCCTGTAAAACAGAAATATCATTTACATTCTTGTACGCAGTTGGTAAACCTTTTGCTTCAAGTTTTTCTTTAAGGGATTTTTTTGCGACTGGAGAAAGAGAATTTTTAATAGATACGATTTCTTTGCGAAGATCGTCTGGTGTTGGTGATGTGGAAGTGTTATCTGAATCGGTAGCATCTTCAACAACCGGATCACCAACTCTACCTAAAACTTCTTTAGCATACAGATCCTGCTCTACCTCAACAGCTTTAACAAGGTCATTTTTAATTACAAATTCTTCTTTGTCCTTAGTTCTATCAAGAGCAGCTTGCCAATCAAGAAGTGATGGGTCTTCAATAATCTCGCCTTTTTTATGAATATGAGTACGATCTTTTTCAACTTCTGCACAAATCTGCCCGGTTTCTTTGTCAAAGAATGTTCTTAAAACAGTGTTAGTATTATAATCAAGTCCCTTAAATCCATCAGGAATTTTTCTTCCTGTTGCTACAGACTGAAATTGTCCATCATCTGTTTTTACACTAATTTTCTCATCTGCTTCACGACATGTTGTAATGCAATTTACACCAGAAGACATAAGGTCAAGAATAAGATCCTGTCCTTTAAACTTAATAGTAGACCAGTCCTTTATTTCAAGTCCGGCACCTTCAATTTTTACAAGCCTTTCATCACCAAGTAACCCAGCCTTATCTGCTTTTACTTTATTTCGTTTTTTAGAAAATTCAACCAATCCAGACTGAGTTGTTAAATTAAGAATAGTTGCACCATCCACAATAATTGCGTCTGCTCTAAATGGTTCACCATATGCATCTTTCACAATTTCATCCGTTTCATTTCCATCTTCATCAAGTTCATATAAATCTTCATGGTTTTTTACTTTTGCAATATACTGCCTTACTTCCGTAAGTGACTGTGTATAAAGAATGTAAATATTATCAAGGTTAATTCCTGCGGCTTCCATATCATCAAGGTAGCTATCAAGACCGCCTGTCTCTGCATCAATATAAAGAACCCTAAAAGGTGTTCCGTCCTCTCGTTTATAATAAGCAATCTGTGATGCTAATGTTGTTTTGCCTGTGAAAGTATCTCCATAGATAATCATGTTTAATTTTGTTTTTGCCTGTTTAGCTTTTCTACCTTTTGCCATTTAATTATGCTCCTTATATATATAAATTAATTTGTTATATTTCTCAAATGTTGGGAGGAAATTTAATTCCTCCCAGTGGTCAATTACCACTCTTCATCCTCTTCGTCAGCTTCTCCAAGGTTACTATCTCCCCATCCGCTATCGTCAGAATCGCTACCATAATTTTCTTCAGCTTTATTAGCATTTCTAATCTTCTGCATTGCTTCTTCAATAGCTTCCTTAGAGTACAGATTTTCTTCGATGGTACTTGGGTCAGCACCGGTTACAATGTACTCACGCTTAACAGGAGTAGAAACCTTTTCCATTTCGTCCTCTTCTCCCCATCCATCATCTACAGCAACTTCTTCTACCTGAACGGAAGCCTGTACATGACCGGATACTTTAAGTGCCCAGTATGGTTTCACTTTCTTCCTAAATGTCATCGCAAGTTTTTTCTGCTTTTCATCAACAGGGTCAAGGATAAATTCAACATCCTCGATGTTTGAATAAGTTACAACCTTACCGGAGATAACATATCTTCCTGTTTCCTTATCGTCTTCAACTTCTTTTTCAATTCCCATAAAGACAATTACCTGGTTGAAGTTGTTCTGGGCTTTAAATTTTTCACTATCAAATTCGCATGGGGCACAAAGAGAAATCTGAGATGGTTCCATAGATTTGTATCGTTTGATGTTACCTTTATCATCGCGATTACTGCGATAAGAAATGCTACCTTTTACAAAAACGCTTTCTCCGTCTTTAAGATTATTACGAATCTCGGCACAAGCATCATAGTCGGTAAGTACCTTTTTATCATTTACCTGTTCACCTTTTTCATTGGTTACTTTAGTAAGTCCAAGGTTTTTACCAATGAGTCTAAATCCTTCGTTTTTTGGATCTTCTGCAAACTTAAATCTGTTTGCCCAGGATACTGGCTGTGATGTTCCTTTCTTACCTTTTTCTTCTGGCTTCTTATAGAAGTAAACTTTCTCCTGCTCAATTCCTGTAAATCCGATATATAAATCTCGACCTTCGTCATATTCAAGACCGAAGTTTACAATTCGCATTTCTTTACCAGTTCGTGTCTGCTTTTCAGTGTAGAAATTGTCTTTCTTAGTTCCCTTAACTACACCTTTGATCATAAAGTTACCTTTTGTTTCTGGGAGATTAAATAATCTCTGTTTTTTAGTATTGTTCTCCAATTTAAGAACCTCCTTTGAAATATATATAAATTTTTAATTGTAACCTGTATCTAAACCCAGTAAGTTACTAGGATAATATAAGGGAAATTTATAAGATAAACAGCCAGTGGCTGAAATCGAACTATATAAAATTGAATTTTTATTTTGGAAATGTTGGTGAAGAAAATCACCAGTTAGAAATTAATTATCAAAATGATCATAATACCGATAAAGGCTTACTACATCGTCAAGATTATCTTCTGATCCGTCATAGAAAACATATGAGTTTTGCAGATAGCCACCAAGTACTTCTTCAATATATGTCCTTACTATTCTCAAAGTTTTACCAGAATAATAGCTGTCATCTACGAAAATAAATGGCTGATTCTTATAAGAATCCAATTTCCAATTAGAATATTGAATTGGGTTACCCTTTCTTAAACTGCCATTAATATACTCAATACTGCAGTCGCTTAAAAACCATTTATATTTCAATCTCAATGCTGCAATCTTTTCTCCAATTTCACCTGATATGATGATATTTTTTACACTTGATTGTGAGATATGTGTTAGATATGATATTAGAAAATCTTCATCGTTTTTGATTAAATCATCTAGTTCATTGAAATATTCTTCTCCACCGCCGTGAAGATCAATACACTTTTTTGTAATTTGACTCATTCGGTGCTTCAGTTCATTTAGTGTTAACCGTTTCATAACTTATACTTCCTCGTTTTTGTTTAGTTTTTACTTATTTCTAAGCAAGTACACAGGATAGGATTCGAACCTACATTCTAATATCCTGCCATTTAGACGACCTGTGCTACCGATTATATAAAATGAAAGAAATTTTAATTGAGACACTGTAATTCTTATTAATACCCTATAGGTGATTCGATATAATTAATGCTCCAAGAGCGCAATACATATAAATCACAGTACCTCAAATACGGATGATGGGACTCGAACCCACAAGGTTGTTAACCGCTGGAACCTAAATCCAGTCTGTTTTCCTATTTCAGCACATCCGCTTATTTTGGCAAGAACCTGTATAACTTGCCAGTAACTCTTATACTCTCACTTATACAAACAAGGTGACGTGAGCGAATTACTTTTTAGAAAAAGATCCTTGTTATATTCTTCTTCTCAGATTTTTATGTAGGCGACCATCGCAGAAACCTACTGCCTTATCTCTGCTACTCAACAGATCTCGTATATCTCTTACGCTGAATCTGGCTTCCGCAGATTACGGACTATCGTAGAATCCACACAGGACTCATATGAGATATTTTTGGCGACGGTTTTTCGTGCTTTATTTAATTGTATTTTGTATTTTTACGCGCTTTGCTTAATAAATCTTTTGAGTTCACATTCACCGGTATCCTGATTTTTACTACAAAATTTTTATTAAGCAAGTGGACCATCTGTGATTCAAACACAGAAATCTTTCGCTTATGAGGCGACTACCTTAACCGTTTGGCTAATGGTCCTTAGTTTGATAGAGCAAACCCTGAAATCTCTATCTCTCATTTATTTTAAGACTAATGAGTTTGTCCCACATATCAAGCACTTAATGCGGCTACATTAAGCTGTGGCAAACCATTTGTACGCCGAAATGCTAACCATAACGCAGATGTCATAAGGATTTAAAGTCTGTGTTTTTCTATTCAGTTTATTAAGGTCGCATGAAAATACATCTAAAAACAGTAGACCTAACTGGGCTGGTAGGATTCGAACCTACGAATACGGAGGTCAAAGCTCCGGATGTTAACCGCTTCATCACAACCCAAAAACAATTTCATATCTTCAATTTATTTTCCTCTTTCGAGGAATAGAACTGGGACGGAATCGAACCGCCTGTATTCGAATTCAACTACTTATCTCTTTTCAGATAACATAGCTTGTGCGCCAGATATATTATCCTAGTGATCCAGTTCATATTATAATAGGAAGAAACTCTTCCTAAGAGACACATCTGAGGGTTGAACTCAGAACCAATTAAGGCTCCCCATCTGGAATGTGTCTACCAAGATTGAAACAACTTTGTAAAGCAAACCTTTTTAGAGTACTCTGATCTTCTTATAAGGCTCATCGCCACAAGAACCATAACCACATACTGTAAGTTTGATTGAACTTCCAAAGATCCTTACGATTTTTTCACGCACAGCTGCTATTCTGCTGTTACTAAATACGTAAAAGTTTAACCATACTTTTCGATTGCTCTAGCAGTAAACAAATCTTTCGTATAGCTTCGAAATTCCAGAACTACTGCGCTCTGTAGGTGGATCATACACGATATTGTGTAGTCAAACGGTACGGCAACTCGATGTTGAGAAGCGTTTTCTGTGACACCACAAATCTGAAATCTCTAATAGGACATCTGGGAGTCGAACCCAGTACAGACTGCTCAAAGTCTCTTCACCATCGAAGTCATGTCCCACCTCAACACTTTAGGAGGTATAAGAAATAAGAAATCTATTTGGGTAGCTAACCCAAATCCTGGATGCGGATTCGAACCGGCAAATACATGAGTTTCATGTGTTATAACCATTTAACTATCCAGGACGTTCCAACTGTGGCTTTGTTAGAACTAAGAAACAAGGTTTTAATAACCGCATTGATTTATTTATAAGATGAACTTCACCACTTAACAGCCTTGTACAAACCACAGAGCCGATATAATCATGCTACAAAACTTTTTCAAGGTTTTTATCAAACTTTGGAACTTATCAACTTTACTACGTGAACTTTATATCAAAAATAAGCTTTGAATTTTGAGCTTTAAGGTTTGAACTTTCTATCTTTAAACTTTACAGTCATCCAAAATAAGTATTATATAATCTACCAATTATAGAATTTTGTAATGTTCAGATTATCATTCTGACCTTTTTTACATTAATTTTTGAGGCCAGCTTGTTTAATTTTTTACTTTACTCTATGCTGGCTGAAAGACTAAAGGATTATAGTTCAGTGATTTTCGATAAGCAATGAAGGAAATCTTTTATACAACTGTTCGTATAACAATGGCTATTTAGCTATTATATGGATCAAAAATTGCTTGTATAATTTTTAACCAATAATTCACTGACCATTTATTAATACTCAATTGTAACTGTTGTTAATGCATTACTTGTGCTTAAAACGGAGTCTACTTCAGCTTCAAATGAGGAAATTTCGTCAGATAAAACACGGATTTTATTTTGCACATTTATCGGATCAATCAACGCCCATGTGTTAAGATCAATGTACTGCTGTTTGGCTTTTGTAACTTCATCGGTAGAAGTTTTACCCTCTTTCTGTCCAAAAAGACCAGTTACATAATTTTCTGACTTACTTTCAAGAATCTCATTCTCTTTGTTTGTTTTTGCCTGTGCCTGAGAAAGCTGTTGCTGCATTCTGTCAAGCATCTGTCTCTTGAACATCATACTGTTATTTTTCATGTTGATTGTTTCTGCTACAGTACGTTCTTCTTCATTTTCTCCAATTTTAATCTTAACTTTTGTTACTGCATTTGAAAGCATTACTGCTCTCTGCAGAGCTTCAAGTCTACTCATAAGATCTACATCTTTGTCGTAACATCCTGTAATAATCTTCTCATATTCATCAACATCCATTCCGGAAATTTTTGACTGAGAATTTTTTTTGCAAGATACAAAAATTGAATTGTAAATCTCACTCTGGATTCTGTCTTTAAGGATTTTAATTTCTGCTAACGCTTTATGTACTGTCATAGTTTCTTTTGTCATAATTTTCTTCTCCTTTAAATTGAATTTTATTCTTTAAATTTTTAACTTTGAAATACTCATTTCTGAGTTAACGGCACCTGTTGGAATCGAACCAACATCTGATGATCCAAGGTCATCCGTGATAACCATTACACTAAGATGCTTTATATTGACGGTTGCTACACCGCCAAATATATCTTCGTCAGATAAAATTCTATTCACTCAGATTCGCTATTTTCTGAACCGCTCTCTTATGAACTGCTGCTACAGTTTCCTGGCAGTATCGCCCTTGTTCCATACCAGTCACTTGTATGTACTCTCTGTTTTCTAAGTTAGGCTTCACCTTACTTAATGTAAGGACCGTAAGTTAAGTTTATCGTCATTCTTATCTGGACTCTCTATTATTTACTTCTAAATTGACATTCAATTTATTTTAAAAAAGTACCTCTAACCGAACTTGATACCGAAAAGTTTTTAATTACAGTTACTAAGCTTTATTGTTAATTCCCAGAAATTAATTTGAATATTCTTCTGTACTTGTATCCGTAAACTTTATACTATAATGAATAAGAAAAATTCTAACTATCACTCTAACAATTAACCCAAACAATAACTCACTTACTTGTGTTAAATGTATATTTACTTTTATATAAATAATCTATATGTAAAAGTAACTGTAATACGGAAGATTGATTACATTAACTACTTCCCATTAGAGGTCAATATCAATCTCAAATTTGTACTCTGCTGAACTGTTTACAATATTAAGTTCTTCCTGAATTTCTGAAATTTCGGTATACACACTGTCATATTTTTTCTTTGCGTCCTCAAGATCATAATTCAAATAAGTGTATTCAATATCTTTGTTTATTGAAGTGTTTCTTATCTTTTTCTGTCTGGTAGCAAGTCTGCTATAAATACTCTTCTCTCTTTCGAGTATAGCTAATCTAATAATGTTGTCACCGACAGTAAATCCATTCTTCATAACTACTGAGTTATTAAACACAGATTTTGCATGTCTGATTGTAATAATTTTCTTATCAATCTCATCAATCTGTGAGATAGTCTCATTCAGATTGAATTCTGCTTCCTGCTCTGCTTTGATCTGGTCGTAATTCTCAGTTATTGCCACAATGAATGTTGACATTTTAGAAATCTTATCTGTGAGAATACCTTTTTCTTGCTCTAACTTCTTAATCAGCTTATTGGCTGCATCAGATGTAACTTTAATCATTTATTATTACCTCCATATTTATTACTTCCGATTCTCTTTGCTTTTTGTTTCAGTTTTTCATTAATCTCTTTCATCTGCAGCGTAATGATTTTGTTCTGCAAGTAAGCAGGATTAATTGGAAACTGTTCATCTCTAAGAATTACTTCCGAATCTGCCTCAAATTTATTACACATTTTTACCGCTTCATCGTGATCAAAATTTTTCATTTCAATCTTAATGTCAAATCGTCCATCTCGAATAAGAGCAGGATCTAGTCTATCAATATAATTTGTTGTTGCTAAAAATATTGTTTTCTTACATGAGTTAATTCCATCTAAGAGTTGCAATAATGCTTGAAAATTTTCTTTGTCTGCAGAGGTAACACTATTATCACGTTTACTTACCAGAACATCGATATCTTCTAACACTACAACAGAATCTTCTAATTTTTTCCAAAATTCATTCTTTGAAATTAATTTTGATAAATCATTCAATGTGAACTTAACAAGAGTTAAGTCGTACTTTGTTGCCAAGACCTTGGCAAAAGTGGTTTTACCAGTACCAGGTTCACCATAAAGAAGGATGCCAATTTTGTGATTAATTCCACACGATGTAAAATACGTTTCAGAATTCAACCATGCGTCCAAATAGCTAAATATTTCATTTTTTTCTGGGAATATAATTGCGTTTTCTGAAATACCATCAATTTCATCGTCAAGTTCATTTGTCATCTTATCTGTTTTATCAATTTGCAGAGTATCTATTGTCATATATTTACTATTATATTTATCGCAAAATTTTCTAAAAAAATCTGCATGTTCTTTTCTATGAGGACCGATAAAATAAATATTTGCATAATCTAAAAAACTACCCTTACTTAATTTGGCAACCACTTTAGTTTTATCTTTGCAAGTAAATACAAATTTTCGTTCATATGGAAGCATATAATAAACTCTATCGTTTCTCACAAAGCACTGTTTATATTCCTCTATATCACCAATATATTTTTTGTATAGTTTTGGATCGAGTTTATTTAAATACCAGCAAATATTTTTAATATCATCAGAATATGATGTAAAAAATCCAACAATTAATTTGTCTTGAAGCCTATTAATCTTATCAACAAAATAATTTTTTCCAATCGTAAATAAAAAATCATTCACGTTGTATTCAATGGCATTTTTAATTCCAAGCTGTTTTGTTAAATTTGCTGCATCTTGGAAATTATGTAGCAAAGCACCGGCATTAAAATATCGTGTATAATTTAGCATTTAATATCTCCAATCTGTTTATTTACTAAATACCCTCTTGAACACTATATAGTTCGTGCCTCCAGGAATCGCAAATATAATATTCTCAAAAGTATCGGTATAATATGCTTCTAATTCTTTTTTAAAACTATTCGCAACAAATTCTGCATTATTACCAAATACACCACATCCCCATGCACCCAAAATTAACGTATTAACTTCCTCTTCTTTTGCAATATCGAGCATAAAATGAATTCTCTCCACCATTGCAGAATTGCAGTCAAAGTCAGATTTACCACAATATTTCTGAGCTACAGTTTTGTTTGGTGCTGCACAAGTAATAACATCTACATAAATTTCTTCATCATCTCTTATGAATAAAACATCAGGATTATATAACGCACGATTTGTATATAATGCGAAGTTCTTAGTCATTCTATTGAATTCATAATAATCTTCATCAAATTCAGATAATACATTATATAAGAAGGAACTATGGCAAAGCATTTCTTCCTGTGCAGAAGATCCATCTAAAAATTTGCCACCTGGATTTTTATAGCTTGCAAAATTAAGAACTGCTGTTTTACCTGTATTTTCATAAGAAAATATTGCCTGTACACTATCCATGTCTTCTACAGTGATTTTCTGATGAAAATCCGGCTTACTATCGCATTCTTTTTTACAATAAAATCCTTGATCATATACTTTTGTATTGTTTACACACTCAGTAATTTCCAAACTATATAACTCTTCCATTTTATTTGTGTGGGCATTTGCCTTTTTCTTTAACTCATTTTTTCTATCCCAATATCCCATTACCAAATCCTCACAATCTGGCGATATAGTAAAATTTCTTTATCATTTATCTGCTTATCATCATGTAAGTGTCCGAAGAACCATTTTTTAAATTCACACTTATATTTAATTTCTTCTAAATATGCATTTAGTTCATCTGTCTTAAAAGACCCATGACTATACAAAGCTTTTGTACTTGAAGTACAGTCATGTGTAATTATATAATCAACTTTCCAGTTGTTATTTTCTAAATTATCTAATCCAATTTGCATCTCTTCTTGAGTTGGCATTTCTTCTTCCCACCATGAGATGCCTTTTACTCTATAAAATAAATTATCTTTTCTAAGTTGTTTTTGTTTCTCTGTAAAGTCTGGATCATCTAAATCAAGCAAATTCTCAATATCATGGGATCTTGCACCGCCGAAAATAAATATTGTGCAGCCATCAATATTAAAAACTTGACCTCTCATTAGATGAAGTACATGTGGTCTAATCTCATGAACTAATCCACCATTCCATTCTTTTACAGGATAGTCATATAATCTATTGAATGCCTCGTGATTACCGTCTACAAAAAGAGTTGTAAATTTTTTGGCTTCAAGCCAGTTAAGCCAATACTTTTCTGAATGTGTTTCAGTTAGATAATTCCAAACCAATCCGAAGTCACCACAAATAATTACATAATTTTCATTTTGATCAGTAAACGTTTTCTGCTCTGGAAAATTATCCATACTTAGTCTTGTTACATCACCATGCGTGTCACCTGTTATATAAATCACTGCTTTTCTCCAATTAATTCTTTATATTTTTCAATATCTACAACTGCATATTCACCGACTTCATATTCAAAATCATTTGTACAATTTGCTAATTTATGTACATCATTAAACTGAGTGCAACGTTTTTCGCACATATATCGGTTTTTATAAAATGATCCGCCCTTGCATTTTGTTGCTCTGACAATTTTTTTAGTTTTTTTATCTCTTAATGCGTATAAAACCTCGTAATCCTTATTTTTACTCATAAGATCCATCCTTTTACCATTTTCTCCAACCACCGGCTCCATCAGATACAATATCGCATCCGCAAATTTTACATTTCTTCCGAACACCTTTTGAAAAATGATGATATACTCCACTTGGCTTATGCCAACCTAGAATGTCATGACATAATCTTTTTAATGGAGCAAATGGTGTAAACATCCAGATCATTGCCAATATCCATGTAAATAAGCAAATCGGAAATACTACACATAAAATCAACATAATAAATGTTTTAATTATAATCATATTTTCTCCATTTCTCTGGTCCACCAGAAGGCAGACCAGATTATTATGTACAATTAGTTATTTTGTCCAATCACCTGTAAACACTTTTGGTTTCTCTGTCTTGATCTTCTTGATAGCTCTTCCAAAAGCAATCTCTTTTTTACCAGGCTTCATTCCAGGCTGTGCAAGAACAGTCACATTTTCAGTAACTTTTGTCCATTTACCATCTTCACCTTTCACCTTGTAAGTTTTTTCTGTTTCTTCATAAACTTTGTTCCATGTGTTTTTCTTTGTCATGTTTTCACCTCATATTGTTATATTTGTTTTATGATATATAGCACAAAAGCTATAAATTTTTTTACATAAGCATTTTTGCCAAAGCTTCAAGTTCAAGCTCTGTACGCTTATCATCAGATAAAAGCTTATTCAAAGTGTTTTCTGTCTCTTTTAATTTCTTCTCTTTTTCAGCTCTGGTTAATACAGAAATCTGCATATCAATATCATGCATCCATTTATCAATAGTAAATCCAGAAATTGTAAACTCATCAAGATCCATATCCAAATCAGATGCAGCCATTTCATACATATGTAACTGTACTTTTAATAATTTTAGCTGCTCTACATTCATTACTCTAATGGACTTCTTGTCTACATCTGGTGGTGTAAACACAGTAGAAGTCTCAGACTGTAGTGATCTTGGAAGCTTCGCAAGCTCTTCTCTCTGTAATTCTACCTTCTTTTTTAACAATAAAATTGTTTCGTCATTTTTGTTTGCCATAGTTTTATCTCCTTTTTTTATTTAATATACATCTTTGGTATAATCATGGAATTCTTTACCATCCAGATGCTTATATATTCTATATTTTGGTTTTAATAAATTATATAATTCTAATAATAAATAGTCTTTTCCATTGTATTTAAACAATCCAGTTTCACGATTTTTATACGCTTCAAAGTTATTTAAATCTTTATCGTATGCATTCATTTTATAAAAATTTTCAAAATTTGTTATTTCCAAAAGTTTTTCATAAGATAAATTGGCATATGTCATAGAATTATAATCTATTGGGTTATAGCTAAAGTGATTATTCTCAAGATCAGAAAACATTTCAGAATACTTTTGATTTGGTTTTTCATCAATGCAATCAATTAATATGTCTCCAATACTTTTTCTACTCTCAAAAATATAATTTTGATATCTACACCATCCATTATTTTCACCTGTACAGAACCAATAATATTTCCCTTTATTTATTTGTTTATACGCACCATGTTTATCATCGTTTCTCATGGTCCATGTATCATCTAGTGATTGAAGCCAATATCCACCACCTCGCCAATAAGTATAGTATCTGTTAATTTCAGTATCCCACTTATCAAATCTACCCATATATATCCATTGTTCATTATTTTTAGTTAAATATGTAGCTCCAATAATAAGATCTTTACCTTTAAATTTCTTCCCATTTTGAATTTTGTCTGTTCGAGTTTTTATCTCTTTGTAATCAGGCGAATCTACAGGAATCAATATTAAATCTTTTCCGTCCCAACCATATACAAATTCTCCATCAAGTCCTTTACCTTTTAGACAATCACAATTCTCTAAAATATAAAGTAAATTATTAATTGTGATTTCGAACTCAAATCCTCTAGGATCATATATTCTACAGTAAGCTTGTCTGTGATTTCCCCAATCACCGGAATAGTCTCCTACTTTTTTATTTAGTACAAATCCTCTAGTTGGTTCATTATCAAAATCATCTGGTTCAATTTTTTCATCTCTCCAGTTATTCCAACTTGTTTCTTTACGAAGCTTATTTTTTTCATCATAATAGATTACATAGGCAAGCTTCTTAGTATAGGTATCATATCTGTTTTGATACCCTACTTTAATTTTCTTAGGAATATAAATACTCATTCAGTTTCCACCTTATCATCGTAATACCATCGTTTATCAATCAAACCCTTGATAACACCGCTTTGCTCCATTCCAATCCACTGATCCAATGTAAGTGGCTTATAATCAGACAACATACAGAAACAGTCGATCATTTGAACAGGAATTGTTTTTTGTTCATCATCATATTTTGATTTACGTAATGTACTTCTCGTTATGTCTTTGAACTGTTCCACTAATTCCTGATCTTCCGTAAGATGAGTGTGTCCATGCAGCATCCAGGTAATGGGTGTACCATCTTTATCAGTACGAAACTGTCCATTGTAACAAAATATTGGATAGTGACATAAAACTACCTTTCTTCCATCGTCATGCATTTCTGCATAAGGTTTAATCCATTGAAATAATGACTGATCAAATTTCCTATCCTGTAAAAACTTATCATGTCCACCACTCACTAAAAACTTCTTCCCATTTAATTTGCGAAGTATTTCGTTGGTTTGCTCACCTTTGCCAAGTGAAAAATCACCAAGTATAACAACTTCATCATTTTTTCTTACTACAGAATTCCACTGCTTAATCATATAATCGTGCATCGCTTCCAGTGATTCAAAGCCACGTTTATCCATAGCGGTATTCATCCGTGTGTGATAAAAATGGTTATCTGCAATATAATATCTCATTAAATACCTCCGATTGAATCTTTACAAGTTTTTGTAACATTATCATAATTTAGTTTGTCGCTATATTTCATCCACTCTTGCAACTCAGAATAACCACATGAACACTCATGTATAACAATAGGGTATCCATAATCGTATTTAATTGCAGAACTCATATATTGACCACATTTAGGACATTTCCTCGTCATTATCCTCTTCTCTTTCTGCATATAATTTAGCATCAATATCGTTTAAAATATCTTCTTTGTCGTTATCCAACCTGTCATTAATTACTTCCTCTAATGCATATTTAAGCCATTTTCCGACATCTGGTCCTTCCGGTACGCCAAGTTCCATAATATCCTTCCCATTTATAGCCAAATCTTTTATAGAAAAACACTTCGCTTCTGCCAGAACTTCATTTAATATTTCTTCTGCACGAAAAATTTCCCATAGACGATCTTTTGCATAATACGGATTGTGTGCCATAATATCGCAGAATCTTACATCTAACAGTCTTCTAAGTTGTGCTTCACCAAGTTTATTCAGATATTTTTTAATTTTATTCGGTTTTGGTACAATTGTCATATCATGACTTGCTACAAGTTCTACTACAGATTCCCTAATCTCGTTGGAAAATTTTAGTCTACGAAGTAGTGACTCAGTAATCTCTGCACTTTTAACAGCATGTCCATAAAAATGCTCAATCCCTCGATCTACCGTTTTTGATTCAGATTTGCCAATATCATGCAATAAGATAGCAAGTCTGGTTTCTAATTCATGTATTCTACAAGCTATTAATGCGAATCTAGTGTGATTCCATACATCATAAATGTGATACATATTATTCTGAGAGCAGCCCATCATCTTACTTAACTCAGGAATTGCTGGTGAAATATCAATATAATAATCAAGTACATATTCCGGATGATCTGAAATAAGAATCTTACACAGCTCTGATTGTATTCTTTCTGCAGAAATCTTTGACAAACCATCATTTGTTTGTACCATTGCAATATTGGTATAGTTTTCAATATGGAATCCTAATTGGGCGGAAAACCTTACAGCTCTCATAATACGTAACGGATCTTCTGTGAATCTATCAACAGGTGTGCCTACACATCGTATAACTTTATTCTCAATATCTTTTAGTCCATTGAACGGATCAATAAATCCATCATCGTCATTATAAGCAATTGCATTCATTGTAAAATCACGTCTTGCTAAATCTTCGTGAATATTTCCGATAAATTTTACAGAATCTGGATGGCGACTATCAGTATATTTTCCATCAGTTCTATAAGTAGTTATCTCGTATCCACGATAATTTACCATGACAGTTACAGTGCCATGCTGCAAGCCTGTTTCTACTACACGAAATCCTTTACTACGGAACAATTTACATACGTCTTCCGGTAAAGCGTTTGTGCAAATATCCCAGTCGTGTACAGGTAATCCTATAATAGAATTTCGTACAGCTCCACCTACAAGATAGGCTTCATAACCATTACGATTAAGCACATAGAATATAGATTTTACGGACTCTGGTAATACAATACCCTCTATCATTTTTATTCTCCTTTCTTTAAGATTTAATGTGCAGATAGGGATTTGAACCCTATATAAGCAAATTTTATCAATTTTGTTTACTGACATAAATTCGCCATTATAATATGCCTAATTTTGTAAATAAAGCATTATTATACGCATATGTCCATTCTGCCACTGCACGACCTAATTTTTTAAATGCATCTAAAATATTAATAGTGGTGTGCTATTACGCCAAAAGGGGACTTGTCCTTACCTGTTAAGGGGTGACGTATCATAACTCTTTACATCCTATTCTTTTACTCTTTTATCTTCGATTGAAGTTTTTCATACCTTCAGATTTAAAGCCCTACTCCTTAGATGATGGCTGCTTTTAAGCCAACATTCCACTATTTATTACTTCTATTTCTTTTTAGCTTTTAACTCTGTCAATTTCTTCTCAATCTCTTCATTTTTCATTTTCTGATCCAGGCGTTGCTTCTGTACGGCAGTAGAATTTTCATAAGCAACTTTTACACCATCAGCTGCTTCTTTCTGTTTCTTAATCCCATCACGTACTTTTTCAAGCATCTTATCTTCTTCGGCAGATGATACTCCTGTTGTTGCCTGTAGTGATTTTGTCACCTGGACTGTTTCAAGTGTTAAAACAGCATTATCTTTTTCTGCTTTCAGATCAGATAACTGTGTCCGAATACCCTTTACAGTTTCTTCCTGAAGCTTTGCATTTTCTTTCAATCCAGTAAGAGCATCTTTAATAATCGCAACCTTTTCTTCTAAATCCTGCTGCTCTTTAAGATAAACTTTTGCACCTTCGTCATCGTTTTTCTCAACACAAGAATTGATATTAATTTCAGTTTTCATAAGATCTTTTTTATATCCACGAATCTGATCCTCGTAGTTTGAAATTTTTCCAAGCATCTGTGTATAAATAACATTAGCTTTTGCCAAATCTTCTTCTTTCTTTTCGATTGCGACATTATAATAAGCTTTTGCACCTTCAGGCGTAGAAGCATCTTTGCTAATTGCTTCTGCAGCCGTTCCGGACGCTCTAAGCTTTAATCTTTTACCTGTTTTTGTTCTCAAGAAGAAAAATAAAATTGCTAATACGACAATAACTAATAAAACTGCACCGAATGTAATTTTCATAATTATCCTCTAAATACCTTTCCTTCAATTTTACGTTTTCCGTCTGGATCTTCATAGCATTCTCCAGTCTCTGGATTATAATAAAATTCTTCATATCTGTCCACGTAATGTTTCAGTTCCAAGTCTTTTCCCTCATCAATGTTAAATCCAAATGTTTTAAAAAGTTCTGAAGCTCCATTAATATATCCTCTTCCAAGTGCCTGAAATTTGAATTTACCGTTATATCTATATAATCTTCCTAATTCTACTGCATTAAGACTTGAAAACTTCTCATCTTCAGAAAGATCAAATGTTGCTTTAAATTTATCTGGAGCATTATAATCATAAATGTGCATTTGTACATTATCAATCATATCGAATCTCTGTAGTCTCTGTATTGCGCGATAAATTGTCATGCAGATATAAAAATCTGATCTATCAGCCGGAATTTTATCAGTGTCAATAATCATATACTCGTCATAATGCTCACCAGAAAATGTAATTCCCTTTGAATCATCTCCGTCCATATTATCCTCAGATAATTCACACCAATCCCAAGTTGTGCCATAATTATCTGTATTCTGGTGGTTTACAAGATCACTTGGGAATTTACATTTTCTATTTTCATCTGTAAGGAATCCTACAACATCAAGATCTGCTTCCTTTTCATTAGAAAATCTATTTTTATCCCATCTAAGTCCAACAAAAAGTTTACTTACACTCTCACCATTTTCTTTCGCCATATTAATTTTTGGCGTTTTGTTCATATTAATAACTTCCATAGTTTTATTCTCCTCTTTTGAAATTATTTATTATTCAGCCAATCTTTGTACTGACGAAGAATCTCTGTATAAAGTTCTTCATCTGTCATCTTATCCATATCTTCTACAGAAGTGAAACCTGTATTGTCTGCCTCTCTTCCATCAAGTTTGTCAAGTTTTTTGAGGTAACTGAAATTGTCGTCACCAATTCCGATAAACTGCACGAAAATGTTATACTTAGAAAGCTCACGTACAATCTTGTCTGTTGCTCCATGATCGGAGTTGTCACCATCTGTAATAAAAATTACAAACGCAGGAATCTCACTTGGCTCAATGTCTTTATAATATGTAACAACTTCATCCAATACAGGTGCGTATTCTGTTCCACCCATATACATACCAGACTTTTTCATAACCTTTTTTACGTAATTTGAATAATTACTCTCTGTAACAGCCTTTAAACGTTTGCATCCATTTGAGAATAACCAGCTCTCAAGTTCGCCATTATCATCAAATCTAAGAGCGATTGGAAGAAGTCTTGATACAGTTTTCTGTACAGAACCATTATCAAAAAGCCAATCCATACTGCCTGAATAGTCCATAGCTAATGCGACTCTAGCGGTATGTTTAGTCATATCAATCTTGCTACCCTTGGACATATCAATTAGAACATTATTTAAATGCTCTTTAGACATATCAATTGTAAAAGTAGCTTGTGTTTCAGTTTTTTCTGTAGATTTAGCAGCGGTTGAGACCGCCACCTCTTCTACATCATCTTTCTTACCAAACAATTTTCCAAAAAATCCCATAGTTTTTTCTCCTTTTATTTTTTTAATATTTTTAATGATATAGGGTATGTTAATAAGGTAAAAAATATAAATGGAACAAATTTTGTTATACATACAAGTATCAAACCAATTGAATAACAAACTAAAGTTATATTTTCAACAATTTTATATTCTTTATCCATATACATTACTTCTACTTTCTTTTAATTTTTATAACAGCTTTTCGTACTAAATCAATTGGGATAATCATAAATGCCAAAACAACTGTTACACCCCACTGCATAAGCGTCATTGCTGTACATCCCATAATATCTCCACCAAACTGTGCCAAAACAAATGTTAAAGCAAAAATTGCTACTGCAATTTCAACAAAGAGCTTATTCTTTCTGATTCCTTTAAATAAATTGAATCCATCGGTTCTGATGTTAAATCCATTAAATGTTGCCATCATAACAAGAAGTGCAAATCTAGCTGTTGCATAAACAGACTCATTATTTCCGAAAATTTTCTGTACCGGCGGCAACAGTGTAATACCGAAAATTCCAATAAATGCCACAACTGATACTGCAATCTGACCGATAGTTTCTTTTGAAAGAAGTTTTGATCCTTTCGGAATAGGCTTTTCTTTCATATATTCATCTTTCGCCGGTTCTCCACCAAAGGAAAGGGAATTAAGAGAATCCATAACAATGTTAATTACAAGAATCTGTACTGCTGCGACTGCTTCTACAGCCATGATGATCGGATATAAAATACTTAGAATTACCAGACCTACATTGATAGGCAATTGGAATTTCAGGAACTTCATAACGTTGTGCATGAATGTTCTTCCAAGGAGAACCGCATCTGTGATAGATACAAAGTTGTCATCTGTGATAATAATATCTCCAGCTTCTTTACATACGTCTGTTCCAGATCCCATTGAGAATCCAACATCTGCAGCTTTCAGTGCTGGTGCATCATTTGTTCCATCGCCAGTCATACCTACACAAAGACCAAGTTCTTGAGCTAAACGTACAATTCTAAGTTTAGTGTTTGGTGTTGCTCTAGCAATAACTTTAATATAAGGAAGTTTTTCTTTTGCCTCTTCATCTGACAATGCATCAAAGTCAATAGCTGACATTGCAATATCAGATTCACTTGTGATCAATCCAGCATCTTTTGCGATAGCTTTCGCTGTGTCGATAACGTCACCAGTTACCATCATTACATGTACTCCTGCATCGTGCATTTTTGCCACTGCTTCTGGTACTTCCGGACGAACATCATCACGAATTGCAACCAAAGATGTAATAATAAGATCATTTGGGAATCCATCTTCTGGAAGCTTAGAAGAACTATAACCAGTAGCAATTACTCTCATTGCTTTAACGGTATATGATCTTACAATCATTTTAAGTTTATCTTTATCAATAGGCTCAAGACCGTTTAGAGTCACGCATTTTGTTGCTGCATCAATCAATCTCTCTGGAGCACCTTTATAATATGTAAATGTCTCACCGTTATATTCTGTTTCAACAGCACTAAATTTATTTGCACTATTAAAACTCTTCTTGTTTACAATAGTTGTAGATCCAGTGATTTTCTTATACTCATCTGCATTAACTAAAGAAAGTAATGCTCTCTCTGTGGCATTTCCACCAACGATTTTATTATTTTCATCAAACATTACACTACTATTTAAGATGACATTATATTTAAACAAATTATATGTATTTTCATCTTCTATAATAGATTTTCCATCACCCATTACATTCTCTACTGGAACAAGCTTCCCAACTGTAAGCGTTCCTGTTTTATCGGTACAAAGTAACTGAATATTACCTGCTTCTGGAATCTTATTAGTGTGTTTAGCTAGAACATTGTGTTTAATCATTACTTTTGCATTCTGCGCGGTAATTAGATTAATAATAAGCGGTAATCCTTCTGGTACTGCTGCGACAATAATGGTAAGCGCAGTTACTGCGATAGTAAGAATATTCTTCAAAATACCAATCCAACCCATTCCAAAATATTCAGCGATACCGCCATACTGGATAATGTTGGTAATAATCAATGCTACAACAATGATTGAAGCTCCAACATATCCGAATTTACTAATCTGTCCAGCAAGATCCTCCAACTGGATTTCCAGGGAAGTCTTTGTTTCTTCGATTTCATCAATGGTCGAAATTGTCTGACCGTTTACTGTGTCAACACCAACATTAGTTACGATCATCTTTCCTTCACCGTCTGTTACCGTTGTTCCGGAAAACAGTGCATAAGAATTTGTATAATCACTTGAATCCGCTTTTCTCTGACCACCAAATGTGATAGGTGAATCTTCTTTATTCCATGCTGTTTTTTTGCAAGGCTCTGACTCTCCATTCAATACAGAGTTGTCAACTTTTATATTTCCTTCTACCAGATAACCATCTGCATGAATGGCTTCTCCGGACTGAATGATAACCAGATCACCGACAACCAAATCATTTGTATTGATATGCTCGATTTTTCCATTTCTGATTACATTACAATAATGAACTGATGTCCTATCCTTCAACTCTTTTGTACTTTTCTGACTTTTCAGTCCGGTGTTCATTCCTAACAATGCGATTGCCAATAATACTACTGCTACACCAATCGGCTCTGAGTAAGATCCCTGTCCAAACACTGCAATAACTGTAAATACAATCATCATTGCTAATAGAATCTGATTTATGTGATCTTTAAATGTTTCCATAAAGAACTGAAACCATGTTTTCAGCTTTTTCTCCGGTAGTTTATTACTACCATACTTTTCTCTCTGCTTTTCTACTTCACTACTTTTTAAACCGTACAAAATTAAATTTCTCCTTTCACAATTCTTTCGTTTACAGACATAACAAACTCATTGATTCTTTTATAATCCGGACTGTCTGGAAGTGATGTGTTTTCTGCATCATATTCCAGTCTCTTTTCCAACTCGTTTACCATCTCAAAGAATTCTGGAATTGGCTGTTTGTTTTCATCCAAATATTTACCGTTTCTAATATCCATCAATAAGTCATGTTCTTTTTCACGGTACGTAATAATCTTCTCATTTTCCAAAATATCAAAACACATATAGTACAGGCGAACCAAATGCATCATGTGCTTACCTAATTTTCCATGCTCTACCGCATGTTTATTACGCTTACCAATTTTCGAGTAATCTTTAACAATATTATTCATTTCGGACCACATAGATTTATAGTCACGTAACGGATAATGCTTTAGATTAATATCCATAAATACTTCGGTATCATAGTCTTCTTGAACCGCCTTATCTACATATAGTTTTATAGAATCATCCGGAAATGTAAAATATTTTGTAGGAAAAGTATAAAATGCATTGTTTATCGAATTTAAAATATGTTGTTCACGCTCTGTTTGTCCTACTAAACGAGCTGCCTTGTTATTTGTTCTTCTTAATTGTTGCGAGGCATAACCACCAAATGAATGAATTGCCCTTTTAGATAAAAACATATGTGCATTATCTAATATTTCTTGTCCAATTGGATGAATATATAAATAATGTTCTGGTTTAAGCCCTCCTAGCTCAATAACATTAGGGTTGCAAGCTGCCATAAGATAAATAATCTTATTAAACGCATAAATAGTTGTATCTGTATCTTCGTTGATAAATTGTTCAAAATTCTGGTTAGTAAGAATTTCATGCTTTTTATTTAAGCAAATTCCCCTCAAATCCAAATCGCTCGTTCCGTCAGATTTTTGAGTACCATAGCTATAGCTTCCACCTAACCCCAACAAAATAATGTTGGAGCCAAGGTGTTCATTGTTTCTCAGAAAATCATAGTCCGGACCAGCTACTTTTTTCTTAATCTCTTCAATGTTCATATCAGTCAAACCTATCAATCTTAATCATTTTTACAATGTTGCCGGTAGTCACTTTTACAATCAGATTCCATTCTTTATCTTTACTATAACCAACACCACAAGCACTTGCTTCATCTTCACCCTCAATTGGTGTTGACGCAGTATACGCTTCAAGTGTTTTCCTAATTTCCTGTAGATCACCTTTAAGCATCTCAGCAAAGAAACCACGTCCAACTCCGCCTGTCATATCTTTACAGTCTTTCAATAAGAAGAAAGTGTGTTCACCAGATCGTTTATATGGATTTTCTCCCCACATGTTTGGAGACGGAATAATTGCAACAACTTTTGAGAATCCGTTGCTGATTCCCCAAGTTTCTTTAGTTTCTGTCTTTTTAGAATTTGCAGTAAACTTAGGATCTTCTCCATGCTTATAATCAAATTCAAATACTACGTCTGTATTTCTTCTAGAACCATCGCTTATAAGATTTCCATTATAAGTATAAATTTTTCCATTTACTTCAAGCTCTAATTTATATGGATTCTGGGTTGCTCTATTTGTATAGTTATTGACAAAGAATTTATAACGTCCCTCTGGAGCAGTACCAGTTGCCCAACGAATATTCTCGACAGGTGTTACTGTTTCGCCATTAACATTTGCATCAACATCCAGTGAACCATATCCGTGATTCTTATGTCCAAAATAAATTTCCACTTTATCAGGACAAATACAATGTACATCTAGGTCGGTACGTGTATTCCAAATTAAAGAACATCTAATCTCGCAACCTTCATATTTTGCACCTTTTTCTTCAAGTCTCTCACGGATTATAGAATCAATACCACTCTGATAATACCAAGAAAATGGATTATCCCAGTTCATAATATTTTCAGATTCCGGAACCGCAGCTGTTACCATTCCCATAAGATGAGTTGTTCCATCAACCTTTACTTCCAATTTATCTGCGGTAGGAAGAATTGTTTTTCTGAATTTATCCCATGTCATAGTTACCTGTGGAATTACAGATTTTGTTTCATTGCTATCTACAGCTTTAGTCTGAACTCCTGCAAATACTCCAGTCTTTACTTCATCTTTCTTTTCAGTTTTACTCTTCCAAATAAATTCATTCTCAGGAAGCTCATCCAGTTTTGCATATCTTCTTCTAAGTGAATCTGCAAAACCAAGTTTTTCAATAAGTTTTTCAGCACTTTCAACAGCTCTCTGAGTAGGTGCAGACTGTGAACGTCTATAATTCTCGGCACTCATATTTGTCTCAAATTTTCGTTTGATTGTATCAAAGTCATCTCCATCTACAATATAATCAAGTAATGTACCTAACATACTTCCGGAAATATGAGTAAATCCATTTGGAGCTGTAGCAGCATATTTCCAAATCATATTGGTGTGCTGTGGCTGATCATTGATAGAAGCAATCTTCTCTTTTGTTTCCTTAAACCATTTACACATTGCTACATAGCTGCTACCTCTATATAAACTTCCGGATTCTAATAAATTAAGTGCCTGATCAATCTGTGACATGGAATACTTCTCAAGTGCTCTTTTCAGCATTCCATAATCTTCAGCTTTCTCAGCAGATACCTGTGAAGCATTTTTTACTCTTGATGTATTGATCATTACTCTTGGAAGTTTTACAGAAAAATGATGGAATCCATTAGTATCATATGTTCCAAGATCCACATAGTCTGATACGAATATATCCTGGACCTGTGCAGATTCAACAATCTCTTTCATCTGTGTAATTGGCTCAATAAACATTCCAGGAATATTTTCAACATTCCAAATAGCAGATTCAGTTGTTCCATCGTCTTTAATAAATACAAGTCCACCAAATCGATCTACAAAGTGTTTACAAGCTCTACATGTATATTCCTGTTTGCAAGCATCTGGAAGATAGTAAAGAAATGTGTCAAATAAGTCAGATACGCTTGTTCTGAACAATGGTGTTTTTACATTGTCTTTTAATTTTGATGCAAAAGTTTTCTTAATGTTTTCAATAAGTTCCTCATATCCATTGTTCTCATTTTTCCAAATTTCCGGATCATACATCTTCATAATTTTTTCTCCTTATTTTTTATTCAAAATATTTTTTAATGAGTTTCTTGGCAGATTTATCAGGAAGTAATTTTATAAGTCTGACAATTTCTTTAGTACACTCTCTTTCAAAATCATTGTCAGAGTCCTGTACCTCTTTATTGAATTTATCAATATATGAATTACTTACTTTCTGCTCCTTAATACTTTCTTCTCTCTTTTCTTTCATTTCATTCTGAATTTTCTTCGCTCTTTCAATATAATCATCTGCAAGAAAATCGTCATACTGCATACTTACAGCATCTCTGATCTTATTTGTAAGATCCACTGAAAGAATTGTTACAGCACCCATCGTTGGACGCATAACTGAGAGAAGTCCTTTTTCACTCATTCCTAACTTCTCATAAACTGTTTTAGCTCTACTGAAAATTTCTCTATCTGTCATTTCATAAAAAATTAATTCTGCTTTTGTCATATACTTGATGTTCTCCTTGAAAATTATAGGTTTTTGTGCTACTGTTATCCCTATCGACCATCGCAACTTGACGGTTGATTTGAATTAAAAAAGCAAAACTGAATAAGGAGGTATTGAGATGCTAAATTTTCTAAAGTTTGTTTTCTCATGCCTTGGTACATACGGATTGTATTTGATTTTGTCACATATGATAAAATTTTATGCAATACATATGATTTGCCATCATTCTGAGCTTTCAGATGAAAAGGTAAGTCATATAACTCGTATGCTATACAAGGACAAAAGTTATCGTAAAAAATAACTTCCTGCCTTACTGCAGTTTGCTTTAATAATTCTACTTAGTCATTTGGCTACAAATATGTAGTCATTTGCTCCTTTATTTGAGGGCTGTTTTCTTTTCAGATTTCGGTCCTCTATTTTAAGAGTATTAATACTCATAAAACCAAACTTTTATCGCTTTGTCTTGAAATTATTTTTCACTACAATAATTGTTACAATAAGAAAGATTACAAGCATCACAAGGCTAATCCACAATGGAATTAGAACAACTGTCCATGACCATGTGATTAATCCGGTAAGCTTAAGTACCAGAAACACAATTTGTAAAACACCTAGAATTCCAATTCCACTTGAACTGCTACTATTTCTTTTGTTATTCATTTCTCTATTCCTCCTATTCTTCAACTTTATATTTGCAAACTAATGGACATTCTTCTTCATTGCATTCATTATCAGTCAGTTCACATCCGTATTCTTTATAGCCGGTATCCCACTCAGAATAAGATACATAATTATATTCGCAATCATCTAATTTGCATTCTATAACTTTATCTTCCATAATTAATCCTGCTTCGTTGCGATAGATTTAATATTATTCTCAAGCTGCCTATATGTATTATTTTGTGTAAGTATATTTAATACCGTGTTTGAAAGCATATCTTTAGTAGTATTGTCAAAAGTTTCTTTCATGGTGCGATTAATCTGATCACGAATATCTTCAAAGTAACTATCCATTTTCTTTTTAATTTCTTTTTCCACATATGTTTCATAATATTTTTTTATATACTCATCAAATGTTACTTCTTCGTATCTGTCATATTTATCCATCATTCTGAATCTCTCATTGTCTAATCGTTCTTTTAAGCACTTCTTTATATACTCTTCAACTGTGTACTCATTTACATCTGCATCGCCCCAGAAATCTTCTTTTCTGACAGTAATTTTAGTATTTGTAATATAATCATTTACAAATTCATTGAAATTTTTTGTCACTACTTCTGAAATAATATCGCCACCAAGTTTTGCTACCTGTTCTTTAATGGTATCCTCTACTTGCGATTTAACTGCTTCTTCAATATTTCCAGACACAGATTTTTCAATGAGATCCTGCAAATTATCCATTTCAAATGTTATCTTCATTTCTCCACTCCTCCTTATTACCTACTTCCAAAAGAAAACTAAAAATGTTACAACAATTTGTGCTAAATGAATTATCTGATCCTGAATTAAATTAATCTTTTTCTTATTTGCTTTCATATTATCTGTAATCATGTGAATTATTACATTAAGCACAAACACTAACGGATAATAATGTCCACCAAATATAATTACATACAATGTTGGTGCAAGCATCATCATAAATGTCCAGCTAAAACTATGCATAAATAACGCCATCAGATAATCATGCTTATATAAATCATCTGGAGCATTTTTCTTCCACCACGATTTTTGTTTTGCAGACGCTAACCATCCTTGAAGATAATAGTCATCCACTATATGGCAAAAAATCATAGTGATTAAAATAATGAAATATTTCATCTACAATACCTTCTTCCCTATTCAATTTTTATTTATTCTGGAAATTAACTGCGGAATCGCAGCTATAAGAATTAATCCCAGGAGATTTTATCTCCATCTATTTTGTATCTTTTGTAATATTTCATTCCCATGTCAAACAAAATTTGTCTATATTGCTTCTTATACGTATTCCATGGATTAAAATAATATTCATCGTTTGCAAATATAAATGTTGTATGTTTTTTACCTTCCATCATTGCCATAGATATTCTTCTATTTTGGTCATAAACAGCACTATTAAATACATCCTTTATACGTTTATTAATTTTGTAACATTCTACTTTTTTAGTAATAAAAGGAATTTTATATATACTTTTTTCAATTTTTTCTTGCAGCATTAAACATATAAGAAAAATTATTAAAATGGTAAAAACCATAATACCAATAATAGCTATAATTGTACTGAACATAAATTTCTCCAATCAAACTAAATTTTTATGCGATCAATAAATTCTCTACTCTATTAATTTCTTCTTTTAATCGCTTAAGTCTATTCTGAATAAGGATATTAAAGCCTTTTACCGCATCTTCATATGTATCAGCATAAATCCTCGCATAGCAGCTAACACCATTTTTCTTTAATTCACCATTCTTTTTATATTCATAAAACATAAAATCAACTATTCTACCTTTTACTGGTTTACAGAAGAAATTGGTCGCCCTTTCATCTTCTAAATAAGCAAATGCAAAAACATCTCCGTCCTTAATTTCATCTTCTCTATATTGCAATCCTGCCTCTTCAAAAATTTTATGAGTATAATATTGAAGCGCACCGCCAATAGTATATTTATCAATTTTATAATGTATCATTGTATTCTCCTTAAAATTTCTATTCTTCGTTTGTTAATGCGTGTCGTAACATATAATCACAACATCTCCTTAAATATTTTCCGAAACTTTTTAATCTATCTGCCGATAAAGTAAATCTGTACCCTGTATTATCAAAGTCCCATAAAGAAAATTCATAATAATCTGTTTTTCTATATTTATGAATAACCCAATTTACTCCATCTCCAAAAGTAATATGCTCATGATCTAATATTGGAGTTATATGTGTTTTTCCATCAGCATCTTCCCATATATACTCTTCTTTACCATCAGCCAAAATATTACAAAATTCTGCAATTAGTCCAATAATTGAATTTTCATCTCCAAGACATTCAAAATACCTTGCGTTCATCATCCAATTTGGTCCTTCATCTTCATCTTTATACTGACTAAAGATAGACCATACATAATCCACTTCATAAACTTCATCCCAAGACTTTGGTGGTTTTGAATATTTACCATAACAGCGTGATTTCCTCGGATAAAATCTGAAGAGTAATCTTGTTTCTTCGCCTGGATAATCATCTTCTTCCAAGATAAAATCAATCTTTTGTTTCATAATTTATGGTTCCTCACATTTGTATTTATCAATTGACTCTACATTAATATCAATATTAAAACGATCTAAGAGCCATTTAATTGCATTAACTTGTTGTTTTTCTAGTTTAACTAATGTTAAATTTTCATAATCTTCATAAGCTTCGGTATTATCTGTTATAACATAAACATCTTTCTTTTCTTCTGCCATTCTAATCCATCTCCGTAAAAATTAATTTAAGTCATTAAATTGCCATTTTAAAAATATTTTTCAATCATGCAATATCAAAATATTGCCATTCTACATAAAAACAATAAAATTCATTTCCTGTCTCACAAGAATGCAATTTGAGTTCGCCATTTATATCTTGTAAAAATCTTCCTACATAGTATTTGCAGTTATCAAAATTGTGGATAAGGACAGGGATATCCTTTTCCGGAAGATTTATACCATTATTCAAATTTTGATTATATGTAAGATATTTATTCCATTGTTTTAAATCAAATCTATTCCACATTTTAATCTCCATAAAAACTAAATTTTACCACAACATTTCTGAAATGAGCCAAGCCGGTCCGTCATCAGGTTTGATCTGCCTACAACTCACAGCATGATAATAAGCCTGTTCTCTATTCAGAAATTCTCCATCAGTTGTTATAAATCCTTGTTCAAGTTCTTTGTATCCTATTTTTGGTTCAAAACCAAGTGCTGCCAATTGTCTAAATGGAGCATCGTGTCTCAATCCACATAGGATAACCTCTTGATCAGTTTTCTCAATATAAAATTTAACTGCAGCTGCTATAATCATTTTTTACCGTATCTCTCCTTAAGTTTATCTGTTAGTGTTACTGCCACAACATGTGTTCCAAGGTAATAATTAAGGGCAGTACCGATTAGATCATATACCTCGTCTACAAGGATATTTTCAGGTAATTTAAATCTTATTGATTCAATGTCATTCTCAGTTAACGGTACCGGAATACACAAGTCTAAGTCTTCAGCCATTTTTAGCAAATTAACAGCCCTATCTTTTGTTTTGGTTAATATAGGATATTGAGTTGTTGCGCTTGTATAAAGTAACTGTGCACTCTTTCCGGTACCTCGATCTTTGATAATTAAATTTGTACTCATATATTCTCCTTTACAATCCAAGTTCTTCAATTACCGGCAATACCTTATCTGTTAATTCTGGATAAAATTTTGCTAACGTCTCTCTAGCATTTAATGGCTTGTCTGGTTTTGTATATCTTGCACACTCCCAGTCAATTACCATTTGTATAAAATCAGAATGTGTTTTTGCTTTAACATTATGATGAGGCATATGGAGCCTGTGCCAATAGCGTACTTTCTTATAATCAAAAAACATATATAAGAACATTTTATCTAAATCATGAAATAAGCTTCTAAAAGTATTATATCCCAATAACTGTTTCTCAATTTTTCTAAAAGCTTTTCTATGATCTGATGTATATTTGATTCTATCCTTATTCTTCATTTTTCTTCTTTCTTTCCAGTTTTATCATACCAATAATAATTAGATTTCTTCTCGTCATTCTCAGTACCTTTTTCTTTTATCCAATGATACTGCCCTTGATCACGACAAGCCATTTTACAAGCATTCATAATAGTTGTAAAATTATTTGATTTTAACATCAACAATTCCATATCAAAAACTTTGAACTCTCTAATTAGTTCTGATTTTTCCATGTCTTTTTCAGACACCCCATAGATATATATTGTATGAGTCCACTCATAATATTCGCATTTATTGCATATAGAAATTAAGCTATTATCTTGAGTGATTCTATTAATAAATCCATTTGCAATCTTAGTCAGATATTCCTGGTTGAATGAAGAAACAACATCATCATTTATTTTGTATGTAATTTTATATGTGCCTGTTGGACCTTCACCATATTCCCCATAATACTCATTTACAGTTTTAATACCTGCAAGCATTTTAATTGGTCTTGGATTATTAGCAACAATTCCAACTTTCTTAGCGTATTCTAATAGATTAGGATATTTATCATAATTTCCAAACGGAATGCCGCATTGAACTGTAAAAGCAACTCTAAAAACCAACCAAGTTTGTCTCATATTTAGTTTGCCACTAGAATCTATAAATACATTTTCTGTCTCTCCATTTTCGTATAGTTCCTTAATTTCATCAGGATTGTAATATTTTCTTCCATTAGAGTCGTACCATCCAATGACATCAGTGTTTCCACTATACGAATCCATTTCATCAGTTATTATATAAATTTTATCAACAAAACGTTTTTTTTCATTCTTCAATTCTTCCATACTTTATCTCCAAATAAAAAGTTTATTCTATACTCCCATAGCAATCATTGGAAATGCAAATGCCCATAAACAAATTGGATTTTTTGTAAAATATAACGCTACAGATACTGCTATTGCAGTGCCAACCCATGCTGCTACCTTACTTACTGTATTATTATTCATTATTTTTCTCATTTCTTTCTAATTTTCTTCCACAATACGGACAGTATATAAAATTATCAATATTTGAAGTTAGCTTAATTAACCCTTTTTCTTCTGCCTCTCTATATAACTTTAGTTCTTTCAGCCATTTAATGAGTTGCCAATGTTGTATCTCTATTATTTTACAATTTGATTTTATATCATTATCAATAGAATCAACTGACTCAAAATTCATAGCGCTACGTGCTCTTTCCACTATTTCTTCTTCGTAAGCAATTGCTTCATCTAGCGTTATTCTTAACATTTTTCTTCATCTCCTCTAACTTCTTCTCTATCGGATTAATAATCTCTTCCAATACCTGCTGCTCATAATTTTCTTTCCAGAATTTTTCTCTTTTCCAAAATTGGATTTTCATAATCTCATTTATTAAATTAATACACGCTATTGCTTCTAGCATTCCCCAGCATCCATCAAATGCTCTTTCATTACACCAATTTACGAATTCTTTAAATTTCATTTTTGAGTTCCTCCATCTACTTCGCCTCTTTTACTTCTTGATATATAATTGCCATATTGAAATCACTTCTAATGAACCTTAATGTCAGTTTATGATTTACAGCATTTCCAAGTTGATCGTAAATCCAGTACATATCCTCTTGGCCAAAGTTTGTACCCAGATATCTGTTAAGGCTTGATATCAGTTGTTCTCTCCATTCATTATTTCTTTTGTGCGAACTGTACGGCTCTCCTTTTGCCATTGGCCTTGAACACCATTCAAGTAGCTTGCAGATAATATCTTCTTTATCGGTACAATTCTTTGCTGTGAAATATACATTTCCTTTTTCAGAAAGAATTATTTCTCCAAATCTGTTTATATAGCTCCCGGAAAAACATTCCATAAGATTAAAAATTTCATCAGTCATCTATTTCACCTCTTTCAATTTCTCCACCGCCAGTTTCAACGCATCTACAAATTCATAATTTACTGCTGTACGGTCTGGATTCTTGATAAATTTTTCAAGAATGCTAATTGCTTTCTCTTCTGGTGTACAAACTATGGATTTCCCTGATTTTAAAATTTTAAGAAGTTCATCTATATTATTTTCCCAATTATGTATATTACACAAGTACCTATTACACTTAGTATTCGTTTCGCCCAATACGCATTCTGAACATTTAGATTCGCTACAATTGTGTACAGTATTTGCAATCCGCTCAATAAACTCTCTTACTGTCATTTCTTTTATCCCTAGAAGTTCTGATGCCTCACAGAAAGCAAAGTCTGATCTGGCACTTGCCGCATAAGTTATATCATGTTCATAAAATTTTAAAATGTCCGGAAAATATTGTGTTCGTAATGGCTCACAATGGTCTTTTCCATACCAATAAAATCCCTGCTTCTCAGCTTCTTTGAGAATCATTTCGTTTTCTTCTTTTGTCTTAACCAAGATACATGTATTTCTTAAATCAATCATCTGCATTTCCTCCTGTAATCTCATCAATACACTGGTTCCATCCCTCCGCAAAGCCAGCATCAGACGTATTGGCTGGATAATCTCCATTGTCTTTTTTCGGCAAGTCCATAAGCGGGCACCAATCTGGCTTTGAGCTTAAGTCTTCGATATATCTACAATTTATTTTACAAAAAGAATGGAATATTCCACCGTGTAAAACACATGATTCACAATCTTCTGGTGTTTCCATCACTAATACTGACTTACTCATCTTCTCTTACCTCTTTTCTGCAAGAATGCTCCATATTGTGAAAGACTAATGATAGTATCTTTTTCTCTTGTAGCCAGTCCATACCCAAGTCTTCCATTTTTTTATTTTCCTCTTTCGTAAACATGGTTGAAATGTCCTTGCCTTTACTCATCTGATTCCTCCTGTAATAATTCTGGGTTGTCAAACACGTTTCCGGCAGTTTCAATCTTTCTGTGCCAATATCCAAGTTCTTTTCTGTAAAATGTCTCTTCTGGAAAATCAACATAAAATCCAAAATTATAGCTTCCGTAATCAAAACTCGAACAATACATTCCAAATTTTACCGGGGCATATTCTCCGTTATGATTAACAATATCGTTCTCCCAAATTTTCTTCCCGTTCTTGTCGGTCAGACCTGTGAACTGACAGAGGGTTTCTATATCAATTATATTGGTATATACTGTAAACAGATCTGAATCCTTCCGATAAAAAATAATGTCCTTCCCCCCCTATGTGATATTGATCTCTTAGGTAATATCCCTCAACCCATTTTCCATCATAAACGCTCTTTGCCTTGAAAAGAATTTCTCTCATATCACACCTCCTTCGGTTTTTCGCACCGCTCAAACTCGATCCCCCAGCCCCACGGGTTCGCATTCCAGCCGTAGCGATCAAGGTCTGATTTCTTAATGGTGGAATCCCAAATTTTAGCGAATCTTTCTATCGCTGTACGCCACATTTTTTCTTCCCAACCAACGTTTTTTCCATTCTTCCAATTTGCTCCCTCTGCTTTTGCGCCATCTTCTGTGATATTCT